CATATTATCATAAATCTTCTTTAAATATCCTACATAGAAAGCATGTATATTACTTCCAGAAGGCTTTACAAATGTATTATTACGATAGGTTCCGTAAGTTCCATCATATATCTGAGTAGTTCCTCCACTTAGAAGGCACCCTTGTATTACCCCAGAAGTCATATTCCTTACTATATAACCAGTTCCACCTAATAGTTTTATGTTGCTATCTATTAGAGCTACTATAGAGTTTACTCTTTTAGTAGCAGCTACAGCCGGGGTTACACTTATAGACGTAGCTGTTACTCCACTACATGTATGATATACTGTTGGATAACTTTCAGAAAGCTCAGTTACTATAGCTACTGTTTTTCCTACCCACTCTGCTGAAGGAACTGCTGTATTTACTGGTAACTCTACAGCATTTACTGGTGTGGCTGCTGTCAGGTTGCACCATCTCACAGTAGGAGGAGTTCCATAAATGTTGATATGATTACTTGTAGATATATAGATTCCATTAGAGCCGCTAGTTTGAATAGTAAGTAAAGTTTCTTTAGGAAGTGGAACTTCTTCAGTGCCTATACTTATGTAGCCTGTTCCTGTTAGATCTGCGCTTAGTTTTAAGAAATATGGCCCACCTGTAGTTTGACAAGTTAGAGTTCCTACTGCTGATAAAGTTACACCCTGAGTCCAAACTGAGTGGTCCGCATCAAAGGTTACAGTGTGTCCAGCTGCTATTACTACAGTATCCCCAGATGTAGGAACTGCTGACCCAGACCAGGTTAAAGTATTACTCCATAACCCATTTGTTACACTTGTTTTAGATCCAACTGGTCCGGGCATTAGAGTATCATCCTCTCATTGTGAGAAGACTGTTTCTTATACCATAGATAGGAAGATAGTCCTGTAGGGTCATCTGCTAGTATTCTTAGTTTACATGGTATGCTATAAGATTCTGTGTTTGTATAAGTAAGTGTATCCTCTTTCCATAAGGTATCTTCTTCAGCTACCCAAGGTTGTGCTACACTTCCAGAACAAAACATAAATCCACAGTATTTTACTGTGTCTACTGTAGGGTCTGCTATATTTTCATAGAATATAGGATAGGCATAGTATGAAGATGGTGGTGCTGTAAATCCTTCACTTTTTATGTATTGCCAAGATGAAGATGCATCTGCTACAACATAAACTGGGTCACCACATGCACCATATCCAATAGTTTGCCAACTAATAGCTAATGTAAATGGTCTATTATTTTTTACCCACATACCTACTGAATAAGTGCTACCAGATGTTACTACTATCCTTTGGTCAAAGGATGTAATTTCACAAGCACCCTGTATAGTACCACTTGTGATACTTAGCGCTGTTGGAAATCCAGGAGCTACATCTGAAGTTTGTATAGTGTATATACAGGTTGGAGCATTATATAGGTCAGTAGTATTATCCTCTAACATATACTGGTTTCTACTAACTATATTATAATTAGTATCATAGGATAGCTGAGTTTGTGCCAGTATACTTTCATCCCCAAATCTCTTAGGGTCTGCTCCTGCTTTGTATAAGTAGGCTGTAGGAGCTGTTATGAATGCTGAGGAGGACTTGCCATATAAAGTAAAGGTCGCTCTTTCTCCAGGAGCTATAGATTGTGCTTCATCTACCCATACTTCATTATCAATGTTAGTTGAGATAAATTGATGTAACTCCCCTAAGTATGGATGGGCTACAATAGAAGATACTGCTCTGCCACTGGAAGTCCATGCCTGGTGTACACCATTTGGAGTTATCAAATCAAAAAAGCTGTGGTCTTGCTTATTTCTTCCTTCCCAAACACCGTTATAATCTGAAGTAGTTCCAACCACTGTGCTATTTGTAGCTGTTATTCTACCTTGATGGCTTATTGTATTCCATGAGCTTAGAACACAACTATCTAACTGCATCTCTGATCTATAGGCTCCTTCAGCTACTACTGATATATTACAGTTATTAGCTACTAATGGAGCTCCCATAGAGAACCAGGTACACCCATAGTAAGTGCTATCATTGATAGTAGTATTTGTAGCATAGACATTAGCATACCCACTACCATAAAAGAATAGGTTTTCTATCTTATTATTATAGGAGTAGTATATTCCCTGATTACACCCAGCTGAGATACCGCCAGAGATATATGTATCGACTCCTCCATTAGTTATATTCCCAGTACCAGTAAAAATATTATCGTAGAATTTACTAGCAGTGTCTGACCCTATAGCTGTACTTCCTCTATCAAATAAACAACTTGTAAAGGTGCTTCGTATGGAACCATAGAGACAGTTTGTTGTGCCACTACCATTTAATAAAACATTGGTTAATATCCCGGAGGTTATACCACGTATAAGGTATGAAGTAGAATTTGTTATTGTTATATTTCTATCTGCTAGGAATACATAGGAACCTAATGCTCTACTGACAGTAAGAGCTGGTGTTATCCCTATAGAGGTAGTAGTTAAACTAGTGCATGTTAGAGTAGTTGCAGAACTCCCAGATTGCCAGTTGCATATTCTTATTGTTTTATTAAGCCATTCTGCTGAGGAGACTGCTGTGTCTACTGCTATTGTAGCAGCCCCTATAGCTGCTGTGGCTGTCATCTTACAGTATGGGTTGGTTGGGGGAGTTCCCTTAAAGTTTATAGCGCTTCCACCAGTCATGTATAGATAACGAGCCCCACCAGTAAAGTCTATTGTAAATCTTGGATTATATGTACCAGCCCTTGCGCCAACCGCTGTGAAAGTTCCGGTTCCAGTTATATTGGCCCCCATCTTAAGATAGTAAGGACCACCACTAATTAATAAGGCAAGAGAGCCATTAATTACTAAAGCAGCTAATCCAGTAGACCAACTAGACTGATCAACATCAAAGACTACACTATGTCCAGCTGTTATAGTTACACTATCCCCACTTGTAGGAACAGAGCCACCCCATACTCCAGTAGTGCTCCACGAGCCAGAGTCTATACTAGTCTTAGTAGCCACTACTTAATACCTTCTACCTTTTCATCTATAGGTGGTTTTATAGGCTCTGTTATAGGTTTAGTAGCTAACTCTTCTTTAGCATCGTAGATTATCTTATCAAAAGGTCTTGTTCCTAAAGTGTTTACTTTAGAGAATGAGTAGTTCTTTGTATATTCTATTTCTGCTTGTATAGGAACTTTGGTAAATCCATAATGCACTATCATCAAATCTAAGACTAGCTGCTCATCTATAGTATCAGAGTTGTCTGCTAAAGTTGGAGCTATCTTTCTAACTATGTCTGTAATCATAGTCTCAAACTGAGCTTGTGTATACACTGTTTTATGCTGAAGTAGAACCTCAGTTTTTATAGTATGCTCTTCTGTTATTATTTTATATATAGCCATGTTAGAAAGTCTCCCTTCTTAAGCTTGCCATAGACTGATCACTATATCTATCTTCAGCATTCCATTGACTGGAACGAACACCTATAGCTGGGGATATTCTATAAAGCATAATATTATTTTCAAGAATTTTTAACTGATCTTGCAGCCTCTTATAAAGTTTACCTAACTCAGTTAGAGCACCAGCCCCAACATCTACGGTAAAATCTCCCAGAGTCTTTTTAGTATCTGCTCTATCTAATAGCTCAAAGTATTTCATTTGAACTATTCCAAATGCGGCTTTTACAGTTACGTACTGCTGCATATCATAAGTTAGAATATCTATAGCCGCCTGTACTTCTGCTAATGTAGACTCTTCATTAGTTAATCTTAATCTGTTTACATCAAGAGAAGCATTATGTATAAGTAGATTTATTAAATCATCGGTAAAGTCTGTGCTGAATCCTCCACATATTGCTCTTACTGAGATAGTGTTTACATAAAGAGGAGAGTATTGACTTGTAAAGTATGATTTAGTCACACCAGCCATTGTATCTCCATCTGTATTTTTGATACCTGTTATATAAATATCATATCTTGTATTAGTAGCTATAGCATCTGTGGGAGTAAACTGAACTATTGATGAACCTATTATTGTTAGAGTTCCATTTACGGTTCCACCAACTAAAGTTCCATTATCTAAAGGTTGGTATAATACATAGAAGTTATTTGCAGATACTGTAGCAGCATCTACATTTTCTGAGAAAGTTGCCTGTATAACTGGAAAGATAGTTTGGTTAGTAGCTGCATCCTCTGGTAGTAAAGAAGTTATGCCAAATACCCCAGCGTGGGGTAGTTCTACACGTGTATCAACAGAAGATTGAATCTCTGCTCCATAGTAGAATGAAATATAATCAGACCATCCACCTATAGCAGCTGTTCCATTAGCTCTTACTCTCCAGAAGTATTGTGTTCCTTCTGTTAAAGATGCTGCTGCTGGGGAATATTCTGCCGACGTAGGGGTTCCAGTTAATATAATGGTGCCATCTGTAAATCTTGGGGAAACTGAATACTGTACTGTGTAGGATGTTGCGCTTGGAATAACAGACCAAGTAAATAAAGGTAGGAGTTCATAAGCTGATTCGTCTGGGGGTGATAATGAGGAAGGTGTAGCTATGCTACTTCCATTTACTGTAAACTGCCATGTATAAGTTCTACCTAAAGACCTTCCAGTAAATGATTCTATGTCAGATTGAGCCACAAATTGATATAACTCTCCAGCCGTAAGCGATGATGCTGGCTGCAGAGTTAAAATATTATTGCTGGTATCAAATGAATCGTATGTTAAATCGTATGGCTTATCTGTTGATAGTTCTACTAAGGAAAATAAGTTATTAAGTGTCCCAGAATTAGAGAACTGAACAGTATCCATCTCTAAGGAGAATGTCATCTCAATGTCAGGTAGATTCCCAACATCTGTATCCTCTAACGTAGGAGAAAAACTAAGTAAAACTGGGATACCTATTTGGCTATAGTCCATTGTTATCTTCCTTTGGTATTGATGTAACAGAGGGAGGGGTAGTTGTATTACCCCTCCTGTTTTATGTTGTTAGAACTTAGAGAGATTTTGTTCTAACGGTATACATAGGAGCGAAGTTCTCAGCAATTCTTACATTCTTGAGAACAACAGCACTCCTTCCACCATTTGGAAGTCCAACGCCATACATCTCTTTAACCTTAAGGTATAGTATGTCTCTTGATGGATCATTGAACTGATCCGGTTGTAGTCCTTCTCTCTGAAGTAGAATTATACCGTTATTCCTATCACAAATATAAATACTTGTGCAGGGACCTGTATCGTCACCAGTAGCTGCTAAGTTAGTGAGGTGAGTGTTGGTAGAATATGCAACAAAAGGAGTAACATTGACATTCATGCTCCAAGGGAGATTCTGTGCAATATTATCTGGTCCTATTGGCCCATAAGTCTGTCCAACTGGTCCATGTGTTAGCAACTGGAACTGTAGACGAGGGTCTTTCATAAAGATAGTCCATGCCATTGGGTGTAGAACTATATCTGTTGGAGCATATTCATTAGCTAAGAGCATTCCCATTGCATCAATGAGGTCATTAAATGCCAAGGTTCCGTTCTTATTTAAATCTGTATATGTTCCTGTTGTGTGGTAAGCAGTATCACTATTACTATTGTCGAAAGCTACGATTGCTGTATCTTCGAAGGCTTTGAAGATTTTCTCTTCTTTCCATCTCATCATAGCATAACCCATAGCTTCTACATGTAGAGCAAGCACGTCCCACATAGAGTTGTTAACTACTTCCTCAGCGATGGAACACTTAAGACCAGATTTGGTAACCTTGATCTCAGTTGTTGCTTCACCGAAGGCTAAGTTCATCTCAGGATACTCTTGACCCTGAGCAATATCACCAGCACGTAGCGCACCAAGTGTTGGGAACTCTACCGATTTCATATCAGTATCAATAGTAACTGTTCTTGCTAAAGTCTTCTGACCAATCATCATTGGCTCCAATGGTCTCATTAGAACATCAGAGATAACTTTTGGTATAAGAACACTTGCATCAGCAGAGTACAATGTTTCCTTCATATCAAGCTTGAGAGCTGGTCTCTTACTTGCATCAGTAACCATTACACTTTTGATAGTTTCTACTGCATCATTGATATACTTAAGATCAATAGATTTATCTGTTCCCGGAATGCTAATATTAACATTCTCATCAACTGCTTTATCAAGCAGTTCCTTGAACAATTTTCCGTTGTTCATTTAATAAAGTCTCCTTACTTTTAGGGAGTTACCCCATTTGTATTATGTAAATCTAAATATCGGGGGTGTTTCCACCCCCTATTGCTTAGGGCTGATCCCTATTAGTCAACCATTATCTTCATAATACCTACGGAACCCGCAATATCATACGCAGTTGGCGTACCAGTTGAAAGTCCACTATAGAAAGCGTCTGTAAGCATCATTTGACCACTATCGTATCTAACTCCAGTATCAATATCTTCATAGTAATATGACATAGTGATATCGGAAGCTTCAATAGCAGTTCCATCAGCCTGTGCAACACCCCACAACTGGAGGATTCCAGTAATTGGGTTAACACTATAGTTCTTACCAATGGAGTAGTCTGTAAGATACATGTTTGAGAATCTTGGGAGACTTGTTACTCCAGATGCTGCTGTCCATGTACCAGTGTCTCCATCGAGGTACAGACAACCATCGCCAATCTGAACTACTATCTCTTTATAAGCTGCAATTTGATGAGAAGGCCCACCGACTGCGATTTGGAATGCTCCATTTCCTAAGTCAGTAAGTGTATCTCCTGTGGTTACAGCAGCTGCTGTGCACCAACCAGGCATTTGCATTCTTGGGAGATCCCAAACGCCATAGTTGTCTCTAACCCACTTAAGCCATCCAGGTAGATCTGAGTCTATAATTTCAAGACCAAGAATTGTTCCAGCAATTTGCTGAATTCCCTGTCCCCAAGTGTAGGAATAAGACTTAACTCCAGATGTAGCAAATGTTGCTACCCATCCCTGAGCATTACTTTGCCATGCAACTGTTGCGCTTGTAGGTACTCCATCTGCAGTCCATCCAACAACGTTAGTTGGTGTAAATGGAGAGAATGTCGCACTTGCTAATCTAATACCAGTAGAAGTTGTAGCTGTTCCAGTATGGACAGTATAACGAGATTTCTCTACCCACTTAACTACTTTACCTTTATGACGAGGATCTATAGTACTTGTAGAACCTTTACCTGCATAAGCAGTAATTTTATCTCCCTGTGTAAGATCTCCATAAGCTCCATTACTGAAACCAGTAGAACTTGCAACATAAGGAAGAGCAATTAGTTTTTGTTTGAATACAGCTGGAAGAGCTTGCATTCTATCTGCATACCACTGACTATGCATAGTGAATCCAGCATAACCTATTGGGCTATATGTAACACCATCAGCCAGTGTGAGAATTGTTTTATGATCCTCTGAAGTACTTGTGTCTAAAGCTGCACCTGTTCCAGATGTAATAACTTTAGCTGCAACACCTAAGAGTCTTCCTTTTGGGATGACTATAAGATCAGTTGGGAACTTTGGATCCTGTCCCAAAATTGGGAGTGTTGGATCAAGTTTAAAGTTTTCGGCTGGAGCTTTAAGATCAGAAATTTCCAGCTCTGCAGACCAACGTCTTCCGGTTGGATTGTATCCTATCATACCTCTTGACATTGTTAGTTTGTCTCCTTACCATTAAGATTGAATTTCTTCTTTATATCAGCTTCTCTTTTCTTATCGCCTCCACCTAATACTACTATTAAATTCTCTTCAGATTCTGTTACCTGAGAGTATAACGTATTTCTTAAGGTCTTTGTATCTGTTTCCAGATCGGTGATTTTTGTAAGAGGAGCAGTATCCTGGGAAACCATTGCCGTCTCTTCATGTAAAGTAGGATCTGTAACAGGTTCTACGTTACTTGTTGAGAGGGGTGGTTTCTGTTCCTTAGGGTCACTAACTTCTGGAGTTGTAGCCTCTTCCATATCTGCAATATGTATTCTAATGTATTCATCAGAACGGCTTACAAACTTAGCTGTTAGTTCTTCTAAGGTCATCGTTTTAGCTAATGGCCATTGTTTCTCAATAGAAATTCTTGCTGCTTCTTTTGCTAAGAGTCCATGATTCTCTGCACAAGCTGTAGCAAGTTTGGCTTCTAATTCAGCTACTAAAGAGTTACTATCTTTTTCAACAGCATCTGGTGTCTCCGTTGGAGGTTCAGATGGAGTTGGTGTAGCTTCGGTCGCATCAGCTGATGGAACTGGAGTTTCATCCACAACTTCGGAAGATTGATCTTTATCTTCGTTCTTTTTGGATTTCTCGAGATCTTCTTTTTCTTTTTCTAATTCAGCTATTCGAATCTTCAATTCGTTTTCAGTTTTGGCAGACTCTTCTATGAGTTTGTCCATATCTTCTTTTAGAGTTGAGGATTCATCTTTCTTTTGTTGAAGACTTTCATCTTCTTTTGCCTCATCTGTTTGCTGGTCAGATAAGAACTTGTAAATAAGAGGATAGTTTTCAGAGGTTATGCTAATGGCATAAGGTTCAGTAGACTCTGCAGGAGTTACACCCTGAAACAAATCGCTTCGATCTTCGTCGGTAAGCTTCTCCGCCGAGTGGGCCATAATTACTCCCAGAATACCATTAATATCCTCTGGTGTGTGAGCCTCTTTTCTTATCTCTTTTACAGCATCTATTGTTGACTCTCTTGTAGACAGATCTACTTCATGGAGTAGGAGAGTTACTTTATGCTCTTCATCTACAAGTTTGGTAACATAGACAGAATTGCTCATGTTAGTATCCTTTCACTCGCTGTTTGAGTTGTTGTAGGCATTCTTTAGAGAGAATCTTCTGCGAGAATGAGTTGTAATAATTCTTTTCTGCTGACTCTAATATAGTATCATAAGTCGCTTTTGTAATGCCCAGTGAATTTTCTCTGTAGCTTTCCTTGGGTATCTTGTCTCCTGAGTTCAGGTCCAATAAGAATTCACCATCGGTGCCCGCTAAGAGGACCCTTGCTTCAGAGTCACTTAAAGAAGGTTGTACTACTTTAGCATTAATGTCCGAAGGAACATTAACAAAACTTATCTCTTTAGCTTTTACGCTTCCAAGAATCCAGTAGCACTCCTTGCCCTCATATATTTGACCTCTGTCATGTTCACAAAAGCCTTCAGCAGTTAAATTAGTTCCACATATACTACAGACAACAGAGTTTACACTACTACCTATACTAACGGTTAGCCACCTTCCGGTAAGTATTCGGTCTATCGCTTCTCTATCTGTAATAGCAGCAATTGTTCTTAGGTATCCTCCACCACTTTTAGGGTCACTTACAAAATTACAATTGTAAACTCTTCCAAAAGGTAGTGAAGCTTCTCCTCCAAACATTCCACCGCTATCATTATGGTCTCTAAGAATAGGAACTGGATAAGGATAGAAGAATGAGATAGCCCCTGTGCCCTCATTCGGATTTCCCATTAGTTCCCTTGACGGATAATACGTCTTATTCCTAGTTATCCAATCTGCAGTAATTGCATGAATCTCTGTAAATATTACTGCTGGTTCCTCAGCAATACCTTCTGTAATACGTTTAGTATTACGTAATGGTAATGATAAGTTAACTTGTTCTATTTGTGTTTTCAAATCTTTTATATTTTTTTCCATTGTGTCCCAACTTTACTAAGTATAGATGTGCACTAATACAGTAGTAGCTATTCCAAGGGTTATTAATAATAATGAGTACCAATAATTACGAACTCTTTTAGATAAGTTTTGTGTAGTCCTCCTAACTAATAAATTATCATCTAAAGCTTTCTTGTTAGATTTTGCATAAATAGTTAAATCTGATTTCAAATCTTTCACACTTTTATCAAGCATATCAACTTGTAACTCTATCCTGGCTCTACAAGTTATTTCAGCTTTTGCTATTTCATCTAACTTTGTGCTTATATTAGTTAGACTTGTAACTATAAAGTTTTCTATTAATTCTACTCGTTTTGTAAGATCTAATACACTAACTTCTAATTCAGCAAGTCCCATTTTTTAACCCCTTATCCTAGAATATGTTTTATAACTGAGCCTATTAAAGCAGTGCTGACTACTACGACAACTGCCCATAGGGCATTTATCATCTTATTAAGTCTTGTATTATCTATAACAACATCCTTTATATCACTATCTATGACTTGTACAGAGTGCATACAATCATTTATTTCTTTTTCAATAGATTCTACTCTTTTTTCTATATAACATAATCTCTGCTCATGCCTAATAAATACACCAGCATCACCAGACATTATAGATTCTAACTTACCATCAATACTTTTAAGTGCGTCTTTTACTTGAGCTTCTAATACAGCATATTTTAAATTTAGTTCTTGTAATTGAGCGGTCAGTTGTTCAAGGTCAGCCATTAGTTTTTTACCCTTTCTTAATTATTACCTACCATACTTATTAATCTTGTTTCTAACGAAGCATGTTTGCCATAGGTTAGAGAGAAATCTTTAGTTTCTCTTGCTGTTGTAATTACTTCTGAAAATATATCTCTTACGTTATTACTATAGTTATCTTTACTTTCTAACTGCAACAGTGTCCTGTTTAATAATGTATCAAACTCCTCTTCTAAAGCATTTTCTGAAAGTAAATCCATTGTCTCTTCCAGGAGAATAGAGTAGGTATTAAGAATAGAGTTATTAGAAAGCCCTTCACCATTATGTTGGTTTTTAGGTTTTACTGTATTTTTTAATTTGTTGCCACCACCAGATGGAGCTGTCGGTCCTTGTTGCCCATCACCACTATTGTTTTGTTGAGCAAAAGCAGAAGCTCTTATTTCAGCTAATGGTATTTGGACTGTGTTTATATATAACCCAGCACGCTCTTCTTCAGTTAAAGGTTGTAGCTTTAATGCTTGTCTTACTTCATTTTCTGTTAGAACATTATTATTATAAAGAAGAGAAGAATGTGCTTCTTCAGCTCTTCTACGTTCTGAGTCTACATCATAAAACTTAAATACTACATTGCTATCTGGATCAGCTATTACATCATAACCACCTTCCATTAGTAACTCTCGTATCATATAGTTTGTAATAAAGATAGAGAGTTCTTGATGGCTTAATCTTATTTGGTCAAACATTACAGCAGAGAATGTATCTGCTGTTCCAGTAGAAGATGTACCAGACTCACCCATTATAAGATCATTAACACCGAGCCCTGCAAAGACTCTGTGCTTTAACATCTTGAGATAACCTTCGGCTCTTAGAGCTTTCGATTCAACTCCCAGAATATGTATCTGATGCCCAGGAGGAGTTACTATATAACCATTAACAGCAGAGATATTATGTTTCTGGGCTACTGCGTCAAGGTCATCTTGTCTTACTCCACCTACTCCAGGAATCTCTGGTAGTTCATGATGCAAAATTGGATTCAATGATTTAAAGATTAACTCTACTATCATCTCTTCACACTGTCTTAGAACTCTTACGTCATCTAATACAGTTAGAAGCTCAGGTGTTCCCCAGATACCACCTGACTGTTGATTGTGATACATGTGTATTACATCATCAGGTTTAAAGTATTCTGCATTACCACTTGATCTCTTGTGTTCCCAGGCTGTAACTAATCCACGGTCATCTAACACAGGAGCCATCATTAGCGGGTTAGCTGTAAAGTATCCACCAATTGGTTTCTTACCTTTTATACCTGCTATACTTAATCCTGGGACTGGGTTATTTGTCGTCCAGCGTTTCTTTACAACGAAAGCATTTGCCATCTTGGCAAAGTCTCTTATTAATTGATGAAACACCAACTGCCATGGTTGCTCAGAAGCTATACTCATTAATTCTAATCGTAGATTAATATAGTCTATAGTCTCTTTATTCTTTCCTTCGAGGTACCAACCTTCTTTTAGGATTTTGTTTCCTTTTTCGTTGATACCTCTATGGATATAAGAGTCAACCATATACCCATTTTGAACATCTGATAACTTATATGGAGAAGCCTTACCAACCTGCTTAGCTCTTGATCCAGTATTACCTATATCCATTTTGAGAGTTGGATCTTTTACTAAAGGTATCTTAAGGCTCTGGCGAATCTTTCTCCCAGCCTCAAGTCTATCAATAGTTCGTATGCCAGTTATAGGTTTTGGTATTACATTATTTGATTGTATAACCATGTGGACTACTCTTCAAGGCTTTCTATTAGTGGGCCTATTCTATTTGCTAAAGTGTAATTATCAATAGGGTCATCTGGTGTAATTAATATATTAGGTAACTTTACATGATACCCAATTGTGTTACATATGTAACATACACGTTCTATTTCTTTTCTATACTCTTCCCAATGCTTTTTGTTTTTTGCGTTCTTTTTAAAATAAGCTGCTTCTGCTATTATGACTGCAAAAGGAGCATCGGGATAAAGTATATCTATAAATATTGGTGTGTCTACATTCCTCCAATGATAAGTACCATTCTCAATAAAAGGCTCATCTCTAAAGCTTAGCTTTAAAGCTTCTTTTATTTTATCTACTCTATTTCTTTTCCATCTTTTATTACTTAGTCTTTTTAGTGGATATATAGAGTTTTCAAATAGTCTTATTATAAAGTGGAGTATGTTAACACAATATATTTTTATTTTATTACATATCTGAATCACTTAGTATTGTCACTCCCAATTCTTGTTCTAATTCTGATATACTTAACTTATTTTCTTCATAAGCTATATTATCTGGATTCTTTCCAAACATAAGCATTTCTGCTGATCTTCTTGGCAGAGAATCTACTGGATGCCAAGTAACAGAGTTTTCTATTACTACTTCTGCTACATTAGAGGGTGTCTTATTTGCTGGCACTTCTGGAGGAGGTGGCATTACAAGTGATAGTTCACTGTCTAATTTAGAGGTAGCATCTTCTGGTGTTCTTATAGACTCTACAGCATCTATATCTGTAGTATCTACTGGGAGAGCTGCTGCCGCCACAGGATGTTTTAGTATATTGGATTGTTGTAAAGCTGTTTCTATATTACTAAGTTCGAAGTCTCCAGTAGTGAGGGCACTTTCTATCTCTGATATTATAGCATCTAACAGTGGTATATATTTTCTTGCATATATTAATTGAGAGGTTTTTTTAGTTTGATCTAATTGTAAGGTTGCATAAGTTAATTGTTTCTGACCAAAGTCAGCTATTAAGTTTCTATACTTACTAACTAAATCATATTGAGAAGATCTAAGCACAGCCATTAAAGAATCAAAAGCTCCACATTCAGTTCTGTTCAAGAAGTTATCAAAAAAGTCATCTATTGGATCAGTTATCTGCGCAATAGTTTTAGTATATGCATCTAAAGATAACCGTAAACCCCTGTCTATAAGCATATTATGTATTTGAGACTTAGCATAATTAGCTAAGTTCTTCCAGTCGATAGACTTTATCATATAATAATGCTTTAGAGCTGACCTCATTGCTCTAAGTGATCTTAGTAATTTTTCTACACTGGTTCTACCATCATAATATGATCTACTACCAGCATTAGTTCCAAGTAAAAGATTTCTTACTAAGCATCTTTGAATTTCTCGTGCAGCTATCTTCAACGATTCTTCTATCTCGCTTCTTAATGTGACAGACGTGTTAGCAGTTTGTTTTGAAATAGATACAATAGGAGAAATTGTAGATGAGAGAGTTGAGGTATTTGAAGAGGCATTATAGAGGCTACTGAACATATCTGATTCAATATATCCAATAGTATTTAGAAGGCTACGTTGCATAGATTCTAACTGCGAAAGGAATAAGATTCCCTCATTAGAGTCGAAATTATTAAAATCACAGTGGTAATTTTCGTATATCTCTTTAATTATACCATTATTTGATATATCTTGTCCACTAATTGCGTCAAGATAATCAGAAATATTTATATTATGTTTATTAATTATGCTTTGGTACTCTGTTGGCACAGGCACTAATGCGTTTGTAGTAGTAGAAATTATACGTTCTTTTAAATTATCTATTGCTACATATTCGTCAATTAGTTTGTCTTCTGTGTCTTTTAGTTCAAGATCTATGTAGTTAACAACTAATGCTGAACCTACTAATACATCTTCTGGTGTAAGATCTGTAGGTATTATTTCTTCTGATGTATACACCAGAGTCTTTTTATGTCCACCTCCAAAAGGTATAGAGATAAAGATAGTCTTACTAACTTTAACTCCACCATAGAAGGAGTAGTTAAATGTATGCTTTCCTACTTGTAATTCTCTGTAAATTTCTGGGTATGTAGCAGCTCCTGCTGTGTCCAGTAGTCCAGAGGTTAATCCGCTTGTGCTTCCAGTAGGTGTTACAGTTGTATTATTGTAAGTCCAAGATGCAGTCCATGGAGTAGACGGCTGACCAGCCGCCATAGAAAGGACAAAAGGTTTTTGATACACCGATTTAAATGGAAGTGTTACTGTTGGTGTAGCAACTGTGCCTACTTCCAAGACTGTTACCTGTACTAATTGACTATCAGTTAATGCACCATCTGATACTACTACATTAAAGTTATAAACTCCAGGTCCTTGTTCTTCAGTCGGTGTCCAGGTGAACGAGCCACCTGTTGTCATAACTGCACCAGACGGAGCCCCAGAAAGTGTAAATGTCAATGTATTTACTGGTATATCTGGGTCTGCAGCTGTTGCTGTAAATGATAGTTGCGCTAATTCATTTATAGTTTTATTTGGTATATAAGTTAAGACTGGAGGAGCAGCTACTTCTCCAACAATCCAGTGGGTAGCTCTCATATCAGTAGCACCATAGCTATCTGTAACTATTACATTAAAGGTATAAGTTCCAGCTCCCTGAGCTTCAGTAGGTGTCCAAGTTATAAGACCAGTACTTGGGTCTATTACACACCCTGAGGGTTGCCCAGATAATGAGAATGTTAGAGTTTGAGCTGGAATATCTTCATCTGTAGCAGTTATCTGCATACTCATTAATGTACGTTCATTACCAGTCAGTATTGGGTCTACAGTTATAACTGGTGGAGTGTTAACAAATAAGGTTCCTACTTCTATTGATATATCTGCTGAATCTGTAAGCGCTCCATCTGATACAACTACTGTTATAACATAAGTTAACCCTTCTTGAGACTCTGTAGGAGTCCAAGTAAAGACTCCTCCTGTTGTTATACTTGCTCCTGTAGGAGCATTAACTAATGAGAATGTAAGGGTTTGTGCAGGTACATCAGCGTCTGTAGCCGTAGCTGTAAATGTATATTCAGAGTCTCTATAAATTAATGCACTCTCTGGAACATCTGCTATCACTGGGGCTGTATTTACTTCTGTTACAACTATCGTTACAGTTCTTTCAGCATATAGAGGTGGAGTTCCATTGTCAGTCGCTCTTACTATTATATAATATGTTCCAGGTCCCTGTACTTCTGTAGGTGCCCAGCTAAAGCCCCCAGTAGATGGATCTATAGTTGCTCCAGATGGAGCATCCGTTAATGAGTATGTTAAAGTCTGAACAGGCACATCAGCATCTGTTGCTACTGCTGTAAATGTCAGTGTAGCCCCTTCAGCTACTGTCTTAGAAATTATTGGAGAAAGTGTAGGTGGTGTGTTTACATCTCCTACTGTAACTATTATTGTCTCCATTGCAGATAGTGGGGGAACACCATTATCAGCTACTACTACGTTAAATGTGTAGCTTCCTGGTCCTTGCACTTCAGTGGGAGTCCAACTAAATATTCCAGTGTCTACTCCAATAGATGTACCAGACGGAGCCCCAGATAAAGAGAATGTTAATATATCTGGTGGTAAGTTAGCATCAGTAGCAGTTGCTGTGAATGAAAGAGCACTTCCCTCATTAACTGTTTTGTTGCCTATTAATCCAAGCACTGGTGCTATATTAACTGCTGATACACTAACCGTAATGGTTTCCATATCAGATAGAGGTGGTACACCATTGTCTGTAACTATTACATTGAAATTATAAACTCCAGGTCCTTGTTCTTCAGTAGGTGTCCAGGTAAAAGCTCCAGTTGGAACTATACTTGCACCAGTTGGTTCTCCAGATAAACTAAATGTTAGCGTGTTTGCTGGGATATCATCATCAGTAGCAGTTGCTGTAAATGATAGTTGTTCTAATTCATTAACTGTCTTATTTCCTATAGAAGCTAATACTGGTGCCTGGTTAACTTCGTTTACCACTATATTTACTATCTGAGTATCAGATCCCCATTCTGGAGTATCCGGTAAAAATATACTATCATAGTATGCTTGCGCTGCAGCTAATGAATCAAAAGTTGTGCCATTCCAGGTGTTAAGGGTTATATTTATTGGCACAGTTTGCATATACTGCCCAGACTTACTAATTGCTGGGTCTTCTAAGACATACCAGAGTCCGTTGGTATTTCTCATAAACATTATCTTTTCAGCTGTTGCTGCAGATAATGTAAGAGCACCAAGACTTGTCATATACGCTGGAGAAGCCACCCACTGGGTAAACTCATCTCCATTTACTACATTGTTAAGATCTGCTCTTATATTAGTTGGAGCATAATTAGTCAGTGCAGCAAATCCTATATTTAATACTGGGTTGCTGCCCTCTCCTTCTTCTGTAATACTACTTGTATCTACTACTCTTACTGTGAAAGAATATGACCCTGGCCCCTGAACTTCAGTAGGTTCCCAGCTAAATTCTCCACTGCTATTTAACGTAGCCCCAGAAGGTGCTCCTATTGCAGAAAATGTATAAGGTGTGACTCCTCCTACTGCTGATGCTGTAAATGATAGTGTTGCCAACTCATCAACAGTTTTATCTTCGATAGTGGTTAGAGTAAGTATATCATATAATGCTTTACTACTATTATAAAGTGTTGTTATTTCACTACCAGCTAATGCACTATTATATAGTCTAACTCTTCCAAGATAACTATTGAAGTAACTTGCAGTTGTGTTAGATGCTCTACCTATAATAAGATTCTGACTATTAGCTGGAGAATGCCCTGTACAAGCTACTGTGGAACCTGCTTTAACTCCATTGACATAGTAATCTATACCACTGCCATTAAAGGTTCCTACTAAGTGATACCAATTATCTGGAGTAACTATAACAGATTTAGCTTTACCACTTCTTGCTGCATCAAATACTGTTAATCCTACATAGGTAGAACCTGCAGAAGCAGTAGTGTAGAAATACCAGCCGTCATTAGTAGCACCTGTGCCAGTTCCCTTCATAGCAAGTTGTCTTACTGAATCAGCAGAAGGTATAAATGCCCAGGTTTCAATGGAGAAACTTGACCAAGCTTGCAGACTTACACCATTACCAGCACTTATATAAGAAGAACTACCATTAAAAGAATAGATATAATCAGTAGTAGGTCCATCAATTCTTGAAGTATTATACGCTGTACCAGTATTATCAAAACCACTATAATCTGTAATAGAAGGTCCAGCATCTTGTAAGTCATAGTCTAAAACAGCCTCATTAGGTAGTAACGTGTACTTTCTAACTTCGAAACTTGATAAAGTATCTGTTATAGTTCCTGTAACTACTGGAACTGTGGTAGTTGTTCCTCTTACATTATCTACTGTTACAGATGTAACATAGTCTTGTGGTATAGTTATTGTATGTTCTTGTGTAGAACTTGTATAGTTAGCAGCTAAACAAACTGGAACACCATTATAATCAAATGTTCTCATTACTATATCTGCATTAGAAGTAGTTACTGGATTAGTTGCATAATCGGAGATTAAAATTGGCTCTAACTCTCTTATTTTTGATATTAAGTTTATTAGGTCTGTAGCAGTATTAGGATTTCTATTATAAACTGTAGCGGCAGCTTCAGTGTGGAAACCAACAGCATAGAAGGTTAATCCACGAGCTCCACCTATTATAGCTAAGAATGCATTTAGTAACATATGGTCATAGGTTAGATGTAATGTATATCCATCAACTAATTCACATGATTCTATTACATGCCATGCTGGCTTTGCTGCTACTACCTTATCACTGAATCTCTTATATGTATTATATGCATCTAAATAACTATCATAAATATCAAGTCCACTTCTATTTTTAGAACTTATAGGATATTGATAGTTACCTGATATGTCTCCAACATTTATACGATCAACAAAATCAGCATGGTCTCCACTTTGTGGATCAATTATAGGTTTTATAGTATCTAATGCTTTTATTGTATCGTGGTTTCTTGTCAATTCCTCAGATGCAGAGTCATATTTATCATCTGTTAGTGTATACCCACAAAGAGCTGGATTATCTTTAAATGCTGACACTGCAATTGTAATAGCACTAAGAGTAGTAGTGGCTGCTGGTATTCTAGATAGTGCTGCCCTCCATGACAAACTACCATATGTAAATGGGTATATTGGTAAGAATGCTTTTAATCCTATACTATCTAAAGACTCTAGATATAATTCAAAGTTTATCTGAATACTAGTAGAATCTGTTGGTATATATAAATTATATACCATAGGTATTACATAGTTAATATCAAAATCTTGCAGGTATTTTCCACTATAGCTTGTTCCATAAGATGGTGATGCAAGAGAAGCGTAAGAGGTATATCCAATTAATGGAAATATTGTTGTTCCATTATCTATCGTTCTACCCTTATCATCAAAGTAAATAGATGGTAATGTAGATCCTGCTGGTTTCACTATAACTGATAAGTCTTTTGTTATTACTACTGCAGATGTTGCTTTATCTCTTACTATAGTAGTTACAGTATATTCCCCTGTAGTTGCAGCATTAAATGTAGTGAAGCTATGACTTACATCTCCGGTATCTGGAACATCCATAATAGTAGAAGTTTCTATTATAGTATCAGTTGGGCTATATAAAGTAGCATAAGATTCTAAAGTTGATAATGCTACAGAGTTTGCAGCTGCTGTTAATTTTCCAGTTACCGTTATATTATTAGCATCCCCTTGATACCAGCACTCTAATGTATCTGGGTGTGTTATTTTAAAGTTGTATTCTGGAATATAGTACTCTTCTAATTTACAATCATCAAAATATACTGTGCCACTAAAATCTCCATATAACCCAACTCTATATCCTATACTATCAATGTTTTCATGTGTAGGTTGAGTTATAACAGTTAGTTCATACCAGGTATTATTAGGTAAATTAGGGTCTGTACAATTATAATAAGCTGAGTTTATAGAGGAAAATCCTTGTGATGCACTATCAAATTGTATAGGTGACATAGCTATATAACCGGTATTAGCACTGGCTGGTGAAGCTATTGTATCTATAACTTTTACGTACGTTGTTAACTTGTATCTATAATTAGGTTGTATACCGTATACTCTGTTTTGCGCATAAGTTGAGCCATCGGCTGTAGCCTTAGTTAAACACATTGAGAAAGAGCCACTGTTATATTCTGTGTTTACAATAGCTGTTCTTGCTGCAGTATAATTAGTCCACCCTGATAGTGTCCCTGTTTCAAATCCAGGATTTACTAGTAAGTTTCCTGTTAAATCATTGGGTGGCACTAACTCATAAGACCTTGCGCTTAAATCTCTTATAGTATCTGTAAAGTATCCAGCAGATGTAAATAGTGTTCGTATTGAAAAATCCATACCATTATAGGTATCATCTAAAGAACCATACCAGACTCTTATAGTATGCGCTGGTAATCCTTGTAGATTAAATGTTACATTGCTTGTAGTAGTTCTTGTACCTACTTTTATCTTTTCCACTGGGAGGTAAGCCTTTGTATTTGGCCATACTGTAGAACCAGTAGCAGAAGTTACAGTAAAAGTAGATGGAGATGGTGTAGTATCTATTGTGTATACTACTTCACTGTCTATCCATCCAGTAGTAGCTGGGCTATCACCATAAACCTTAGTAGCACCATTTAACCCTCTATTAAACTGTATGGTATCCCCCGTGGTTAAGCCATGTGGGTGTGTACAATCATAAACACCAGTGCCAGCTTCAAAATGTCCCCATATAATAGATGATGTATTACCATTAGCTGCTAATATGTAGTTCTTACCATTATAGGTTCTTGTTAATACTTTTACATCTGATGCATTAGCTGATACTTGAGTAGTAGATGTTAAACCAATAACTGCATTAGTAGCCTTAGATACAGCAGTAGCTGCTTTGTGTAATTCTAGTCTCTGCTTTTCTGATAGGTAGCTATATCTAAACCAGTCTATACCACGAGCACCAGTAATCAAAGCCATATAAGCTTCAAAAATATAATCTTTACTTCTAAGGTTTAATGGTGCTTCGTAGCATTCTAATACTGAAAGATTAGGTTTATTTAATAACCAGTTAGTTCTAGCTTGATGGTCAAGATACGTTCTTGTAAAGTGTGGTATGTATCCTGAGGTCTCATAATGAGCATAACTAGAGTAGTAATAGTAGTATGGATACGCTGTAAATCCAGCAGCATCCATATCCATAAAGTTTCTATCTGAGGTTCTTTCTCTATAACAATGGTCTATAAATACAATGTTTTCTTTATCCCAACTCTTAATTTTTGCATATCTATCTTTACAAAAAGCTACTTCATCAGTAGATTCTGGCTCTTCAAATATCATCCAGCCTAGCATAGCTGGATGTGATTTAAATGTATCTACCATACCAGAGGCTACCATATCAGGGGTAGTCCAGCTTATACCACATGTTGGGTCAGTAAATGAATACTGCATATTTGCTGGGGCCACAAATATAGAAGATGGTGAAGCTGCATTAAGACACCATAGATAATCTAATCCAACAGTAGCACATTCATCTAACCTTGTTCTTAGACCAGTTAATCCCTCTCCCGTATTAGCACTACCATATCTTGAGAAATAGTCATGGATAGCTGTAAAACCAGAATCCTTTAATGTCTGCAACATAGAAACTCTGTTGACTAATGGGAAATTTCCTACGTCAGTTGATACCCACTGCACTATTGGGAAGTAAGGTGTGCCACTCTTTAGAAATCTACCATAGCGGTCAATAGAAACCTTTTCTCTGGGTTGGGTCTTATATTCTATGTTACGTGTGTAACGTTTCTCCGTGCCGTCGTAGCTTGAAACTATACTGCTATCTGCTACATTATAGATATAGGTATCTAAGATATAAGAGGACGCAGATATCCCAGTCATAGGGAGTTCAATATCTATATAGTTAAGCCCATTAGCTATAGAAGTAGTTGCTGAAGATATAACTGTAGATGTGTTAACATTTTTAAGTAAAAGTGCTAGTCCCAAAGCAGTTGGATTTACTGTATTGGATTGTATAAAGTTTCTTGTATATAAAGAAGATGGTTCATCAGTATAAATTCTATTATTATAAGGTAGACTGCATAGAAATACTGGGTCTCCTGGTAGTAGTTGCCCACCCTGAGGGTCTGTTACCCTGAGTTGCACATCATCTATTAAAGCTGATCCAACAGTAGATTGATTAAGTCGTATTTTGAAATAGTGCTTAGGAGCTACGATTGTAGGAACTTCATCTACGAAGTTTGCTACATCAGTGGATCTTTCATTAGATAATGGGACAGAAAGGTAGCACCCAGAGAGCCCTGTAGCTGATCCTGCTATTACATCATAGTAAAAATATGAAGACCATTTGACTTGTTGCCAATCTCCAGTTCCAGTTACATTAGGAGTGTTAACTAATTGTGATGCCTGAGAACCTCCAGTTTCACCTAACCATGGCGATATATAATAAAAAGCCCAGCTTGTTCCAACATTAAGTGATGGTTTTATCCAGTAAGATAATTCTATCTGACTCCCATAAGGTATATCTGTTACAATATGTGTAAGGTCTAACCCACCAGTTGCCGTTGAGTCCTTCCTTAACTCAACCATCTGTTTAAAAACGCCATTATGGTCTAAGGCAGAAGTAACATAACCAGTAGCTACAGGTGTAGTTGAACTACCCGTAAGATACCATGGGAAAGAGTTACCCCTTATTGCTGATAAAGCATCTGTATTTGTAACAAAGTTTTTAGGTATCATTTCGTATAGTTGATATCCATATCCTGTAATAGTATCAGTGAAAGTTCCTGTTGTAACCTGCCCAAGATAAGTTGGAACATCTGAAGGTAGTCCTTTCTTAATGTTATATCCGTTTAAGGAAGAACTTGTAAATGTAACAGTCTTATCTGCTGCACCAAGATTAGCAAGTAGTATATACTTCTGTCCATTAGTACCTATTCTTGTTAATGCACTTACGTCTAATGTGTCTACTGTTACTTGAGTAGAAGCGTCTAAACCAAGAGCAACATGTGTAAGGCTATTCATTGCAGTAGCTACTCTATCAATAGAGCTTTGTCTTACTGTACCTATCTGATAATGGTATGGGTAGAATGCTAAACCACGAGCTCCAGCTATTAGAGCCTGGAAGCACATGTTCATCATTTGAGCAGAAGTTGGAACATTACCACTATCTACATGCATCTGCCCACATTCTATAATCTGCCATAGTGGTTTATGCTGAAGACCAGAATCATAGATTCTTGCTATTGCTGTGCTTACACCAGATAGAGCAGTGCTATCGTGCACTGGGTATTTATCGTATCCTACTACTTCTGTAAAGTCATTACTTACTTCTAAGGATTTTACATTATCTGCATGAACAGCCCATAGTGGGTGGTTAGGATCGTTAGCTTTTACCCAATCAGCCGCAACTTGTAAAGTGTCATAGTATTCCTGGTTAAAATACTCTTGTCCTACTTCTTCACATATATGCCACGCAAGTAACCCAGACATAGTCTTGTTATCTGTAACTGCTGATACATAGGATGTAGTTAATTCTGAGGCTACTGCATTAGGATATGCATGTTCTACACCATCTTTATATTTATTAGAAGCTTGAGCTAAGTATGGTCCACAGGTGTATCTATAAAGTGGAGCTATATACTTAAGTCCATAATTTCTATACTGTGTTTGTAATGCTTCTGTGTCCCTTAGCCAAGAGTAGTACATTAACGTATTAAATTTAGCGGCTATTATTTTGTTAATATTACTTGCTTCATCTGGTAGATGAGGTGCTTGTGTCCAAGCTATTAGTGGGAAAAATAAATTACCATCAACTACACAACGTTTATATTCATCAAAATAAACCGAAGGCTTAGTAGAACTTGCACTAATAGTAAAATCATAATCTTTATTTAGAAATAGTGCACTGTTAGCAGCAGTTCCTATTGATAGGTTTACATGATAAGTTCCAGCTGCTAAAGAAGAGGCATCATGAAGTATTGTTTTGTATCCACTGGTAGCATAAGTAGTAGCATCTCTTGTTACCTGTGTAACATGAGAAGAGTTTTCAATTCTTGAGTTTACTACTATAGCACTAAGTGGTGTATCTGTTGTTGGGAATAAGTAAAAACCTACTTTAACTTCTTTATCTTCGTCGGAATGTATAATTGCTTTATAATTAGGCTTTACTAAATCATAGAAAGGAACTACAGTTGGGTCTGCTGATAATGATACACTATCTAACCATACATACCCTCCACTTGTTCCAATACCACCACCAAGTTTAAAGTATATCTTTGAGATAGCTGTACTACGGTTATACATATAGGCAGTTATCTGTGTCCAGTCCCCCGTAGCTCCTACATTTCTACATTGTATAGAATCTGCATAGCATACTGTGCTATCAGAGGCATCTAGTCCTCTAATATCTGTATAGAATGGGGCATCTGCAGCTCCAGAGGTCTTAACCATAAAGGAAATTATATACTTACCAGCTACTGGAACAGCAGGAGTTTGATAGATAGATTGTATAGTTCCTACAGTTACACTTAAATCTATTTTGGCACAGCCACCAGAATATCCTGCTGGGTCTATAGTTATAGCGTCCCAGTTACCTCTACCTGAATTCCATCCAGTAAAGTTAGTATCTAAAGTCCCATTTGTAAGTAATTCTGCCATTATATATCCTTATAATATAGGCCACCCAGACTGATGGGGAGGACTACATCAGCCTGAGTGACATCTGTAACAGCTACCTTACCAAAGATACTTTGTATCTTCTATTAGAAAGTAGCTCTTCTATTAGTTGTTGGAACAAATGTTCTATGTAAATCTTTCTTTGCTGGTTGTCTTCCTAAGTCATTATCAAGATCATAATTTCTTCCAGCATGAACATTTAATGCCCCACGAGGAACATCCTTTTCCTCTAAAAATTCTTTAGTATTTAATACTAAGTAGCTTTGTGTAAGATTAAGTCTAAATGGATCTGCATAGTTTTTGAACATTGCGTAACAAGCTAAACAAACTGCGTCAATAAGATGTTCATCTACATCAGAATATTTAATACTATTTACAGATACACCTACTACCCTATATCCTTGCATTTGTCTTGTTAAACTTTTATCATGCTGGGAGAATATAAACTTGTTTTCCTCTAACCATTTTACCAGTATGTTTACCATAAAAGGTTTTATTGGTTTAGTAATAAGTCCATCTATTGGATCCATTACTTCTATCTTATCACTAAAGGTAAAGCCTTGCACTTTTTTATCTAAGTCTGATCCTGGGTGATTTTCTCCGTGCATGTGTAGAAGCTCTATCTGCTGTTCTCCGTAACCCCTATCTACATAGATATGTTTACACTCAAATATTCTATCTAAGTCTATTATCCTTTGTACTGTAGAGGAAAGCACATACTTTGCTTTTTCTACTTCTTCTACATAACAGAGTTTATATACACCCAATTCTATATCTAATTCCAGTATTACAATAGAAGGTCCAGCCTGGTATTTATCCCAGTCTACCCCCATTGTTCTAACAGCTTTTGGAGCTCTAAAGCCAGGAACATTAACTTCTTCTTTACTATAGTAAAAGTAAGAGCGTTGAGCTCTATCTATATAAGAGTTCTTGAATACACCATCAGATATATCTGGGAAGTCTGCCATCCACTCTAATAAGAAGTTAGTTTCAGTTTCAGTAGCTCTTGCAGCATCTATCTTTTCTTGTGGATATTCTGGGTTATCTGTTACTGGTACATGTATTCTATCCCATCTTTCTGATTCTGGGACATTTGTTTGGTCCATAGTACATATACGATGATAGGTTCCACGGAAAGCTTTAGGTGTTGAAGAAACCATACATGATACTTCTCTTGTAGCATCTCCAGTTATAATAGCATTAATTGCTTTCCAGTCACCTTCGCCCTCTGTTGTGTCATCAAGATAAGCTGCCTCATCTACTATGACATCATCAGCAGTGCTTCCTCTTATAGAGTCTGCACCTTTCTTAGCTCTTGCTCCAGTGGTGAAGCCTGAGATTGTAGATCCATTAGTAAATTCTATTACATGGAACGGACTTGCCTTAGAGGATTTAACTAACTCTTTTACTAAAGGACTTGCGTTAATAAAATTAGATAGTAACCTAAATAAAACTACAACCTGAGATTCTCCAGGGCATATAATAAGAACCTGGTTATTATCTTTAGTTGTACTTTTCCATAACGCTCGGATTAATATTCCCCAAGACTTACCAGCTCTTCTATGAACTCTAATAGCTATCTTCTTTGATTTAGAAGATAGTATCTTTCTTTGCACATAGTTAAGACGTATGTTTCCTCTGTTAGGGTCTTCGGGATTATTTAATATTAGTTCTGCCCATCTTATGGGATCGGCAAAAATATCTGCTAATGTATTAAGTTCTTCTTTTGATAGTTCATCTATATTCATAGTTACTTGTTACCTTCGGGCATACCTTGCAGCCATCATACTGGCTTCGCTACCTATAAAACCACGTCCTGCTCCTATTGCTTGCATTCCATATTGTTGTGCTTGAGCAGTTGCATCTGAATGTGTGAAAGAATGTGAGAAGGGCATCTTTATAGAGCGTTGCCAAACATTAGAAGTTTTGTTATATGCATATAAAGCTTTAGCTCCATTATAAAAAAGACCAGGTCCCTGTGTGATTAACATTGCAGGAAGTGGCCCCATTGTAGTAAATGCTACTGCGTTTCCTATAGCTTGTGTTGCAGATAGTAATGGATTAACTCCATTCTCTACCCTACTTTTATAAGCTGGAAACTCAGAAGCTATTCCTAATCCAGCTATACCTATAGACATAAACCTTTTAGATAGTAGACTTATTACACCAGCCATTTATTATTCCTTTACGTTATAAGAAGACTATAAATAGTCTTCTGCTATTTTCTTCTATGTAATGCTAATGGTAAATCTCCAGTAGCTCCAAGCATATCAGGTCTCGTTACTTCCATCATCCCAGAAGGAGACATCTCAGCTTGGTAACCAGGATGTTTAGTAGATAAAGCTCCTGCTGCTGCTCCTGCTGCTGCTCCTACACCCATTCCACCCCAGAATAATTTGTTTTGCATACCTTGTGATAATTGGAAAGCTGCATGATCTGTTGCTCCCCAGATATCATTAGCAAAAATAGGAGTCTGTCTTTGTGCGTTAAAAGGAGTATACCTTGCACCACGTGCTAATAATATACTTGCACCTAATCCAGCACCTGCTATGGTTCCACCAACTGATAGAACCCCCCTACCTATACCAAGAGCTGCTGTTCCAACAGCTGGCATAAAAGGTAAAGACCCAGTGCCAATAGCTTTAGCTGCAGAAAGTAATCCTCTTCCAGCAAGTTTAGCACCAGATCCAGCAATCTTATTTATAGGGCCCCAAAAAGCCATTTTTTATATATCCTTTGTATAAAAAGTGGAAGCCATTTTTTATATATCCTTTTCTTTAATTATAATAAGTGTAATTAAAGTTTTGTATTACCTGAACATACCTTTAAAACCAGCTAATCCAGCTCTTGATATACCATAAGATCCCGCTCCAGCTGATATTCCACCACCCATTGCACCCCAGAATCCAGATTTACCCTGTCTTCTTGCATGGAAGGCTCCACCTGCAGCTCCAACACCAGCAGCTATTCCATGTTGCCACATAGGCATAGACCCCAATCCACCCATACCTATCATAGCTGCTTGTCTTAATCCCTGAATGTTACCTCCTGGAAGTAACGGAGCTCGTGTCATTAGTTGATCAGCTGCAAATATACTACGATTCATATAGTTTCTAAAACCATAGCTTGCAACAGCACCTGCTCCAAGTCCCATTCCAGCACCAACTAAAGCTCCTTTAGCAAAGCTTTGATTATTCATTCTGGCACTGACTCCACCAGCTAAAGCACCACCGCCCATATAGGCAGCCATGCGTCCTATGCCACGAGCATTTAGCCCAGCTAAGAATCCTTCTGTGCTTTTGGTATACATACTACCTAAGGTAGCTTGACCTACAGATTTTCCTACAGCTGCTAATTGTCGTGCAGCTCCAGGTATGAGACCTAAGTTCATAGTGTCACCTTACTTCTTTGCTTTTCCTGTATTAGCTGGTGTCATATTCGGAGGAGCCAGTACTGCTGGCAGTGTCTTCGTCTGCGTCTTCAATGTTCCCACCGGGGAGGCAGGTTTGCTGTTCGTTCCCTTGCTCATTAGTTTCCTTCGCTTTCTTTAATATTTGTGACATAAAGTTACCAGTATTAGAGACAACTTTACTTTCTTTAACTGACTTGTCTAACTTATCTTTTCTTGATGCAATAAGTTGTTTATATTTTTCACCTATATCTCTACGAACTTCACGAGACATTTTAAAACCTAATGATATTTCAGGCTTCAATACTTCAGCACCGGTCTTCTGATTTACACCAGCAGTCACCATATCAAAGATAGGGTGAGACTTCTGATATAGGTCACAACGTTTCATGTGTATGTGTAACCTTATTAAATCCATTACAAGCTGAAGGTCTGTAAAGTCATCTGGAGATATTTCTAATTCTTTAACATATCCTACAAATAATCTTGTAGCTTCCATTAGTTCTATAGGACAAGCTTTGCCTTCAAATTCATTTATACTATCTTCTGGGATAATACATCCGACAGTGAAGGGACAGCTCTTCCTACCTATACATAAGATAGGTACATCAGTATAGATACCATGTTGACTATTAAGTGTCCTTATAGTCGTAGGTGTCCATGCTCCTCCAAGTTGATTAGCTATGAGAGTATCTGTTGGGTATGCATTAAGGATATTTTCTATAGGAGTTTTTGTAAAGTCTACACGTAGTGCAGGAAGTTTTGCCATATTTTATTCCAAAGTAGGAATACTTAGTATTCCTGATGTAGAAGAACTAATTAGTTCTTCGGTGTAGAAGATATTATATATCTTCGATGTAGTGGATATAGTTATATCCACGTGCGGTAGGGGTCTCCCTAAAAGTGATATAAATTTTCTCTTACATATATAAAAGAGGCATATTAATCACACTAATGAGGAAAGTCTATGAAAAAATAGTTACAAATTATTTAAGTTTTCTTCTTTTATGTAATCTATTGTTCTTTTAAATCCTTCTGGAATAGTTGTAGTAGGGTTCCAACCTAAAGCTCGTAGTTTGGAAATATCTGGAATAACTGCTTTTCCAGAACTCTTTAAGTAAGTTGGAGCATGCTCCTTAGATATTACCTTTAAGTTTTTTTCTGGATATAATCCTACTAAAGTATTTGCTAATTTTAAGATACTTACTGAGCAGTTTGGATTACTAATATTGTATGCATTATTATCGTCACCTTTTAGTAGTATAGTACAGAACCCAATAATTGCGTCAGCTATATAACAAAAAGATCTTATCTCAGTTCCATCGCTTCTTATAGATATGTTCCTGTTATTTACTATATCATAAACAAAGTCTGCAAATACTCTACCATCATCTTCTCGCATTCCAGGGCCATATATGTGTGCTGGTCTTGCTATAACCACACTATTTCTATTAGTATATGCCCAACTTATGCATAGATTTTCTCCTGCTCGTTTACCTTCTTCATAACAAGATCTTACCTTCAGAATATCTATATAACCATAATCATCTTCAGTTATATTATCTACGTAAGGAGTCCCATACACAGCACAAGAACTTATATACATAAACCTTTTATGTGGTATCTGTAGTAGATTTAAAGTACCTACTATATTTGATGTTAATACCTCTACTGGATTTTTTCCAAAGTAAAGAGGACTTGCTATACTTGCAGCATGTACTATAAAATCAGCATAATCTATATCTATAGGATCCATAATATCCTTTATAATAAATACTAAGTCTTTCCCAAATTTATTACTATACTTACTAAATCTATTCTTGGCCTTTTCTATATTTCGTACTATAGCAATAACTTTTATATTTAAAGTTAGTAATACCTCTACTAAATAAGCCGCAAGCATTCCATATCCACCAGTTATAAGAACAGTTTTATTTTTAAACTGTTCCCATGGTAATGGTTGCTTTAAGATATATTGTATATCTTCTTCTATTATCATCTTAGTAGTTGACTTCTTATCTTAACTATCACCGATTCTATAGTAGTTATTTCTGTAAGTAAAGTACTTATCTGGATATCTGCACCTGTTAGTGTATTAGCTCCTATAGCTGCCTGGTCTTGTCTACTCTCTATTTGTTTTGTAAGTAATTCTATTAGTGCAGACATATATTCATAAAGCATATATATTATATTATAGGTATACTCTATAGTATTCTTATTAGGTTGAACTATTGGAGTTTCTGATATTAAATCAAAATAGTCTACTGCTCTATGTATTACTTCTTGCTCTGCTGAATCATATACTGTAGATGTATTACTACCAAAGAAAGGCGCACTATTAAAGAATGGTTGCTCTCCATCTGTTACTAAGTCCTCTGGGGATATTCCTCCGAGCTCATCTTCATACTCTTCATCTTCGTCATGAAAGTCTTTATCCAATTAGTAGCCTCCACGTAGGGAAGGGTAATACCCTTCCCGTTACACATGTAAGAGACTTATAAAGTCTCTGTTGTATTTTTTATTATATACCAGTAGGGATTCCCATTATTTCATCTAATTCTGTTGGGTTAAGTGTCAAAGCCTCATCTCGTGTATTCTCTAATACACTATCTCGTGAGTTTGCTAACTCACTATCTACTGTGGTTTCAGGCTCGAGCTGTTTTTCTGCAAAGGACATAACACATTCCCAGGAACACATACTTCTCTTTTCATTTCCATATCTTATAAAGATAGCACCTTCTTGTATAGATCTTTCACACTCAGCACAAGGAACATGCCCATCTATAGCAACCCTATCTTGTGAAGCCATTATCTCATTACGTAGCTGAGATACTGTCCAGTCAGCATCTACTGCCATCTGTATCCACTCTAAAGGATTATCAGTCCCAGACGCATATCTATAGTGACTCCAACTAAGATGAGTAGCTCTGTTATCCTTAGTAGGAAACTTAGACGACACCCATCTATACTGTCTCATTGTGCCAGGCTTTTCTCCAAGCTGTAAAGCAAATGCTGCTAAGCCTTCTGCCCCAAGGTCATGTTCTACCTTTATAGATAAATCTCCTAATGCCCACTGGCTACTATTATGAACGTCCTTTATAACAGTACCACGTGATACAAGTTGCTCTAAAGTTTCTGGAGCAAGGTTTTCCTGATCTTCAGGTAACGGTGCAATTTCCTCTAATGATGCTACTACTTCTTCAATTGTCATTATTTACTCCTCTTAAATTGTAGAAGGTATTAAAAAATATCTTCGTTGTCTACTACATAAACTGTATCTTCTGGGCAAGCCGAGGATATAAAAATATCATCTCACTGCAGGTGTAACTACAACTGGCATGTCCAATAATCTAAAAAGTCTATTATCTCCGTCATGTGCAATTTCTACTCTTGCTCTTCCTTGATGTCTTTCTACTATACCTCGTCTTGGGTCAAAGCCCTCTTCTTGTACACCTTCAGGGCCTATTGTTAACTACCAATGTGCCATTGGAGAATCTTCTCTTAACTCATTATACGTAGTTTGTAAATCCTCTATAGTTAATGCTTCTGGATGTAAAGTTATCTCTGTAGGTAATAGATCATGTGTAATTAATTCATGAGTAAGATCATACATATCATCTATTGATATTTCATTACACTGTCTACGCTTTGGAATCAGTGCGTCCATACACTCAGAGATAAATGTTACGGCTAATTCATGTAATGTGATATTAGAGTATTGTTTTACCTTTACTACTATATTTATTATAACGTTTTCAATAGCTCTATAGTCTTTCTCTTTGTAAAGAGTATCAATAAGCTGAGATACATCTACAGCAGATAAGTCATTATCATCTTGTGTTATGGAAAGTATGTTACAAGTATGCATTATAGTTTCTGCTAATACTCCTAATATTTGTCCTCCATTAAGAAACATAGAGAAGCTCTTACAGTTCTTACGTAAGTAAGCTTTTTTCTTTTCGCATGCATCATTAAAGACTCTTTCAAAATCTTTTTTTAATATGTAACCTTTCTTAGACACGCCAACTACCTCCAGTAAAAGTAGTGCTTGCATAGACAGGACTCCACTCTCTTCGTACTTCTGTCCATGCTCTACCATTAACATTATTAATATCTGAAGAAGTAATATGAGGGAAGAGTAAGTCATTCACAGTCATATCTACCCAGTCTACAGCAGACTTGGTTACTGGTATAGCTTTTGTCATTATACCAGAAAATATATCATGTATGATATGTTGCCCTCCAGAAATTAGAAGTGACTTCATTATATCTTCTACTTCTGACATAGGTATATCAGAATCTGCATCTGTTTCATTATGTCTTGGTATATGCGATATATGTGTAACATTACATACTTTCATTATAGTTCTAAGCAAACATATCAACAAATCCACGTTAGAAGCTGTGTATCTTATTCTCGTTCCTGCTCTATTACTTTTATAATCAACCATTGTAGCTATATCTGATTCATACACAGTCTTTAAAACATTATTAGTTATTACCATATATCCTCCACTCTATCCTACATATATATTATACCCGCATTCCACTAATTTAAACACTGTTTTTTGTTACATATGTAACATTTAATTATTTATCTATTTATTATTAAATGTAACATTTAATTAAACTTTGCCTTTTTTACATATAGTCTGTAAGCCAAGGAGGAAATAATATTCCCAGAAAACAAAAATACTAAGCCCCACCCCCTTTTACATAGTATATAGTAAACAGAGGAAGACTCCTCTTACGTAAGGTCTACCCCCCTTAATAGAAAGACTATTAAGGTCTGTCCCCTTGGTATAGTCGTAGATACCAAAGGTACCTACTATAGTTACCAAGGTCTGCCTCCTATAAGAGATGCTTTATATATAAGGTATCCCTCTATAAGATAACTATTTTTCTTAATACACTTCCGAAGATATTTTTAATATCTTCTATTCCTAACTCTATAGAAAGATCTCAAAATTTAATCATTCTTCCAGCACTAGGTATATATTCAAGAAGGTGGGGGTATACTCTTTGTTTAGCCCAACCCGTTGATGATACATCAACGTCTATCCTCTTGTGTGTATAGCTTTAGTAGACACTCAAAGTAGATTACAGTTACTAAGGCAAAGAAAGGAAAGAACAATGTCTTTCAACTTATTCGAAACAATCGGCAATGCAGTAGCCAACCTGCAAACAACAAAAGTACAGGAAGTCTTAGACTTCGTGTACGATAAGAGTGTTGAGGCTAAAGAAGCCTTAACGCCAAGCTATGATCTTATCTACGACAAAGTCGTAGAAGTAAAAGAGTCGATAGTTGACTCTTACTACACTGGCTACAACTCAGTAGTCAAGACAACAGAAGAAGAAGTCAACCCTATCATGTGTGGAGTTGACGAGTCAACAGTTAAAGCGTTCTTTAATGCTTACTTAAAGAACAGAGATATAGATGCTACCAAAGCATCATTCATATCTCTTGGCTTGTTGTCTACTGCACAAGCTGAGTTCATTGCTGCTGCAGTAGCAGCAGATGTGGCCAAGTATGGCAACATACTTGATCCATTAACAGATGAGAAGCCTGTTAAAACAGAGGCTCCTAAAGAAGGATGTGTTTCTTTAGAAGAAGAATTAGAGTCGGCTTTAGCAGAAGCTAAAGAATACGATTCAAAGAGATTGAAATTCTAGTCTCTAGACAGAGCTCTCTGGGTGCATGCTCAGAGGGCTCTACTGTAGGGACTACAGTGAAGAACATAGTTCTTCTACACTTAAGTTAGTTACTACTATGCTAGATGACACTCACTCTAACGAGGGGATTACAGAACTAGCAAAGGAGAGATCAATGCTTAGAAGTATCGAACAGGAATTAGACCGCTTAGTCGAGTTCAAGGAAATCACAAAAGAAGTCAGACATGACTTCTACCTAGTAGCACTTGACATAGCTGCTAGCTGGGCATTAAGCAACTACCCAGCAACAGCTTCACTATCCCTCCAAGCCAGTCACGCTGGTGTTGGAGCTACCGCTTGGTCAGATACCAAATGGTTTGGTGTTTGCCCAGTTACTCGCTCTAGAGGACCTAAACTCAATGAGCAGCTAACAAAAATTAGAGATAACCAACTCTAATCTTAAAGCCGAAACTAGGGGAGTCACAATACCCCTAGTCTATGCATACTGAGCATATGCATACTGATGAGGTTACTCACAGAAAAACACTCAAAGGAGACTGAAATGTTAAGAGCACCTAAGGATTTTTTGTGGGGTTTTCCACAAGAAAAAGTTGAAGTTACACAAAGTGTTGAACCAGCACAAAGTGTAGGAGATTTTATTGACGAGGCATTTGATTCAATTGATAGGGAAAGTTATAAGAGAGTGACATTTAAGTCCTCTCAGCTTTCTCTTAGACTTTTAAGAGAATCCCTTTATAAGGGAGATGAGAAAGACATAAAGTATAAAATCGAGGGTTGCCTCGAAGCTTTAGTGGAAAGATATGAGTATTGGTTACACAAAGACCCAGAGTTTGAGGCTCTTAGGGTTGTTTGTAAACAAATGGCTGAATGCTAATTAGTTTCTAAAACATTGCTCCTTTATTATGACCAACTGCATAGAAGATAGTTTTATCTATCTTCGATAATGAAGGGGCTTTGTTGTAGGAATTAAATCATTAACCTACAATTCAAAGGAGGAAGTTATGAACGTAGTATGTAAGTTGTCTGGAGCTTCTATAGGAGATGCTCCTAATTGGAGAGGTGTATGTGAACTTGTAAAGAAGTATACCTCTGGGGAACTTCCAAGTCCCCAAATTCTTAGTCTTGGTGCTGGAATTAACTGCACCACATTACTTGCTCGGAACACAAAAGATTCAGTAACTTTTCCTGTGTTCTATTTTGAAGTGTATAACAAAGGAGTGAATTAATGGTGCACGTCTCAGAAATTTTAAAGCAACTCATATTAGAAGAGATTGAGGAAAGAACTTCTGGGGGTAATTCTTTGACCCCAGATGATTTTGTTTCTATTGTTGAGAGAAAGGTTAATCTCTTAGGAGACAAAGCCTTCTCTCAAGACGTGGTATCTACTGCTCGTGAAAACAAAAGACAAGCAGAGAAAGCTATCGGAAAGAGGGCGGAAGAATCTTCCCAGTTTACCAGGGAAGCCGCATTGAATATTCTTGCAAGTATAGTTTCTTTAGGAGGGATGTAAAATGAATAAGTGGATTAAAACATTAGTAGTGTTAGGCGGATTTGTAGTAGTGGACAGAGTTATAGCAAAGGCTATAAATGAAGCTACAAAAGCAAGTAATAGAAGAGTCATTGAAAAAATACTTGCTGACTTCCCAGATAGAAACATAATCACATTTGGAGGCAAGAAATGAATAAGGTACTTGGAATTATTGCTATAGCTATTGCAGCTGTAGCTGGTGAAATTCTGATTGACAAACTAATTGAGGAGCCTTGTAGAAAGGCTCATGAGAGAACAGTCAAACAGATTCTGGAAGCATACCCAGAAAGAAAATTCATTGTGTTGGGAGGCAAAGATGAAAAAGGCAATTAAAGTATTACTGGCTGCTGTTGCAGTCATAGGTTTCCTCTTTCTGCTGGAGTACACAGCAGAATTTGTAGCTACTAAGATACCGGCAGAGGTAGTCATACCTCTGTTTTTTGTAGGGCTCTTCGTAGGGCTCTACATCTTCTTTAGCAGAGAAGATAATTAATTCACTGGGGAGCTCTCTTTGGGCTCCCTTAGTTTATTCACCTCTCGATTTGTAAAAGGAGTACATTAAATGGAACAGCTTATTGGATTCGTAGGAAAAAACGTAGACCATGAGGTCGGCGACGTTATGGAGCTTGGGACCGTCACAAAAGTAGAATATGATAAAACTACTAACGTAACAACTGTTACAATAAAAGAAACTAATCCCTGTGAGGGATGTTATGAAGATGAATGCACAAATATAGCTTGTGCAAACTACATAGCTTAGTTTCTACACCAAGCTCCTTGCCCACACACCGAAGGAGGAATTCTTCTCCGCAGGGGGCTTGGCTGTGGGAATTACCGAAGAATCAATGATTCTTCTACATACCCACTATACCCAAAGGAGGGTAACATGAAGAATATAATTGTTTTAGTTAGAGGTGATCCTATTGTTCACCTAACGGAATTGGTATATCGGGAGTGGCTTGTAGAATCAGAGCCTTCCGAGGGAACTGGGAATGTAGTTTCCGGCGACGAACTTATAGCTCTATTAAGAGCACTGAGGTCTCAGTATGGGACAGAATTTAAAGTGGAGAGATATTAAATGAAACAGGAAGCTCAAGCAACAATTATTGAAATGGCAAAAGGTTGTAAGTTTGGTGGAGAAACTTACAATATAAATGATGCTGTATACCCAGTGAAAGAAACTATGATAGGTTTAACCTATATGACTATAGGTAAAATTACTGTCATACAGCAAAATATTGCTAAGGATCCAGCAAATAAAAAAGCAACCCTGAATAGGTTTGTTGTAAGCTTAGATGCTGGTTCTACCGACGAATACTTCCTCACGAAGACAATAGGGGAAGTCTTTTATACTCGTAAAGGTAATATCTTCAAATTCAGTGAATACAAAAACACTGAAGCAAGAAAGACAATGAAGAAAGTTGGACCCAAATCCAGAAGTGCGGATACTTCAATAGCATCCACCGGGAACTCTGCTAGAGTTCCCTACACTGGGTCCAAGGAGTCGAAGACTCCGGTAGCTGCTAAAGCGTCTGCCAACAAAGATGCTGAGGCTACTAAAGTTGCCTAATCTTAGTAGACAATGGGGAGTAGTTCTTACTCCCCAGGTTACTATTTTCTGTAACCTTCTAATAGAGGGGGTTGAATTTGTAAGAGATATATTTAATATCTCTGGTGTTAGAAGCTATCTTGTAGCTTCTTTAGTTTCCTGGGAGTTTCATCGTAGATATAAAATATCTACTTTATCGAAGTTCTCAGGGACAGCGTATGAAGGGGTAGAAGATATTATATATCTTCGTGTAGAAGATACATGTGTATCTTCGGGTGGATGCTTATATTTATGATTTGCTTTAAATTAGTAGGAATACTATATAGTGTTACATGTGTAACTTGTTTTGTATATTTTAAAGGAGAGTACTTGAAATGTCAAAGAAAGATTTAAACTATGTCAAATGTGACAACAATGAGTTGAAAATGGTTACCTTACATGGTGACTATGCTACCTTCGAATTTCGTTTTGGTAGCTGGATCAGTGAAATAAAAGTATCCTGGTCTGTAGGCGGGGATATACAAGTAGATATAGATTTACCTATGAAGTATCTTAAAGAGGGTAAATCATATAGTACAGTAGAAAGTGACTGGGAAGTAAGAACAAGTCCTTTTACTTTCATCGTTTGTAGACTTACTCCAAGAGAGTACGTTTTCAGACAGATGGTTAGTTCTTTTAGGGAATATTTCCCAGGCGATAGGGGAAGGTTTTGGACAGCTCCTAAAGAAACACTTAATATGCTTAAAAAGCTGATATTCAAGGCAGCTTTGTCTTTACCACATGACGATGTTTATGACATTCTCAAGGGCCGTGTATTTAGGCATGGTTGTACTGAGAAACAATGGTACTGGGGGCAGTGTGACCCCAGATTTAAAAGGGTTCTCGCAACTGCAGAGAACATAAATGAAGAGCTCCTTCCTGATGGGGAGGCTCTGAGATTAGGGCTATGTGAGAAATATAGCCGATATGTTTCTGGTAAAGCATTGTTGGCCAGAGACTTTGAATCAAAAGATAGATGGGTAGCTTTATTGGTTGCCCACATTTATGGGAGAGGATTTTTTGCAAGAGGCTTAAGTGCTGGGCTTCTTCCTATGTTTAGAAGGATGGATAAGCAGTCTATTATAAAGGCTGCTAAAATAGTGAAGGAATATAATAGAAGCAGGATGATAGATCTTGCTGTACGTGTTGACTGTAGGCGACCTAAAGAGGTTGTAAAAATGTTAGAGGATATGTTTGATATGCCTGTAAATAAGGTATATTATTCGTTACTTACTTTTGTCAGGGATAGTATTAACTGGCATGAAGCTGAATTAACTGAAAGGGAGCTTAGAAGAAGACAAGAAAATCAGATAGATAGTATTAGGAAGGATATAGCTTATCCGTTTGCTGCTATGCCAACTCATAAAGAGTTGACTATTACTAATATCAATAATACTACTGATCTTTATGAAGAAGGTAGTAAGATGTCTCATTGTTGCTATACGATGAGACATACTTTTGTTGCTGGGAACTATGTATTCTTCCATGCAGTACATAGTGATAAATCGGAAGCCACTGCCCACATAGAAGGTTGGGAAGATGGTAAGTGGAGATTTGTTTATGCTAAAGGGCCTCGAAATAGTAATAATGCAGCCACTGAGGCTCTTGAGAAATGCTTGTCCAAATTTGTAGTTGGGCTTACACGTGTAACACCTCATAGTGTTACAGTAGATGTAGAAGGAACTGTTATGTCTTTAGCAGAGTTTGAAGCAATGGTTTCTGGGAAATCTTCTTCCGACACTAAAGATGTAGACTTTGATCCTCTTGCTGATGAGGATGATGAGTTTGAGGATCCTATAGTAGGTAATGCCACTATTCCTGCCGATGATGGTAGGACACGACTTATAGATCGTGAGTTGATTCCATTGATAGAAGAGAGAGCTTTAGAAATATAGGAGGAAGCTATGACTAAACAAGAAATAGGTATCCAAGTAAGAAGATTGTGGCAGTTTTATTCTTTGCCACAGGACACAACTGACCCAGAACTAAATGAGTTACTGGACTTGATGACTTCTAAGGTTTCTGGTGAAGCCTATGATTCTAATAGGTATTTCTTTCTATTAGATATTTATACTAATAGTTATCAGTTTTAGTTACACATGTAACAGAAAGTGTTACACATGTAACAAGAATATAGTGTGTTTGGTAGTCTCTATTTGTGGGTGTATTTGTGGGTCACTTTTGATCTCAATTGTTTGCTTATTTGTTTGGAAAAGGTGGCCCGCACTTGAGTGTAATAGACTCAAGTAACCTATCAAAAAAAGTGCCTTACTTGCTATATTTTAAATCTCGTTGTTACACATGTAACGGATACTATGTATTCGTGGTGTATTAAAAAGGAGAGTATAATGAATCTGGATATGTTTATCCTATCCCATCTTAAGAAGGCACAGCAAGCTTTATGTCTTCGAGAGTATTGGGACGTGGTATCAGAAATCTCTGTACTGGGCAAAATAGACCCAGCTTATGGAGTATTACTATCTAATACAGAAGAACAGTTAGTTCTTATGTTAAGATGGCAGATTGCTTGTGTAGTAAATAGAATACATATTGAGAAGGGACACTAAAATGGAAGACGTAAGCTGTAGGGGCTTGCTGGTATAGAGAGAAGAGCAGCTCTTAGTGGTGTGTGGGAAGACGTTTAGATTGTGAAGAGTGTGAACGTTTGTTCACATGTGATGCCTTTAACTCCAGGGGTAAACACTAGCACTTTGGTGTCTACCCCTAAGACTATCTTAAGAGTGTGACTATGAAAAGTATGAGGTATGACTATTGATTGTATCTGTCGTTAAGTTACTGGTAGGTAGTAGACAGGTGATGCTCTCTTTCTTGGAGAGCAGGGTACTGCCGTCCCTACATAGTAGGGGTTAACAGTTTTTCTGTTATACGTAACTAACCTTGTACGAGTTAGAACATATATTGTGTAACTCTTACTGTTTATTTACTGTTAAAAGTTAATTACTTTTATATTAAATGTGTTTACTTTATGTTTACAGATACAAAAACTCCAGTAGTTTTGTTCTGATAAATGTTAACTATTTCTTATGTATTTGTGATTACTAACACATATGCCTTCAAATAGGTATACATAGGTGCCTTCGGCACCCGTGTTATTGTAGGTATGATGAGTGGTTTATGATACTTGCCCCTACTTTGAGCCTGAGGTGAGCTTATTTCAAACGTGAAATGAGTGTCCACGTGTTTTGGTAGGGTTTTTGTAAGAAAAGACAGGTCTTTTAATGGGTAAACACTTGTTTACTTATCTCATTTTCTAAGAGAAGCTGTTTCTTAGACAATTATAGCTTTAATTTAGAGGCTATTTCTAATTAGACTGTTAAAATTAGAAGCATTTACTACTACTTTGAGCTCAATATAGGTAATTCCTTATATAAAGAGCTCATTTATCACTGTAAGGCTTCCTTTAATTATGTTTTATTAATTAAAGGCTTAATCTACTGTTCTATCAGGAATAGTAGGTTGTCTTATCTTTGTAACTATGTTCAAATCTGGGAAATAATTGCCTCCCGGACTTAACAGGTCTACTTTTAAATTAAAGGAGTTTTAAAATGAAAAGGTATGATTTAATGCGAGACACTTACTTCGGTGACCACACAGATTTCATAAGTGTGGGAGATGTGGATAGCTACGATGAGGCTACCCAAGCTATATACAACTTACTTGATAGAGAGGATAATCCTCCTAAATCAATTAAGATGAAAGTCATATTCGATGGCGATGACCCAACCGTTACCTTCCATACCTCAGGAGACAAATTTATGTTGGTGCCTTGTAGGTTTGTTATAAGAAGAGGTATCTACGGTGCAATAGTAGGGTATGCCAGAGACAACGATAGTGGAGCTGTCTATGATAAAATCATCACTGATGATATGAACAGGGATAACCCATTGGAAATGGTAAAGGGTGAGCTTGTTCATACAGGTAAGGTTACCATAACCTCTAAACCCTTTATTCCAGATGAGGGATTGACAGCAGTAGTAGTTGCTTCAAGTCCGTTTGATAATGTCACTTACGAAATTTATGACTTAGATTATAAGGAGTGTGACAATGACGAAGATAGGGAGTATCCTCTATGAAGAAATCTGATATGGATTTAGTAAGATTTGACGCCCAGATTGATAGATTGGCTATTGAAAACAATCTAGCAGAGCTTGATGTCTTAGAAATGAAAGAAGAGTTGAGAATGGACATTAAGCCCCAGTATGCCGTAGTAGACTTTGCTTCTCAAGAAAGCATAGGTCACGTCTACTTTCAGGTTGAAGTCCCTGCGTTAATTAGAGACTACTTAGAACCTGAATTCAAGTCAGTTCCTCTGGTCTTTAAGATAGTGAAAAGAAAAGAGGTTGTTTACCACGCTGTTGGTTATGATAGTGACGAGAGTAGATTTTTTACTCTTGTGCATCTATAAATGTTACATATGTAACCTATAATTCTTTAAATTATAGGAAATCAGATGGTGAACCAATCGACATTTCTTAAGGAGATATGGTATGTTTAAAGGAGACCAATTCTTTCTCAGTAACTTCTACCCCGTCAGTATCAATTATGACGGGGACGTTTATCCTTCAGTGGAGAATGCTTTTCAGGCGGCTAAAACTGCTAAAGAAAACAGAGCTCCATTTCTTACTTGTCACCCATCTATAGCTAAGAAGCTTGGTAGAAAAGTTAAGCTTAGAAAAGATTGGGAGAAGAGTAAAAAAGACTTGTTGCTTTACTTATTGAAAGTAAAGTTTATGCATCCAGAGCTACGTAAAAGGTTATTGTCTACTGGTAATACAATACTGGTAGAAGAGAATACGTGGCACGATAACTTTTGGGGAAAATGTATTTGTCCCCTATGTGATAGTGTCTCACATCTTAATGTTCTTGGTGACTTGCTTATGCAGGTTAGGGAGTCTATGAAACAGCTTCAAGTTAAAACTCAAGGCTCTAAAAAACCTACTTATTATTATATCAAAGGAGATACTGAAAGTATCACCGTCAAAGGAGATTGATATGAAAATCTATACAGATGGTTCTTATGACGTTGCCCGAGAAATGGGTTCGTGGGCATATGTAACTGAAGCTGGAGAATCTGCCTCCGGCATTATAGCTTATCCAGAGGCTCGTAACATTGATGGAGAGATTTTAGCTGTGATAATGGCTATAGACAAATATCCAGAAGCTCAAATCTTCACAGACTTACAGGGTATACCAAGATGGGTTTCCAAAAAGTGGAAAGCCAATACACTTGTATCACAGAACTTGCAGAATTTTATGACTGGAAGAAAGAATGTTATCACGTGGGTTAAAGGACACAGTGGAAACCCAACCAACGAGCAAGTGCACAAGTTAGCATCTTCGATTCTAAAGTCAGAAGAAGCTACCAAGATATACAACCGTAAAAAGTGCAGGGCTCAATACTCCCCAGAGTTTAATACTCTACCTGATACTTTTAAAAAGACTATAATAGGTGATGTAGTCCAAGAGGCTATAGCAAATAATATAGTCTTCAACTTCGAGAGACCAGATTATGGTATCACTGAATTTCTTGCTGATTATGGCTTAGAGTTTATGAGTGGCAAAACCAATTTCATAGGCACTAAAGATATGTCAGTAGAGACACAGCTTATTATAGTCAAGAAGCTTGTTAATGCTCTTGTCTTGTGATTTATGCCCTGCGACCTTTTCTGAGTGGATCCCTATGCTCCAATATGCTTAGTGGATCCCTCTTAACTTTTTAACTCTTGCTATGGTATGGATATTCTTTCCATAGCTATTCCTGTTATCAGTAAGCTACAACAATACTTAGTATGCTTACTTAAGGGGAGTAATTCCCAGAAAGAGAGAGTTAAGTTGGACACTGAATCTAAATCTTCAGTAGTTCGAACAGGCTTTGAGGTTACAAGCCAGTTGCAAACAATGGGCGGAGTCTCATCATCCGAATTTGTTTGGAATAGAAAAAACCTAAGGAATACTATCTTTGACCCTTGTTTTATGGGCAAAGATGTATACATTGACCTTCTCAAAGTGTCGAATGGCACTGGTTTCCCAATGTATGAGGATGGTATTCCTCTTCAGCTAATACTTATTCCTTGGGATTTACGCAAGGACTTAAAGAAGAACTATAATGGAACCTATCTGCTTAGTGGGTTGTTAGCATCTGCTAATGAGCTTGCAGGTGAGGTTTCAAAGGCTAAAGTTTCTGGTGATATAAAGAGAGTTCAATCTTTAGTAACCAGAACTTGTTGCGCTTATGCTGAAGAACTATTGAGAACTCTCAATATAGATTTAGCACGACCAAGAAATAAATTATCTGGGAACCTTGTTGCCGTCCCAGATATAAGACACGATATCTTCTCGAGTTTAACTGCCTTTAAGAGAGGCTTGATTTCAGACTTGAGACCTGGTGAGATAGGTGTCTCTACTAAGGTTCTTAACAAAATTAATAACGGGAGAGACGTTCCAAAACGTATTGTTAAGAATGGTGACTATTTCATCACGAGTCGTTGGCCGTGCACTGATGTGCGTCCAATGAAGATTGTTGAACGGAATGAACATTCCTTTGTTGCTTACGTGTCAGCTGATTGGTTTACAACTACAGAGCACGAAGCTCCTATTCAACAGATGAAACTCTTCGAAGGAGACAACGACGGAGACACATTATTCTTCAACTTTGTTACACATGTAGCAGAGGTGATGGATATATATGATAAGTTTATGGACGACGTAACCGTAGTTCCATTTACTCCAATGTCTTTAACTTATTTAGACCACGAGGTCTTAGATTGTAACGAGTTGCAGATAGCAACTGATAAGGCAGACCAGAAGAACTGGATTATGCCTTTAAGTGCAGCTATGTATGCTGGTTATGCTTTTATGGAGAACCGTGAACAACAAGGTCTCCCAGTCAATATGACTAAGCTTGAGTGGTGTGAAACTATGACTCAGGCTTTAGAGTTGTGCTTTGATAAAAAGCATAATAATAATTCTAACCCTCGTCCTTTATATGGTATGCTCCAAGCAAAAGAGGGTTATACGTGGAATGCTGTTGTTAAGTTGCTGGAAGTCCAGAATCTTAACATTGACATCCTTTACAAAATGCACGAAATGCTTGACGGTCAATCCCTAAGAGAAGCCGCAAGTGCTAATCTTCCGTTTAAAGTCGTGCACCAAATGCGTGGTGCTGATACTAAGAAACGCTTACAAACCATAGAAGCTTTGCTTCAGCAACCTGAACTTTGTAAGTGGTTTGTTTCTAACCTAGTTCCATCTTTACAAGGAGAGTGTTAATATGGAATTTGCATATGAAATCGAGAAAGACCTATTTGAAATATATAAAATAGGTTTAGAGAAGTTCCTTGTTCTAAACTATAAGGGCAAGGAATATAAGACCAGAATTCCTATCACAAGTGATGGTAGGATAATACTGCCTTCAGGTTCTCAGCCTGTGTTTAGAAAGACTGTCGAAATCACATATGATGATTTCAAGCCAGAAGTCAAGATGTATCAGAACATTGAGCAGTGGATTATAAAAGACTGCCAAGACCCTAAACTTCAGGGTTATATAGTTAGTATGCTGAAGCAGTCAGAGGGTGATGTCTCTGCTTGTGAAAACTTAGTTCGTGGTTTGCTTCTTAAATCATTGAATAAGTTTTATAAGTCTACTACGGTTTGGGAAGACCCTGGTTCAGATTTTGAGTGTTTTGCTCAGAAGCTAACCTATGTCTTAGCAGATGGTGTGCCTCCTACTCGTAGAGGCGGATTCTTCCCTGATTCAGTAACTAAACACAGATTGACATTTCTCCGAGCTTTAGAAAATCAGGGAGTGTCTTCCTTGTGTGCAACTCAGCCCGGTGACCCGGGCACAACAGCTGATTGGGTTGATAAAGCAACTGGACTTCCTGTTTATATGGGAATTCAGCCGATGGCTTTAGAATGTCATCCTATGCGTTATGCTATTCAGAGAGGCTTAACGCATTTTGTTAAGTTACAAAACTCTGAAGCTCCATTTGTTAATGTAGAAGAGACATTAAAGTATCCGTCTCTTCAGACTGTGAATGCTAATGTCATTTGCGGAGACTTAGGTCTTAACGATTCGGTGATTATTTCCCAGGACTTAGCAGATAGACTTACTGGTCTTGAGGATGAGGTTCACACCCATACTCTTGACGGTTTGATAACTTGCAGAGGTGAAAGTGAGCCTTTAACTTTCCCAAGCGTCGTGAAGAGAAGTATGCTTCAGAAGACTGAAACTGCTTATGATGTCTTTGTGAGATATCGCAGACTATGGCTCTCCAAGTATGGGGATGAGAGCAAGGTTAGCCAAGTTCGTAAGAAACATCTTCTTAGTGTGATGAAAACGTGCCCGCTATTAAGTGTGGTATGTCCTGATGTTCAGGAACGTATCCACTTGAATATGTATAACTGTGAGTATGGAGAAAATAGCTCCGAGAGTTTTACTAAGTTTCGCAGATGGTTACAACTTAATGACAAATATGCGACAGATATGTTGCCTTTTAACCATCTTAATCAGCCTGTGTCAAGAAGATTTCCCGGTGTGGGAATTGATAGACTTATAGCTGAATCTAATTCCGGTAGAAGTGTTCTTTATAAAGAATTTCACGGAATTGACAAGAATAAATGCCGAGTCGGTGCTAAGTTACAGACCGACGCAGACTTAGCAAAAGGTGTTTGTAACATCTTTGAGAATGAGCGTATGCCATTTATCAAGAGAGCTGATGGCACTATGGTTAGAGCAGATTTAGTCGTTGATATGGCTAAATCGACCAAGAAACACGGTTCTCTTCGTTTTGCTCATCTAACTATGGCTTTATATGCTATAGGACAAGCTAAAGGCGGTATAACCGTAAAGGTTTCTGAGCCGTGGAGTGATGAGAAGATTGTTGCAACTGGTAAGAGATTGGGTATCTATGATGATGAGTCTCTTACTTGTGAGATGTGGAATGATACACAGACTCACGTTCTTGGGAAATTTCCTGCCGGCGTTATCCGTATAGGTAGACATCGTCAAGACCCTGATATTCAGGGCGGTGTCGTTGGTGAGTTAGGCAAGAAAGAGTTAACTGCAAGAAACGTTCTTAAAGAATCTGGAGTTAGAGATGGTTTTATTGATACTAACGTTCAGATGGCTTTTGGTTTCATAGAGTCAGCTAAAGAACTCAGGCGTGTAACTCCCAGTGCAAAGAAGAAAGTTAATGCACTTGAGAGAGTTTTAGTGTTCAATAACTAAGGTACGGCCTTCGGCCTACCTACTACGACTTACTTTACCACACTTTATATCTCTCGAGTTGATGGGATTGGGAGCCTGCCCTTAGCGGGGTGGGCTCCCCCTTTTTGGCTTCTGAAAGCCATATCACAATTCCCGTCAGAAAAGGTGAGAGCTATGCGAGTTAGGAATGCTAAAGGTGAAGAATACGAAGTCATTCGTTACACAGGTAACAATGACAAAGAGGTTTTAAGTTTCATGGCTGAATGTGCTAAGCCACATTGGAAAGACCCGTTAGAGGAAGGTTCTTGGTTACTTAAGAGCCATTTTAGTCCTAAAGCAGGTGTTGTGCATCCTACTGTCATGCGTATTAAAAGTGACGTTTTTGACAAGAATTTCACACTAATTGATATGGATATGTCCGTGTTTTCTAAAGGTTGTAACAATTGCGGCACAAGTGTGGGCTGTGATGACAAGATGGTATGCAAAGGCTGTTATGATGACCTTAGCCATCTGTTCCATAGTATGTGTGAGCAAAATAGTAGCCTTATCAAGAGAAATAAAGACCTTGAAGGTAGCCATACATTTGTTGAGGGTAGACTTACTACTCTTCAAGCTAAGTATGCTGAACTTTGTGAAGACTATAGAGAATTAACACGTATAGAGAATTCTCAACGTGTTGAACTTTCTAAGCTTCATGATAAAATACCACCTATTACAAATAATGGTGTTCCTCCCATTGGTGAGGTTTACAACCATCTTATAGAGCTTACTGAAAGCTTAGTGACTCATAAGGCGCATCGTGTTAGTTATAATGGCACTACAGCTGTAAAAGAAGCTGATGTTTTAGCTATCTACGTTACTGAAGAAAATGAAGAGATAGCTAATCACATTATTCATAGGGATACCGATTGTGAGCAAGATATTAAGCCAGGGTTCTGGTTTATAATTGAGGGAGACAAGTGGGCTTCTACAAATAATTCTACTTACTTCCATCAGTTCTACCATCTCCTCACACCGGACTCAAAAGGTTTCCCAGAACCAGGTTTACAGTTAGATAAAGTAGTAGAGTCTTTCAAGCCTGAAGTCTTAAAGGTTGAAGACCTTGTATTAGAACCTTCGGTTCCAAAGGTCAAGAGCTCTATGACTATCTCTGGTGAGACTATGAGAGATATATACGGCGGTGTTGTAGTAGCTACTGTATATAAGAAGACTAGAAATGGAACCTTAGATTACGATAAGCCTTTTAGGGCTATTCGAGTTATGGGTCTTAACTATGAAAAGGCTTGTGAGATAGTAAAGAAGTGCTGTCCTACTTGCCATGTAAAACCAGCCAAGTTCTCTTGGTTTGTGTGGGATGAGAATGGATGGTTCCAAACTATCTTTACACACAAAGACTTTCATGGTCGTTATCACATAGAGGATAACTAAAAAATTTTGTCTCCTGAAAGCTATACTCGGGCTACTTAGAGGAAGATACTCTTCTTCTATAGGTAGCCCCTCTTTATTTTTTACCTGAAGGTAGGTGATGTGTTGAAAGCTAATTGGATTGTGTTGTTTATTATATTGGCTGTCATCTGTGCTATCTTTGGACCGGGAGCTGCCTTGATAGTTCTTGGCATACTCTTGTTTGCCAGATGGTGTGCGTATGATGATGAACAACAAAGAAAGAATAAGCAGTAGGTGTTGGGAGGCTGCGCCCCTTCGGGGCTTGCCTTCTCTTGGACGGGGCGTGTCGTCATCACGGAGTAGAAGATACGTTCGTATCTTCGGAGTGATACGGACTTCGTCCTACCTACTACGGCTTACGCGCCGTTTACTATTTATCTCTTTTTGTGAGGGATTCAGAGAGTGTTTCCTTCTATGAGGCAACAAACCTCAACAAGAACTATGTAGGTTAATTGCCTTCGTATCTTCTATTGTTGTTCGAGGTTGACGAGACCTCTATTCTATATCTTAGGAGTATACTAATGTCTAAAACGCAAACACCAGCAGATACTGCTGAAGACCTTGGCACTATTGTTTCTTTAGAAGAAGTTAAAGAAGCAGTTGCCAATGTAAAACCAGAAATCCTTGCAATTTCTGATTTAGATTTAGGAAGTGATACGGTCGATACCAAACTTCCAAGATTTGAACGTGCGATGGTCAAGAAGTATAAATACTTCGCAGAATTAGACGGCATTAAAGCCTTCTATTCCCTTGTTTTTGTTAAAACAGAAACAGGTGTGGTCAAGACCAATCCACAGGGTAAGCCAATTATTAGTGGCTTGCAGGTTGGGATTATCTTCGATGTTTTAGGTTCTCCAGGTATGCTTGATAGCATATACATAAAGAAGAACCCAAGTGGCAACTTCTTCTGGATTGTCGGTGACGCTCAACAGACTATAACCGGCAAGATAAAAGACGTTGACTATGAACAAGTCGTGTCAAATATGTCAGCTGTTGGAACAGGCGACTCCGTCAAATACTTTGATGAATGCCGTTTCAATAAGCTCACACCAGCTAAAGAGGGAAGACCTAAAGGCGGTATCTACCCTGTCTTCGCATTGAATATGAAAGAACTTGCTCCTGTGTTATGGGCAGGGCTTTCAAAAGCAGAACCTATAGTTATATAAGTGTTTTTTTTGTGGTATGGGGAATAGTTAAACTATTCCCTATGCCTATTTCTGTTAATTTTTTACATTAATTTTTTAAGATGTGGGAGCTTTGGTAGCTTTTATTCACCTCGTAACCAAAGCTCCTGCTTTAAATTCTTGCTATTATAAAGTATATCTGATGAGATACTCGTTATCTCAATCATTGAGGTAGTCTACGGTTTCTCTCTCTCCTTTACGTAGGCTACCTCTAAATTAAAACAATATGATTTAGAGGCTACCTCTAAATTATTAAATTTATATTTAGAGGGTTGTATTATGTATCTACTATTTTTGATTTACCACATATTTGTTTTAGTATTAGCCACTGCTCTTGTAGCTTATTCTATTAAGCAACAGGGTAACACTATCTTTAGTAAGATGAACTTACTATTCTACCTTGTAGGTATTGGGGCTATCGTTAAGATAGTTTATAATATTTATATGCTATTAGGTAAATAATTCTGGGATAGTTTTTTAGTCCTCTTTACTTTAGTGAGTTATAGTTATGATAAAGCAAAGATTAAATAGAGTTATTTTAAGGGCTGATAATGCTTCTGGTAGAAGACTTGTTAACAAGAAGCTTAAGAAGGTAAAACGACATTATGCCCATCTTAGGAATTTACTATGGAAAAATTATACAAAGTCACATGGTATCCAGACGGTAAGAGCAGCAACCCAGTAACTGTTAGGACAGCAGAAGTTTTTGCCGATTTTGATTGGCGGGCTGAATTTAAGGCTTGGGAACGTTTTAGTGGTCACGACGGTAAGTTCAGTGATTGGGTTGATGATACGAACGCAGAAACTGAGCTGTGTGTTTTTAGTGAAAAAGAAAGACGAGACAGACTGTGGCAATTGCAAAGTAGACTTGAAGATTTGAAGATGGAGCATAGCTTTATAACCTCTGAAATTGGTAAATATAGAAAGTATATAGCTTACTGGAAGAAAGAGGTAGGTGAAGAATGATAGAGTCTATTATTACAGTTTTAGTAGTTCTTGCTTTGGTAACTGTGTTTTATGTTACCTTTTTACCATATAAGTTTAAACCTGTTACTGGAATAATTTTATTAATTATATCTTGGGTTACAGTAGCAAACGGTGTATGGTTTATATTGGACAAGGTTTTTGGTAGAATATAGGGATTAAGTAGGTATACCATGAAAAAGTTACTTACATATTTAGTGATTGGTTTTATACCAATTATTATAGTTTTAGTGCTGGGTTTTCTTATCTGGTTTCCTCTGGGTGCTCTTACTTATGAAGCTCCGGGGTCTCTTTTGTATAGTTTTGGCATAGTAGTAGGGATTATAGACATTTTATTAGTTGCCCTTTTCTTTGGGTGGCTAATATGTGGTGGTATGGTTTCAGATTGAGGTGATACTATGAGTTTATTTAACTGGGGATTTGTTACATGTGTAACAGGGTGTATAGTTTTCTTTATGACTCTATGGTTAGAGGAAAAGTTAACCTTAGACTCTGCTATTATATGGATGCTGGTAGCATTCATTGTAGTTATTATAGGTGCCTGTATTATGTTGGGGAGCCTTGTAGTTCCAGGTATAATCCACCTTGTAAGACAGTTATAGGTGATGATATGATGGAAAAAGATAATGGCTCTGGGTTAGATATTTTACTATGTATCTTAGTATTCTTAGCCCTTTTAGCTATTCCAGTAATTCTTGTAGAAACAGGTAAATAATATGGTAGAGTGGGGAATTAATGATGATTGGGCTATTCGTATACTAACTGAGAATCATATTATAGCTACTGAATACAATGGGTTTAATGTGAAGATAGTTAGTGCTTCTTTAAAAGAAGTTAAGCTACTGTTAGATAATGGTAAACAAGTTGTGTTAAGTTTAAATCCGTCTCTGTCTTTTAATGAGGCAGCACGTTGTTATCTGGATAATGCTCTTGAAGAGTATGCTGTTTTAAAGATACGAACTAAAAAGGGGTGCTTAACTGTAAAGCATAAAAGTAGGTTATATGATGGAAAGTATGGAAAAAATTCAGGACATAATTAGGAACTATGCCAGAGCTAAGGGTGTGGATGTTGATATAAATGGTATTAAGGGTGGTTTTTCTGTTAAGTTAGATGAACCCTATGGTTCTGGTTTTCCTCGTTTTGGTGACTTTCTCCTGGATGATTATGCAGATAGTTTGAAAGAAATAAAGAAAAACATTGACAAGTATGTTGATGATAACCCAGTTATTCAGGGTGAAATACTTGCTAGAGAGTTGTTTGGGTATTAGTATTATGGAAAAGTTTGCTCATGATTTGACTTATCTTGCAGCTTATGGTGGGGAGCTTGTAGAAATAAAGAAGCTTCCTATATGTTGTGAGAACTTTGACTATGAGGATGAGAAAAATCCCCAGTGTAAAGAAGATGCAGCTTATGCATTTTCTTATGAGACCCACACTAAATACTTTTGTGCTAAGCATGCAGAAGAGTATGCTAAGAAGAATTTTATAGAGTGAGTATGATGATAATAAAATGGACTAAAGGAACCATTACAGTTGATGTAGATGGTGAAGAAGTTGAAGTCATCCAGTATGAGGGTAAGTTCTCATCTGCCAGCTTCTATATAATGGAAGTCGGAGATAACTTTTACCCAGAGTATTGCTTACATGGTGTTAGTCTCAGTAGAAATCCCCTTAATACTTTAGAGGAAGCACAACAGATTTGTGAAAATTTCCTTGTAACGATGGGTCTTAGTAAACAACTACGTAAGGTAAAAGTTGCTTAAGTTATAGAGAGTTGGTAGAACAATGGGTGAGAATCTTTATCTACTATATAATAAAGACACTAAGGAATGTGACTACCAGATTAGTTTTAGCGTAGCCAAAGTAGTACCTCTTTCAGATTTCTATAGCTGTGGTATTTTAGTGTTTAGAGATTCCTCAGTTAGTTACGTTAGTTCTTTATACAACAAGTATAACGAGTCTAATGTGCATGAGGAGTATACATTTGAAACTTTCCTTCGTATGAGACATTGTGATATTAGGTTTGTCAATTATCGTTATATTGATGAAGTCTCTCTTAAGGATAAAACCATTTGTTTTTGTGATGGAAGTAAAATAGGTACTTATGAAGACCTTGGATTGTCCAGTTGCAAAAAGTATATAAGTAGTATTCGAAATAGTAGAGGGAACACAGTACTTTTTGAATGTTGTGATACTTACGAACTTATTGAAGAATGTAGGGTAGCCAATATATGTTGTGAGGGTAAAGCTTATTTTAACCATAAGTATAGCTATGCGTGTGTTTATAAGGTTAAAGACAATAGTGATAAACTATTCTATATTTTAGTTGAAGCTAGTCAGTGTCCTGATTCAAGTAGTATTGTTAGTATACATACTGATTTTAATGAATGCTTAGATTTCTGTGTATATGATGCTGTTAGAGCGTCCAGACATAGTAATTGTTTTGATGATGTAGCCAGAGAGAGACTGGTTGAGTGTTTTAAGTAGGTGTAAATAATGGAAGCATTGATGACAGTAACTACTGCTTTATATGTAGCAAGCACAGTTTTTTTAGTTGCAATGTGTTTACGTTTTTTAAAACGTATTAAAGATGAGCAACAGCGATGAATGCATTAGATGTTATAGACTATGTTGAGTGGTTTAATAGGCAGTATCCCTATACGTCGTTGGGTTTTGAGTTAGAACTTGATGATATGCTTGAGATACTTTACCTTGTTAATACTAAGACCAATAAATTTAATGCCAGCTTTATTTTATGTGACTTTAAAAGTCTCGATAGTTTAAAGAATACCATTATTCATTATCTACTTCGTAGATATATAGAGCTTGAGAAGTTCTTGCATTCTGTGCAGAATTACATAGAGGAGAATATTGATGGACAAAGTGGAAGTTACGAAGAGATTAACTGAGATTACTGAGTCAGTAGACTATAAGACTATGCATGCAGTTTCAGAGGCTTTAGAAGAGTTTCTTCAGAAGACTTATGAGAATTCATGCAGAAAATATGGTTGTAGGTCATATTCTTTTCAGGCTATAGTCTATGATATTTGTAGTGTGCTAAAAGCTGATTATAATGACATAGAAAAGAGAATCTTTGGTAGACCTGTTACTATAACTGTCAAGGAATTAGTAGAGGTTTTCGATGCACTGGGGTTTGATTTAATTATAACCCCTAAGTTGAGGAAATAATATGAATAGTGATGATATTCGTATAACAAGGTTTATTGATCTTTGGAAGTCTACCTTTGGCAAAGAATCTAAGTATGATATACAGCATTTTTATGGAGAAAAGTGGTCAACTACTAATAGGTTATCTATTCGTTGGAAGGATTCCTACGATTATATAGTAGAGGTTGACCTTAATTATGTGCACAGTTTATTACAACTTGTAGAACTTGTTCACAGAAAATTCGTAAATAATGTATCTTGTGTATGTTGGAAAAAGAAAGAGGATTTCTCTCCATATGCTGCTGATGTAGCTAATATGTCTAATATTCTTTCTAATATCCAACGGGTAGCAGTCTTTGATGATACTATACTTGAAGAGCAGGTTCATGCGTTTATTAATAGTTTTCAGAAAGAATTTGGGAATGCTTGGACTGGTGGGTATAATATTTATCGGGAGGACAACGAGAGATATGGTCTTTGCGTTGTTATAACTCCTGAGCAGAAGAATCGTGAAGAATATTTTCCATTCTCTCTTGGTATTGATAAAATAATAAGTCATATATCTAAGTGGGTAGAAGCTGATATACAACAGACTATTGAAAGAGCTAAGAGAACTTTAGAAATTAAAGAATCTCAGGTTGGTCTTGTTGGTAAGATTAAAGACACTATGCTAAAGCTGGGGTGGTTGAAAAGTTATGAACCTAAACAAGAAGAGGATATCGTTTAAGAAGTTTCATAATATAACGAGAGACTTTTACTATGTAAATGTTTCTGTTAATATGGACCTTCAGGACAATTTATACCCAGAGATAATAGACTATCTTTGGGAAAAAGATGGGCACTTAATAAGGTACATTTTCCATATATGGACTGCTGTTACTGATGATTCTATGAGTCGTATAGATTTCGTACCTGAGTATGGTGATAGAAGAGGTAAAGTGTTGTCTATCCCTGGGTGTCTCGATTTGAAGTTCTATTTATCTACAGTGTCACATGATACTTTTTATGTACACTTAGATGATGATGTCTTTTTAACTTTACATTTTTATTAATCTTGTTACACAGGTAACAGATTGAGTGGTATAACTATGGCAAATCATAATTGGTGTTGGGAAGGGGAGTGTGAAGATCATTGGTGTGTTTCTTGCGCTCATGGTAAAGATGACTATTTTGTATGTGCTCCCGTTTGTGTAGAGTGTGGTGGTCATGGGAGTCATGACTTTGCTGTTAGGGGTTCTCTTCCATGTCATTGGGTGCCTGAAGTAACTATAAAACCTATAGAATATGAGTAGGTGTTGTAATGCGAGGGTGGACTAAGAAAGTTAGAAAGATTATTATACTACCTCTATTTAAAAGGGGCGGAATAATTTACCCAGAGAAAGGTAAGGGTAGTAAGTATAGTAGAAAGATAAAGCATCGTGGATTAGATGATTTACAGTATAAGGATGAGAGTGATGGTTGAAATAAATTCTGTTACAAAGAAAATATATGGTATGTTTTACCCTAAAAACAATATGCTTTTTATAGACAGGATATACAAATTTATAACAGATACAATTCCTGCAGAAGCATATGACCAACCTATTAGAGACACTAATATTGGTAGTGGCATGATGCCTTACTTTTTTAGGCAAGCTAAAGGAATACCTTCTGATGATTATCATTGGAAAGGGTATGATATAGTAGGTAGCTCTGCTTTAAATCCAGCGTTGGGAGTGCATGTTACTGTTGTAGAGCAGGATAATCTTATGGGTGGGGGAGCTAAGTTTCCTGGGCATGCTATGTTTGCTGTTAGCACTCCTCCATTTAATGCTCATTTTGAGAACATAGCTCATTTATCTTATCTTATTGGAGCGGATGGTGAAGTTCATAAAGATATTTATTTATCTTGTTTGTCTCATGATATAGCAAATGCAGATTATGTTTTAGCTATAGTTCCAGCTCAATTTGCTAGTGAAGGTTTATTTACTGATAGGTTATTGGAAGTTGTTAATATACCAGGTATATATTCTCGTAGTGTTAAGTTAGCTATATGTGCAGCCCTATTTGTTCCAGCAGATGTTAAGTTGAAGTTGACTGGAGATCAGTATAAGTTTTCTGTATGGGATTGTGCAACAGGTTCTACTATTAGTACATTATCCGGTGTGTGTTCTATAAAAGATCCTAACTTTGATAGAATTAAAAGGTTTGCTGATAAGCACAACCGTAAAAGTAATTCTCCTTTTAATAGATTTGGTATCATGAGTGGTCTTAAAGATTACCGTGGTAGAAGACACATAGTTTTTTTGAGACACTATATAAATTATGGCAAGCATTTTTGTACGTCTGCGGAGTTTGATAAGATGTCTAATGCATTTGCTTATGGAGCTTATTGTAGGATTTGTGCGGACTATCCTGATTATAGTGATGAGGAGATAGTAAATCACTGTAATGCTGCTTTTACTTTATTTAGTAGAAGGTATCCTAATTTTAGACATTATAATGATGCTTATGTTAATGGTAAGCCTTATACATTTAAATATAAAGTAGGGGTTGCTCTTAGCTTTGTATATGAACAGTTTGAGAGGGGTTGGTTATTTTGATACGACTACCTGAAGATGACTTTGAAGCTAAAGAGTATGAGATGTCTCTTCTAGATATACTAAAGATGTTTAAGACTTCTCCTGATAGTATAGCTATTCTTTCTTATAAGAAAGAGAAAGATGAAGAAGCTATAGTTATTAGAACTAATATATGTGTTGTATTAGATACTACACTTATAAAATCTACTGTTTCTGGGAATCCTTTGTACCGTGTAGAGTATAACTGTTCTGATGATACTGTTATGTTTTATCCAAGTTTAGAAGGTACTAAGAAGATACTTGAGAATCTTTTTTATGCTATTGGTTTAGTAGATTCTGTAGCTTGCGATGCTTTTAAGAGGTCTTTTTATGGATAATAATACATATGTAGCAATTGTAGTAGATCGTAATGAGTGGGCTATAATTCTTTTTGAGATGTGTAAGACTCATGCCAGTGCCAGAGACTCTATTTATGAATGGGTTGTTGATCATTGGGATGATGTTGAAGATGAGTTAGGCTCCATTGATGATCATGGTGATACTGATAATGTTATCACTGCATACTTCGAAATAGAAAATTGTAATCTTTGGTGGGAAATAAAGACTATTCCTGGAAAGTTTATATCTCCGATAAGTTATGAGTAGGTATAAGTTATGTATATTTCTTGTTACTATAGACCTGTTAATGATTACTGTGGTGACTTAGCTATATTTAATACTAAAGCTGCTGCAGATGAACATGCTATTGCTGTGGCTATGCGTAATAATGTTACATGTGATGGTGAGGATATTGCTTTAGTTTTAAAAGAGCGATATAACTTAACCTATGTGTGTAAATACTTTAGTGGCACTATCATTGAGGAGACTTCTAATCCTGATAGTATTTATCCTTATCTTATTTCTAATGCTGAAACATCAGAGATAGTAGAACTTAACTATATTGTTCATCGTGATGTAATCTTTGCTTCTGAATTATTAGATAAAAAAATCTGGGAGTTTGTAAGAAATAGGTGGGCGGAATATTTCCCAGGAAGAGATTGCCGCTATAATGATACCGATATAGATGATTTCTTTGATAAGAGTCCTTTTGATTATGACTATGTTAAGAAGCTTTATCGTTTTATACCAGCTCCAACGTATGAGTAGACTATTCTACATATGAGTAGGTGATTAAATGTATCTTTGTTTTGTTTGGGTTAAGCAGTCTCACACTCTTTATGATACATACTATGCTAATGATAAAGAGACTATAGATGGCTGGTGTAAAGGGTATGCTGGTTCTGATAAGTATGTCGTTGTTCTTCACGAATTTCCTGGTAAGTGTATACAAAGAAGTATGGAAAATAGTTACTTTAATTTCTTTTGTGTTATGCGTAGAAGTGACTACAAAGTAATCCACGTAAGTCGTGGTAAAGCATCAGGTAATCTTTCTTATAAGTATGTTTCAGATAACTGGGATAGTTTTATGAATATCCCAATGGAATCTGTGAAAAATGCAGCAGATGCATATTTTTGGGATGTAGCAACCCACCAGTTATGTAGAACTAATATTACTGCATATGGTAAGTATCAATACTTAGAATACGAGTGAGTTGTAAACAATTAACATGTGAATAGGATATGAACATTATGATAAAAGAAATTATAATATGTGCTATACTTGGATTTTTTATTGGGTATGGTTTAGTATCTTTTGTAAAGGATATCTGTAAAAGATCCTTGTGAGGTAGCTATGAAATTTGAAAACCGTAAGGGCGAGATTGTTGATGTAAAAGATTTGGAAACTTCTTTTCTAAAGCATCAATTGTCTTATTTTAGAAACAGATGTAGAGAAGATGAGAACTACATTGAAGCTTTTGAGAATGAGTTGAACTGTAGAAATGGGTTGCCTAATAATACTGAAAGGTGTTATCCCACAACGTGGAAGTCTAAGACTGGGGATATTCTTATCTACCAGATGAGTACAGACCATATACAAAAATGCATATCATATTTAAAGACTAATGTATCAAAAGATAAAGAGGCTATTGCTTTAATGGCTGCTGAATTTGAAACAAGAACTGATGACCATGAGTATGAGCACCCCAGTAACGGTAGCGGTGGTTATCCATATATAGATGAGGATAACGCTGACTGTATAGACCCAATGGTTAATTGGGGTGACTAAAAGGAGGTAGTATATGCTTTCTGAAACAATAAATGCAGACTCTTTATATCTTATAAATGGTACCTATATAAAAGTTAGTAATGTAGGGTATGAAGCAGAAACAGATACTTATTCTGTTATGCATACTTTTTGTGGTAAGACACAGAAACTTATTATCCCAGCGAGGTCTGTGCTATACTTTGTATTAGAACAAGATAAAGCTGAGGTGAGTTAATATGCGTTGGTGGCTTCATAAAAGAAAAAAGATGTATCGTTATAAGGCTATGCTTTTGAGACCATGTAAACCAGACCCAGAAGGTTATTGTAAGACTGAAAGTTTGGCAGTGGTAATTGAGACTGATATGGAAAATTTTAAGTCTTTTAAAGATGATGTCTATGGCAAGTGGATAGTAGGTGCTGTAGCAAAGATATAAAAAGTAAGTAAAGACGCACAAACAGAGGGAAGTGAAAAGATATTTAGTAGTTGTTCCTTAATTCTCATGGCATGCAACTGTCAGGACTGGAGGAGTGTATGTAGTATGTATGGTTGTACCTCAACTTATTTTTTTTGGTTCGCTTTTTAATTGAATCTTTTTTGTAGGGAGGTTAGCATGTTAGACAGTATCCTCTCTTGGCTTGGTGATTTTGATTGGTATGACTTCGATAGACCGTACTATTGTAACGGAGACATTAAGGTTTATGTCCGTAGTTTGGAAGCTACATACCTTAAATCTAAAATAGTTATCAAGTTGAGTAAAGTTGTGCTTGTAACAATAGCTGCTGTTAAACAATCTATATTAACAGCAAGCAATGCATTGAAATGCAACTCGCCTCCGGTGATGAAAACTATATAGAATAATTATTAATTAGGGTTTGGCAAGAAAGGTTTACATGCCTTTGCTGTGCCAAGTGGGGTTCTTACTACCCAGGGATTAGGATTAACCCGAAGATACTTAGTATCTTCTATATGACTGTTCTTGAAATAAGAGTGTGTCTATGCACAGATATCTCCTCATAGGCTTAGGAAGCTTGGCTTCTGTGACGGTAGCAAGATTGTAATTGCTAACTACAATTATATACTAAACCTCTGTTAGTAGCTACCGAGACTTGGAGACCTTGTAATACAGAAACAATGCCTTAAATAGTGGCTCCCTTAGCAACGGAGTATGCTACGTGTGTCAGTCTTGCTCGAGAATGTAGACTGTGGTTAGGGTAGAGTCGCTGTGGTGCGTACACAGACCGTAGAGATACATAACAAACATCTCTACCGAGATAAAGAGCTGGTTGGATTCCAGTGCTCTATCGTCAACCATATACTTTGCAATTATTGTTAACAAATTTTGTTAAGGATGGTGTATGTTATGAGAGAACATAAAGGTTTTTGGTGGCATGTGTTAAGAGCACAAGCTATGCTATTTGGTTATGGTGCATTGATAGTAGGTGGATTTATTGCCTTAGTGCTATTTGTTACTTGGGCTTCTACGTTACATGGTATAGCTGCTCTTATATTCTGGGTATCAGTACTTCTACTAATAGGTTTAGTAGCTGGTATTATAAGCTACATAATGCAAGATTTGTAGGGTTATAATGATGGGTAGATTAAGTGACCCAGATGTTTTAATATTGATTGCTGTAGTAGTAATAGCTATTGTTATCTTTGGCTTCTTTGCTATGTATGAGCGAGTGAATACTGAGTATATAGTAGTTATAAGGCATACTCCTAATGGGAATGTTTCTACTACATATTCTGGGTATAAACATTCTGATATTTCTTGGGAATATAATGTCCTGTCTTTAGATTACGGCAGGGATACTTGTTATCATGAGATAAAGGGTTGTGATGTTAAGGTATACAATGAAGGTTGTGGATATCTAAAGAGAAAGTAAGGAGCATGATATGGAAAGAATAATCTGTAAAGAATGTGGTACTTGCCATGAAGAAGAGAATGGTAGCAAAGAAGTTACTGAACAGTCTGGTTTTCTTTGTGGTAGTTGCTACGAAAAACTAAGAACTATTAAGCAAGCTCAAGATACAGTTGCTTATAAAACGAGAAGCTAATATTTTTAGGTTATAGTGTGATGGCTTATGCCTATATCACTAATGGGTGTTACTGTTTAAAGTTTTTTTATTTGGGTGGCTGGACTGGTATTCTAGTGTTAGACTAGTGGGAAACTTAGGTGAGCTAATCATACTCGGATTTTTGCCCAAGGAGCTGTCCCTAAGTACTGTAGGCTCGCAATATACAGGGAACCCCACCCTTTTACACCCATCTATAGGAGGTTAATTATGAAATCGTTTATTGGTATTGCATTAGTTTTTATTGTAGTATTTGCTGTAATTAGTGGCATCTTCTCTGTAGTAGGGTGGCTTACTAAAGCATCCAAGGTAGTAGAGAAAGAGGTTGACCCAGCGAATCTACAGAGGAAATATGAGTGGTTTAAAGACCAGTCTGCTGCCCTTACCCAATTAAATGCAGACATCAAGGTATACTATACTAATGTGTCTGAGATGAAGTCTGACTACAAGGGTATTCATAGAAGTAAGTGGACTAGAGATGATAGGAACCAGTATGCACAGTGGAGAGCTGAGTGTGCTGGTGTAGTAGCTAAGTATAATGAGCTGGCTGCTGAATACAATAGCCAGATGGCTAAGTGGAATTGGAAGTTTTGTAATGTGGGTAGTCTTCCCAAGGGAGCCAGTGAGGTTTTACCTAAAGCTTATGCTCCTTATAAGACAGATTTGGAGTAACCTGTGAAAATTCTATTAAGTTTTTGTGTAGTATTAATGATACTACTTAGTGGTTGTGAGTCTCAACCTGTAGAGACTGCTATAGATTCTCCTAAGAGAGTTCAGGTAAAAGTAAAGACAGATTCCGATGGGTTAACTGTAGAGCAGAAGAATATATCCAGGAGACTTACAGAAGATAATAAACCTGGGGCTGTTAAACATTTATACCTTATTTCACCGTATTCTGGACAAGCTATAATGTATTCTACTGTCAATGGTAAAGTTACTTCCTCTGAGAAGAGGCTTACTCCTAAGACTGTTGGATGCACTGGTGGAGAATATGTATATAGGGAGAATAGGGGTATTGCGGTTGCACTACCTAATGAAGGCACTAAAAATACCCCAGAGGTATTAGGTGATGATGGTACTTATGGAGATAGCTACCAGTATATTTACTGGTGGGATACTAAAGGAAGATATCATCAAGTTATTCCTGGGAATTGTATAGTCCTGATTACAGATAAGCCGCTGGTAACTAATAAGGTTACTATTGATTTGAGGAATGTGCAATAAAACAAGAAGAGATAGATGAACTCTTTACTATAGAAATAGAATAGTTGGTGCTAATATGGAAATCATAGAAAGAATACCAGTTCCTACAGGGGACATTTTAATAGTCGAAGGTGAACATGGTAAGTTAGAATGTTTATCACTGGGTGACTATGGCAAAGATGTTAATGTACACTCTGATGCTCTTGGTTTATCAAGAGATATAGAAAAAGTAGAGCATACTAAACTGCTTCCTTTAGAACACAAGTGGGTAGTAACTATATCTACTCAGTATGGGTGTTCTATGAAGTGTAAGATATGTGATGTTCCTAAAGTAGGTCCCGGAGTAAATGCTACCTGTGATGATCTTGTGAACCAAGTAAGAGTGGCTATGAGTATTCACCCAGAGGTAGTATACTCCAAGAGACTTAATGTACATTATGCCAGAATGGGTGAGGCTACTTGGAATCCAGAAGTTCTTGATGCGACAGTTGTTTTACATAGTCATCTTCCTAAGGAGTTTCTTTTTCATCCTGTGGTATCTACTATGATGCCTAAGACTAATAAAAATTTGTATGAGTTTTTATCTCAGTGGATCTTTTTAAAGAACCAAGTTCTAAATGGTGAGGCTGGGCTACAGTTATCTATAAACTCTACTGATGAGGAAGAGCGTGTACACTTGTTTGGTGGCAGTGCTCTCTCATTAGATAAAGTTGGGAAGCTGATGTCTCGATTTGATTCTAGACCCCTGATAGGTAGGAAGTATACACTCAACTTTGCAGTTGCTGGATGGGAAATATCCCCAGAGATTTTATTAAGATACTTTAATCCTGAGAGGTACATTATTAAGTTGACTCCTATGCATAAGACTATAACTGCATTGGAGAATGATATTAAAACATCAGGAGACTATACTACTTTCCATCCTTATAAAGAAGTTGAGGAAGAACTAACAGCTGCTGGGTATGATGTACTTGTGTTCATTGCTTCCAAAGAGGAAGACATGGGAAGAATTACCTGTGGAAATGCTATACTTTCTGGAACGAGACCAGAATTGTAGATAATAGGAGAGTCTTATGGATAGGGCTATTATAGTTGATAATGAGAATAGATGCTCTTACTATTATCCTTATGAGGTAACTCTTGAGGATGGGGAGCTTGAGTTAGCTATCAGGTTCGCCAATCCTATGATGCTGCTCTATAAGATCACGAAGAGTGGGACTACTTATATAAAGTTTGATTCTAATAAGGAATTCTATGATAGAGTAGCAAATAATATAACTTCTGGGAAAGCTAAACTTGAAAATGATGGAGGGCTTACTGGTTATAAATACCCTATATACTCTATAGTTACTCGTGAAGAGAGTGAGTTTATAGAGCAGGTTACTATATCAGTGTGTGCTCTACCCTCTTATAGGGATGGAGAACCAGACAGATACAGAATCTTCATAGACCAAGGAGACTACCATATGGGGTGCCATACTTACCATCAGAAGTCCAAGATAGGTAAGAGACTAAAGGCTCTCTATGATGCTATGGTTAAGAAGCATGCTATCCAGGAGGTAGTCCCTGTTGAGAGGAAAGGTCTTGGAGAAGTGTTGTTTGGGGAGGTGAGCTGATGTATGGAGAACCCTTAAATCCAGGAGCTATTGTCGCTATGACTTGGATATCTAATATATGTTTCTATTTATGCGTGCCTTTAGTTGCCTTGGCTATCTTAGACAAGTATGAGCATGAGTTTCTATGGGTATCAGTAGCTGGTCTTGCATTTATGTGGATCAACTTTGAGGGTGGGTATGTTGCAAAGACAGGGGATTTCTCTGTGATACTTACACAATTCTTATTCCTGTTGGGGTGCTCTATCCCTATAGGTATCCATTACGTTATTATGCGCCTACTTAGAGTCAGGAGACCTTACCATGGGTTTTAGTGAATATAATTATGCTTTTTATCTAGGGTATGCTCTTTTAGTATTATCTATAGTTATGATGTGGGCTGCAGTGGTAAGTAAGATTGAGTTGCTTGGAGTTTATGCTCTAGGTGTAGTGTTTCTTCCAGCTACAGCTTTCCTAGGATTATATTATGAGTATGGAGACAGGTCCATACTGATAAATCATGTATCCTTCCTAGTAGGGTGTGGTATCACTGGATATATTGCTCTTGTTATATGGCTATTGTGTATAGGTAAGGAGAGTTATCATGAGTATTAGTTATCTATTCTGGGGCTTTGTTATAAGCTCCTCTATTTATGTGGTATATCTTATTGCTCCACACGTGCGTCGCTTTAAGAAGCGAGATTCTTGGGATTTGTAGGTATTGCAATGAGAGTTGATAAACAAATTGATAAGAAGCTAAGAGAGATAAACTCGAGATGTAAACCTAATCAAGCAAAGAAGATAGTTAAACTTGCTAAGAAAAGTTCAAGCTCCAAGCGAGAACTAATAACTAAGCTTTGGTTCTATGATATAATGAGGCATACTAAATGAAAAGTATTGTATTAGTAATTGTTATCTTGGTGGTATCTTCTTCTTGTTTTGCTGGTGTATTAGAGGAAGCAGATAAGTTATCCTCTGAGAATAAGAGTATACAGGCTCAACTTGATGATTTACTCCACAGGGGGTTCTTTGGATATAGTAACAATGAGGATGTAGCTAAGGAACTTACTCTGAGGTATAAGTATAACAGGGAACGTTATGAGGAGTTGAGGAAAACCAAGGAGGGTTCATCTCTATACCCTATGCCTATTGTTCAAGCTGCTTTCGGGGATGATGACATGCCTCGTACCAAGTTAGAGATTGCTAAGATTAAGAAAGATGAAGAGAAAGTTGCTAAAGAGTTTGATAGGATAGCTTGGGATGTAATGGTAGTTATATGTGCTATTGTTATCTTTACTCTATTCTTTATGGGATGTAGATATTTAATAATTGCTGCTTGTGATAGCGTTGCTAATGCAGCAGCTAAAGAGAAGAAGCCTAATAAGTTTGATTATTGAGGTAGTTATGAAAGAATTTGATGTGATAGTTAAAGCAACAATGGAGTTTAGGTTTACATGTAAAGCTAAATCAAAGAAAGCTATTCGTGATATGGATAATGATGATGATAGTTTACTTGATGGAGCAAGTTATATGTATACTGAATCTAATGGGTATGACTGGAAACATGCTGACATAATAGAAAAAGGCAAAGACTAATGAAAAAGTTTTATATTAAGTACAAAAGAACTATTCAAATTGTAGCTTTTGTTTTGATTATGATAGTAACTATATTTATAGCTTGGTTTATGCACCATATAGGTTTGAGGTATTAGCATGTATTATATCATAGGTGTTGCTATTCTTATAGTAGGTGTGGTAGTATTAGATAGGGGTTATCCTAAGGTTTCCCTTGCATGCGTAGTATTATTATTGGGATGGACTATCTTTTGCCACTTCTATTCTCCTGGTAAGGTTACTCGTGTAACAGATACTACTTACCTGGGTGAAATTGCCCTCCAAAAATCTGTTAAGTTACGAACTGGGTGGTGGGTAGATGTAATGGGAATCGAAAAATACCCCAGAGTTGAGTACTACCTTCGTGTTGATGGTGAAAACATAAGAGTAGATAAAGAAAGCTATGATTTTCTGAAAGATTACTATACTAAGTAGGTAATATAATGAGTGATAAAGAATATGTTAAAGCTCTTGAAGAAGAGAATACCAGACTTAGAGCCAAGTTAAAGGCTAAACAACAGGCTAACTGTAGTCATGATGATTATAGTCTTTATTGTAGTAGCTATGAAAATAGAGCCCCTTATACCACATATAAGTGTAACAAATGCGGGTATATATGGGATGAGAGCATTAGTTGCTAATAGGAGAGTGTTATGGATAATAGTTGGAAAGAAACTTCTTGGAAAGTAACTATAGATGGTAACTTAGCGTTTACTGTTCACAAAATGGTTCCGTGGTATATTTATGAAGAAGAATGGTGGAGAGAGAACGAAAAAGGTTACTGTATAAGTGATAGTAACCTCAAAGATTGTACTGGTATGAAGTCAATCTTCAGCAGAATTGTTGAAATAGTCAAGAAGCGAAGCCCACGGTTCAAGGATTCCAAATTTAATTATTATGCTTCTAAGTATGTGCTTAATACTGGTGTTAGTGGACAAGACCCAGAGGATTGTGACTGTGACTTACCTACTGAGGTACAAGTATACCTTGATACCAATACTCATTGCTTATATGGGTGGTGTATTTCTGAAGACCCAGAGACCAGGTTTGAAGAGTTATCTGATTATGTTTTTAAGACTGAAGCAGAAGCTATGTCTGTAGCCAGTGAGTATATAAATAGTAATTTTAATCCTTACGTTTTTAATGAGTATACTATAGAGCAAATCAATTCTTTGGGTGATTCCAAAGAAGAAGAAGTTACTGATACTAAGACTGTTGACTCTTCTAATAGTGGTGTGTCAAGTGAAGATAGTGAGTGGTTAGTAGGTAAGGTATGTTTCTATGACCGTACTACACACAAGCTTCTTAGGATTTTGGCTAAGAATAATGTGGGGCACTGGGTATCCAGTGATACTATTCTTGGTGACCCAATACCTATATGTGATAGTGAAATATTAGGAATAGCTTTTAGTAAAGTTACTGCTGACATTTTTGACTATGAATATGTAGTGACTAAGTACTATAAGAAATTTGAAGACATGGTCTTCTTTGTTAGTGCTTCACCCTTTGATTCTAATGGAGAAGGTGTTACCAGAATTTGGAAGATTAGTATGACTGATAATAATATAGGTATTGTAAATGCTCTTACTTGTAGGTCTTTTTCTAAAGAAGAAGATGCTATGATAGAGGTGGATAGCTATATAGACTTTCTTAAGAAGGACAAGACTATTAAAGATTCTTCTGGTTTATTAGATACTAAAGAAACTATAACTTTAGAAGATAGAGTAGTTGAGTTAGAAAAGGATACTGCTTTTCTAAAGCAGACTGTTAGGACTCTTAAGAGAATAGTTATGGGGTCTGATTAGAGGTGTAATATGTTTGTTCTTATTATATTAGTGTTAACAATAATTCTTTTTATTGTTGCCGTGGTTTCAGACGCTAAGGTATCTTGGAAGTATGGTATTGCTGCTTTTGTAAGTACGATACTTTGTGCTATATTTGGTCTTTACTCTCAGGTGCATCCAGATTATAAGTTGTATGCTAAAGAACAAGTAGGTAATACTATTATCTATAGATATAAAGATAGTAATAGTAGTTTCTTCCATGCTCCTAATGGAGATACTTTTTATATTAGTATTGCTGGTTCTCCAAAGATACAAGTGCAAGAGGAGGAAGTAAAGAAGAAGTTATACCCTAAGGAAGAAGCTGGAAAAGTTAAGGAACATATTTTTGATTAATAGTAGGGGTAAGTACATCCCAGAGGCAGAACAATGAATAGTTATGACGCTGTAGTTACAAATAATAAAAAGAATTTAGATGCTTTTATTACTAAGACTAATGAGCACCTTAAGAGTAGTGGGTTCTCTATTAAGTTTATTGATAATGAGACTATAGAGGTTCTCTGTGGTAGTATGTCGGTGGATATCATACCTACTAAGTGGATTAGTAGATTTGGATATCTGTATTATGGTAAACTTTCTGAAGAAGTATTGGATGTTATCAATAAGTATTCAGTTAATCTTAGCAGTAGGTTAGCTAAGGAGATGGATTTCACTGGTGGCAGTCCTATATTAACTATACATCAGATAGAAGAAGACCTCAAAGAATTACTGGGAGATGTGTATACTGTACAAACTCGTGGTAATTATAGTATTGTTGTAAAGGACCGTAATGAAACTATTCTTGAATGGTTTATGGACATACCAACTTGTTCTACTTGGGATGCTGGAAAAGATGTAGCTAAGATATTGGAACGCTTAAATTTAGAGTTCCAAGGTAATAAGCGTGAATGTGAACGACGAGTGAAATTTTATGACGGAAAATTGAAAGAGTTGTCAGAAAAATCCAAGGCTTTAGTGTCTAAGTATTCTATATATGGATGAGGCGCAGCAATGGAAAAAGATATTTCCTTAGGTAAGTTGTTAGGTATTGTAGCTCTTGGTCTTATAGGTGGTACTATATTAGCTATAGTAGATATAGTTACTGGAAAAGAAGGAACTTATCCAACACCAGATGAGAGTATTGTACTTAGACGTGATAGAGTATGAGAATTAGAAAATAGAGTTGAAGAGTTGGAACATAAATCTCATTATGACCCAGACGCTGACAATAGCTGGTATGGGTTCATAGGATTATGAGTATGGAGGCTGAAAAAATATGAATCCAGTGATAACAATTGAGCAAATTAATGATGACCATAAAGGTTTTACTTTTAATGGAATAAACATAATCTTTGCAAGTTGTAAAGAAGATGATGAGTATTATTTACTTATACTTTACAATGATGCTGGTGAAGAGATGGGTTCCATAGAAACTGATAAGTATACTATAGAGTATATATAATAGATTTGGGTGGTTGTAACGTTAAGGATTAGCTATGATAGATATTAATTATATAGTAAAGACTTCTAAGAAAATATATCATGCTATAGATAAGGAGTTTACTAAGAACCCCATTAATGTAGATATACGGGAAGAAGATGATTGTATTTATACAAGACCAGAAAATTCTACTGAGTTTAATAGGAAGTTTAGAACTTTAGCTTCTCGTTTTACTGCTATGAAGATAACCAATCATCTTGGTAAGATTACTTTTTCTATGGGGCCAGTTCAAGAGGCTCACGGTGGTGGGCAATACTGTATGGTGAAGAATAATATATGGATTAGTCCTCATTATGTATGTATCTATAGGGGGAGGGGTTGTGGTTATAGTATCTTAGATGTTATAGTTCATGAGCTTACTCATTCTATGGATACTTCTCTTACTCCTACTGGAGAGTATGTTCAAGATTACTTACCCTGGGAACTTCAGTCCTGTGAAGTGCTTGCTGTATCTGCTACCATAGCAGCCAGGATCATTAGTAGTAGACTGGAGACTGGAGATATACCTATCATAGCAAGGATAGTTCTTGATGATTTGGCTATACCTTGGGAGTATTACAAACGATATTGTAAATTAGCTTTTAGAATGTTGAGAGCTAGTAAATATAAGAGGTAGTTACTATGTATATATTTTTTTCTTGCTTTAGTTTTCTCCTTTTTGTTGTTGGTATTCTAATACTAATAGAAGGAATTAAGATTCCTGATGATACTGAGTTCATAGGAGGTACTTTTATTAGTGCTTTCGCTTTTGCTTTTACTTGTGGGCTTCTTATGACTCATGTTGGGGGTATCTTTAGATACATTACTGTTGGATTGTTTGTTGGCTCTATTATATTTATAATTCTTTTTGCTTTACTATGTATTTATGATTACTATATTTTGAAAGGAAAGAAATATGAAAACTGATGAGTATGATAAAACTGTTGAAGGTACATGGGTAGCGTTATTATACCTACGTGTGTACAGAGACATAGAGATTTGTGTTAGCTGTGATGACAAAGATACTGGTCTCTGGTGTCTTGATGTTAGTTATAGGTTAGAATCTGGAGAAATAATTTCTAAGGATTTGGGAACTGATTTTCCTGATTACAATGAAGCGATGATAGTTGCGAATAGGTGGGTGTATAAGGAAGCCGATGATTGGTTGCTTAATGTTACAGGTGGAACTGAATCTGATGATACACAAGTAACAGAAAATGCTACCTCTGATATAGAAGACGAGGATTATCTTGAGTATGTAAAAAATGCTAAAGATGGTGAAGTTCCTGAAGAAGATGATAGCCCCTTTGATGGGGAGGAATTAATTATCCCAGCTATAGAGACTAAAGACTTTACTAAATGCAATGACTGTATACTATCTAAGATATGTATTCGTCCGAATAGTAATGACTGTGAAGCAGAGTCTACTACAGTAGAGGTAATAGTTTCTGCTATAGATACTGCTATTGCAAAGATAGTAGAATTAGAACTTGCTACTAATGAATTGAAAAAGTCTGTCTCTAATTTGAGGACATCCATTGCCCAGCGTGGTAGTAGTGGTAGTGGTTTAATAGGACTACCCTAAAGGTGTTGCTATGATTCATGTTGTTACTAAAGATATATTTGAGAAACCAGTAGAAGCTTTAACTATACCTATAAATTGTGAGGGTAAAGTAGAGACTGGGATTCTTAAGAAGTTTAGCATCTTGTTTCCAACAGAAACTTTTTTCTATCAGGAAAATTTATGTACAGCTACTACACGGTGGCGTATGTGGGATGCGTTTATTTATACTCGGCATCAGTCTTCTCCTAAGTATGTTGCTTTCTTTCCTACTAAAGATTTTTATGATGATGAGGCTACATTAGATGATATAGGTAGGGGAATTGATGATTTAGCAAATCATATTAGGATCTTTCCTATTAGTTCTATTGCTATACCAGCTTTAGGTTGTGGAAGTGGTGGGTTGCAGTGGAAAGATGTTAAAGAAGTTATGGAGCATGGTTTAAGACGAGCTGCTTTGCAGTGTGAGATTTATTTACACACTCCTCATACTATTCCTTATGAGTAGATTGTACATTGTGGACAATTGCTTGTTACATTTGTAAAAAATGCCCTGCCATGGGTTTGGGTAATGTGGAGTTTATATTATGATAACATTTAGTCATGGTAATATACTTGAGGCTAATGTAGAGTGTATAGTTATACCTGTTAATTGTGTAGGTGTAATGGGTGCTGGATTAGCTAAACAGTATAAGGAAAAGTACCCGACAGCATTCAGGTACTATAGAGATAGTGTATGTGCTCTTGGTAGATTAACTATTGGCGATGCTTTTATTTACTGTCATGGTAGTAGAAACTCTCCTATGTATTCTCTTTGGTTTCCAACTAAGGCTGATTGGAGATGTGCTTCTCGTATAGAGGATATAAAAAATGGATTAGATGATATGGTTTTTCATATGAGAGACTCCGGTATAAACTCTATAGCTATTCCTGCTTTAGGATGTGGTCTCGGTGGGTTAAACTGGGATGATGTTAAGCCTCTCATTATGAAGGCTATAACTGATGAGTTTGACACTACTAAAATTGAAGTTATTATATACGAACCAGATAGGTATGAGTGAGGTGTGGTATGGAAAGAAAGTTAGCATCAGTTCAAGTTGTATCTAATCTTGTACCAATAGAGGGTGCAGATTTTATAGAAATGGCAGTCGTTGGTGGTTGGCACACTATAGTTAAGAAGGGTGAGTTCACTATTGGTGGACTTGCTATATTCTTAGAAGTAGATAGTGTGTTGAATCCAGATCTTTGCTGGGTACAAGAGTATGCTTCTTTTATGGAAGCTCGTAAGTGGAGAGTAAAGACTCTTAAGATGAAGGGTGTTCTTTCTCAGGGTTTACTAATACCTATGTCTGTTCTGGGAGAATTTGCCGACGCTACTGAAGATACAGATGTAACAGAAGCATTAGGTATCGTAAAGTATGAAGTTCCAGAATTCACTGGAGTAGGAAGGTTTACTGGTAGGAGAGTTTCTACTTTCCCAACTCACTTAATCTCTAAGACTGATGAGACACGTATACAATCTAAGATGAAACTTCTTAGTGAATTAAAAGGCTTGCCTTATTATATTACCGAGAAAGCAGATGGTAGTAGTGTTACATATGTAACAGTAAGCGATGAAGTGGTAGCTTGCTCAAGAAACAATATGCTTGACAAGGAAAATACTTTCTGGGAAACTGGAGAACGTTACGACTTATTAAGAAAGTTAACAGAGCATCCAGAGATAGCTTTACAAGCAGAGATTATAGGACCTGGTATTCAGAAGAATAGATATAATCTCTATGTACATGAGCTTAGATTCTTTAATGCTTATAACTTAGTAGACAGAAGATACCTTGACTTCGAGGGGTTAGTTAGATTATGCCTGGACTGGAACCTTCCAATGGTAGAGGTAGTAGAATGTGGTGATTGTTTTGACTATACTTTGGAACAGTTATTAGAATTGGCAAAGGGTAAATACCCAGGGACAAGTAATGACAGAGAAGGTATAGTTGTCAGGCCACAGGACGAAACTTATTCCCAGAGTTTACAAGGTAGACTTAGTTTTAAAGTACTTAACAACGACTTCTTACTCAAGGAGAAGTAAATGAAAGTTATTAGATTTGATGAGAAGGAAAGGCTACTGAACCCAAAGGATTTAGATGAGCTATTGCGTACTCTTGCTGAGAAACTACAGAGTATGTTGGGAACTGATTTAAATATTACATATATAGTTCATGCAAATTCTATTGTTGTCGGAGTATGTACAGATGGACAGGATGATAGCTATTACAAGAGTAATTTTCTTCTTTCTGCATGCAAATCTTCCAAGCCTCAATGCTATGATAATGCTAAGATAGTATTAAATGTTGGTATGTGCATCGAGACAATTTTAGGAAATAAGGCACGGCATTTAAGTGATTTGGCACGTTGTATTATGGTAGCTCATGACAATGTTAGCAATGTGTGTAATAAATTCTTAAGAGAGAACTAACTATGAGTGTATTTGAGAAACTAATCGGTGACTTAGCATACGAACACATACAAGAGAGGGATAAGCGATATCCTTTTGTAAAAACCACTAAGTGTTCACGATGTGGACATAAGTGTCATACTATAAGTCAAAATGATATACATTACGTTCCTAAGTTTAGGAGTCCGTTTACAAGCAAGCCTCTTTGTTACACGTGTATTAAAGAAGTGTTCTCTTGGGTGTGTGATATATGTTCTCGTTTCTCTGATGGTTATGATGATTCATGGGTAGAGATAAAAGGTCGTATGTTTTGTGATAACTGTGTTGAGAAATTGGCAGATAGATTAGTTGATAAACTGGAAGAGTTAAGCAGATGATTATATATAATAAGACACATAGAAAGAAAGCTAAAACTATAGAAGAGAGACTAACTATATTAGAGAAAGAGTTTAAAGAATTTAGAGACTCTACTCCTAAGTATGGTGTCTTCGTGACTCCTTCTAATCAACCTACTTACTTTCCAAGAGAAATTGGGATAAGATACTAATGAATAAGTACATTAAACTACTGGAGAATGGTTCTATAAACTGGAAAGAATTGCAGTCTTTTCTTGATGAGTTGAATGAAGAGCTAAAGTTAATTGGGAACTTCACAGTTGCTATTGAGCCTTTCCTTGAATATGTATGTATCTTTACTGATACACAATATGTGTCTAAAAAGATAGCCATTTCTGATATGTTAGTTGATACTGGAAATATTCTTGACTTTGGTAGTCTACGTGATGAGGTGTATGCAGCTGTTATAAGTTGTTTGTATGCAAAAAAATCTTATATTGATGACACTATCATTACAGTTGAGACTAAAATAACAGATGCTAAGCAACTTCGTAAGAAGTTTGGTGTTAGGATGGAGACTTAGTTAGTAAGAGTATATTAAATAGGTGGGTTATTATGAAAGATAGAACTACTATGACTACTGCTCAGTTAGAAGCAGAGCGTGAAGAGATTGATAATATTATTGCTGATAGGGAAGAAGCTAATGAAGAGAGGGTTGAGTCTCTTAATATAGTACTTCATCCCTTAGGGTTTAATGCCCGGGCACCATACTTTGATTCTATTGGTTTAGCCCTTGGGGTAAATGGTGCAGGTGATTTTAAGAAGTTTCCTAAAGAGGAGTTCCTTGGAAAAGATGATATGGTAGACACCGAAAAACTTCTTGTTGCTATGCTTCTTGTTATAAGAAGAGAGCTTACCAAAGGTATACAGACCGCAGAGACAGAGCTAACTACGAATACAGTAGTTTTGCAGGATAGAGTAAAGACATACAAAGCATCTCTTGACAAATGTGAAGAACTTTTATCTAAGAAACTTTACGGACCTGTTGGAGGGTAGTATAATGTTTAGAAAGATACCTGTTATTAATGGTGATATAAGCAAAGAAGAGATAGGTTGCCTAACAAGGTCTATAAACTGGTCTATTCCTGGTATTACTAATATTTGTGTTGAGTATTATACATTAGACTCTGCTAAGATTCTTTCTTCAAAGCGTTTACACTTGAGGAACCGTGGTACTGAAAAAGAATATGGTAAAGTGTTTCTTCTTGAGCAGTATGTTTGTGAGGATGGGCTTGATACTCTTGCTTTGGCAGCTGATGTTCTTTCTACTATTAACGGTCTTGGGATTAAGTTTGATTTAATGAATATATTAGGAAAAGTTGAAAGAGAATACGCAGAAACTTATGTTAATTTGTTTTTACATAATATAAGTGAGGTTCTTTCTGATATAGGTATCTCTGTTTATACTGATACCAATGAAGTTTATATTAGGAGAGAAGGTAGAAGCTTCAAGTCATTCCTTCTTTCTTGTCATATGAAAGAATGTATACTCAATGAGAAGACTTGTAGAGATGCTGTTATAAAGAATGCTATGTCTCTACTATCTGAGACATGTGATAGCTGTAGAGAACAATTGTCTGAGTGTTTAATGAATATTAAATTCTTGGAAGAATATAAAGATGATTGTAGTAGTCTAAAGTAGCAAGAGTTAGAGAGTGTTACACTGTGGAGGTGTATTATGACTGAGAAACAAGTGAGACAGGCTATAGGTTTGCCTCCAGAATATAAGAAGATAGATGTATTTGAGTCTGTTTTACTTTATGATAAGGGTGGGCTGGGGCATGATGGTATGACTTTTCTTAGTAGCCTTGCTCTTAGTATAACCGAGTCCCTTGAAGAACACTCTGATATATGTGAGATAGAAGTTAAGAGTTATCCTTATGTAGATGAGATTGAAATTTCTATGGATAGTGAAGATATCTTATTTGAAGATGATGCTAATGTATTACATGTTTCAGATTTTATGCAAGGTGATATCCTTGATGTTAAAGCATTAAGGTATAGTATCTATGCTACTATTTCTAGACTATTAAAAGATGTAGCTGAAGAATATAGGCAACAGTCTTTAAAGTTTTCGGAGTATAGTAGTAAGACTACTGAACTTTCTAAGAAAGTTTATGATGAAGTGGTGAAAGGATAGTATTATGGTAGAGCTTGTAGAAGATGCTGATTTCTATGTAGATCCAAGTGTCCAGATGCAAATCGAAGCTTTAGTGGAAGCTATTAATGCAGACTTAGAAAGTATTCCTTCTGAGATGTTCTTAGTTTCTATAGATTACTTCCCTTGTGATATGCAGTTAGAAATAATTGTAGAAGATATAGTTACTTCTGACTTGATAGAATTCCCAGAAGATAGAAATGTAGTAGAATTAGATCAGTATATAGAAGGTGAGCATCTAAATACTTCTGCGTTGGTATATAAGTTACGAACAACCATTGATAAGTTGTTTGATGATATAGCTACTGATTGCAGGGAAACTATTAATAGTGCTGCTGATTATAGCATAGCTGTTCTTGGTAGAGAATGGGGAGATATAGATATTAGTTTAGTAGTACTGAATATGATTGAAGAAGGTTGAAGCATAGTAAGGAGAACAGTTTATGGAAGAAATATGTTATCAACTTAATGAGTATCATGGGTTTGTAGATGAAGAGGATGATAATGCTGCTTATGATGCTATAGATAGAATTCTTAATCCGTATAATATAGATTTTTGTTGGGATGAGGATGAGATATCTTTTACAGATCGTGATCCATGGTTTGATGGAGAGGGAGCTGAATTTGAGTTACCCTCCTTAGATATTGCAAACTATATAGATGATGAGGATGTATTAAACTTATCTCAACTTTTGATAGCTGTTATAAAGGCAATCAAAGAGCACTTCCAGTGGAAAGTATCACATGCAAGTTCTATATTAACTCTATCTAAGAAACAAGAGAGACAGTTTGCTATGGCAGTTTCGTCTTATGTTAAGGAAATAGAATATGAGTAGAGTGAAGTCTTGTGTTCCTGTTAGTCAAGGTATATTCTTTACGATAGCAGAAGCTGGTAGTCGTGTTAAGAAATATGGTTATCATGTTACTGGTAGAGCTTCTGATAAAGAAGTTGAGTTAATATTGTGGGGGCCAGCCCCCAGAAGCTCTATCTATAGTACAACCAAGTCTCTTAAAGATGATGGTACTATTGATACTGATTGCTTAGTTAAGACTGTATGTGTTTTAGCTATACTGGATCTTACTACTCAAGTAGATGAGTTACGTTCTAATATAAGAGAACTTTCTGGGATATTTGGTGTCGAGTTTGATGGCATTAGTAGTAAGAATGTAAGTGAGGTAACTTAGATGGTTGCTATTCCTTGGTTGATATTAGTTATTGGTATGGGGCTTCTTGTTACGTTCTTGTTGTGTGATGATTCAGATCATGCTACTGTATTAAAGCGTCGTAAGAAAGAACGTAAATACTTTGAAGAAAGAATGAAATGTTATGACAAGAATGTGAATGCTGAGGTATAGATATGAAGATAGAACTTCCCTTTGAGTTTGGTGATTGGGTTTATGTTGTTACTGAGCAGACGGAATATACAAACTACGAACCTTGTGAACATTGTGGTATGATAAAACCAATAGCACATTCAAGGTATATAGTTGTTAGAATGATTGTAGATTATGTTGGGTCTGATGGTGAAGAGATTAACATTAATTTATATGATGAAACAAATGTTCAGGAAACTCTTTATGCTGTACATCCTGATATGGTATTTGTTAAATTAAAAGATGCTCGTGCTAAATGTAAGGAGTTGTCTGCTAATGCTTGATAAATATGTAGTGGATATGCTTGGGCATTTTATGGATGAACGTGCCGAGGAAACTATAGTCTCAGAAATTAATGAGGTTATAAAACCTTTTGGTTTTACTTTTCATGGTGACCAATATAGTAGACGTATTCTTAAGGGCTATCTTGTTCGAAATATTGATGAAGCTGTAGTTCATTCCAATATACCAAAGGGTCATTTTATAAGGGATGGATTCTTTCATGCTAATGTTCTACTAACATTCATACTTAACAATATCGAGAGCCGATTAGAAGATGTTGTAGATGATTGTGAAGAAGAACTTAGAGATGCTAAAAAGAAGTTTGACTCTTTTACTGCGGTAAGAAAGAAGTATGTAGATGAAAATAGGGATAGTGTCTGATCTGCATGGTGGACAGGGTGGTATATTATCAACACTCCTTGCTTGGATAGAGTATACTAAGGTTGATATGATACTTCAACTGGGTGACTTTGGTTTGTATGATTACAAGTTTCCTGTTCCAGTGTATTGGACATATGGAAATAGAGAGTACGAGCCCCGAGTTTCTGAAATGAGTAACAGATATGCACAACTGTCTAATTGTATTAACAATAATATTCCTATGGTAGATTTAACACCATATTATTTTGGTGATGTTACATGTGTATCATTAGGTGGGGCTGAGTACCCTAAAGGTGATGGCTATATAGTAGAACATAACTGGGATTATATTAATCATATTATTCCTTCTCTAAATGAGGGTGAAGTAGATATATTTATATCTCATGAGACACCTATTAGCAAGAAAGAAAAGTCAATTGTAACTGGAGAAGTTGTTAGCACTCATAATAAAGCTTTGCGGCATTTTGTCAGGAAGCTTTCTCCTAAGTTCTCTTTCTCTGGGCATTGGCATATAAATATGGAAGAGCTTATTCCTGGGAATAAATTTCCTATCGACTCTTATTGCTTAGGGCTTCGACCAAGAGACTGGCTCATCTTTGATACTGAATTGTATAAAGCAGGTAAGTTTCCTATTAGTAGATTGGAGATGTGATGGTTGTTAGTAATAGATTAGAAGCAACAGAGATAGTATCTGATACTCCAGATGATTTAAAGATTCCTGTTGTGTGTGTGCTTCGTAATGTAGCTGCAGTACACAATATGATTGTTCTTGCAAGGGAATACTTATCTGGGTTTAAGAGGACTCCTTATATGGAGTCTATTGATAGCTTTACTTTTAAGTGTAGTGAAAACTCTGTTGTGCTATTAAACAAAGAGAATACTAAAGTAGAAGCAGAAGATATATTCTTAAGTGTAGGTGCATTCTGGTTCTGGTTTACTGTTGAGTTAGAAGATGAATCTAAGGTTGTATTTTTTGAAAGAGAGGAAGATTAAGTATGATGTCTACTGATGTATATACTCCTGATATGGTAGTCTTGCAGGATGGTGGTGAGACTATACTTACTGATACTCTTACTAATCTTGAGTTGGATATTCAGGACGTAGCTGGTATAAACGGTCTTATAGATAATCTTATTTTGTATTATATGTATGACCCTTCTTATTGTGGAGTTGAAGCTGATGTTTTATGTAAAGCATCAAGTGATATAACCCCTGCCTCTACCAGACTTCTTCTCTTCTCTAATATTTTAGGGGCAAGAGTATTCCCTAAGAAGGTTCTACTAACAATAGAAACTATTAAGAAGTCGAAAGCTGATATAACTATCCATGCTTTCATTGATGCGTATGTTTCTGATGATGAGTATGCTTCTTATTGCATATTAGTTAGGGAAACAGATTAGGAGGATATAGTGGCAAACAGTATTAAAAGAATTGTTGCCCTTCCAGGTGATAAAGTTTATATAAAGGGGTGGAACTCTACTGCTATACGGGTTGAAGTAATACAAGTATTGTGTCTTAAAACCAAAACACAGTATAGAGTTTGTTCTAACGAGGGTAGATACAGCACTGAAACTGTGTTGTATGCTACTATTAGTGATTGCAATAAGAATATTTGTATGTTTACTCCTGTAGATAGTAAGAAACTTCCAAAGTTTGATATAGGTGAAACTGTATACTATATATATGAAAGACTTTTGTATGTTAGAGAGTTGAATAAAAATATTCTTTCCTATGTAGTAAAGTCTAATATTATTCAGAACATTATACTGGAAGATAATGTAGACTATTGTTTTGTTAAGCTTGGTCCATCTGGTCTTGAGATAAATGAAACAGTTCATATTCCAAAGTTGTATAAAACTTATGACGAGTGTGCTGCTATAGCAGTATTTGAGGAAAAATAATGAGTATATATGAAGGATTAACTTGGGAAAGTTTATTTGTAGCGTGGATAGGAGATACTGTTTATTCTCCTCAGTTAGTTGATGGAGACTTTAAAGTTGTAGACTATAAAGTTTCTGGTATAGCTATTGATCAGGGGTCTGTATTTTTTGAGTGCTTTAATCCTATAAATGAGAAACCTAAAATGTTCTTATTCTCCAGAATATTCTTGACTGATGCTGGAGCTCTAAAGTATTGTGGTATTCTTAATGAGTTACCAAATAAAGGAAGCATTCCTATATCAGATAAGCTACTTGAGATTAGGGAAGAGAAAGAACCTATCAGTGATAAGGTTAGTAATATAAAGTTTCCTGTTGGTAGTAAAGTTTTTATGATAGATCAGGAGGTAGAACGTCTCCCAGAGATTATCAACCTTAATACTGTTGATCTTGTAAGAAGAAATATTATACAAGATGAAGTATTATCTATTAAAGTTAAAGAGTCTGGGGAAGTTGTATATCAGACTTATTCAAGACAAGCTACAGATTTATTTGGAACTAACGAGGATGCTCGTAAGTTCTTGGCTAATGCTCCAGATGAGTAGGGTGGTGATATAGTTGTTAACTAAAGAAGCTTTCTCTGATTTAGATGTAAAGTTTAAAACTATTGATACATATGTAGCAGATGGTAAGTTAGATGATGCTATTATAATGGCTGACAATGTCAAGAGATCTATTGGAGTTATACAAAGCACAGCTGGAAGAGCTGGTACAGCTATTGGTACTGGTGGAGGAATTGTTGGAGGGTTTTGTGTAGCAGGATTCATAGGTGCTGTAGTTGGCGGTATTGTTACACATGTAGCATCTAAGGTACTGTTGGAAAAAGCATTGTATGTAGCTGGTACTATAGAAGATATAGCAGAGCTTGCATCTGGCATAAAAAGAGAACTAAATGAGATAAAAGATTTGCAAAGAGTGAAAAAGGCTGGGCTTGAACCAGTGCAGATACCTCATTTTAGGTCAGCGTATGATAGATATATTAAAATAAAGACAAAGATTGAGTAAAAAATACTAAACTTTTGTTTAGGTAGGGGATAATATGGATATAATACTTAATGAGTATAATGTAAACACAGACATAGAAAGTCTTAAGGATTTTAAGTTTGGCCCGAAGATGTAGCAACTAACAGAAGAGTTGTTATAGGTCTTCTTAAAGTTGCTACTTATTACAATGTCTTTACTACTTTGCAGAAGGTGTTAAAAAAGTATGACAAGATTAAAGATAAGTCAGAGTTGTTCAGGGATGATAAGGAACCTATTCCTGATACTCCTTTGAAGTTGACTACTACTATAGCTGATGGTTATATTTCTACGTATGCTCATCTGGATGATTATGCTTCTCCAGTTAGAGCAATATTTGTTATAATAGGAATGCCAATAGAGGATTTTAAATCCTTAATAGAGAGGTTAATATGATAAATAAAGTTATTATGGTAGGTAGATTGGCTACTAATCCAGAGTTCGACTATGTTGGAACGGATAAGAAGCCTAAGTCTACGTTCAGGATAGCTGTTAAGGGGTATGGTGATAAGTCAGACTTCTTTACAGTATCTTCCTGGAACAAGCAAGCAGAGTATGTCTCTAATAATTTAAAGAGTGGAGACATGATATTTGTAGAAGGTAGACTTTCTGTTCGAGAGACAGAAAAAGATGGAGTTAAGTCTACATGGGTAGAGATAGTATCTAATGAGATACAACGATTAGCTAAGAAGTTTTCCAAAACTGAAGAAGCGGAAGCTGAACCAGACTCTGGAAGTGATGAGTTATCTGCTTTATTAGAAGGGATATAATATAACAATTGACACGGGAACAGCAGTATGCTATCGACAAACTTGTCGGTTCCCGAGATGAAGAGAGTCGTAGAGAAGTAGCTGAAAAGATATTTCCTACATTTGAGTATTTGATTTACAAAACTATAGATGCAGTGGGAGTTTCTAAAGATACAGCAGACTATGAAGACATAGTGCAGAATGCAAGAGTCTCTTTATATAGAGCTTTGATGGAGTATTCTCCAGACAAGGGCTCTCACTTTGCAACATATGCTATAACGGCTATACGTAACTCCATTACTAACTCTTTGGTTAGTGTATCTTGGAGTAAGTCAGGACAACGTAAGCAATGGAACTTGTCTAACTTGAGTCGTAAGTTTGCTATGGAGTATGGAAGAACTCCTAATAGAGAAGAACTCTCAGAATTGTTAGGTGTTCCAGTAGAAGAGTTTGATAACTATATAAAAGCATCAAGGTCTTCCAAGCCAACAGGTTGCATCAATGAAGACATAGTAGAAAGCATTGATATTATGGATTCTACTACGCCTATTGCATCTATAATTCTTAAGATAGTAAGTAATCTTGATGACGATTCTAAGTTTTGTATGTTAAAACATTTAGATGGCTATACTTATAGAGAAATTGCTGAGGAATTATGCATATCCTCTTCTCGTGTGGGTCAATTAATTATAACTGCACGAGAGAAGATAGCTGAAGCCTTAGCAGAACAAGGATATAATTATGACTGAATATCAGCAAGTAGCTGGAGAAATCTTTCAGACAGAAAAGGGATTTCTTCTAATGTTAGATAATGGTTTAGCTCTAATAGTTCATGATGAAAAGCAGATGGCGGGATACAAATTCTTCCCAGAATTTAAAGATGAGACTATTAGACAAGAAACTATTACTAATATGATAGGAGCAGAAGACTTAACTGCTGTTTTCTTGGAGTCTATACTTGAAGAACCAGTTGATAAGTTTGATCTTGAATATTTTATACACAATGCTCGACAGGTTGTTACCTTTCAGATTAGTCATTCTACTTTAGATTCCAGGGATGCTGGTACAGAGTACATGAGAGCTACTGAACTTGGTAACAAGGTAAGAGCAGGTGGTGATGTACATACTTTACTACGTGAGTATTTTACTGCTACTGCATTAGACAAAGATATGTTATATAAATATTTGAAAAGGGAAGCTAGTGAAGAAGCTAGAGCTTTTATTGATGACGTTCTTACACCGATTGGTGAATATTTTGGAGGAAACGATGAGCAAAGTGAAGATACTGAGGAAGAGAAGACTGGGAACTCAGACCCCGAACCAGCAGCAGTTAGTTGATGGATTTGGCAAGCCTATAGTGCAGACTTGGCAGAATCCTGCTAACAAGGGTGCAACTACTCCTGCTGTAGAGGTGGTTAGAACTCCGGTTAGCTTGTCTCCAGAACTGGGGAAACTTTTCCGTCAGCATTCTTTTGATACTAAAGTAACTTTTGATGCTACTAAAGTAATGGTTCACATATCTCCTATTGCGATGGAGAAAATGTACTATTATGTAGGTATAGTAGCAGACGAAGTCAGCTGGATGGGTAAAGTTACAAGGCTAAATAATACAGAGTTTCTTATTGAAGATGTCTATTTAATAGATCAAGATGTGCACCCTACTACTACCGAGTTTACTAACGAAGGTAATACAGAATTCCTTACTAAGCTTGTAGAAGAAGAAGGTATAGAAGCTGTCAATAAGATTAGGCTTTGGGGGCATAGCCATGTTAAGATGGGAACTACTGCCAGCACAGTAGATGACGAACAGATGAAAGAATTTAGTCAAGTTAATGACGACTATATGATTAGACTTATAGCTAATAAGGATGGTAGGATAGAGCTTACCATATATGACTGGAACAGAAATCTGAAGATCGCTGACGCTCCATGGTCTCTCTTTGTGTGTATGGATGATGAACTTCAGAATGCTATTAAAGAGGAAGTAAAGGAAAAAGTATTCGTTAAAAAGAATACTGTCACTACCTATGCTAACCAGGGTTACAATGGCAGAAACTATGCTGGTGGTGGTGCATGGAACCATGAAGGAGTATAACTATGAATTATAGCAGACAGCTTGCTGTTATAGATCCTAACGACTTAAAAGATTTAAGAGTTGATCTTATAGGAGCTGGTGCTGTTGGTTCCTATATCTCTTGGGAGTTGGCTAAGATTGGAACTAAGAACATGCACTTGTGGGATGCTGATATAGTGCAGGATCACAATGTGTGTAATCAAATGTTCAATCTTGAACATGTTAATAAACCGAAGGTTCTGGCTGTAGCTGAAATGCTGAAAGCTGGAACTGGTATGATGCCTTCTATGCATGCTCAAATGGTAGAAGGTAAGACTGAATTTGGTGACTATGTATTTCTTGCTGTGGATTCAATGAAAGTAAGAAAAGATATATGGGAACATAGCATCAAAAAGAATAGGCATATCTCTCGTATGATAGAAGTACGTATGGGTGCTTCTGATATGCGAGTATATACGATTAATCCAAACCTACCTGAAGACATAGTAGGTTGGGAAGATAGCCTCTACTCAGATGATGAAGCAGAGGTTTCTTTGTGTGGGAGCTCCGTGTCCATTGCTCCAACAGCCATGCTGACTGCTTCCTTAGCAGTATGGCAGTTAATTAGATCCGTTAAGGGAGACCTCAACATAGAGTCCGAGGTGATCATGTCCACAAGGGCAATGGGACTTTATACGAACAAGTTCGTACCAAGATAAAAATAAATTCTATAGGAGGAATCAATCTAATGGTACATATTATTACAGTAGGTGGAGTTACAAGTTCAGTTCGCTATAGCGCAGGGGCAACTATTGCCAAGATTCTCGAAGCAGCTGGCATCAATGCTGATGGCTTTGAGGTCAAGTACAATGGTGTAAGAGCCACATCTCTTGATCAGACCGTTTCCGAAGACGGCACAATTCTCTTAACTCGCAGAGTTAAAGGAGCCTAATAAAAACTAACTACAAGATGGACACTTTGTAGGAGCTTACGGGAGAGGGTCTTTGACTCTCTCCTGGTTTTATTATAGGTTACACATGTAACCTTTGTTGGAGGATAAAACAATGGATTATGTATTTGTAGTTACAGAAAATCCAGATACTATACTTGGAAACTATGGTTCCACTGCGTTTACTGATGATGGGCGGTCGGGAGTTCTTATCCCAGAGGACAGAGTTATAGAATATCTTAATGATATACATGTTCCAGCTGCAAGAGCAAGTAGATCTAATACAATTTATGCGGGTATAACAGAGCTTACTATTGCGCCTGAAGCTATAACTACTGATGGAGCTACTCTTGAAAGAGAAGAAGTTATAGCAGATCCAGAACGTGATGAAGATGATGAAGAAGATGAGGATCCTGAAACTGATGAGCCTATAGAAGAAGCTCATGTTGAAGCACCCACTCCTGCACGTAATGCTGATGGTGGAAGAATGGCTATACCAATTATAACTGAGGCTGCGCCTGATCCAGATGATGGTGTTAAGCTTAATCCAGAAGATTTTAAAAAGAGATTTGGTTTTGCTTTAGAAACATGTAAAGGAAATTCTACTGAGTTTCATAGGTTACCTTCTAAAGCTGATAGTACTGGGAATAATATAACCCACGAAATTTATATTCCTTGGATGCATAGTGCACAGATTCTTTCTCAAATTATTCCTATTGTAAATGCGTCAGGAAGAGGAGTATCTGTAACCTGGAGCGGTATGGATCCTGTTAATCAGTACCCAAGAAATTGGGATAACATGGCTCCACATAATCGTAATATATCTAAAGTTATATTTTATGGTGGTCCTGTTACTGCTGGGCAAGAGTTTATAACTATAGAGGGTAAGAGCTATGATTTTAAAACTAATGTAGCTAAACTTACAGGGGTTGCTGCTCCAAGATTTGAGTTAGTAACAGATGACAAGCATGCAGTTATTGCAGCTATAGATACTCAGACGGATAACTTCCATGTCTTTTTAAATTACGGAAGTGCTAGTCAACCATATCCTATGGGGCTTATAAGATATATATTTGATGCTTATAAAATATATATATATGCTAAGTTTGGTGTTATGGAAGGTGGCTCTGATCTTGATAGGCTAACTAATAATATCAGAGTAGGTTTAAAGAAGAAGTTTGTAGTACAGCAAACACAGAAAGCTCAAGCAGAAAGAGATGCATTTATTCATATGCAGGCTCATCAAGAAGAGTATTACAGAGCTATTCAAGATTATCAAAAAGCTAAAGACGATCTTAATAAGATATCTGTTGATGAAGAAACATATCTAGGTAAAGTTCTTAATAATATATTAGCTATTAAATCTGTTATGGGTGTTGAAGATATATCTGTTTCTGGGGATATTATTACCGTCCGAACGAGTATGATGTTCTGTTTAGATCCAAGAGTTAATATAGTTAGAAGGATTGGAGTCTTTGATATTCTCATAGATAAGAACACTTCTAAGATATCCTTTAGAAATAATACCTTGTTAGTGAAAGGGTATAACTCTGATTGGTGTCATGCTCCCCACATATTTGGTAATGGGTCAGCTTGTCTTGGAGATCTTCAGAATTTAGTTCCCAGTTTACTTACATCAGATGATTATGTAAGTGTAGTAGCTATGTGTATAGACTTCTTGCAGAGTGCTGCTGTATTTGATTCTGCTGGAAAGTATGTTCATAGGTGGCCGAAGGCTACTGATAAAGAAGCTGAACAATTTAGAAAAGAGTATCCTGTTATAGCCAGAGCTAAAATATAATTGGTTGAAATTATATTTACTGGGTATAATATATATAGGTAGGGGTTGTTACCGAATATTAAAGTGAACATTATTGTTAATAGGAGTATTAAAATGGAAAATAAAATATTAAACACAAAAATTCATGTATTAAACTCATCCACAAAGGGGAAACCTGGAGTTGGTAAGATCTTAGACTTTGCTGACATGCTTATATTTAATCCGAAAGTTGGCGATGCTCTAAAAGATGACAATGGAAATGTAAATGATGGGAAGGTTGTTATCAGTGCTACTGAGTTTAATACAGCTAATCCTGAAAGCAACAAATCGCTCCAGTATTTTCTCGATGTGTCTAAGGCACGATTACTTGCTGAGACTGTTATAAATAACTCTTATATCAGCAAGGCTGGAGATGCTGAGAAGATAGAAAACGGGGATAAGATTACTCTCCTTGATTTATGGGGTGGTGGGAAGAATAACTATACTAAGTATAGTTGTGATTTTCTTTCTCGTCATCTAAAGGTAGAGTATGTAGAAAGAGATAAGAATAAAACTCCGTTAGGTATTGGGCCCTCTGTTGTAATATCAATAGAGTATTTCCCTGGTAAGAAGTCTGAGAACGGAGCTATCATTGCTGATGGAGAACGTCTCGATTCTGTTGTGTTCATGAAGAGTACAATGGAAATGAAAGAAGCTATGCTTGCAGTAAGAGAACATCTACTCGCTTGTCGAGTTAGAGCTCTTGTATCTGGAGCATTTTAAGTAGTTAGGTAGCAACCCCCTACCTGGGTACAATGCGGAGAGGGCAAACAGTTGAGCCGTCTGTCTCATAAACAGGACATAGAGAGTGCAATTCTCTCCTCCGCTCCCAAGTAAATGATTAGAGCCGGATTGAATGGGTTATCATACTTTTGGTGTATATCAATCTCCCATTCTAAACATTTGCTCTATCTTATAGTTCTGAGAGCCGAGGGTGTTAGGTTACCGTATGTGTAGGGTTTCCTGGGTGTTTCAAACACCTAATTTAAAGGAACCATCTGAACAAAAAGTTCAATCTTATCTAATGCTATTCACTTGCTCTCATTATTAAGTTATAATAATACAACGTATTATTAATTAGGACCGGATGTTATAGGTTACCTATCAATTCTTATGCATTGACGCAATTACCTATTGCAGAAACTTGTCCTAAGTTTTAAGTTAGACTCGCTATGGGGGCGTTGTGTGGGCACAGTCCCGGGAAATATAGGTTCGATTCCTATGCGCCCCCACTTATGGGGAGATAGTTCAGTGGTAGAACTTCTAGAGAACGTGGGTTCAATCCCTACTCTCCCCGTCGTATGGGAAGATAGTTTAATTGGTAAAGCACTCGGGAATGAACACCTGAGGATGGCTGTTCGAGGCAGTCTCTTCCCACCAGTAGAATAAAAGTTTTTAAGATGTGTCGATAGCTCAAATAGTAGAGCACCAGGTTGTGGCCCTGGAGGCTATGGAAGCATACTCCATTCGATACCCCATTGAACCTATCTACCATGTGTAGAAAAGGTACACACACCAGTGTATAAGGAATAAGCCCCCTTTCTGTTGTGTGCTTAAGACATTGAGGCCGGATGTTATGGATTATCGGCTAAATTAACCATAGCAATTAGTTTGTCTCAAGAAGATACGTAGAAAGGTATAGCCTTTCTGAAGCAACCCACCAGAGGATAGGTAGCTATCCTCACCTTGAGGTCTTTGTAGTAATATGAAGACCTCATAAATTTTTGTCTCTATAATTAGGAGGACGGTATGAAATACACAGATCATTTTGGATTTAAAAAGACCCCACAGTCTGAGCCTATACCATTTTCTAATATGGTAGCTAACTCAGCTGGGGGTTTTTCTTTCGCCATAGATAAGTGGGTATCTCTTCGGAGATTTCTTATTCTTGGTGCGGAAGGTGGAACGTATTACATTTCAGAGAAGAAGCTTACAGTTGATAATGCTAAGTCAGCTTTAGCTTGCTTAACTGAAGATGGTAAGAAAACTTTAGATATGGTAAAGGAAGTAAGTGTAGGTGGTAAGGCTCCAAAGAATACTCCTGCTATATTTGTTTTAGCTATGGCTATGTCACTACCTGGTGATCAGTTCATAGCTATTAGACAATACGCCGGAGAAATATTCCCAGAAGTTTGTAGAATTCCTACACATGTATTTACTTTTGCTGAATATATGGAAGCTTTCAGAGGTTGGGGTAGGGTAGCTAAGAGATCAGTTGCTAACTGGTATATTAACAAGACTCCCAATGATTTACTTTATCATGCTACTAAGTATAAACAAAGAGACGGTTGGAGTAATAGAGACCTTCTTAGATTATCACATCCTAAGTTTACTGGAGAAGCTAATGAAATTGCTAAGTATATAGTCTCTGGGAAGATTCCTTCCGACGACTGTTCCCTTAGTGAGCATATCCAGATTTTAGAAGAACTTGAGAACTATGACATATCTAAAGTAGCTGATAGCATAGTTAGGTTTAACCTTCCAAGAGAAGTAATACCTACTAAGTATTTGAAGGAGAAAGTTATTTGGGATGCCTTACTTTATAATGGTATGCCAATGACTGCTATGCTTAGGAATCTTGGTAACATGAGTTCTTATGGTGTCTTTGATACAGAGGCTAATGTTACACGTGTATTAGAAGCATTCTCAAATAGAGAGAGCTTAAAGAAAGCTCGTATACATCCTATATCTATACTTGCTGCCCTAATGACGTATAGCGAAGGTTCTGGAATAAGAGGTAGTAATACCTGGGTGCCTAATGAAGATATAGTTGAAGTATTGAATGAAGCTTTCTATAAAAGCTTTGATTTTGTAGAATCTTCTAATAAAAATATTATGATAGGTATGGATATTTCTGCATCTATGACTTGGAGCGATGTGTCTGGTATTCCAAACCTTACCCCAAGAGTAGCAGCTGCAGCAATGGCTATGGTTACTGCAAAGACTGAGCCTAATACTTACGTTAGAGCTTTTAGTGATGAGCTTATCCCTATTACTATGCTTCCTAATGATAAGATTGAGTATATGACTGCAAGGATAGAGAAAATGCGTGCTGGTAGTACTGATTGCTCTTTACCAATGTTAACAGCCAAAGTTGAGAAGTTAGATGTAGATGCTTTTGTTGTGTACACAGACTCAGAAACTTGGTGCGGTAGAACTCACCCAGTACAGGCATTGGAACAGTATGAGAAGTTCATAGGTCATCCTGCTAAGCTTATAGTAGTTGGTATGGTAGCTAATGAATTTAGTATAGCAGACTCAAGTAAGGCTAACATGTTAGACGTAGTAGGCTTTGATACCTCTGCTCCAAGTGTTATCTCGGAGTTTATAGCAGGAAAGATATAATGTTTCTAATTACAGTTATAAATCAGGATTATGATGACTATGAAACATACTGCTCACTACAAACGATAGTAGCTACAAAAGAAGAAATGGAAGCTACTCTATCTAAATTTGTACTGGAGCATTGGGAGTTTTATGCTGGAGACGATGACAATATGGATGAGCATACTGATCCAGAAGACTTGTTCTGGGATAATTCAAATTACTGGTACTGCATAACTGAAGTTCCAGGTAAGATTGTGTTACCTACTAAGTACGAATAGATTACTGCATAGTCTACTCATACGTAGACTATGTCTAATTTATGTTTAAATTGTAACGAGGAAAGTAATGAGAACTCAAAGTAAATTTTACTGTAGTTATTTAGAAGCCAGTGATTTTTCTACTGCCCATGGTTTCTTTGAACAGTTTGCTATATGTCATAGGTTGACACAGCAATTGTTAAATGTAGAAAGTATATCACCTATTACTAAGTATAGTAAACGAGATGGATATTTACTAATGGATGTTGAACTTGGTTCAACCAGAGAGTTCGCTAATATGTTCTTTGAATTGTTTTGGACTAAGTTCTTTTATTACTTAGTCGATCAGGTAGATGAGTGTAAGATTTGTATGAGGTTTAACTGGAAAGGCAGTAAGAGTAATGAGTAATTCATACACCTTTGATGAGGTGTTTGAGGCAACCAAGAATTATTTTGGTGGTGATGATTTAGCAGCAGCTACCTTCTTTAAGTATGTTCTTTGTGATGATGAAGATGTATACTATGAGAAGACACCTGAAGATGCTATTAATAGATATGCAAAAGAGATTCATAGAATAGATTGTAAATATCCAAAGCCTATAGGCTATGGTGACATGATTTATTTGTTAGACCATTATAAAAGAGTTATACTGGGTGGCTCCCCTATGGCAGGGATAGGTAACGACTTTTCAAGGATGTCGTTATCGAATTGTGTAGTGGCTCCTTCTCCAGAAGATAATATCTCTTCTATATTTGATGTAGCTAAGATGTTAGCAATCTTCTTTAGTAGAAGAATGGGTGCAGGTTTAAACTTATCTACATTACGCCCGGCAGGTGATGCTGTTAGTAATGCAGCTAAGACTACTACTGGAGCCTGGAGCTTTGCAAGTCTATATAGTTTTGTCTGTAGATTGATAGGACAAAATAATAGACGTGGTGCCCTTATGTTAACTATGTTAGTCAGCCACCCAGATATAGAAAAGTTTATTACAATGAAGCGTAACCTTACTGATGTAACTGGTGCCAATATATCAGTTCTTATAACTGATGACTTTATGACAGCAGTAGAAGAGGATGGTGATTGGGATTTAGTATTCAATGGTAAGGTGCGTAGAACAGTAAAGGCTGTTGATATATGGAACTTGATTATAGAGAATGCTACTGCTGCTGCTGAGCCTGGTGTATTGTTCTGGGATACATATAAAAAATACAATCCTTTAAATGAATATCCTGGCTTTAAGATGATTTCTACCAATCCTTGTCAGCCTGGGTTTGCATACTTACAAGGAGCAGAGAATCTTATTACTATGTATGATGTGAAAGTTGGGGATGAAATATGGAGTCCTATCCCTGGTACTAAAAATGCTGGGCAGTTTTCAAAAGTGGTAAGGAAGGTTTCTTCTGGTATAAAGGATGTCTATAGGTATAGAACTACCTTTGGGGAATTTATAGGTACTGAAGACCATAAGGTTTATGATGGTGGTAGTAAAGTAAAAGCTAAAGATGCTATGTGTTTAGACAGAGCTGTCTTTGGTGGAACAGTGTTTAATAATCATCAGTTGTTGAATCCTGAGTATATAATGTATGGATTATTGTTAGGAGATGGCTCTGTTCATAAGGCTTCTAACAACAAAGTCATACTATATATAGGTGATGAAGACCAGGACTACTTCAATGATTTAGATATAAAACACTTAATAGTTGGTAAGACAGGCATAGGTGAAAAAGCGTATGCTGTTGATTCTAATATCTCTCCAGAGGTATTAGTTAGAACTTATGACAGAAGTATACCTAAAGAATTTATGGTTGCTGATAAAGTTAAGGTTCGTAGTTTACTAAGAGGTATCTACTCAGCTAATGGTTCTATTATTAATGGTAAAGGGAAACGTATATCTCTTAAGTCAGCAAGTTTAGATATGATAACTGATGTTCAGTTATTGTTATCTTCTCTTGGTATTAGTTCTTATTATACTACTAATAAAGAATCTACAGTTCTGTTTCCTAATGGTGAGTACGTATGTAAACAGTCTTATGATTTAAATATAACTACTGATATGAATAAGTTCTTTGCTTTGATAGGATTTATCCAACACTATAAGATGTGTGCATTAGTAGATGTTATAGAAAATAAAAAGAAAGCTTCTAAGATTAGAGGAACGCAAGAGCGTATAGTTTCTATAGAGTATCTTGGTAAGCATGAGGTATTTGATATAACAGTAGACTCTGATTATCATACCTATCTTACGGGTGGAAGCGTTGTAGGAAACTGTGGTGAGCTCGGGCTTTCTGGAAATGCAGGCTGTATGCTCTCGTCTATTAACCTGAGAGGGTTTGTATTGAATCCTTATACTCCAGAAGCTACATTTGATGCTGAGGGTTTTGAGAGTGCAGTACGAAAAACCATTAGGATGATGGATGATATGATAGACCTTGAGCTTGAGGCTTTGGATAAAGTAATAGCTAAAGCTGATACTCAAGATGTAAAGGATATCTTTAAGTTAGTTCAAGATGTATTTGTAAAGGGTAGACGTATAGGCTTAGGTACTACTGCTTTAGCTGATTGTCTTATTGCTCTGGGAATCTCTTACGGCTCTGAAGATTCAAAGGATACAATAGATTATATCTATTCGATGTTAGAGTACTTTGCTTATGATGAGAGTGTTAACTTAGCTATAGAGCGTGGACCATTCCCTATCTTTGATTGGAATACTGAAAAGGATAACCTATTTATAGTTGGGCTACCTTTAGAACTACGAGAAAAGATTAAGAAGTATGGTAGAAGACATGGTGCATTGTTAACTAATGCTCCTGTTGGTAGTGGAAGTATCTTAGGGCAGTGTTCCTCTGGGATAGAACCTGTGTTTGATTTATACTACACACGTAGGAAGAAACTCACAGGAGATATAACATCAGAGAGAGTAGATTATACTGATGCCAATGGAGATAAGTGGCAGTTCTTTACAGTGGTGCATCCTGAAGTTATGTGTTACATGCGTAACGAGGGTATAGCTACTGCTGGATTAGATAGAATAGCTACAGAGTCTCTACTCATAGATGATTTACCTGCTGATTTTATAGAGGCGGTAAAAGAACTCCCAGATTATTTTGTTACTTCTTCTGGTATAAAGTGGGAAGATAGAGTAGAGATACAAGCTATCATAACTTCACACTTAGACCACAATTGTAGCAGTACTGTCAATTTACCTGAGGGAACTACTCCTGAAGTAGTTAGTGGTATATATAAGACAGCCTGGAAGTCTGGATGTAAAGGTATTACCGTTTATGTACAAGGTAGTAGAGATGGTGTGTTGGTTTCAGCAAGTCCTTGTGCCAAGACTTTAGATGAATGGTATGATAGACCTGAAGCTTTATTCTGTGAGGTTCATTATATAGAAGCTACTTTTGATAAGGTAAGAAAGCCTTATGCAGTTATAGTATCCTTTAAAGATGATATACCTTTTGAAATATTTGGTGGTGAATACTCAGCGGAAGAGGTGTCTTCCCAGTTTCCTCCGTATGTAAATGATAAAGTAATGAGTGGATTGATTACTAAGAAAGAGCTGGCTGCTGGAGCTAAGTATACATTAACCATAGAGGGTAATGGAGTTATACAGAACTTAGGTGGAGAGTTCCATTACGGACAGACAGCTACTATCAATAGGGTTATGTCTCTTTGCTTGCGTAGTAGACCAGATAACCTTATTCATTTGATAAAGCAGATTTCTAAAGACAGAAACTATGCTGGATATATGAAAGCTGTAGGTAGAGTACTAAAGAAATATATCCCAGATGGTACAAGTTCAAGATTAACCTGTCCTCAGTGTGGGCAGAAGACCTTACGATATGAGGGTGGTTGCACAGTGTGTCAGTCGTGTGGATATAGTGGATGTAGCTAAGTTCCCATAATTGGCAATGGCCCTGACTGTTAATCAGAGTGCCCGAAAGGGGATATAGGTTCGAGTCCTATCTTAGCTGCCAAATTTTAAGGGAGGGGTTTCCCCCCTCCCGATTATGTGTGAGGATTACATGATAATATTTGCTAAAGAGAAGAGTGATACTATCGTAGATATTATAACTGGTAAGAATACAGTTGTTACACTTGTGGATACCTATAGACATATCACTCCTTCTTATGGAAGTACTTTTTTGAAAGTTATAATGTATGAGTTCTTTCCTACTGTAGGACATTGGTTTGTTTGGGTTACTGCGTCTGGGATTTTTGGTAACTCATTCTTAGAAGGGTTAGCTGGACCATTACCCAAGACATTTGATTATTACTATCCTATTCTTAGAAGCTTACATCCTTTTTTAAATGATATAGAAGGAACTGTTAGGTTTGAGGATCCATATTACGGTGGGTATTCATTAGATAAAAAATGTTATCTTTATAGTATACGTACTGGATCATATTCGGACCATAGATTTGTTACAAAGGTACGTAGTTCTGATGATAAATTAAAGTATATAAATCCATCATGTAAGAATTGGGAGACTCTTATTAGGGAGTACGATCTATATGATTTGTCTGCGAGTAGTTCGGAAGAACATATTTTTAGACAAAAGTTTAGTGAAGAAGTATTATTTAGTATTCCTACTAATTTTAAGCACCCTAATAGAAAATGTACTGAGTGCAAGAATTGTGAAAGTTGTAAGGATTGGGAACAGAATTATGTAAGCCCACATGCTTTACTACTTAATGAATACTTAGCTGCATATTGTGGTAGCTTTGTCTGGGAGGCAGATAATGTTCGGCGTTTCTAAGGAAAAGAATCAGTTAGCAATAGATACTATAATGGGTAAGTCTACAGACATACGCTTCACAGATAGGTTTCGTCATATAGATAGACCAGGGAGTGGTGAGCTTAGCATATACGCTTACGAGTTTTATCCAACCTTAGGAGTGTACTTTGCTTGGGTGTATGTTAATCATAGTTCAATATGCTGTGACGAAAGGATATTAGTAGGACCATTACCTAAGACACTTGAGTTATCATATCCAGTCTTTAGAAGTTTTGTTCCAGTAAGGCCTGGACATGGTATAGCTGGTATAGAAGTTAACGAAACTACATTTGGAAAGTGGTATATTAAAGAGACTACTTCTATTATTAATATTAGGTATTGGATAGATGATTACGGCGGTGTACAGTTTAATTATAATACCAGAGCTACTCCATACCTTAATATAGGATGGGATACTGTTACAGCAGACGATATTCCTACCATATTTAAAAAAATGGAGAGAGATTTTAGTAAGTCTCAATCTTTCTTAAGTAATTTCTTGCATATGTTTCCTATGAAAGATGTGCTTACTGTAGCATCCCCCTTTAATGAGTTGCCTAATAGGTGTACCAGCTGTAAGCATTGTGCTGTCTGTAAAGACTGGGGACAATATAAGGATAGCTCTTATATGAGAGAGCTTAATAAGATGTGTGCCTGTTACTGTGTGATGTTTGAGGATAGCCATGAAGATATTTTCTAAGAAGAAGCCTCCTTATGTAAAGCCTAAAGCTATGCTGGTTGTAGGTGGAGCTGGATTTATAGGTTCTCATTTTGTAGAAGCGGTAGTTAATAATACTTCTGATGTAGATACTTCTGGAGTAGAGGTTGCTGTAGTAGATGCTTTAACTTATGCTGGGAATAAAGATTATCTGAGCTCCGTAGAAGATAAGATAAAGCTTTGGGTAGAAAATATATCTAATGATGATTTCTTTAATTCTATGCGTACTATATTTCCTATGTATGATACTATTGTTAACTTTGCTGCTGAGAGTCATGTGGATAGATCTTTTGAAAACTACAGAACCTTTATAGATACTAATATAAAAGGAGAGGCTGCTATTTTAAAAGCTATATATAAGGCTAAGAATCTTAGACACTTATATGTATCTTGTTATGATACTGCTACTCGTGCTCTAACTAAAGACGGGTTGAAATATTATGACGAGTTAAAAATTGGGGATGTTGTATTTACATTAAATGCTTCTGATAATTTGGAAGAACAGCCTATAGAAAACATTATAATTCAAGACTATTCAGGAGATATGATTAGTCTATCTAATAGACGTGTAGATATATTAGTTACACCTAATCATAGGATGTATGATAGAAACCTAAATGTTTTTGAAGCATGTGATTTGTTAAGAGGTTCTAAGTATAAATCTTATGAATTACCATATCCTGTAGTAGGTATTGGTTGTAAAGATAGTATAATAATAGATGGTAAAGAAGTAGATTTGTGTGATTTGTTTTATTTATCTGGTATTTTTATAGGGGATGGTTTTTTAGCTTATCAGGAAAAAGAACTTGTAAATAAAAGTGGTCTAAGTAGACAAGGTTTTTTGAGCAGAAGAAATTCTAAAGGGCAGTTTGTTTCAGGTAGAACGGGAGATGTTTCTACTACTACCTCTAAGGGTTGGCGCATTTTTATTGACGTACCAGAAAATGATAAATGTAGAAAACGTTTGGAAGATACTTTAAGTAGATTGGATATAAATTATTCTATACAAAAGGGTAAGTCTGGAGAGCATATATACTTCACTTCCGAAGTGTGGTCTGATTATTTTAAACAATTTGGTGAGTATGCACAAAACAAAACTATACCAGAATGGATGCTACAATATGATCCACAGTATCTTATGTGTTTGTTTAAAGGACTTATGGATTCAGACGGCCATGTCATAGATCATAGTTGCTTTATGTATTCTACTGTTTCTATTAAACTTACAGAAAAGATATGCGAGCTTGGTTTAAAAGTAGGGTACTATCCGAAGGTATATGATAGATATTGTGAATCATATATAGATGGAAGGAAAATTTCTGGTAGTAGCAAACAAATATTATTTGGTATGCGCCCTAGAACTATTAGGTACGATAAAATATGTACCAAAGAATATAATGGTAAGGTTTGGTGCATTAAGGTAAAGAATAAAAACTTCTTAACTGAAAGAAATGGTTGTTTTTCTTTTTCTGGTAATACTGATGAAATTTATGGGACTCAATCTTATGTCCCATCAGTAGAAACTACTCCAGCTGATCCTACTAATATTTATTCTATAACTAAGGTAGCTGCTGAGCAGTTAGTTGCCTACTACCATAAGAATTATGGAGTTAATACAATTGTAACAAGAGGCTCTAACACTTATGGAACCAGACAATATCCAGAGAAAGTTATTCCCTGGTTTATAAATAACTTACTAAAAGGAATTAAGTGCCCTGTATATGGTAAGGGTGAAGCCAGAAGATACTATATGCATGTGGATGATCACGTTAATGGTATACTACATGCTCTTTACTATGGTGAAGCTGGTGAAGCTTACAATGTAGGAGCTACTAATAGCGAGTATAGTACTGTAGAACTTGCTACTATATTAATTAGTGTCATAAAGAAGATTAGTATAGAGGAAGCTAAAGACTCTCTAAGTAACTATATAGAATTCATAGAAGATAGAGTTGCTAATGACAGGCGGTACATGATGAATTCCCAGAAACTAACAGAACTATCAGGATGGTATCCTAAGAGAACTTTAGTTGATGGTATAGAAGAAGTTATTGATTACTATAGAGAGAGGATTATTTAATGAAGAATTCTATGAATATATGTATAAGATTAAATATGGCTAACCCCTCAGATTGTTTCGATGAAGACTTTGAAAGAGTTGTTACCATCCCTATAGATATATCAAGGCAAGAACTTTTAAACAAAGTTTCTGAAGCTTATTTTGAAGCTGTTACTGAGCTATGTGATAGTTTCGAATATTATAAGAGTGAAAGTAATGTTTAAGTTTGATGTGAATACGGATATAATAAGAATATTAGAAACCTTTGTAGAGATGGTAGAAGTAAAAGCAGAGCAGGAGATTCTTGTTTCCTCTAATTCTAACTTGAAATTAGAGGTTACACAGGTAATAGAGGGTGCACATTATAGAGCTATGCACACTGTGCTTAACGATTTAAAAAGTAGTTTGAGTAGGGAGGGCAGCGTATGAACCTTTAGCAATGGAGGTTAGTACATGAAAATAGTAGAACCAAGTTATGAAATATTGTATCCAGTAGATGATCTGGAAAGTTTGTCTCAGCTTAGAAGGATAGAACTTGCAGCAAGAACGTGCTATAAATCAGAAGACAAGATAACTGTTGATAGTTATAGAAAGTTTATCAAGATGCTTGTAGATAAAGAGCATGATGCTATGCTGGGATTTGGAGAAATGCACGTCAAGTTTATTTGTGACAGAGGTGTGTCACATGAGTTAGTTCGTCATAGACTGTGCGAATTTGCACAAGAGTCTACAAGATATTGTAACTATAAGTCAAAAGGTATCCAGGTTGTATGCCCTGAAGAAGTTTATACTAAAGATGATGATACTTATGCTATATGGGAAGATACTATGGATACATTAGAAGTTGCATATGATAAACTGATAGAGTCAGGGTGTAAACCTCAGATAGCAAGGTCGGTACTTCCAACGTGTGTTAAGACAGAGATACATATGAAGGCTGACTTTCAAGAGTGGAGACATATATTTAAACAGAGAACTTCTGTAGCTGCCCATCCACAGATGAGAGAGCTTATGGTACCATTACTTGCTAATGTAAAAAGTCTTATTCCTGTAGTGTTTGATGATATTGAAGTGTGGAATGGATAATGGGAGTTTGGTACAGTGGTAGTATGTTGGTCTCCAAAACCAAAGACAGTAGTTCGATTCTACTAACTCCTGCCACCTTAAAGTGGACATAGGTACTATGTATATGGTATAATATAAGGTAGTAAATAATAGGAGTAGAATATTTTTTATATCCTACGTAGGAGTACTTATTGAAGATACCAATACAATCTAAGAGACTACATAAGAATGCTATACTACCTAAGTATGCATTTGAAGGTGATGCAGGTGCTGATTTATTCATACCAACAGATTTAGTTATCTACCCTGGGGAAATCCTCGCTGTGGGTACTGGATGGGCAATGTATATCCCACCAGGGTATGAGCTACAGATAAGGTCCAAGTCTGGACTTACATTAATATATAAAATAAAAGTAGCTAACTCTCCAGGTACTATAGATAGTAATTATACTGGAGAAGTTAAAGTGTTGTTAGAGAACAATGGTAAAGAGGATAAAGTATTTGTAGTTGGTGACAAGATTGGACAGGCAGTTCTTGCCCCAGTGTTGAAGGCTGACTATCAAGAAGTACCAGAGCTTCCAGAAACTGATAGAGGTGCTGGAGGTTTCGGACACACAGGTTATTAAGAAGAGGGGTATCCTCTTCGATTAATAGAGAGAGGAGGGCATGTAGATGAAGGTTACGGCACAACTGATTGAGCAGTTCGGATTGCCAGAGGAAAGCCTTGGTGGTTTTTACTTTGTGCATTTCGAAAGAGTGAAAGACGTAGACCCTACCGCTCCAGCGAATGTTGCTACTCATCTCACAGGTAGATGTGAGGCGAAGTTAGAACTTCCGAACGGTAGTTGTTATCAAGCTGAATCTAAGTTACATCCCAAGGATAAGTATAAGTTTAGCAAACGCTTATCCCATACGATTGTAGTTAATCGTATAAAGCATCAAATGCACAATATATAATAATAAAATAAAGAAACAATTTGGGCAGCTTAACTACGGTTAGGCTACCCCCTTTTATTGATGGTGGTATGAATGCACGTACTTATAATAATAGTAGTAGCTATTCTAATTGTGTTTGGTATTATAACAGGGGTGTATTTTTTATCTAACCTGTTTAGATTGGGGTGGTTTCATTGAATACTGAGGAACTTAACAAGAAATTAGAAAGTAGGTTCTGTGAAGGGTGTTGGCCTTTCTGTGATATAGAAGATGGCTGGGCTGATTTAGTTTCTGAGTTGGATGACAAGATAAGTGCTTTAGATCCAGGTTATACTTTAGCACAGGTAAAAGAAAAGTATGGTAGTTTAAGATACTATACTCTTTTAATTAAGTCTGATGTAGCTGATACTATCTTCTCTTTGATTGATGAGTATGAGGAAAAGAGTTTGCATGTCTGTGAGATATGTGGAGAAGAAGGTTCTTTAAAAGAAAAGAATAAGTGGTTTAAGACTTTATGCGATAAGCATTATGATATGTGGCTGAGGAACAAAAGATGGTAGCTAACATGTGGGTATACTCTGGTAAGTATGTAGACGTTCTTAATATCACACCAGAAGATATTACTCTAAAGGATATAGCTATTCCTTTGTCTCGACTTAATAGATTCAATGGACACACAAAACATCCCTGGACAGTAGGAGATCATAGCTTACTGTGTCTCAGAATATATCATGAGAACAAAGAAAAGATAGCAAGAGAATATGAGGAAGGTATAGACCCTATTGTAGAGTTGCTTATACTAACACACGATGCTTCTGAAGCTTATCTGGGAGATGTTATTAACCCACTAAAGCATAATGGTGAGTATGATTTTTACAGGGAGCTTGAGTATAAGACTCAGATTGTTATACTGGAAGCTATGGGATTAGATGGATATATGCTACATGCTATGCATGCAGAGTATGTTAAATCTTTTGATATGAAAGCTTTAAGTTTGGAATGCAATAAGTTTCTTAGGAATATTCCCAAGGAGTTAGTGCAAGAGTATGACGTTCCATTCCTTGAATACACAGGACACTTTCGTCATGACGAACAGATAGCAAGTATCTACGAGGAGAATGTAAAGCGTCTCATTAAAGAGATTGGTTGCATACCCTCACCGATGTTTATGTAAGCATACATAGACATATTAACATCCAAGATAGCGTCTTGGGAAAGGACTTAGTGCTTATGTTAAAGTTGTCTACCTTACTACAGATAGCTGCAATTGCTTTTGTTTTTGTTGCTGCTGTAAACTGTGATAAGAATAGACCACAAAAACTAGAGCAGGTAAAACCAGCTGTAGTTAGGAGCTACACTGCTACGCAGTCTAAGACTGCCAGCAAAGCAGAGATAGACAAGAAGAAGTCTATTGGGAAGGAAGCTCCAAGGTTAGTACCCCAGAAGAAAGTTACCAAGAAAGTAGCCTGGAATCTGGGGACCATAACAGTCTATCATAGAAAATTTGAAGGGCGAAGGACTGCCCGAGGCGATGTCTTTAGACATAGCAAAAGAACTGTAGCATGTAATCACGGTAAACTGGGTAGGAAGATAGAGATAATGTATAATGGTAGGCATAAGACTGTTGCTGTTGTTAATGATAGAGGTGGTCTGCCCTACGATAAGCCAGGAAAGTATCAGTTTGATGCTACTAATCGCATAGCTAAAGACCTTGGCTTATATACATTGACTAAGAATGGTTCTACAAATAGAACTGTGAAGTGGCGGTACGTAGATTAGTCTACTTGCCTAATGGTGTAGTGCTGAGCCGAATTAATTGGGTTACCACTTGAAATGATACTCCCAATTAAACTAACTTGCTTAGCACTATAATTATTTGAGGTGCTATATGATTAATTTAGCAAAGCTTGAAGCAAGTATAAAGGAGCTTAAGTATATAATAATTGACTTGGAACTACAACTTAAGAAGAAAGATAGAAAAATCTTTGAGTTGGAACAAGAGTTAGCAAAAGCACAAACTACTATTGTATGTATGAAAACGTTTAATGATAAGGATAGTTTGGGTATATACTAATGAAGGTTGATAAAGCTTTTCCACTTGCTCTTATTGTATTAAGTGTAGGTGCTGGGGTAACTTACTTTTGCACTGGGGATATTCGCCGGGGCATTTATTGGGTAGCAGCTGCTATCCTTAATATCTGTGTAACTTTTTAGAAGGTAGCGAAGCTACAGAGAGGATATTGTTAATGAGCGTAACTTATAAAGAATTGGTAAAGTTTGTTAAAGACCATCCATGGTTGAAGAAAGAAGTTGTCAGTGTTTATGACAATGATGAGGGCATCAGCTTTGAAGTTGATTCCATTGAGGGTGGAGAACTTATCATAAAAGATTATGATGAGGAATGTGAAGATGAATGTTGCTGTGAAGATTGCTGTGAAGAAGATGATGAGTGCGACGAAGATTGTGACTGTGACGAATGCAATGAAGATGAGCCAGACGTTATAATCAGTCCTATCATAGATTGTGGTAGTATAGAAAATCCTATAAGACCAGACTTCACTGTGATAACACCACAGAATACACGTGTAAACATTGTAATAGAAGATTAAGTAATATGAGTAGGAAGTAGCGACTCCTACTCTATTATAATGAGGTAGCATTATTGATTGTTTGTAAAGATTGTGACAAAAAAGAAAAGAATGATACAAAGTTTGAGGATTGCGTAATAGGTAATCCTTATTTTTGTGGTGAGTGTTATACTAATAAGACTAAAGAAAGTGAGGAAGCCAAATGAAATACTTTCCTGTTATATTTATTATACTTATGCTTGTGGCATTGTATGTATTGGAAGAGACTTGGGTTCCTAAATCTGTTGGGCCCACGTCTGGAATATATAGCTTTGAATTCAAAGTCTTACAAGGGTTGGGAGCTAACGAAGAAAAAACTATAAGAGTAATTAGTCATAAAGATAAGTATACTATTAATGTTAATGGTGAAGATTTTTATGGAGTTCAAGAAAGTAGAGAATTTAAAGTAGGCAGAGTAATACTTAATAGGCTTCCTAATGATAGGCTTGAAGTATCTGTTGGTCAGGAATTTGTTGATATAGTAGCTCTTACTAAAGAAGATAAAAGGTATCCTACTAATAAGAATCTTAATGGATTACCTATTAGATATGAAGAGTTTGACTTAGATGGTGATATAGTTTATGACTATACTTATTACTCTAAGAACTATGGTGTATGGTCAACAGTAGAGAAGAAGACTACTAAGTATCCTAAATTATTTATGGATGTAGCAACTTCTTTTAAGGAGCTATAATGAAAATTATATTAGTTATATTTTTAATGTTATGTTCGTTAGTTGTTAACGCACAAGCTCCCTTTCCAGTGTATGAAAAGACTATAGAACTCCCAGGTAATATAGAATACTTTTTAGGAGAGTGGAACCCTACTCTTACTCAGACACAGCCTGGTGGTATGTTAATAACTGCCCGCTTTGATGATTTTGATGCCCCATTTGGTGGCTATAACTTTAGGGTATTGCAACATAATGGAAGAGTATATCCTTTGTTTCCTCTAAATAGGTGGGGGCTTAATGTCTTAACAGGATATACTATGTTGTATTATCCAACTAAGATATCCCCAGGCAAAGCATACATGCCAGTGTGGTTAGCCAGTAGCTTGTTTGGTAGTCATAGAGTAGAGATGCATGGACAAATTAAAGAAGAGAAGTCTTTTGGTAACTGGATGCTTCAGACTGATAAGAGGTGGGCTAATGAATTATATGGTAAGTATAAGAACACAACTATTTCTAAATATGGTTGTTGTTTTATTTCTTACTGTATGGCTGAGTCTGCCTGGCTTGGTAGAGACATAGATCCTATTGACGCTAATGATTACCTACATAGTCAGAAGGATGGCTACATGGGTAAGAGTGGGCTGTTAGTTAATGGTGGAGCTATGGCACGGTATGCTACTGAGAGATTAGGATTTCCTATGAGATTAGTTTCTTCTGGGATGTCTCTTTCCGAAAGTTTAAGTAGAGGCTTGTCTCCTATTGCAAAGTATAATAACAGGGGACACTGGGCTATGGCTTATGGTAAACGTTGGAATGGTAAGAGTTTTGATTACTTAAACTGGGACCCTATGGGTAGAGGTTACTATGATACTGTTGCTGGTTATGGTGGACTTAGTGAAAACAATACAAGAGTTCTCATTCCAGTAGTGGAAAGGTTAACTTCTACAGCAATGGTTGCAAGAGATGGTGACTACGAACCTGGAAAGCTTCCTATGTGTGTAGCGTTAGCTCCAGAAATTACACGTGTAACACCTGCGGCACGAACAATTTCCCAGGACTATGGACAAAGTAGTATAATAGCATTTGTAGATAGTGGTAATGTATCTTTATCCTTATGGTATAGACAAATGCCTATAGCTCAATCTATCACAGAACATATAGAAAGTTGTGATGGAACTAACTCTATAGGAGAAACCATTATGGAAGTTTACAATCTACCTTTAGGTAGTTATATGCTACAGATTTCAGGTATGCCTAAACAATCTTATAGAGTTGTTGTCTGGGAATATAATTATCACGGAGACTTATTGGATAGGGTTATAACTGGAGTTATACCTTACAGTAGAAATAGGTTTGTAAATATATTACATATGTAAGGGAAATTATTATGATTGAGCCTATAGATGTTTGTAGATTCACTGGGTGCTACCTCGATGCCAAGAGTAGAGTTGTTACAGTTGTAACAGCTGGTAGGAGATGTGAACATAGTATGTTAGGTGAGTACAATTGTGACAAGCATGCAGAGTATGAAGCTAAGTTTAATACTATGAGTGTGTTCTTATGTAGAGACCACATGGAAGAGTTTATAGATACTAATGAACTATATAAGAAAGTAGATTAACCTGGTCTTAAATTGGGTATAATATTTATAGGGTAGCAATACCCTTAATTTTTTGGAGGGTGTTATGGATGTAGAATTTAAGGATGTAGTAAAAAAGGATTCCCAGATTGCTCTTTATAATGATGATTGTTTGAATGTGCTACCAACTCTTAAAGATAAGTCTGTAGATCTTATACTATGTGATCTTCCATATGGAGTAACTAATAATAAGTGGGATTCTGTTATTCCCTTGGACTTTTTGTGGGAACAGTATAAGAGACTCATAAAAGATAGAGGAGTTATAGTTCTTACAGCAGCACAGCCCTTCACGTCTATACTAGTTGTTAGCAACTTAGAGATGTTTAAATATGATATAGTATGGGAAAAGACAATAGCTTCTAACCAACTTAACGTAGCGCATCAACCTCTTAGAATTCATGAGTCTATTTTATTATTTTATAACAGTCCAGCTACATATAATGAGCAGTTGAGTATAGGCAAACCTTATAAAATAACTAGAAAAGCTGAGTATAAAAATGAGAGTTATGGTAAACAGGCTAGTTCTGAAAAAGATAATACTGGATTTAGACATGCTACTAGTGTCATTAAAATATCTAATCCTAGAATAAAAGGTGGTCATCCAACTCAGAAGCCAGATGAGCTATTGAGATATTTAATTAAAACATATTCTAACCCAAGTGATTTAGTATTAGATAATGCTATGGGCAGCGGGTCTACTGGGGTAGCGGCTATAGCTGAGAGTAGACGTTTTATTGGTATAGAATTAGATGAAACATACTATAGTGGTGCAGAAAAGTATATTAAAAATATTGTTAGGAAGATGGAGGCAGAATAGTATGTTAACAGATGAGCAATTCGCTGATATTAAGTTTTGTGCTTCAGTTTTAGATTACGTTAGAAATCTACCAGAAGCTAAAAGTACTACTGGTTTTTTTGATGAACCTATTGATAGATTCATTGCTATTATGAGGATGTTTAATCCACAATCATATGGATCAAGAATAGAAAAAAGAATAATACATGATGGTGGTTTTATATCTGTAGCAGGTAAAGATAAAGGAGACTGTAGAGATGGTTTGGGAGACCATTATGAGGTGAAAGCTTCTATAATTACTAATTATAACCCAGTTCTAAATTTAGTACAGTTGCGCCCTTGGCAGGATATAAAAGGTTATTTATGTATAGCTTTTGATGTTAGGGTCGAACCTATGGGGATAGAAGTTTATCGTTTAGATATCAACCAAATGAAGTCTGAGTGTGAGTTGCTACATGCAACTTCTGCACACGGAACCCAAGAAGCTAATAGAAATAATGAAAATATAGAGTTGGCTTTGAGAGTTCCAATGAATAAGGAAGATGCTAATTATATTAGATGGCAGAGATATAGAAGTACATTTAGTTTTAATAGATAATAATTTATAGGAGGTAGTTATGATTTATGATAGATATAATAAGTCAAAAAAGAAACTCAGATGTTCTGCTGGTATAAGTAGAAGACGACTTGAGGAAGAGAACAGATTGCTTAGAGAAAGACTTGAAAGAGAAAAAAGGAATAGACCCAGTGAGCATCCAGAATCTTATGGGAACTGGGAGTAGAGGAGATTTGTATGTCAAAAGTTGTTGATTTAAAGAAAGAACATAAGATATTTACTAAGTACTGGGTTGGGGATTCTTTTTACGAAGTGGACCGCAATTGTATTAAGTGTTATATAGTAAGGGGAATCTCTATAGATGGAGATAACATTAGTTATAATTGTACTTGTTCCACTCTTAGTACAATGGGTAAGTCCCCTGGGAATATAACTGCGACTATAGCAGTAGGGTCAGAGGATAGGTACCTTGATTCTTTAGATTATTCCATAGCTGAGTTTTCTAAGAGAGTAATAGAAGATGTAACTGCATTCTTTAAGGATGCTGCTGAGAAGGCACGAGTTGCTTAGGGAGTATATATTTTATCTAATACGCTGGCAGTTGTCTACTCCTATATTGGCTTGGTGCATAGTCTATTTTGGTTCACTGGGAAGCGGTTGGTCTACTGTGTTAGCAAATTTAATAGGTGGCTTACTCTTCTTCTGGGTAGACAAGTTCCTTATCTTTAGGAATAAGACTACTACTGAGATATGGGAAGTGTTACATGATAAAGAATGTTACAGGTGTAACAAGATTGGTAGAGTGTACAGATTGGTTAAGAAGGACAAATATGATAAGACTGTGTCAACTCCTGTATATTTATGTGAACAATGTTCTGATAAGAAGTATCGAAAGATACTGGAAAGTGAGTTTAGTAATGGTTAAAAATTCCAAGCCACCACGTCCTGGTGGAACTTATGAACTAATAGATAGTGCTAATGGTATTGGTGTGGTGCATCCAGATGTTTTTGATAGATTAAGTAAATACAATCCCTGGTTCTGTTCTGTGTTGGAAGACATAGCTGAGACTACATTAGCAAAGGGTGCTGACTACAATAAGGATACTCCATTCGATACCTTTATTTATGGTGGGCAGATAGCAGAGATATCCCCAGAGAAAAGTATACTTAGTCAGATAGGTGTTAAGATATCACGTATACTTAGTCTCTTTGGTAGTGGTAAGACTGAGAAGAATGAGAGTAGAGAAGATACACTATTAGATTTATCGGTGTATATTCTACTTTACTTTGCATACACGAGAATGAAAGAAGAAAAAGATGAAAGCTAAATGTGCCAGATGTAAAAAAGAACTTCCTAATGTTCCTGACTACTTAGCTAATGCTACCTGGCTCTGTAAAGAACATTCAGATAGTAAGGGCAGCACTAAATCTTCCCAGGAAAGTAAATCAATAAAGACAAGTATATGTGTAGAGTGTGGAAACTTCTTTGAGTTTAGTAAACATAATAAGTATAGAAAGTTCTGTGATGAGAAATGCAGGGTAGTTTATAATAATAAAAAAGCTATAGCTAAAAGAAGAACTCCAGCCGCAGTTGCTATAGTTAAATTATTAGGAGGATAACAATGAACTGTAAGTTTGATATTGATGATGTGTTCTATACCTTTGATAGTAGTAATATAAGTAAATGTACTGTGACTGGGATAAGTAGAAACCAACAGAACAAAGAGCTTATGTATTCTTACAGTGCTATATGTGTAGATTTTTGTGGTAGAGTGCATGAAGAAAATAGATATGACTCGGTGGACTATATATATAAGAATGCCAGTACAGACTTGGAAGTTTTTACGGAAAGGTTTATGCAGAGTGTGAAAGAGAATTTAGGTAAATGGTTTAATGTTGTAGATAATAGAGAGAGGGCTAAGAAATGAGTAGAGACGCTATAGATTTAGAAGCCACACTTCTTTTCCAGGAGTTCATGGCTAAGGATTCTAAATATCCTGTTAAGAAATTTCGTAAAGATAATGGTCTTAATAGTGTTGAGTATATATTTGAGGTTAGAGTTTCTTGGTTTAAAACTATTTACATTGGTATTATAGAGAGTGATGATATAGGTTGGAGACAGGGATGGAAGATGTATGAGGTCGTCTTCTATAAAAATTGTCATTTCGTTGGAGAGAATGTAAAGGCCAGATTAAAAGGTGAAGCTGAGGAACTTGCTAAGTGGTGGGTGGCTTCTTATAGGGCAGATTCGTTGAAGTGTAAGTATACAAATGATATGTCTATCTTGGAATCTATAAAGAAGTTTATTAGGAGAAAGTAATGATTAACAATAAGTTTAATGTTAATGATATGGTATGGTATGTAAGACTGGAAGAGTGCAGAGTTGTTTGTATAAATCTTTGCAAGGTAAATATAGTAAAACAAAAAGCTTCTGGCATATACTATGAACTTGGTTTGTTTTGCTGGAAGAGCCAGCTAATAAAACCATCTGATGAAGGTGTTATATCTGCTCCTGAAGACCATATATTTTATGATCTTAGTGATGCTGCAGATTTTGTAAACTCTCTGAAGTTTAGTAAATAGGAAAAAGAAATGATTAATGAAGATATTAATGGGTATTGGAGATGTCTTACTTGTAGAGAGTTTAAAGATGTGTCAGACCCTCGATGGAGGTGGAATGGTAGTAGTTGGGAGCATCATCATGGGTATCCTATTGGTTATGTAGAAGCGAAGCTGATAGACCCAGTGAAAACTATACTTGAGTTGGAAGCCAAAGTAAGTAAGCTTGAGGTAGAGTTTTTAGCTGTAGTAAAAAACTTTCTTAGAGATGAGTGTGTGTATGAGTGCACACATGAAGACCATAATAGTGATTTGTTATACTATTGTGATATGGGTGACTATAATATTCAGTGCCAGAATAGTGAACACTTTGAATTAAATGTTATTGACTTAGAAAAACATAAGTATTGTTCCATGTGTGGTAAACCTATTAGAATAGTTAAGAAGGTGACATAATGACTAATGTAATTGTTTTAATAATAGTTGTAGTACTTGGTTTATGTTTTGCTTACTTTGCTATAGCAGGACTCTACTATCTATTGAGTTGGTTGTTTATTAAATGTGGGTGGAGGAAATAAGATGCTTAAATTTGATAGAACTTTTATTAGTGATGAGCGTTATGAGTTTCCTGTGTCTATATCTATTGGGAAAGAAAAGAAGTTTGAGCAATTAGTAAACAATTTTGCTGAGTCTTTTCGTGCCTTTAAGGATATGGAGCCAGACCTTCACCAGATTTCTAAGCATATTTATGCTGATGACTATAAACTAAAGTGTTATGTTTTTGGTAACAAGAGAGACCATATGGTTTTTTACAAAGACTTGGTAAGTATTGTTTGTTACAGTTGTACCCTTATCTACATTGTTATATCTGATGATGACCATACTAATTTTGCTGAGTATGATGTAAGTGATTTGTTAGAGGAAGGAATTTGTTATGAATGATGAAGAGCTAATTGTAGAAGCAGTAGAACCTATTGAAGATAAGGTAGTAGATAAATTAGCAGCAGCTAAGAAGATAATGGCTTCATTAAATGCTGCTAAGAAGAAAGCTAAGCCGTTAGATACAAGGCCAGCTGTTTATATAGCTGGTGAGCATCCTGAGTTGTTAGACCATGGTATTGTTAGAAGCAGTAATACTGCTTTTAATGTAGGTGTACATGGTGGATTAAGAAGAGGTATACTTACTATCTTCTGGGGTAAAGAAAACACTGGGAAGTCCTCTGCCGCCTATGAGTTTATAGCACAAGTTCAAAAGGAAGGTGGAGTAGCTGCAGTGGTTCATTCGGAATCATTGTTCCCAGCTGAGTCTGCCAAAGAGTTAGGTGTTAATCTTGATGAACTAATTATGATTCAGGATTTTACTTCTGGAGAGGACGCTGTTAACTCTCTCTTTAAGTTGATGTATGATGTAAAGACAGGCGTGCCATTAAACATATTAGATATAGTAGTTATTGATTCATTAGCTTCTTTGGTTCCCAAGTATGTTGTGGACAAGATGGATGATGAGGGCTTTGAAGCTCAGAGTATGGGTGCTCATCCTAAGATGATAACTGGTATGGTTAATAGAATCTTTGGCACTGGAGCTTCGGCTAAGACTGCTATCATAGGTATCAATCAGTTAAGAGAAAAGATTGGTGGCTATGGTAACCCAGAAACTCAGGGCGGTGGTCATGCCTTAGCTCATATGGGTAAGCTTGTATGTAAGTTTGCTACATATTCAGCCGATAGAATCTTCGAAGGCAAAGGTGATGATAAGAAGCGTGTGGGGCATACTGTCCATGTTATAATAGAGAAGAACCAGTCTGGACTTGGTGGGCATCCAGGGGAAGAGTTCTCTTATGATGTGTACTACCATAAAGGTAGTGATAGTATACAACCTATTATAGATGCTGCTTTAGTGGATGGTTATATAGAAGAACCATCTAAAGCCTGGTTCCAAGTACTTCCTAAAGAAATTGATTTCATTAAAGAGATGGGACTTTGGGATGAGAAGAAGAATGCTCCCCTTAAGATTCAGGGTAAGCCAAAGCTTAGAGAGATTGTAGCTTCTAATGAAAAACTACTTAATAGGTTAAGAGATTTAGTAGAAAAAACAGAAGGAATATAATGAATGCTTCCCAGAAATTAAAACTTAGATATGTTATCAATAAGTTGTATCCTCTGGGTACTATGTTTTTTGATGGTAGTAATATATTAGGGTATCACTATGAATTTAGTGGTACCAATGAATTTCTTCATATGGATTATGGAAGAGAATATCTATTTAAGGTAAACTTAGATACTGCTAATATCATATTTACCAAAGAAAAGATAATATTCCAGATACCCTATCATACTGGTGGATATCATGACCATTATCTTAAGTTTGTTAAGACACTAGATGTTTTAGAAATGTCCGAGCGTGTCGTGGAGTATGAGTAATGAGTTTTACAGATACTGGCGTTATGAATAGATTCATTGATGTGTTTACTGCACAGAGAGAACTTGATAATAGTATACGTGTAAGTGGTGTGGACTATACGGACTGGGCAGTTAATATATCTAAGTTAGATGGCACTATATGGTTGTGTTGTGCAGATACACCTCGAATTTATTTTAATATAAGTGACATTATATTCTATGAGCATTCTATTTATATAGAAAGTATTAACCTATATTTACAGTTTGTTAGTAGAGAGGGAGAACTTTTATTTTGTAGAGGAGTAGTATATGAGTAGTACTTTTGTTCCTGATCTCTCAATGTTAACTGATAACTTTATATATGATATAGGATTAACCAGAATATATTCCAGGGTATGGAAAGAAACACCATTAAAGTTTAGAATGTTGTATAATTATTTAAAATATGTTGGAAGAAATAAGTTTGAGTTGACGTACAATGCATTACCTATAAAGTATATTGAGTTTAAAGGTACTGGTGATCCCAAAGTTTATAGCTTAGCGATTAGAGCTGAAGATAAGTTTGTAGATCTTTTTATATTTAAGAATGATATTATTTTTAGGGGTGATCTTGTTTTGTTATTTTGTGAGAGTGTGCAACTTAAAGCTGTTGATCACAAAGGTAATCCTATAAAAGCATGTATGTATGAAAGCTATGATTACGAATAGTATAAGTGAGGAATACAATGATTTATGAGAAGGCTATTAACTATTGTGCAGATAGATGGCCAGAAGTTTTTACTGAGGAAGCTTTAGAAAAGATTAATTACAAGTGTACTCCTAAGGGCATGCTTACTCAGTTACTGTACTTAGCTAAGGTAGCTTGTGATAAGTGTGATAGATGTGATTCACAGGCTAATAGATATGGTAGTAAATCTGTCTTTGCTGATGGTGATATAGGTGCTAAGATATTCGTAGTAGGAGAAGGCCCTGGGCAGTTCGAGCAAAGAACTCTTATTCCATTTACTCATTATGTAGAATGGATAAGTAGTAGGTGCGGTTTCTGTAATAAGTTAGATGCTTGCTATCCAAGGAAGACTATGCTATCTGGGGAACGTTTGCCGATGACAGAGTGCAAGCAAGCCTACTGTGAGGATAGTGAAGTAATTAAGAGGTCAGAAGATAGAACTCGTGTACCTGCTACTGTAAGCAATATTCTTAATAAAGCTATCTATCCAGAGTTTACAAGAGATTGCTGGAATAAGGTTAAAGCTATTAGAGGGAAGGCTCGTGTAGAGTCTGACTTATATATAACTAATGTGGTTAAGTGTAGGTCAGTAGCTTTTGGAAAAGATATCCAGCCACATGTTCCATGTAGGAATGCTTGTAAAGTGTGGATGGATATACAACTTACTTTAGTTCAGCCTAAGATTCTAATTTTATTGGGTGGAGTAGCTGGTCAATACTTCTTAGGTAAAGACTTTATGATTAGTAAAAGCAATGGTCTTTTTAATGAGGTGAAAGCTTTATCTATTGCGTACGAAGGACTTCCCAGAAGTGTAGAATATATAGGGTGTGGCTATCATCCTTCAGCTATAGGTAGAGTAGAAGATGATGTTACTAAGAAAGATATGCTTGCTGGATTAAAGGGTGTCTTTGTGAAAGCAAGAGAACAACTTGATAAGAAAGTGGAGGTAACTGTATGATAGATCAGGTAAAGACTCGTGTTACTGGTATAACAGTAGAGAATCATCAGGATATTGTAAAGTATCTGAAGAGTAAAGATATTAAAATGCTCTTCCTATATAGAGAACCAAAGAATCAGTATGATCCTTTTGCTATAGCTGTAAAGGCTAAACTGTTTAGTGTTAGTTATGGCTGGTATACATGTTTAAAGTGTGAACATAAGTGGGAAGAAAAGGCAGATAAGTGTCCTAAGTGTGACAGCCCTGATATATTCCCAGGTAAGTTAGCTCGTATTGGTTACATACGTAACAGAGGTATACAATGTACTACTTGCGGATGGGAAGATAATGTAAAAGCTGGACAGGAGATACCTACTATATGCTCTGCTTGTGGTAGTGAAACCATCATGAGAGCTGGATTAGCTACTGAGTTGGCTAAAGCAATGGATAATGGTGTTAATTATGCATGTGAAGTTTTAGAATATACAGGAGGCGAAACTGACAAGAAGACAGTAGGCGTTAATATAATGATAACTAAGTTAGAACAATAGGAGGCATTTGTGATTGTTATAGATATAGTAAAGATAGTAGCCCAGTCTCCTTCTGCTAAGAAAATTGTTGTATATACCATAAGCGCAGCTCTCGGGGAAATTGCTAAGATAAAGGGTAGACAAATAATGCATGCTCGAGAACTAAAGAATAGACAGAACGCAATGGTAGAAAAGAAGCCTGTAGTTTCTAAGCTTGTTGATACTGTTAAAAGATTATCAAAAAGAAAGCCTACAGAAGAAGTTGTAATTGAGGAGATAACTGTAACAAAGTAGAATAATTTTTACCTTCAGACTATAATATATATGGGGATAATATGGAGTATATTAATGTCTGAAGAATGTGAAGAGTTTGAAGTAATTGAGAACAAACCTTATGTAAGTTTTTCTCAGTTGAATATGTGTCAGAGATGTCCTATGCAATGGTTCTATAGATATGTGGAAGGTATTAAGTCGCCTCCTGGAATTGCGTTAGCAAAAGGAAGTGCATATCATAAAGCATTAGAAACTAATTTCTCTCAGAAGATACAATCTGGGGTGGACTTGCCGATAGGTGATGTAAAAGATGCCTTTGTTACTGAATACTCAAGGATATTTTCTGAGGAAGAAGTAGTTATTCAGGAAGGTGAGTCATCTCATGAGGCTAAAGATTCTGGTGTTGCAATGGTTGAGTCATACTTTAGAAGTGGTGTTACTAAAACTATGCAGCCAGTCTCCGTAGAGAATAAGTTGACGGTTCCCATCCCAGATACTGAATATGATTTAGTTGCTGTTGTTGACTTAGAGTTAACTAATGGTAAAGTTATAGATCATAAGACAGCTTCTAAAAAATGGTTTGGCAACAAGGCTCTGTTAGATCAGCAATCTACTACGTATGCTATAGCATTGAATAGGGAGCCTCTCAATTTTGAATTTCATGTGATGGTAAATGAAAAGGTGCCTCAACTATATATACATCCAGCACATAGAGATTCTGAAGACATAGCCTGGTGGCTAAGTAATGTAAAAGGTCTCATTAAAGAGATGGAATTACTTAGAGAAGGTGCATTCTTACCACGACCAGATGGCTGGTGGTGTGATAAAAGATGGTGTGGGTACTATGATAAGTGTATGCCACATCGCTTTAGAGGGAGGTGACAATATGAGATCTGACATTTTCATGTTGAATGAAATGCTGCAATCTAATGAGTTTTCTGAGATTCTTGTAGATTGTAATAAGGTAAAAGAGATTAAGATAACAGAAGACCATCCTGATATGTATAGTCTTAGATATAAGTTTGATGGAGAGCCTAAGAATACTTTATCTAAGTATGGTGGTGCTTTTGATTTATGGACAAGGACTATCCATTTCGATGATGATGATATACTGATAACAGTAGAGGGTATGTATACTCATCGCATTACATTTGTAAGAAAGGATAATGAATGAGAAAGGTATTGAAAGTGTTGCTGGCAACGTGTGTTGCCGGTGTGTTTGCAATCTCTGCATTGTTTGCAGATGATTTTAGTGTAGGAGTGTTTACTCCTAAAGAGCTTGGTACTCAGAGGTCTGTTATATCAGTTACTGCATCAAGAGTAATTGATACTAATGAATGGGCAACTACTGAGTCAAGGCTTGAAGCTGCTGCTTCTTTCACACAGCTCAATCAGTTTAATACGTATCAGAAATATGGACTTAGCGTTGGCAAGTTTGTCAACGTAGGAGACCCTGCTGGATTCCTTGGAATCAAGGTAGGGGCTGGTCCTGGTGTATACTGTACAAATATTGATGAGAATGTGAACGTTGATTTTGGTGGATTCGTAGAAGGTAGACTACGGCTTACTGATAATATGTATTTCCAGGCTGTATATACTGACATTAGAAATAGCACTAACGGAGACGGTTGGAATTTTGCATTAGCTTATAAATTTTAATTTAAATAAACAATAAAATAAAAGTGAAGGGTACTATCTTTATGGTAGTACTCTTAATTTTTTAGGAGGATTATTATGGGATATACAACTGAGTTTGATGGTGAGTTCTTTTTAGATAAGGAGCTAACTGATGCTCATTATAATTACCTTGTAGCTTTTGCTAATATACGTCATCTTGAGAGGAGAGCTAATGGTAATGTTCTAAAACCTGACCCTATTAGAGAGACAGCTGGGTTACCCTACAATCCAGATTATTATGTAGGTGATGATGGTGAGGGTAGGTTTGATGATATAATAGATATAAACAAACCCCCGAAAGATGTTCCTGGTTTATATTGTCAGTGGGTTCCTACTGAAGATAGACAAGGTATAAGCTGGGATGGTGGAGAAAAGTTCTATGAGTATATAGAATGGTTGGAGTATCTTATTAAACATTTCCTTTCTCCCTGGGGATATACTGTTTCTGGCGTTGTTAGATTTAGAGGTGAAGATTTTGATGACATGGGAGAACTAACTGTAGAAGATAATAAAGTAGATATGAGGTATTACAGTTGATTACTTCACTGGGAATAGTAGATGATCATGATGCTGTTACTCTTAGAAAGTTACGCAATAAAGTAAAGCCAGAAACTTGTTGTAATAAAAAGGTAAGGTATTTTGATATAGATTCTGCTATATTGGGTATAAGTAGAATAAAGGATAGAAATAAAAGAGCTGGGAAGTTGGACGTATACAGATGCCCACTCTGCAATTACTATCATATAGGTCATGGTAAACAATGAAGAAGATTTTTTATGGTTCTAATAAAGAACTTGTTAGGTATATAAGCACTAAAGAAATCAATAAAGTAAAAGTTGCCGGGGGTATTTATAGATATATAGATGATGTAGAAGAACTGGAGATGGTTCTTAAGTCTGTTGCTTTATTCTTTTTTCCATCTTGTCCTACTACTTATATATACACCGGCAAAGATTTTGCTAAGGTAGCTTCTATTGAATGCAATACAGATAATGTCTATGTTGTATTTCCTGGGAGTTCTGTGCCGCAAGAGTTTGCTAAAAACAAATGGATGCTTGTGTGTTGTGATGTGAGTGACTCTGTACTTGCTGAGTTTATATCTGGAGAATGTGATAAGTATATTAAGAAGCTAAAGTTTATTGATGATCCAGTTCCAGTTATAAAAGAACTGCTTGCTACGTACAAAATGGATCCTTGGAAAACAGAAAATGAATTCTTTAGATATCTACTTCTTAATACTATAGGAAACGTGGAACAGGAATATAGTTTTGATATTTCTGAGCCTGATAATATAGTTTATATTGTAGTAGATGGTATACTTGATAAAGATTTTTCCTGGATAGATTTAACTAAAGATATAACTGTTACAGATGTAATAGGTATTAATAAGTTATTATATATTAAACTTTCTATGCTACTACAGATTGAAATGTTAATAGAAACTGGTAAGATAGTAGACTTAGATGCATACTGTTCCATAGGTAAACAAACAAGAACATTTACTATGTTTTCTAATGATATAAAGGAAACAGTTTTTGGATACATAGGTAGAACTAAATGGTTATATAGTAAGTTCATGCAATACAGTAAGCTGTGGACTATAGATGAGATTAATGATGTATTGTTAGCTGTTAGTAAGACTAAGATAAACATATTGGAAGAGTACTACTTAAGTTATCCTGCTGGGATTGTATATAATATAATCTTTAGTTGTTTTGGGAGGTATTAAATGTCTCTTTACAATAAATACAGACCGACTACGTTATCTCAAGTAGTAGGGCAGGAACACATTAAAGCTGTGATAAAAGCTTCAAGTGTTAATGATGTATTTAATCATGCATATTTATTAATAGGGTCTCGTGGTATAGGTAAGACTTCTATTGCAAGAATAATAGCTAAGCTTGTTAATTGTTTGTCTCCTAAAGATGGGGAACCTTGTAATAAGTGTGAGAATTGTTTGTTGATTATGTCTGGTAAGACTCCAGATATAATAGAATTTGATGCGGCATCTAACAGAGGAGTTAGTGATATAGATGCTATGTTAGATGCTATTAATTATGCACCCGTGTCTTTAAAGAAGACAGTATATATAATAGATGAGATACATCAGTTATCTTCTACAGCTAAGGACTCTTTATTAAAGACATTAGAAGAACCTCCTGGTAGTGTTATGTTTATATTAGCTACTACCGAAGGGAAAAGAGTGCCTCCTACCATAAGATCAAGGTGTCAATTTCTTGAGTTTCGGAAGGCATCTGTCCCAGAATTAATTAAATTGTTATCAGCTATATGTAAGTTAGAGAAGATAGCTTGTACAGAAGCAGGGTTATCTACTATTGCTACATATGCTAATGGTTCTTATAGGGATGCGCTTACTATATTAGAAACAGTCTCTGTAGTCGGAGATGTAGATGAAGATACTGTATGCAAAGTAACTGGAGTTCCAGAAGAAAGACTCGTTAAGAGTGCTGTGTTAGCTATGTCTAAGAAGGATGTGTCTGATCTTATAAAAGTAAGTGCTGAAGTTAAGTCTTCTGCTGTAGTAGTAGATAAATTTATAGAAGCATTAGTGCTATATCTATTTGTTATAATAGGTAAGCTAAGTGCTGGGAATTCTTCCGACCCGAGATTGGATAAGTTATTGTCTACTGCTTTATATGTAGCAAATGTTAGGAAGGATTTAGATTATAATATAGACTCTCTTGCATTAGACATAGTTTTGTTTGGTGCTCATAAGATTATGCAAAGTAGTGGTGAATAGTATGTTAGCTGAATTTGAGACAACAGTATTTCTTGATGACTTATTAGTGTTGTCCAGAGTTATAGAAAGTAAATCTGCCCAGCCTATTCTTGGCACTATAGTTTTTAGATTCTTAACTAATGGAAAACTTATTATGACTTCTACTGATGCTTCTACATATGTTACTCGTGTAATAGATATAGAACCATTGGAAGAAGAATGTGTATTTGCTATAGATGCTACTATACTTAAGCAATCTGTAGCTTCTCTGAAAAAGGATAAGTTTTGTATAGACTATGTGCCAGGAAAAGGTGAGGCTATTATAAGTGCTGGAGCTTCTAAGATATGGTTACCTATTATAACTGATATGAATGTTATGCCAGCTATTAGAAAATGTAAGACAGAGGGAAATGAAGAAGTATCTTTATTGTTTGATGAATTTAAAACTTCTGCTAAGACAGTAGCTATAGCATCTGATCCTGCAAGTATTATACCATGTATGACTGGTATAGTGGTAACTGTTCATGATGACACCACAGAATTAATAGGGTTGTCAAATTTTATGCTGGCTAAAGATACTTTAGAGCCAGTAAGTTATTCTAATGATATAGAGTTTCTTATTAGTCCTAAAGTATTAAAGATATTATATGCTATCAAGAAAGATTGTAAGTATATAAACATAAGTATTGGTAAAAGAGACATGCTTATTACTGTGGATCCATATGTTATAGTATCCCGTCGTATGTTAAGTGATATATTAGACTGGTCTCGTTTCCTAAAAGGTTTATATACTACTAAAGTTAAGGTAGCAAAGAAGATATTGTTAGAGGCTATTAATAGGTCACGAGTTATTGGCTCTTATGCTGATAACTTTGTTAGATTAGAAATAAAGAAGGATGGTATTATTATTTCTACGGAAGGAAAGGCTGGAAGTTCTGAGGATAAGTTACCTATAGAACTTGAGGGCCCTGAAGTAGTAGTAGCATTTAATTCTTCTTTAGTATCTAAAGGATTATCTGTATTGAATACAGAGTTTGTATATTTAAACGTAGCTACAAGCAACTCTCCAGTGATGGTAGAGTGTGATGATATAAGTAAAGTTCAAGTATGGGGAACCATAACTTTACAAGAATAATTTGGAGGAATATATGTTAGATTTAAGTAAACTTTATGATTTGCCTATGACGAGTAGATCTATAGAAATGGCTGCTGGATTAGATGCTGCACTTGGTGCAGAGCATTGGTCTACTGAATGCTGGGTAGCTGAAAAGAGTGTTATAAATGCCAGTATAAGTATCGTTGATGGTGGTTCTACTTGGCTACGTAGAGACTGGGTAGCCGATACTTTCGAGAAAGCATTTGTTAATGCGGCTCTTATGTTAGGATACGCTAGAAATAGCTTAAATGGTATAAAGAAAGTAGTAGTAGGTGCTACTAATAATAGTATTGGGGAAACAGCTGTTGATGCTGGGTGTCAGTTTGTTATGGAGTTTGATGATGTTGTAAAGGATGAAGATACATTGCTTCCAGAAGATATAGCAAGTGATGATGATTTTAGTAAAGATGCTGTTGATGACTTAGATCCAGTAGCTATGCTTCACTCTCAGCTGGACGAAAAAGATATCCCAGTAGAAGCTGGAATAGAAGCTAAACCTGCTACTGTTGCTACTATAGAGCAGGATCCTGAACATCCTATGTGTGTGAGTTGTAATAAGAAAATAACTATTACAAGATTTACTAAACTAACTGAAGCTAACTTGCCTATTACATGTTTAGCTTGTGAGGATAAAGTGTAATGCCAACATATGAATACGTCTGTGACAATGAAGGATGTGATGTTTACCAATTTAGTAAGAGTGTAAAAGTAAAGGATTCCAATAATGTAAGTTGTATTAAGTGTGGATGTCCTGCTACTAAGGTTCTTACTAAACATTTTGGTATAGCATTCAAGGGTCCTGGTTTTCATAGTACAGACTATAGGAGTAAGTAATGAGTATACTAATAAGTGTATGTGTAGTAACTACAGATGAACGTGTAAAGAATCTTGATAGGCTAAAGAAAAGCCTTGATGATGTATTGTGGTGGCCTGATACACACGAAGTTATAGTTAAGAGCAATGATAGTATAGCCCTTGGTTATAATGAGGCTGCTTCTGAAGCTGATGGACAATATTTGTTCTTTGTGCATGATGATGTAGAACTTAGAGGGCATAGACCTCTATTGTTTTCTATGTTAGAACTACTTAAGAAAGAAAAGACTGGGTTAGTAGGTATGGCTGGTACCCGTGTGTTCCCTAAGAATGGCGTATGGTGGGAAGATAAGTCTTCCCTATCAGGTGCTGTATATCATACTGCTAATGGTAATACCTGGGATACTTCTTTCGGTGTATTTGGTAGGGTAGTCGTATTAGATGGAGTGTTCCTATCTATAGAAAGAAAGAAGTTTGAAGAGATAGGTGGGTTCCCTATTACAATGACTGGCTTTGATTTCTATGACCTTGCTATTTGTATGGAAGCAAGGAAAAAAGGTTATGATAATTATACTTTCCCGTTTCCTATATTGCACCACTCTTTAGGTGATGTTACTAATAGGGAAGGCTGGCATGAAAACAGAACTAAATTCTTGGAGTTATACAATGGCTAAAGATGCTGAGTATCTCATTTGGAGAGAGGGCACAAGAGATATTTTATGGACATCTAATCACGCCCTCCTTGTTTTTGCAATACAACATATAGGTAACAAGGAATTTAAGAAGGATTCTTTGGTTACCTATACATCTCCGGGTGGTAAGGCTATAGAGTGGCAGATACCACTTAAGATAACTAACCGACCTAAGTTAGATGAAGCTATAAAAATCTTCTATGAAAAGAAAGGTAAGAAGTCAAGTGGAAAAGCTGATTGAATGTTTACAAGCTAAGTTAAAGTTAGCTGATGATGTGATACATTTATATGCTCCAAGAAATGTTAAGATGAAACTATACAAAGCTTGGAAAGAACTTGATGAGAAATTAGAAGAGGTGCCTATTAGTACTGTTCCCTATCCTGTTAGGACAGGAGCAAGTTTTACTGGTGGCGTTAATGAACTTAAGAAAACAATGGAAACATTTGCAAGAGTTGAAAAAGATAGAAATAGATTTGGGAGTCTAAAGAAAAAGCACAATGGATGAGTGGGTCAAACAAGAAAAGAAGTTGAAGAAAATACACAGGGGTTTTAGAACTCCTGGCTCTGGTAACAAAGGTATTAAGGCTGATGTTATAGGAGATGTGTTTGTAATAGAAGCTAAGTTCTCTGGAGTAACAGACTCTAAAGGTAGAAAATATATGGATGTGTCAAGAGACTGGCTACTCAAACTTTCTAATGAACTTAGAGGAACTAAGATTCCTTTGCTTAACTTAAACATAGGGAATCTAACTACTCTTTCTATAATTCCTGCTGATCAGTATGATACACGTGTAATGGGAACCATAGATTTTAATGATAAGAAACAAGTTAGAATCTATGCTGAAGATACTGTTGAGCATTATACTGTTCTTATACCACATAAGAAGTTTCCAGAGTGGATTATACTATCGGACGATGATATAGAAGAGATACTTGATGAAGTTCGTGGTCCAGAAATAGAGATTAAAGTTCCTAAGATTTCTAAAGAAGAAAAGATACGACAGAAAGCTGATGTCAAAGCTTTCAGGAAAGCAGAGTATAGAAGATACAAACGATTTAAGAAGGGATTACCTATAGATGACTGACTTTATGAATCTATTTGAGAAACATTTAGGACATGGCATGAAATGTGGCGACAATGTTATATTTAGATGTTTTAGATGTGACAATAGTGGCACTGGACATTTATATGTTAATGCAAATGATGGCAGATATTATTGTTTTAAATGTGGAAATGACTCAGATGGTCAGGGTAAGGGTAATCCCCGTTCGTTTGCTATATTAATGGGAGAAGATCCAACTCAATATGAGAATGCTAATGCGTATAGGAATGTTCCTAATAGACATGACTTTGCTGATTATGATTTGATTAGTAGTATCTATACATATGTGTTTAGTAAGCTTAATCTTTCTGATGAGCATAGAGATTATCTTATAAGTAGAAGTATTGATTTAAGATTTGGGTTTAAGAGTTCTGATAAAGCATTTGATGTGCTAAGAGATAGGTATGATGACTCTACTATAGTTAGTTCTGGATTAGCTAAGTATTCTCCTGCTGGGTATGTTATTCCGGCGGTTGCAATAGAAGCTAATAGAATCTTAATACCCTACACTCAAGAAGATAGAGTGGTGTATTTTAGGAGTAGGGCATGTGGTGACTCTACTCTTAAGTATGCCAGCCCTATTGGTGTAAGTGCTAATAGATTTGTGTGGTATGATACTATATCTAATAAGCTTCTTGTTATCACGGAGGGAGAGCTTAAGGGTATGGCATCTCTCTCTGCTGGTGTTAGTACTATAGCTACTCCTGGTATGAGGTCTTCTCATGAAACAGTAGCTAAGCTATGTGTTAAGAACTCAGTAGAAAATATCATACTGTGTTTTGATAACCAAATTGAAAACTTTAGAGATGTTTGTTCTGCAAAAACTAAGTTAGTAAGTTATATATCTAAATTGTATACTCCAAGAATATATGATTGTGTGCTTCCTTTTCTTCCTATGGTAGAAGAGGGTAAGAAAATAGATATAGACTCTTTTATAAATGTTTTAGGTAAAGATAAATATATAAAAACTTTATCTAAGGCAAGGAGGATTCTTTAATGGGTGCTGATGGTTCTGTAGTTTTGGATCCTGCACAGTTGAAAGTAGTAGAAGATACAGAAGGTCCTTGTATTATATATGCTGGGCCTGGTAGTGGTAAGAGTAGAAGTTTAGTTCATAGAGTAGCACACCTTGCGAAAAAGGGTGTAGCTACTCATAATATTTTAGTAGTAACTTTTACTAATAAAGCGGTAGATGTATTAGTAGAGCGGTTAGATAAGTTAATTGGTAGTGATCATAAGGTTCATGTATCTACTTTTCATTCTTTATCAGCAGTAATACTTAGAAGGTATTGGAATAATACTTTTTCTATTTACGATGATGACGATAAGAAAAAACTTATTACATCTATAATAAAAGATAAGCAATATGATAAAGATATAACATCAATTGTTATGGATAACTTAGGAGAAGCCGCTAAACGAAGTACAAGCTTTGGTAATATAGATAAGACTGGAGATTCTATTGTTGATAATGTTATTAGTATATACTATTCTGAATTAATAAAGGCTAATGCTTTAGACTTTGATTCTATAGTTACTAAATGCGTTGATATATTAAAAGAAAATGATAGTGTACGTAGTTTAGTTCAGAAGACTTACAAGTATATCTTGGTAGATGAAGCTCATGATATGAATACTGCTCAAGGTGAGCTTGTTAAGCTTATGGTTGGTGAAGCTCAGAATGTTTGTCTTGTAGCTGATGTAGATCAGTCTATCTATGGGTTCAGGGGTGCTGATTTCGAAGTAGTTTGGGAACTTGCAGATTATTTTAAAGATACTAAGGTCTATAAATTAGAAAGAAATTATAGGTCTACACGTGTAATAGTAAATTCTGCAAGAAAAGTTATAACTAACAATGAGAATAGAGTACCTATGAACTTTGAATCTATGAGAGATTCTGGTACTACTATTAGGGTTGTAGATTTAATGTCTTCTGAATCAGAAGCTACCTGGGTAGCAGATGATATACAATCTAAAATAGAGGCGGGGAAATATTCCCCAGAAGACATAGCTATATTGTATAGAGTAACAGCTATGTCTGCTTCATTTGAGTCTAAGTTAATGTATAGGGGGATTGCTTATAAGGTAATAGGTAGTCGTACTTTTTTTGCGAAGGCAGAGATAAAAGATATTCTTGCTTATCTTAGGGTTATTCATAATAAGCGTGATAATGTAGCAGTGCTAAGAATTATAAACTTACCTAAGCGTGGGATAGGTGCTGCTATGGTAAAGGATATAGTTAATAAGAGTAATATACTTGATATGTGCTATATAGATACTATAAGAGCTATGTGTAAGCAAAAGAGTAATCCCAAGTTAGAAAGTTTCCTATCTTTTATTGATAGTATATCTAAAAGTGGAAAGCTTACTACTATGGTTCAGGATATATCAAGAGTAGTAGCAGATTTTTATAGTACTGATACTAACTTAGATGAGCGTATAAATAATATAGAGCAACTGTATGGGTTAGTCTCTATGTATGATGGAGTAGATGCTCTTTCTAATTTCATAGAAGACATGAGCCTTTCCATTTATGACGAAGAGGGAGCTGAAGACTTAGGTGTATACCTTATGACTATGCATCAGTGTAAAGGTTTGGAGTTTCCTTTAGTATATGTAGTAGGAGCAGAGCAAAATGTTATTCCTTATTATAAAGCTTCTACTAAGGAACAGGTAGAAGAAGAACGTAGATTGTTCTATGTATCTATGACAAGAGCTATGGATGAATTAGTTATAACTCATGCCAGAGCCAGAGCTTTATATGGAAAAGTATCTTATAATAGAACGTCTATGTTTGTGGAGGAGCTTAGACGTGGGTAGTGAAGATGGAGGTAGGCTGTAATGAAGAAGGGTGCATGGAAAGTAAGAGTAGTTCCTGTTGATGAACTTACATCCTTAGTCAATGTTGATGTAGCTTTAAAAGAAATAGATATTAATGCTGGTATAAATGAAGATAAAATAAAAGAAGAGTCTTTTAAGTTGTTAAAGTATATAACAACCAGAGATGAGTTCGCAAGTTTGATAGAAAGATGTTTTGGTCTTAATATTATTGTAGATTATGAGAATATGTTTTATGTGTGTTATTATATAGATTCTGGTGATGTTGTTGTCAAGTATAATTCGAAAGCGATGGTAAAAATTAATGGAAATAAAACTAATAAATAGCAACGTAGAGGGTATAACTAAACATTTGAATTCTGATTGCTTAGCTATTGACTTTGAAGCTTCTGGGTTAGATCCATACACTACAGTGCCCTGGTTATTTTCTGTTAAGCCATCTAATCATAATGTTACATATGTAATAGACGTACAGAAATGCAGTTTAGAACCTATTAGAAATGTATTAGAGTCTTCATTATTGATAGGTGCTAATATATCTTATGACTTAAAGCTTCTTAGGCATATGGGCTTTAGACCAAGAAGAGTTTATTGTGTTGTTGTAGCTGAACGTGTGTTATCTGCTGGTATAAGAGTAGGAGAAAATGATTTAGCTTCTATTATAAAGAGAAGGATTGGTGTATCGTTAGATAAAGAAGTACGAAGTTCTTTTATTATGTTATATGAAGATGCTAAGAAAGTGGATAAGAATATAAAATGGGCTGAAGCACAGGTTATGTATGCTGCTAAAGATGTAGAGTATTTGCATCCTGTATATATAAGCCAGTTAGAAGAAGCACATAGAGCTGATGTTGAGTATGTTATAAAGTGTGAGTCTAATCTTGTTCCAGTAGTAGCTGATATGGAGTATGTAGGTATAGGTTTTGATAAAGAGAAGTGGCTTAAGCTTGATGAGGAGCATAGACTACAAAAATCTATACTTTATGGTGAAATTTGTGACGAATTAGTTATACCTAAAACAAGGATGACTTTGTTCCCAGAGACAACGGGAAGTATCTATGATTTAAATATAGATAGCCCTATCTTAGTTAAGAAGCTATTGAGCAGTTATGGTATAGATGTTCCAGATACTAAAGAAGAAACTCTTAAAGATATTGATGTTCCTATATGTAAGAAACTTATTGAGTATAGAAAATTAGAGAAGAGTATAACATCTTATGGTAGGAATTGGCTGTCTTATATTAACCCAGTAACTGGTAGAATACACAGTTCCTTCAACCAAGTTCGCTGTGATACTGGAAGATTTGGGAGTAGTGAGCCTAACTTACAAAATATCCCAGCTACTATAGAGTATAGGTCTTGTTTCATAGCACCTAAGGGTAGAAAGCTAATCACTGCAGACTATGCTGGTATAGAACTTAGAATAATAGCAGAGTTTAGTAGTGATGAGACTATGATAAAAGCATTCAATGGTACTAATGATGTTCACTCTGAAACAGCTGCTCTTATATTTGGGCTTCCAGTAGAGGAGTGTGGTAAGGGTACTAAGTATAGAGATATTGGTAAGACTTTAAACTATTCTTTGCTATACGGACAGGGAGATGATAAGTTAGCTATTAAGTTAGGTGTGTCATTAGAAGAAGCTGCTAAGATTAGAGCTGCTTATAGTGAGAGGTTTGCTAATATAATGTCTTGGTTAGAAAAAGCTGGTGAAGAAGCAGTTAAAGAAGGTTATTGTGCTACTCCTTTAGGTAGAAAGCGATGGTTTACAAAGAACACTTCTCTATATGAGATGAAAGCCTCTGGTAGGAACACACCTATTCAGGGAACTTCTGCCGACATGATTAAGATAGCTCAAATTATTTTAAATAAAAAGTTGCTGATTGCAGATACTGATGCCTTCATGGTTGATGTTATACATGATGAGCTATTAGTAGAAGCTGATGAAAATATAGTAGATGATGTGTCGAAGGTTATAGAAGAAAGTATGGTAGAAGCTGGTAGTATTTTCTTGAAGAGGGTACCTATTAAAGTATCCCTTAGTGTTGGTGATTGCTGGAGTAAGGATTAATGGAACATGAAATAGTTATGGATGGTAAGTATGAGAAGCATACTTATTCTAGTGAGTGTAGAGTTGAGTGTTGTTGTAATACCTGTGAGTTTGATAGTAGCAATGGTGCCGAAAAACCTTGTAGTGTGTGTCAGGATATGGAAGAAGATGGAACTGTTAAGTGGTGCTATCATAAAGATAAGGGAGTTATATAATGGGACTTAATATTTTTATGACTATTATTTCTGTCATAGCTATATACATATTTGTAAGAACTGATATGGCATGGTGGAAAGTTGTGGATGCACTCAATGAAATGGATGAAGAAATGAAATTAAATAAAAAGATAGGTAAGGAGTAAATTATGGAATTAGAAAAATTGTCTGAAGGTATGTCTGAAGAAAGTAAGAAACAAACAAGAGAACTTATAGAGTCATTTGGTGATGAGTTCTTGATAGAAGTTTCTAAGATAAAGAACTTAGTAGTTAAATTATTTACTGAAGCTAAGCTAGATATAAAAGTAGCTTCAGTTGAAACATCTATATCTTTAGCATTTGCTATGGTTTTTGGTGGTATGCCCATAATAGCATCAGAAGATTTACCAAAAGAAAAAGCTATAGAGATGAATGAGATTGCACGGGCTAAAGAGTTTGAGAACTTTAGGAATAAGTTACTCAATGCTTATGATATAGATGGAACATTAGATGAGTTACCATCTAAGGAAACAGCTCTTGTTATGATACATGAGCTAAATGCTAAAATGGTAGCCTTGTCTATAGGAGCTATACTTGATATGAGAAAGAAGTACGCTGCTGGGGAGCTCGAAGTTAAGTTGTATAATAGTGCAGAGCTAATGGTTATAGGTGAAGCTCTACAGAATATTCTTTATGTTCCTAATATAAATCATCTTGCTGTTAATAATATTAATATGGAGGTAATTGATGATGATGGTATTAATGGTATGGTAATCACTGTTACAATGGAAGATGATTCTACGTTAGAAGGTTTTGGAGATAATTTGTTAGATGCTATTAATGATCTAATGAATCAAACAAGTGCTGAATAATGATAGTAAAAAAAAATGGGACACCGAAGTGCCCCTAAGGTTGGAGGAAGTTTATGGTAGGAAAAGTTCTTAATAAAATAGTAGAGTGGCATGATGATTTGTATGCTAAACATGAATTTAAAACCACTCCAGAAGAGCATTATGGTGGGCCTAAGGAATCTAATGGCCCACTATGGCAGTATATGCCTGAGGAATCTAAAGATACATTTATAAAAGTGTTTGGGTCTATATGGAATACATGTGTTGCTTTAGCTGAAGAAGAGGCAGCTAATAAGGCAGCTTTTGAAGCAGGAGAATGGAAGTATTTAGGATGTAGTGCTTATGCTATTATTGAGGTTCCTGGTAGTAACGATACTATTAAGATAACGACACCAGGTGTATCAGGTATACCATCTTCATCACCAGATGATTACCTTAAAGAAATAGAACGTAGCCAGATGGAGTTGCTGGAGTTAATGCTATCTTCTAATTAGTTATATCCAAGCTGAGATAGGTAATCTTTATTTTTTAGTTGAGAATTAAGTTTCCTATCTTTAGCTTTCTTTTTAATGAGGTTGAATAAACACTGTATATCACAGAAGAGTATTCCTTTTTTTGAGGTTTTAGTAACAATTACCATAGAGGTATCGGGGTTAGGAAACTTTCCACAGTTGGCGCAGGTAGTGGCAGTATCGTAGATAGCTGTGATTTTAATAACATCATCTTGCATTATCTTAGTCTCCTTATGTCATCTCTAAAGAATTTAGCTAACACTTTCTTAGCAGCACTTAGGTGATTCCGTAGTGTCCTCTCCGTCCCTATGTGTAAAACTTCAGCTGCTACTGTTTCTGTAAAGCCATCAGCATATATCATCTTGATGATAGCTCTCTGTAAGGGAGTAAGTCTATCCCAGCCTTCTCCTGTTGTGATACCATTTACCCATGACATGTTTATTTCTACCTCTTCGTCCTGGGCAGACTTGTACGTATCAATATCACGAAAGATCCCTGCTTGTTTAGTCTCTACTGTTTTACAAACCAATGGGTCTTTCACTAAATCTTTTAGTTGTCTCTTGAAGACATACTTGAAATTGCTTGCTATAGCTGTATACTTTCTTGCTGTTGTAAGTAAAGCTAATACAGCTTCTTGGTTTATATCTTCTGGGTCATAGGCTTTAAGTAGTATTACAAGTTCTTCTACTGTAGTTTGTAAGTCGTCACCTCCTAACATTGAAAGAAAGTGCCTTATGTCTTTGTCGTGCTTATCCCAGATGCCAAGTGTGCATAGTCTTACATACTTATCTGTTATAGGGGCAAAAGCTTCTATTAGTTCCTGGGATGCTATTGCGTCCCCTTCTCTATAGCGTGTAACTATGTCGTTTAGCTCTTCTGTTGTGTGGTAAGTGTAAACTTTATTTTTATTCATAAGAGTATGTTTGGGGAAGTTTAGGAAAGCTTCCCCGTTACGTGTGTAACTACTGTTTAGTTCTCACTTTTAACTGGTCTGGCGTAAATAGCCCAGTCCCAGGAGCAGTAACTATTCTATTTGACTGTAGCTGTAGTAGAACGTCTACTAAGTACAGCATCTTGAGATCAGCTGGTCCTATGCTAATAGGGCATCTCTTAGCTTCAATGTGTTTAAGGAAACCATTGTCTGTAAAGTACTGTACTAACCAATTAAACTCAAACTGAGATTTAGTATTGATATAGATATCCCTTACTCGAGCATCTGGTTGTACCTGAATGCTTTGACGTATAGCTTGATCTACCTGTGGGTCTTCTATAAACTGATAGCTTAGGTACCAGTTAAAGAATGTTTCCTCTGAACCTGGCCTGTACAATATCTGGAGAATCTGGTCTCCATCTGCCATTCTTTTTTGAATATCTGCACCTACTGCTTCAAAAAATGCAGTAAGCTGGTCTTCTGGTAAACTGCCTAAGAGATCATAGTTAGGGTCAGCTGCCAATTCCTCTAGGGATTTAGTTGGCTCTGTGATATGCCCTGTCTCTACTTCGATATCTTTAGCTTTATCATTCTTTGGTGTTAATGTCTTCGGCATTAATGTCCTCCATCTTTTTGGTATGTCTCTTTTTCTTCTTCCACTCTTCAGAAATCTCATCGTCTTCTGGTTCTCCATTAGGGTTTAGTATTCCTAACGTTCGTCCTGTATTAGGGTCTACAACTTCTATCTTTTCCATTATCTTCCTCTATTATGTACGTTAGTAAGTCTTGTTTGCTGGTCTAATATTTCCTGCATGGTTTCTTCCCACTTATCTTCGTACGCTACTGGAACTTTAGTTTCATATTCTGATTGGTACTTAGGTCTATTCTGTGTGAAGAATGGAACCTTTAGAAAGTCTGTTACTTTCTTGTAGTTAAGCTTAGTATGTGGCTTACACTCACATGTTAGTCTTGGATACTTTCTATCTTCACAGGCTATACACATTTGATTATGGTGTTTATAATTTTCACATAGTTTACATATAGAGCACTGCTTAAAGGATGGGCACTTAACCATTACATGGTTATTGTAAAACTCTCCCATTAACATTCTTGGGGTATCCATTAACTATCACCTACACAACTTGGAATGCCCTCGTCTAATATATAGAAGTCACAATTAGAATCTTCTAAGTATGCTCCAAATATACTAAGTCCCGGTTTATCATCATCTAAACCACGAAGTAAAGTACTATCAAATATAAGTAGGTCTGGTTGCAAGGCAGTTATAATAAGTCGTACATCTAAGGGTTTCTGATATTGAACAACACTTACTCTTCCAAACTCTCCAATAGTAAATATTCTATCTATCAAACTTCTATTAAAGTCAATTTGTTTTTCTTTAAGTAGTTGATATATTTCTTCTTCTATTTGAAAGGTATTGCCTGGTGTTATATATACTATCCTTTTCGTTTCTGTTATTTCAGAAACTATAGTACTTGCAGAAGAGGCAGTGATTACTACTTTTGGGCAGTCTATTTTATTCTTTCGAAGGTTGTCCATCTTCGTCCTCATCTGTTGACACTTCCTCTAAGATTGCTATGATGTCACCTTCCATAACCGCAGTTACTTCTTGGTGCCCTGGTAATTCCCATCGTACAGGTGCGTGTCTGTGAACTAAAACTAAATCTCCCCGTTTTACAAGCATAGGGATAGGTTTTCCATCTGGTGTAATAGGCCCCGTGCCTACTGCTGTAACTCTTGCTATACAAGGAATCTCCTTTGCTTTATCTGTGAGAATAATTCCTCCAGCTGTGACTTCCTCTACCATTTCTTCCAGCATATCTATGATTACATAGTTATATAGCGGTTTGATTCTTAAAGTTGTTGACATTTGTCCTCCTATAATATCTTTCTTAGATCCCATACTAAGGATCCATTTATGTGTGTCTTTTCTAATTTAATAAACTCTCTTCTGGTTTCAAAATAATCTTCTGGGATAGATTCCCTCTCGAGTTTTAAGTCATTCCTTATTTTAATCCAGTCCTGTATCTTAATAGCATAAGCAACAACATCTCTTTTTAATACCAGTCGCTTCTTCTTAGTTTTCCTATTGATAGTAGCTACTTTTTTGCTCCTGAAAGAAATAACTACGTAAGCTTTTCCTCCTTCTTTACTACATCTTAGTAACCCCTCCTGTTGATGATCTACTAATCTATCAAAAGGAAAAGAGCTTAATAGCTTTGTGCTCTTTGCTTCAAATGCATAGTATGTTCCATTTACTAAAGCCCAAAAATCATATGGTTGCCTATGTCTTATTACTGCAAGCTTACCACCATGCCAATCTAAGGCAGTAAATGCATTTGTTATTTCATTTTCTAAGTAGTTTGCCATATTATCTTCTATTCATCTATTATTAATTCTTTGTTACATTTTATGCAGGTATATATTTTTTTAGTTTCTAATATTTCTAGGTTATGTTTAGTCTTCTTAGATTTCTGTATGGTAGCCACTTCTTTTACTTCGAAGTTATCTGGAGGTTTAAGCCCACACCCTGGGCAAGATATCATATTTGTATCCCCATAGTTTGTATTTATCCTCCATCATATTAATTATACCATATTTGTAAATATTATTCCATTCTTTTCGTTCCCAGTTCTTTTTCTTTGCCATGTCTTATATAATCTGTATACATATTGTCATGAAATACGAAGACATCTGTGGTATAATCTACTGGTTCTATAGGCCCTGCTACTTTAATGAGTCTCCTAAAGTAATCAGCATCTTTTGCAACAGCTAACTCTCTATCTTCAGCGGTAGGAAACTCTGTATCCCAGAGCCCTACTATATTAACAAGATACCTTCTATGCATTATCTGGTTATGATCTAACCAACAGAATGGGTCTGATACTGTACCATAGTTTCCTCTGAAGTTTACCCCATACCAAGGGGGGCTATTTATAATTTGTTGGTTGCCATAGCAAATACCTATTTCTGGGTTTCTGTCTAAATAGTTAGACATTACTTCAAGCTTTATATTTCTATAGTAGCAATCATCAGTTAAGTATGTAATGTAATTACTATACCCCTCCACTAAAGCTATATTTATCATATCTGCATAGCGCACTTTTAAAAGTCTTTCCTCTAATGTAGTGGTAGATATAATTAATTTAATTCTGTCATCAGAATTTGCAAACTTATGTAGGATCTCTTGTGTTTCATCATCACTATTGTCATCCATTATCCATAAAGTAAAGTCTTCCATAGTTTGTGTTAGTACTGACTTAATAGCTTTTGTAACCATCTTAGGTCTATTGTAACTTGTTAATATTACATCTACTTTACTCATTATATACTACCTCACTTCTTATATCACTAAATTTAAAAGGTATCCTTACCCACGGGCTTAGTACACTATCTATTATATCCAAATACTTAGGACTTGTAAACACTAAGAAGCTACCACCACACCCACCACCTAATAACTTTCCACCTAAAGCTCCTACTTTCTTTATCATAGTATACTTTTCATCTATTTCTGGGAGTGTTATTTCCGAACTTACTTTCTTTTTAGCTGCCCAAGTTTTATCAAGCAAATAACCTACTCGGTCTATCTTATTATTCCAGATAGCTTCTTTAGCTTCAAGTGCTATCTCTTGTATATCTGTTACATATGTATTATCACACAGACTATTACTATATTGTTTAACTATATCACAAGAATTTCTTTGGATACCTGTATAGTATAGGTGTAGTTTTGATTCTAATTCTTCAACTCCAAAGTATCTTTCTCTTTTGTAACTTCCATCTGTATTTATATCTATAAAGTTTAATCCTGAATTAGCTGCAAAGATTTGGTCTTGTATTCCACCAGGTTCTTTTAGTATATGTCGTTCTATCTCTATAGCTTCTTTTACTAATTGCTGAGTCATTATAAAGTATTGTCTTTTATACCAGTGTAACGCATTTAGTAAACCTACTACAAAAGAAGAACTTGAACCTAACCCAGATCGGGACGGAAGATCCCCAGAATAAACTATTTCTAATCTATCAGTGATGCCTAAGTATTCTAAACATGCTTTTATAGCTGGGTGCTCTATATCGTCTACATTATCTACAAGTTCTATGTTTCTGTATGCTACTCTATAATTATTATTAAAAGCTTTGTTATAGGGTTTCACCATTATATAGCAGTAGTGGTTAATAGCTCCCCCTAATACGCATCCTCCATTTTTTTCGTACCAGTTTTCATAGTCTGTACATCCACCAAATAAGGATACTCTATAGGGAGTCTTACTTATTAACATAATAACTTTTGTGCCTCTCTATAAGAGTCTGGAGTGCCTATATCAATAAAGGATTCTTGACTATGATACCCATGTAAACATTTGCCAGCATTTATATAAGCAGGGAATATATCTCTTTCTAAAGAAGATCTACCATCTGGTATAAAAGAAATGAACTCTGTATTAAGTATATAGATTCCAGCACTTATCCATCTTGATATTGGATTCTTCTCTACAAACTGAACTATTCTATTTATATCAAGCACTACAGAACCATATCTACTTTCATCTTTAGCTTGTGTTAGTAGCATGGAACAACTATACTTTTTTCCCCAGTCCACATATTCTATCAGGTTACCAAAATAGAAGGTATCCCCATTCATTACAATGAACTTATCATCTGTAATAAATTGTGCTGCATTCTTAACAGCTCCACCAGTTCCTAATGTCTCTTCTTCTACTATTACTTCTACCCCTGGGATATCTATAACCTGTCTACTTATTTCGTCGGCAAGGTACCCAGCTGCTACTACTATTTTTTCTATACCTATTTTTAATAGCTCATCTATATTACGCTGTAATACAGACCTTCCAGCTATAACAGTAGCACACTTCTGATGCTTCCCTATTGTTGGTTGAAGTCTCACGCCAGAACCACCAGCTAATATAATTGCTTGTTTCATAATTCGAACCTTTCGAAGAATTTATTTAGTAGTACCTCCGAGGTTAGTTTTTCTTTTACTACATCTAAGGCATTAGCTGCTAAAGTATTTCTATAGTCTTGGTTATCTAATAGAGTAATACATTTTCTTACTTCTGTTGTATCTCCACTTATGATATGCGGGGGGTTATCATTATAAAGTAGTATATTTTTTTCATGTGTAAATGTAGCATTAGCCTCTGGTCTATCTGGAACTACCCAAGCTACTACAGGTACACCAGCAATCATACTTTCTACTACTCTACTTGTATATCCTAAGAATGTAGATGGTAACCCAAGTACAGCTTTATACTGCCTCATCTCATTCATTAATACAGCTTCTACCCCAAGACGTATATCTCTATTTTCATCTATGTAGTTTCTCATTATTTTATTAGACATACTATTTGTTATGAATGCTCTACAAGTATTAGTTGCTAATCTATCGAATTGCTCTGGGAGAGTTGTTTTGTTCTCTGCTGGCTCTGGTATCTCAACTAAGTCCTTTAGTTGCTGTAACATAGAAGCTCTTCGTTGATACTGCTTTCCAAAGAACAAGCATTTATTTATTTTGTATGGCTTTATTTCTTTTACTAAAAACTTTTCTGGCATGTTGCAAGGAAACCACATAGTATTATTTATATTATGTGTTCCTAAAAGTTTTATATCATACTCATCTAATGGTAGTACATGTGTAATAAAGTTTAGTTTTCTTAATATATGCTCCATAGATAAACCATAGCATTGTGATGTAGTCATTGATTCTATCAAGTATGCTACACGTACTGGTATTAGGTCTGCTAATCCAGCTAATATTTGCTCACTTGCTCTTGCATGCATTAGTTCTATAAACATCATATCAAACTTTATATCTTTATATAAATAGTTTACCCCATACACTACCCATTGATCTGGATTTATAGTACCATCTCCTTGGACTACTATAGTATATACATTGTGCCCAAGTGCTTTTAGCCCGTCCTCTATAGCCCAGTTAGCAGTATAGGCTAATGGTCTCGACTGGTCCCATGTTGGTCTCTCAGTTATAATAAGTAACACATTCTTAGAAGTTCCCACGGTGCTCCTCTCCTATTATAGAATAAGCAGTGATAAGTTCTTCTATTCCAGTATCTAAACTACGTTGTGCCTTGAATCCTTTGTTAGCTAACTTAGTAGAAGATACAATATAATTCCTTTTATCTGGGTCTCTCTTTTCTGTGTTAGTAGTTATCTTAAATGATGGTATGTGTTCTTTTACTTTGTAGGCAAGGTCTATCTTTGACATATTTATATCATCATTACCCAGGTTGTATACATTATTTTTTACAATGTCATAATTATTTATGCAGTAGCTAAAACAATCTGCTACATCCTGGATATGTACATAGTTTCTCATGAAGTGCCCTTCGAATATATCAACACCTTTATTAAAGACTGCTTTCCTTACGAAGTCATTAACTAATAAATCTGTTCTCATTCTCTGGGATACTCCAAATACTGTAGCAAGTCTTAGTACTACACAATTTGTACATTCTACTATAGCATATTCTGCACACATTTTTGTTTTACCATAGTGCGTAATTGGTTCTAAGCAAGTTTCTTCTGTACATAGTAAACTTCCATCTGTATTTCCGTAACCGCTATTAGTGTTAGGGAATATAAGCAGCTGGTCTTTACTTTTAATAGATACTATATTTTCTATTACCTTTGAATTTACTATATGAGCTTCGTCTTTGTGTTTGTCACATATTCCTGCACCTACGTATGCTGCTAATGGTATAATCACATCTGATTGTTCTACTAATTTGTCTAAAGTATTATCTACTACTGACATCTTAGCAAAGGCAAAGCTCTCTCTACCACATAAATGAAGTAAACTATCCTGATTGTAAAGTAGGTTGTCTACTACAGTTACATAGTGCCCCTCATCTAATAATGTTCGTGTTAGTACCGAGCCTATATAGCCAGCCCCCCCAGTTATAAGTACTCGCATAGTCCAACGTTCCTTTCAGGAGAAATAGCAATAGCCATATCCTCAGTACCATCTGGTTTCTTATCATTAACTACTATCCTTGGTCCTCTGGGTAGTCCCATTATAAGCATGTCGTATTGAATATGATGGTCTGATAGTAATTGTACAGTTTTCTCTCTATCAGATTCTTTCCTACCAGTAGTTATTATAATCTTGTAGTTTAATAGGGCATATTTTTCTATGAATTCTCTGACTCCATTTAATAGCCATATTGGTACAACATTCTTTGGTGTACCATGTACTTGCCATTCATAGTTACCTGTATGATACAGTAATGTGCCATCTATATCTAAGAATAAAGTTCCTGGATGTTCCATTATGTCCTCCTGTTAATTTCTGCTTCTACTGCAGTCCTTAACTTTATTATATCGTTAATTCTATTTTCTGTATACCATTTATAGTAAGCATCTTGCTGGTCGTTGTATACTTTATTTTGATGATAGTGAGTTGGGTCTCCCCAATGCCTCTTGTATGTTTCATCAAACTCTGATTTATTAGAAGTAGATGCTATAAAATGATTATGATTAATTATTACATCTGGTACGTATATGTATAGTCCTAATGGTTCTGTAATATCTTTTAGTATATGATCTTGGAATAGGTGCATTACATCTGGGTTATGTATCCATCCTATTGTCTTTATAAATCTATAACCAACCATTGGAACTACACAAAGATAATTCCCATGGTATCCGTCACTTGGAAACACTACCCCCCAGTAACCTATCTCCTTCATAGCATCAAGTAAAATAGTATCCCAGTTTTTAGTTAGTATAGCGTTGTCGTCTGCCAATAAAGTAAAGGCTACATATTTATTTATATTTTTATGACATACTTCATTCATCATTACTGGAACTGTTTTATTATCAAAGACTTCATAAGTTACTTTTGTTTTATCAAGAACTTCTTTGTAGTTGTCTACATCATCACTATCTAATAGAACTACTATATCAGTCATATCTGAAGTAGTTTCCTTTATGTTATTAAGAAGTTCTTCTAACTTATTGGGCCTTCCTCTTGATGGTATTAAAGCTAATATTTTTTCTTCCATTATATAGCACTCAACTTAATAGCAAGGTCTACTATCTTTTCTGCTTCTAATCCTGGGTAGTTGCCAATGTAGAAGCCATACTTATGCACGTGCTCCACGTTCTTATACTCCCAGTACTTGAATTTATATTCTGACAGGTAAGGTTGTCTTAGTTGGTTACCACCACCAGACATACCACGTCTATATTCTATACCTTCATCTTGTAGTAGCTTAATTGTTTTAGCGAGTAGTTCATCATTAGGTTCCCTTAATAGTAAAGTAAAAGCATAATTAGAGCAACCTTCTAATTTATAATCAGTGTAGAACTTATCTGAGTTTAAGTTATCTAAGAATAGTTTAAGATTCTTATTTCTAAGCTTTATGTTCTTATCTAAGTATTGTAATTGTGAAAGTCCTAAGATAGCATTGAGTTCAGTTGATCTCATGTTATATCCAGTAACTGGAAATATAAATTCAGGATGTAACTCTGGGAAATCTTTTTCGTAAGCTGCCTTGAGACTATCAGATGTACTTTCACGTAGCATACCATGAGATCGAAGCATTCTTGCTGCATCAATGATAATTGGCTCCCTTGAAGATATCATACCGCCCTCTATTGTGCTCATATGATGCGCAAAGTAGAAAGAAAAGTTAGATACACTTCCAAAGGTTCCTACTTTCTTTCCATTCATAGTAGCACCATGACTCTCACAAACATCTTCAACTAAATAGGTATCTATCTTATCTAAGAACCAAGGCTCTAATGCATTGTATCCTAAAATATGTGTCAAGAGTATGGCTATTGTGTCATTAGTTTGTGCAGCTATTACTTTGTGTAAATCTAAACCAAGTGTAGTAAGGTCTATGTCTACAAAGATGGGCGTAAACCCATTACGTATTACAGATGTAACATCGGATACCCAATTCAAAGGAGAGAGTATTACTTCTCCACCTTTTGGGTAAGCTTCTCGTAGTATGCTAAACGTAATCATATTAGCTGAAGCTCCAGAGTTAACCATTACATTATAGGGTGTGCCTAACCAATTACCCCAAGCCCCTTCAAACTCTTTTACTTTAGGACCATTAGTGAGTCTAGGGTCTTCCTGCTTTAGATATTTGATTAAAGTATTAATATCTTTTCTTGTTATGTTACTTCTCATTAATGGCCACGTTAGCATGTGACAAACTCCTTACTTTTAACATTGCCTGTGTCAACCCAATTTGGAAAAGCTCGTGTATATATAGGTATATTCATATGCTCATAGATATCAGTATCGCATGGAGATACTATATTACTTTTTAGTAATTGTTCTGTAGCTTTCCAGAAGGTAGTATAATCATGTATATATGATAGAGCTATATAAGTATCCATATGAGAGTTAACACAAGGGTATGTTTTGCTTAGTATTTGTTGTAATAATCCTTTATCATCCTTTATTACTTTAGAGTAGTTACAGTCTACCTCTACATTACATATCCCTATCCAATTACGATATACACTTTCTCCTTCGAGAAGAAGTTCTGGTATAACATGTTTGTTAGGAAGTGTATCACAAGAGTTAAAGAAAAAGGGGCATTGTAATTTATCTTTAGCACAATTAAGGCTATATGCTAACCCAGACCCCACATCATTATAATTATCTACTTCTACAAATGTAATATCTCTATGTGCATAATTTTTTAGTAAATAAGTTTTTACTTGGCTACCACACCATCCTAATGTAATTACTATAGAAGTATCTTTATTATAACTGTCTATTATAGAATCTATTATTATTTTTCCATTTACTTTTAATAAAGCTTTATTGGTAGATTTTGTTAGTTCACCTAATCTACTTCCTATTCCAGATGTTGGTATTAGTAATTTATAATTCATAGTAATTACCATCCATGTGTTAGTCTATCTATTGTTACTTCTAAACTATTGTTTGCTTTGTTAGCATTTAAAATACTTGCTGTTTCAATAGCTTTAGTTATTGTAGCAATAACTTCTTGCTTATCTACTATATTAGGTATGGAAAACATACTTTCATTAGTTACTCCTCCGCCAATGTGACTAAAGAATATAGACATATCTAAATCTGATGCCATCTTTATAAGATCTTCTACTTGTTTATAAGTAGACTTCATTATAATAGAATTTATATTAAGTCTCCAGTTAGGATGTAGCTTTGCAGTTTCACTTAACACTTTTAAATTCGAGTACAATTTATCCCAGGAAAAATGTCTTATGCTTTCATAAGTTTCTTTCATACCATCTACTCTTACAGTAATGAATAGGTTATCTATCTTTTCAAGTGTTTCTAAATTTTCTGGGATAAGAGTTCCGTTAGTTGTTAAATAGATACATGTTCCTTTAGTGTCTTCTTCGGAGACTAACTTTAATAAGTCTTTACCATCAGGACTTACAAAAGATTCTCCACCTATAAAACCGAAGCGGTCTAATTTTTCCCAGCCTATTTCATGTACTACATTAATTATGTTTTCCACAGGAAATAGCTTTGTTGCTCTTCTATCCCTTGGGCACATCTTACAAGATAGATTACATATCTCAGAATGTGCTACATACAATTCTATAGGAGGGTGTTTTAATGTTACCATACCATACTGATATTCTTTATTGACAGTGTTAAAATACTCTATTGTTTCTTGTGTCTTGTTAATAGAGAATAGTGGTATGTTTTCTCCAATACCTAATATGTCATGATGATTATTATATTTTTGGTTTGGGCAGTTAGAACATTTATTTAGTCTTAGGTTCTTATATGTAGGCCCATTCCAAATTCTCATTACTTCTTCTAATGATTTTGGTGTAAGTCCAAATTGTATATTGGAATGGTAGCAACAAGGGCCACCTGTATTATTAATAGTCATGGATAATGTAGTCCATGGAAAAGAACAACTTATCATTTTATATCCTTTAGTTTATTTTCTATATCATTCCAAAATGTATTAGGTGATGCAATAGCTGGTAGTTTTGTGTATCCATTTTTTTGTATTGTAGTTAGTAAGGTGCTATCATTTACATATGTAACAAGTTCATTAATATTATTAAATGCTATATAATCTACCATTGGTTTTAGAAACTTCTCAGTAAAACTACATTGAGGTTCTGCCAATACTGTACCGCACATTAGTACTTCTGATACCCTACCTTTCCTATGTGGTATGTTATCGCATGCCCATGGAAAGTTTAAAGCTATCTTTGATCTTTGTAGTATATTAGCATAGGTTTCTATTGGCTTTAGCCCATCTCTTTTTCTATCTGATATTAATACGTTTAAGTTGTTATCTAAGTTTTTTAAAATACTAAACCTATCTTCTCGTATACTTCCTACAAAACTTATATCTATATCTTTTTCAACATTTATAGGTTGAAAATATTGTTGTGAGTGTGGGTGTGTTGTAAATAATACTCTACCCGGTTTCTTAGCTATTTTCTCATAATCAGGGTTATCCATTACTATTACACAATCACATAAGCTTTCTAACATTTTTGCTTGTTTTATATTTTCATCTGAAATAGAATCCCATACTATTCCAAAGGTTGGTATACCATAATTTTTTCTTACTCTTACTATATTTACTGGTTTATATGGGTAGTGTGAGTACACTATCGTATCTGGTTTAAAATTTTCACAGGCCTCATTAATTTTTGTTATATAATCTTCTGCTTCATCATAAAATATAGTATGTATTTCCAAGCCAGCTACAGTAGTGGCTGGTTGATAGATAGCTAAGTATGGTGTGGATAGCATACTATTTCTATTACAGTCTGTATATTTATCTAATATTAATAAGGCCTTCATATATTAATCTACTATTATGTTAGCTTCGTACTCATCCCTTGGAAGTTTAGGAGCCTGGTCATGTATTGGTGTGCCCCAACCTAATTTAGGTGAGTACTCATAAAAGTCTTTCATATCTAAGTTGATTACTACTGGTCCTACCATTTCAAGTATCTCAGGTAGATACTCTAACTCTTTATGATTAGCAAGTGTTACCGTCTTTAATCCAAAAGCTTTAGCTACTTTTACTACATCTGGGAATGCAAGCCCATGATCAGTATCGGCTCCAGCAAAGTTACTATCACAGTTTGTTTGTCTAAAAGCATGTGTGATCCCATAACCACTGTTGTTGTAAATAAACAATTTAACATTTAGGTTCTTCATATTAAGAGTTGCAAGTTCCTGTATGTTAAAGTTTAAACCCCCATCTCCATTTAGACAAATGACTCTTTTACCAGTTGCAATAGCTGCCCCTATAGAAGCAGGTAGAGCATACCCTAGTGAAGCATTACCGTTGTTAGCAAATAGAATCTGTCCTTCCTTTGCCTTAAATGCTTGTGCTGTAGTGACACCATTTCCACCAATATCTGTCACAATAATATCATCTTTAGAAAGTACTTTAGATAATTCCTCTATGAATACATATGGATTAATATGTTCTTTCTGCTCATAGTATTTAGGTAATACCACTGGGTACTTCGCCTTCCACTCTTTTACTTTGTCTACCCACCATTGTATAGATGGTACTTTAATTTCTACTGCGTTCATTGTCTTCACAAATGTTTTAGCATCTGAGACTATTGGGATATCTGGTGTTACCATATTATATCTTAGTTCTGCCTCATCTACATTTACAAAGACTTTCTTTGCATTCTGAGCAAACGTAGGTACTTCCCCTCCCGTAATCCTTCCAGAAATTCTTGAGCCAATAGCAATAAGTAAATCAGAATTTTGTATGCCAAAGTTTCTACCGTCTCCTCCGAATGTTCCAACTCTTCCGCCGAATAATGGGTGTGTGTCATCACAGAAGTCTACTGCATTCCAGGTTTCAAAGAAAGGTATGCCCCATTTTTCTATAAGGTCTAATACTTCTCTCTTATTCCACTTTACACCACCACCTACTAATATAGCTGGTCTCTTAGAGTTTTCTATGAACTCTTTTATTTTATCTATATCCTTTTTAGAGATTTCATAGTTAGGTTCTGGTGACATAGTATAGAAACCACTTACTGGGTATGTTCCGGTTTCTGTAAAGTGGAGTCCAAAGAGTGTGAAGTCATATATATCTTGATGCTGTATATTCATTGGTATATCTAACAGCACTGGGCCAGGTCTTCCTTCTTGTGCTATTCTCCAGGCTTTTTCTAACTCTTCTTTGATGTCATCTTTCTTTTTAATCTGCACAGCATACTTAGTAATTGGTTCCACTATAGAAACTACATCAGTTTCCTGGAATCCTACCTGTCTGAGTTTAGGATTAGTATTTATAAAGTTAGAGTTAATTTGTCCTGTTAAGAATATAGCTGGTGTGCCATCATAATAGCATGTGGCTATTCCAGTTACTAAGTTCTCTGCTCCAGGTCCTGAAGTTGCAATCATAACTGACATTCTACCAGAAGCTTTCTGGTAACCATCAATCATAAATGCTCCTGCCTGTTCATGTAATGGACAGTGATATGGCAGTCCTGCATCAGCTACTGCACATATTAAGTGAGCACATGCTGCGCCATCAATTAAGAAAACATCCTTGATTTCTTTTTCTTTTAAGAAACCTGCTACGTAATTTGCTACTTTCATCTATTGAGCTCCCGTTGTGTAAGTTGTTTTACATTTTCAAATATTGTTTCCCCAAACTTATCTTTAATCATATTAAGATAGTCTGGGTTTCTAAAGTATATATTAAAAGCTTTGTCTCTAAACTTTACCACTTTTTCTCCAGAGAGATGTTTAGTAGGTAATGGCTTTGAATATTTAGAGTATTGTGTATATCCTTCCCATGACTCTGGGAGGTTTTCCTTTGGTGTGTCCTCATAGAGTTTACTACCTGGGTAGGCCATGGCACAATTAAAGTTAGCCCACTCTGCATTGATGTCTATAGCCATATCAAGAGTAGCTTGCATAGTTTTATAGTTATCTTCTGGTAGCCCAAAGATGTAGTTTGCACATATATAGGCGCCTGTGTCTTGTAGAATTTTTACACCCTTCTTTATTTTATCTAAAGAAGATTTCTTATTTACATCTGCAAGTACTACTTCACTACCAGACTCTATACCAATGGCAAACCATTTAATACCAGCCTTAATTAATTTCTTTGTAAGTTCTTCATTTAAGGTATCTAATCTTGCATATGCCCAGAAGTTAATATTATAATTTCTTTTTATAAGCCCATCACAGATATCATTGATTCTTTTAGTATCCATTACAAATAGCTCGTCTGCTATCTTTATATTCTTTATGCCATATTTTTTATGGAGTACATCTATCTCTCTTAGTACCCAATCTGCAGAGAAGGTTCTATAAGAAGGTCTTGTCATTCCACGTGTATACTCTCCTTCTTTAAATGGAGCTTGTATACAGCAGAAGCTACAAGACATAGGACATCCTAAAGATGTATAGATAGACGCATACGAATTGATAGTATCTGGATTCTCGAAACAATGCCAGTTGTGTGCTCTATACTTAGTCATGTCTAATAGGTGCCACGGTAATGAAGGGTATACTTCATCTAAGTTTTCTATAAGAGCTGCTGTGCATCTAGAAGAACATGTGTCACCAAATCTATTAATATATATAAGCCCAGGAACATTAGTTATATCTACACCATTTAATAGTGCAGCTATAGTTATTGGTCCTTCTCCTGTGCAGCAGTAGTCTGCTTTAGTTTCTAATAGTGACTTTCTTGGTAAAGCAGCTATGTGCCCCCCAACAAGTAGCACCTTTATCGAGCCTCCCAGTTGTTGTACTAATTCTTTTGTGTAAGGCATCAACTGAGTAGATGCAGATGGGTTATGTCCATATACTACAATTACTACCAGCTTTGGGTTTATGTCTGTTATCTTAGCAGCACAAGTTGCTGGGTCATAGTTGTTAGCATGTGCATCTATTATTTGTACAGTGTGCCTATTCTTAAGTATATTAGATGCAAGCATGAGACACCAGATAGGCGGTTCTTTAGCCATTAGGTCATGAGCTAAATTGTCATACATCTTAGTTGCATTTGGATTTACTAAAACTACATCCACTGGATTTCTCCGTTACGAACTACATCCCAGACATTAATTAGAACTCCAATACCACAGTGACACTGATTAGGTTCACTTATAAATTCTTTGTATTCAAACTTATCTTTGTATTCATTCCAGAATAAATCTACTTTACAGAACTCTCCTTGATGTAGGTGTGGTAGTATGTCATGAAATACTACCAGCCCATCCTTTGCTACTAATGGTCCATACATTAGAAAGTCTTGTTCTATTCCTTTATGTGTATGGTCACCATCTAAGAAGATGAAGTCATATTCTGGAGAGAACTTCTTTATAGTTTCAAGAGTTCCTGGGTTATGTGAGTCCGCCTGAAGAAAATGAAAGTCTATATCAAAGTTCTTTACTGTATTTTCATGTAGTCTATTCTTCTTTATATCACAGGCTATCACAAGTGCTCCAGGCTGTGAGTGTTTAGCCCACTGGAATAGTGTGCCACCCTGGTCAGTGCCTACTTCTAATACTCTTGTTGGTTTTAGTTCTTGATACATGTGTAACAAAGCTTCAAACTCTTCCTTCATTTGATAAGGCATAACATATTGAGGACAGTCTGGATCTTTGAATGTATACTCTATAACCATTAGGCATCCCCACAAATACAAGCTAATATATCTATAGATACTTCGTTGCTATTACTAACACATAGCACATCTTTCATTTCTGGAAACTGATTATGTAAAGCCACAACCTTACACTCTTCTGGTAATAGTCCCATGTTCTTAGCACAGGTAGCTAATACATACTCATAACTACTTGTTTCTACACTTGACACGATACTATTAACTAAATGATTTATATTTAGTTTATTAATTATATTTTGCATTACTCCTAAAGGTTCTTTAGAGTATACACATTTCTGTAATCCAAGCAAAGCAAGTTCTATAAAGAGTCTTGACTTATCTTTATTTTCTTTTATCTCAGATATATTAACAGGTATATCTGTTATAGTATCTAATCCAAAGATTACTCCCTTAATCATTTTTTCCCTCCAAGCTGTTTTACTGGTACAGCTTTTTTAATAAGTTCCTCAAAGTTTTTGTTATTGTTATCTGTCATCCCATAATGTAAGTTTAGTATTTCACCGTCAGCTATTCTTCCTTGTGCGGCAGGGTCTGGGGTACATAATTTCCTATCACTACTTAGATTGATTCTTAATGTAGATGAAAAGATTATTGGCTTAGAATCTAAAGCAAAACAAACACCCTCCTTATAGACATTATATATCATCTTGTCTATGGGGGGTGTTACGTCACTAACCATTTCATATTGTGTTGGCTTTATTATTGTTGCGCCGAGTTGCTGATGCCTTCTTAATCTTTTTAGTAGGTCTTTGTGAAAAATAAACTCATTAGGCTCTGTTACTATAACCCAGTCTACAGCTTTAGAATGTATTTGATACATTGTGTTCATTAAGTTTGTTATAGTTTGCTCATTTATAGTGTTTAGTTTTACATTCTTTAAAATTGCATTAGGATATTGAGCAACTAAGTCTACTATGTTGTCTGTAGAATCTGCATCAAATATGAACATCTTTTCAGTAAACTTGCTATAATGCCTAAGCCACTGCTCTAACATAGCAGCATTGTTGTAGCAATGCGTATATGCATGAACTATCATTAATTGTCCTCCAACAAGAATAAAATTTATTCTCTAATTATATTATACAAATTGACACAAAAAAATTCCAGTATTAACATACTGGAAATAAATGTTGCTATTTTTTAACAGGTTTTTTTATGTTCTTAGAGTATATTAAATCTCTCCAGAAGTTTTGCCATGTTGGGTCAGCCTCTTCTACTAAACAAAATGCAGGGTAGTGTTCAAAGAATATGATAGAGTTAAACTCTGATGTTTTATTTTTTACTATATCTAATTCTATTATAGGAAACTTATCTTTTACTACAGTCCCATCTTCATTGTTTATAATAACTTCACCAAAAACTTCTGCATTCTCTCTGTTAATCTTGTAGTCAGAATAAAGAGCTCCCATTATCTTAGCATCATATCCAGCTGCTACTGAGCCTTTAACTGATTCTTGGTCTAACCCCCTACGTAAAGATCCCTTTGGTGTATGGGATGTTACTATAATACTACACTTTTCTGATTCTGCTAACGTTACTAATTCATTAGAGGTGTATGCTTCAATCTGTATCTTATCATTATATCCTCCCCTAAAGTCATCAGCTACTATATTATGAAACCCATCTATTGTTACTACAAGCTTTTTATCCCCATACATATCTCTCTGTGCTTGCACTATAGTTTTTATCTGGGATAGATTACGTGCGTTCTTGTTGAAATCTGTGCACTCTACTATAGTAAGTCTCGGAGCAATAGCATCAAACCAATAAGTTTCAGCATCAAAGACTCTTTTGTTTTCTTCTTCAGTTCTTGTGAATGCATATCTTACTTTGTTAATCTTTACTTTAGATAGTCTTGCTATAGAGTTTCTAAATCTTGTAGCAAAATCATCATCCAAAGATACATCTAATACTTGTACTTCTGGTGTATGTTCTATTAAATGTGTGTAAGCATTTAATTGAATAGTACTATTATGCACTATAAAACCATTGGCTATAAAGTTATGCGTTTTTGGTACCATTATATCATATGTCTTTTTTGGACCTACTGACTCTATACTTACTATTGTGTCCCATACTATGTCGGAGTTTCCTAAATTTATTAAGTAGTCATCTTTTATATATTTCCCTAAATCCACAGCGATGCTTCTATGCAATGCTCTATTGTACCCACGCACAGAGTCTATACTACGTTTAGATATTTTTGTGTTTCGTAATTTTTGGTTTATGTATTCTCTAATTTCTTTTGGTATGTTTTGTAGTGCACTATTCCTTGATTTTCTTAATATAGGTGTTTCTATTATTTGTTTTAATTTTTCTTCTTTTTCAGCAATACCTATTTGTTCTATAAAGTTCACAATATTTATTCTGTCTAAAATATCTAACTGGAAAGCATAACATATTTTTCCATTACATTTTATTTTCCTTGGTTTTTTTGATGATTGTATACCAAATTTTGATAATAGAAATTGTAGCTGGTCTACTAATTTTTCAGACTTTGATGTATATGTAATACCACAATCACCTCTTTTATTTATGTATGCTGAGCCATCACAAGCATATAAATACTTTATAAATGTGGCTACTTTGTCTTTTGGTGCATTCATTACCTGTTCTGGTATATCTTTATTACCAGATACCTTTGAGTATACATTATACTTTTTAAGGAATCTTACTAATTCACATGTAGTATCTTGCTCTGACATTGGTATATAGTTTAATTCTTTTGCAACGTCTATTATTTTTTGCCGTGTAAGTTCATTACACCTTTTTCCAGTTAAAGCATTTAGTACACTAACAGTACAAAGTCCTAATTTTTTAGCTATATCAGCATATGTTACTGCTTTTACGTTTTTTGGCTTACTAAATACGTAAGAGCTTGCTTTGTTGTTTTTCTTTGTGTACACTGCTATATGGTGTACTCCACACTCTATAGTTATTGCTTGTTGCAATTGTAAAACTAAATTTGTATTTGCTGTAGTAAAAGATGGGTTTACATCTATTACACTTCCATCTCCGATTAGTAGCCCTAATATTATACAAGCATTATCTGTTATTTCTTCTGTACCAAACAAAGGTATTTCTCTTGCTAATGCTATTCTATCCTTTATTTGTAAATCTTTTAATGCTGTCCAGCCACTTAGTTTTAAAAATGGGTGGTTGTCAGAGGTAAGTATACTTCTACCTGTAGCCGTTGTTACTTTATAGCACTCTTTTATACCACTATATGTACTTTTAGAAGCAGGAATTAGCTTTAGCTTATAATTTTCTGCTAAAGATAATACATTTGTTTCTAAAAAGTTTTCTATTGGTACTAACTTTCCGTTAAGGTCTGGTATTACTGTACCTTCTGCTAAGCATTTACCAATGTTAGGTGGAGCTGGTAAGAAGAATACTCCATAGTCATATCCTTCAGTTGCTGCATTCATTGTCTCCCAACCAAAGTCTAAGTATCTTTCTTTTCTTTCTGCATCTTGCTCTCTTACTTCTTGAGCTTTCTTAAATATGCTTGGAAATTCTATAGTCATTACCTACTCATCCTTTCATCTATTACTTCTCTTGCTTTCTGTAAATAATTTTGGAGATCTAATGGTTTATGTATTTTATAACCATCCTCGTCTTGTTCTGCAATATCTATAGCATAAAGTATTGTATCTAAATTACTAATAGATAGTAGATAATTGAACTGACCTACATAAGATTTTATTTCTTTGTGTAATATAGTTTGTGTTAGCTTAGTTTTATAATATTCTAATAAGTCATTCATTGTAAAAGAGTTTACTAATTCTACTGTTGGCACAGCTGTTGTTCTTGATATAACCCCATCCTTAAACGTAAAGGATGGTATCTCTATATGCTTTAGTATATGATGAAAATGTATTTCATCTAATAGGAGCTCTCTATCAATATCATTTGTTTCTTCTACTATTAACTCACTAATCCATTCATACTTTCTTCTTGGTACAGCCTTTAATGAAGCCCTACAGTTTTCTACTAATGTAGTAAGGTTAATCTTTTTAGTTTTTAAATCTCTAAGGATCTCAAGGTTTTTAATATAAAGGGGATTAGTTTCATAACTACTAACAAAATCTGTTTTCCCAGAATCCCACAAACCAAGAGATATACCTGCTGTTCTAAAGAATACTTTTAATATATCCAGTTCTTCTTTGGATGCTTTTCTCATATGATACCTCCACTTATACCTATTATAGTATACCCAGTTGACTGATACCTTAAACAAAAAGGGGGTTACTTAGATTGTGGACTCTAAGCAACCCCGTACGATTAATATGGAATTAAAATCTTTATTTGTTTTTATTAATAAGTTTTTTGTATTGATTGTAGAAGAACTCAACTAACAAGTTAGCTACAGCATCTGGCATATTACATCCATTGTTTGCGGCTATCTCTTTAAGTTGTTTGGCTGCCCAATCTTTCTTCTGCTCATCATTATACTCTGATAGTGTTGCTGCCATAAGTAGTACTTCAAGAATCTTTTCTTTACCACCAATTAGCTTAGCCCACTTCTGAGACTCTTTTGTAAGTGCTGGCCAATACCGTGCAATTACAATACCACCTAAACTAAGAAAGAAGCTTATGAGCTCCCAATTCTTAATAATTCCGCTGAGAAAATCCATTATTACCTCCTGAGGTATAGCTCCTATTCTGGTTATTCCCATATTGATTGTTCTGCTGGGAGTATCCATAGTTCTGATAACCTTGCTGGTTATTATATTGGGATCCATTGTTACCATATTGAGAACTATTGTTACCATATTGGGAACTGTTCCCATATAATATACTTACTATGTAATATGGATCAGTGTAAAGCAATGGTATTTTTTCCCACTGCACTTCATTATATTGTGTAGCTCCAGTAGTTGTTACTGGTTCTATAGTTTTCTTTTCTGGGGTAGTTTTTGCCGGCGTAGTGGTAGGTGCTGGTGTTACTTGTGTTACCTGTGTAACAGCTCCAGGCTCTTTAGATTCTTGTGCAAGTAATCCAACTGAACCTATCATTAGCAAGAATATAGTTAAACAGTGTTTCATTGTTGTCTCCTTAAGAGAACTGGCTTACTAACTGAGCTGCCATATCTGCTCTATAGTTTTTATTCTTATCTAACAAGTTATTCATTACTACTCTTAAAGGTGATCTATATACTAATCTAAATGTAACGAAGTGACTTATGCTATCATTAGGAGCTACTACTTTTATTCTTAGGGTTCCATCAGTTTGTATTTTTACTTCACCTTCTGGTGTAGATACTGGAGCTTCTAAGTTAAGTAAAGATGTTAAGGCTGTTTTAGTTGTCCAATATTTGTTGATAACATTAGCCCCTACTGCTAGAGATGCTGTTACATCTGTTGGAGCTGTAGTTGCTGGTATCCCATCAATCTCATAAGTCTCTGTTAGAACAAGTCCGATAGTTGACCCTGCTACAGGGTTAGGGTTAGTGTATGCTGCCTTTATAGTCCAGCCCCCAGATTCCCATGTCGCTGTCACTCCCTGAGATAGAGAGGGGAGCACTGAGAGAACCAAGAGGGTTAGAGATAGTAAAACGTTCTTCAGATATTTCATTGTATATTCCTTTCACGTGTGTTATTATATTATGTGTTGTTGTTTCAGTGGTACTAACTACTATCTTTAGGACAGCTCCTGGTGGAAGAGGATCCATAGATACAAATTTTAGAGTCTGTATTGAAGTCTGGGTGTTGTTAGATATCTCTATGTCACAAGGATATTGATACATCCAGACCTCATAGTGTGAGCCAGCTACTAAAGTTTCATTGTAAAGTTCAACACCTACATCAAAGTTCACTTCATAGCAAAGAGCTGGTATACTTAATATTAATAAAAGTATAGTTAGTAATATTTTTATTAGAGTCTCCTAAATCCTTTTGATAAGATATATAGCAAGTGCTACTCCTACAACTATTAGAACTACAGTAAGTACTGTTGTTAACATGTTAATCTCCTTTCTAAATTTCTCCTCCCTATTATTTACTTTTTCTAACTCTATTAGGTAGTTTTCTACCACGGCTTGCATCATCCCAGTGTTTTACTTGAGCTTTTCCTCCTAAAGCTTTAGTCCCAGAACGGCTATGTGCCCATTTTCTCTGTTGGTTGCTGCGATAAGGCGTTAGTATCACCTCACTTTATGGTGGAAGTTAGCAGATTCGAACTGCTGACCTATTCCTTGCAAAAGAATTGCTCTCCCAACTGAGCTAAACCCCCATACTTGGTAGGGATGATAGGACTTGAACCTACAAGCTAAAAGCGACACGTTCTAAGCGTGTTATGTCTGCCAGTTTCATCACATCCCTATGGAGCCCCATCTAAGAATTGAACTCAGGTCCACGGTTTACAAAACCGTTGCTTTACCACTAAGCTAAAAGGGCGTCTTGTTTCTTTATATATTTATTTAGTACTGATTCTATTTCTTTAGAAAAGGTATCGAAGGTAGCATCTACTATACCAGTGCCTTCACAATATATACAGGTAACTGAGTAATGTCCAGCATGGCATTCTCCATGCCGCCATTTACTTTCATTACACTCAGGACACTTAACCTTTAGAGCTGGCATAATAGGGTGATCCTCTTGGTTATACATACTTAGTAATTCTTTAATTTCTGTTTCTAAGCTTCTTCTTACTAATCCACCTTGACAAGCGTCACAAGTTCTTGTATAAGAACCAGCCTCAACTACTCCTGATATAACACCTGTACCATTACATTTACTACATGTTCTCATATTGTCCCCCACTATTTGGATTCAGGAGAAGGAGTCGAACCTTCATTAAGTGGTCCAAGGCCACTTGTCCTGCCATTAGACTATCCTGAATTAATCTTTTAATTCACTTACGTCAAAGCATACCATGCCAAGAGTTTCGAAGACTATATCTAAACTAACAGAGTACGCTGATGCACTTAAATATAATTTACGATCTTCTATTAAAGTATAGTGCCCATTGGTAACATCTATTGGTATATCTATTACTCTTTGTATACTTGTATAGAAGTCATCCTTTGCAGTAAACTTATCTAAAGTGTCAACTATATCTTTTACTAAAGGTCTTAATATTTTCTCGTCTACTTGTAAGGTTAAGTCACCCTCAATAATTTTCTGGTCTATTATTGGCATTTGGTTTGTAAATTTCATTAGAACTTACCAGGTGCCCATTCTTCCCACTGTCCATCAGGAATCTTTAAGTTATGTCTTCTATATTTAAGGTATCTTACTGGTAATCCACAGAATGGACAGTATCTGGGCATTCTCCACTCGATTGGTGTGCTATAGTATTGTTGGTCTGCTCCAGTATCCTGCTCTACACATCCTACTATATATTGTCTACCTTCTGTTGGTGTGGGGTCTGCTATTTTCCAATCACAGAAAGCCTCTTCACACTTACAGGGTTCTTTTTTATTTAGTTTGTTTGATTTCTTTCCCATTTAGTCCTCACTAATCTTTCTTAATAAAGTCTCGTATTCTAATCTCTTCTTCACTCCACACAACACCAGTGCCATTACATGTTCTACAGGTTTCAGGTAACGTTGAGCCTGTGCTCCAGTTATTACTTCCTATAGTCCTGTAAAATCCATTTGGTACTGATTGGTGCCCTTTACAAACTGGGCATGTGTGTGGTATCTTCACTTTATATCCTGCAGATTTATTACGTTGATTAAAGTTCTTAATCAAAAACTTATTCATCTCCCAGTGCAATATACTTTAAGAAAACTTCTTCTGACATTCTACCAAGACTATCTAATGCGTCCAGTACTTCATCATCTTCAATCCACTCTCGGATTATATCTTTTACTATTGTTTCATTCTCAAGTTTGTATTGGTAAGCTTTTTCTACAGCAACAGCTGTATTATCCCCTGCATATAAGTTAATACCTCTTATCCCATCAGTTGCCCAAGTCTCAGTCCAATCATCGGATTCAAGTATGTATACTTTAGTCATGATATCCTCCAGTTGTGTAGGACGCTGCCCCTGGTTGGGGATTAGTGGTATAAGTGCAGGGGCAGATTTAATAATCGTCCTCATTTATATTATACCCACTAATTATAGTTTTAACCACTTTATCTAACCATACGACTTAAACAATCTAACTTGTTATTTATAGATTTTAAAGTAGCTATTACTTCAGTAAGTAGGGTTCCTATAGTATTTCCTTCTTCATCATAAGGAACATATTTTTTAACTATAGCCTGTTCTTGTTGGTTATTTACTGGGACTAATCCTTTTCCTCCACAACTTTTACAGTCTGCTTGTTTGCCTTTACATTCTGGGCAGGACTTAAAAAGTTTACTATTTAGTAATCCATTATTTAGCATAGTCATCTTCCTCCACTAACGAGAGTAGGTAGTTAGTATATATTACTGAGTTGTAGTTCATTGCTATTTTTTTAAGTTGTTCTTTACTTATGTAACCAAGTTTGTATGCTACTTCACCTGGGCAGCAAACAGGTTGCCCCTGTCTATGTTCTATAGTATGTACGAACTGACTGGCTTCCAAAAGAGAATCAGGTGTACCTGTATCAAGCCAGGCGAATCCTCTTCCCAGAAATATTGTATTAAGCTTTTTATATTTTAAGTATAAGTTATTAAGATCTGTTATCTCAAGTTCTTGTCTATCAGAATAAGCTAATGATTTCACTAACTCTACTACATCTGAATCATAATGATATAAACCAGTTACAGCCCAATCTGATTTGGGATGTGTAGGTTTTTCTTGTATCTCTATAACACGTCCATCTATGTCTAATGTAGCTACACCGTATTCACTTGGGTCACTAACTTTATATAGGAATATAGTAGCCCCAGGATTATTATTAGCTTCTTTTATTTTGTCTGAGATACCATCTCCATAAAATATATTGTCACCAAGTATAAGTGTGCATGGATTGTTTCCTATAAAGTTTTTTCCTATTATAAAAGCTTCTGCTATACCTCGTGGGTGTTCTTGAATAGCATAAGTTAGTTTTATACCTAATGCTTCTCCAGATCCTAATAGCTCATTAAACTTAGGAAGGTCTTGTCGTGTAGATATGATAAGTATATCTCTTATTCCCCCAAGCATTAGTATACTTAGTGGGTAGTATATCATTGGCTTATTATATACTGGTAATAACTGTTTGCTAACTACTTTAGTTAGTGGGTAGAGTCGTGTTCCTGAACCTCCTGCTAATATGATTCCTTTCATGATATTCTCCTAAATTACATTAGTAGATTTCTTGGCAGCATCCTTTGCTTTTTTTGCAAGCTTACGTTCTTTAGGTGTTTTCTTTAAAGCTTTACTGTCTCGTTTAATTGATTTTTCAGCCATGTATTCCTCCTAAGTTTTTTCAGTAGATGCTAATGTTGGGTTTCCATATATATTTCGTTCTTGTACTTTAGTAAGTTCGCCATCTACGTAGTATTTAATCTCGTTACCTTCTATCATCTGTATTAGATGAACCCATTTACCATCTATAAAATGCCATGTGTTAAGTTTTTCTATTAACATAATATCCTCCTAATTATACACTGGGATAGGGAGTAGTCGCTCTACTTCCACCCAGTGTGTGCCCACATAAGTGGGGTTTTCAGACTGTATACCCGAAGGTATACAACTGTAGCACAACGCTCACGTCATGCTGTGTCCAGTTACCGAAGCTTCTGGAGGGATCAATTGTGAAAGGCATCTAATAGTACTCGTTGTCCCTCTTTAGAACTGAGTAATTTATTTAGAAGTCTTTGCGCTTTACATAGTTTATCCATGTCTAATGTTTTACCATTAGTATCTTCTTCTATGCCTTTTGCTATTAGAGCATTTAGTTTATCTTTGTTCTTTTCTATATCAGCGTAGAATTGTTCATCTGTGTATTCATCATCTACACCAATTTCTATAGCAGGTTCCCCATCCATAGAAATGAATGCTCCATATTTGCGTCTAAATTGATCTTCTGTTACTAACATTTTTACAGTCCTATCCTAAAACAAGTAATTTAAATCAAGTCTCATTATAGTATTACCCTCTTCTGGGTCTATGTTAAACCTATCTGTTATACTTTTCTTTGTGACGGAGAATTGAATAAAATAATCTTTACTTAATATATAGTCTATATCTATGTTAAAGTTACTATCTACTACTGGGGAACTCTGCGTCCACATCTTATTAAGTCCATAGTATACTTTGTAGGTGGTCTTGCTATTTGTTACACATGTAACACCAGCTCCTATTGAGTACTTAGACTCATTACAAAGTTCATCATTACTAATATTATAGTCTGTATATATAGAAGTCTTAGGTGTTATGTTCTTAGAGAGTCTATAGGTGGTGCCACTTATTGGAAGCACTCGCCCCTTTTTATTTTCTTTCCCATCAAAGGAGTTTATTCCCAGAGTGGCTACACCTAAATTAATGTTAGCATTAATAGAAGTCTTAGCTGCTGGGGTTCCTGTAGTATCTGTAAGATGTTGTATTAGATAGTCTAACTTTATAAACTTGTTCTCTTTAGAATACTTTAAGATTCTACTATTATAATATATTCCAGTCTTAGGGTCTAACTTCTCTGAGTTATCTAATGTAGCTGTGCCACCTAATGCTTTAGCTTGTAACTTTAGTGAGTTATTCACATCAGTCTCTACTGCGTTAGTTTCTTTAGTGTTTACTGAAGAGCCAATAGTTATATCTTTTAATCCTAAGAATTCTTTAGCTAATAGTCCATTGAGATTAAAGATTCTACCTGCTTGTCTGACATCTCCCTTTAGTTTATTGTCTGTCAAAAATGTCATCTTTAGTTTATCAGATAAAGTATAGTCAAATCCAAATGCGTAGTTTCTTTCGAAGTATTCTTCAGATTTAGCAAGATTGTATATGTTTCCAGTCATAGAGAAGTTCTTATATAGTGGAGCATTTATATTAATAGCTTCACTGTTAATTTCTTTATCTTCTATTGTTGCTCTCTTTATATCTGATTTAATAGCTACCTTAGTTAGGTCTGACTCTACGTGAATACTTGAAACTTTGTTCTTATAAGGTAGACTATCTTTATCTTTTACATACTTAGTATCAAGTAGATAACTAACTGATAGAGCTTTCCCGAATGTATTAGAGAAGTTTATTGTATTGGTTAAATAACTTAGTAGATTTTCTAAGTTCTTGTTATTATTAAAGTCGTCTATGTTTATATTAAAGTTAGTAGTCTTAGATGTATACCCTATACTATATTTAGACTGACTCTTTTTATTAGTTAAACTCTGGGAAGCTATGTTATATGCATCGAAACTTAGATACTTATTAGCCTGTAGTTTATAGGTCAGCTCTTTAGTGGAGCCCCCCAGGGTAGTAGTATTATTAGAATCGAAAGCAAACTTTCCCTGTAATAAGTTAACCCACCCTCCCAAGTTTACTCTACTAATTCCTTTGTCTGTTATCTTAAGAAACTTGCTTTCAGCTAATTCATCTGTGCCTTTAGCTGAGTAGTATACTCCAAACTTTTTAGTATCTACTGTTATACTTTTAGATTCTTTGTTTCCAGTATTAGTTTTATTTTGTGCACTTGCTATATTAATAGTTAAATCTTTGCTCTTTACTTTTAAATCTACATTCCTACTACTTAGAGATTCTCCTTTATCATCATTTGTTTTCTTGTTAGAGAATGTAAGTGTAGTCTCTTTACTTAATTTAGAAGTAAGGTTTAAATTCTTTTCAATTATATTATCTTTATCAGTTTCTGTTTTAGTATAGCCCATATCTATATCTAATATGCCAAGTGTAGTAGATAAGTCTTGATGCAACTGTCTACTCTTACTACCAGAAGCAGCTGTTAGTATTGGTTTAAGGTATGTCTTTTTATCCTGGGATAATATTATCGAACTATCTTTTCTGGTATCAGTTTCAGTTAGAAACCCAGAGAACTTTACTTTGTTACCAAAGCTATTTGTTATATTAAATGTTCCTTCTTCTAATGTAAGACCTACATTGTTTGTAGTGCTACCAAAAGAAAGAGCAAGTGGATTTGTTTTAGTAGCTACCTTTTCTGTGTTACACGTGTATTCCACTCGTATACTATCAGAAGCTTTTACTTTTGTTAACACTATTATCATGCCTGTGTCATAGTTTATACTATATTCTATATCTCTTCGTAAGGTTTTAATTCCTACGCTGACGGAATCACTCCCAGATACTATACTTTTATTTAGTGAGTAGACGTTAGAAGGTGTAGCCTTTAATACTTCTATAGTCTGTTGACAGTGGACTATAGATGCAAAAGCTAATAGTAGTAAGATTGTTAATAACCATTTCATCTTGATATTACTTCTGTAAATCCACCCTCTCCATTTGGTACCATTTCTACTACCATCTCAGTAGGTTCTACTGGTTGTGGTAGTTCCTCTGGAGGTACTGGTATTTCTACAGTAACATATGTTCTGTTTTTTAATCCAGTTAATCCTGTAAATTCTTTTGTAGCGTTCATAGTGTATCTAAACAGCTCCTGCGTATTTTCCACTTTCCTGTGCTTCTAGCATTTCTTTTGCTAATGCTTTATCTTCTGGTGAGGCAGCATCCCATTGTTGGTGTAACCAGTATATTATTATATCCATAAGGTTTCTACCATCTTCTAATATATATTCTATTTCTTTATAATCAATTAAACCTCTTTTGTTTAATTCTTTAAATAGGTTTAGCGTATTAAAACCTATATGAATACCTATATCTGGTGATTGATTATATTGTCTTTGCTTTACTAATACATTTTTTAGCAATGCACATCTATTGTTATGTAGTGCTTCTACTAATATAGCAGTATGTGACCATCTACTATTGTGTTGACTATATTCTTTATAATCTACTGCTGAGAATAAAGATTTTTTTACTATACTTGTAGATATAAAACAGAAGTTATCATGTAGTCCTACGTCTTTCATTATGTCTTTTGCACATTGATATTCTACAATATTACTATCTACATTTTTATAGTATCTACTATCATTTTTCATTTTTTGAAAATAGTTATTACACAACTCTGTAGATAGATCTTTAGAGACTATACTTCTATTGGTAATAATATAGTCATATATAGGTAGGTTGTTAAATACTGTTTCTATAGCTTCTGGTAACATTATATCGTCATCAGAAAAAATCCATACGTATTCACCAGTAGCTGCATTTGTTGTTTCTATTACATTACGCTCTGGATCACTATAATCTCTTCTTAGTAAAGTTATTGGAACTCCACAATTGCTAAGAGTATTTACATAGTCTATATATTCTTGTGGGGTATCTGAGCCACCATCTTTTATAATAATATTAATGTCACTTTTATGTGTACTTTGATTTATAGAAGTTAATATGCTTTCTATAGTCTGTGGTAAGAAAGCCATACGATTTCTTGACGGTATACATATACTTAAAGTTGGCAAATGTCCTCTCCTTTATTTAGATACAAGTACTACTATAGTTAAAGCTATTATAGCTAAAACAAATCCTATTTCTACTTCATACGTAATAAGATATGCTCCTACTCTACTGAATAAACTTTCTCTCTTCTGCATTCTTTTCTTCATTGATTTACCCTTTTTAAATGTGGTCTGGGTGGAAAGACTCGTTTTCATCTACAAATATAAGTTTTAGGTAACTCTTTCTTGTACCTAGTAGTACTCTTTGTATGGAACGTTTCACACTTTCTTGTTTTTGCCCTACTGCTATGTTATTTTCTAGCAAATACTTAGCAGCATCTGCCGTAGTTTCAAATGATATGTCTAATGTTGTACAACATATAGGTCTAGAAAAATCTCGTTCTATGCTTATATTATTTCCCCTTAGTATGTTTCTTATGGTATCTGTAGTACAGTTATAATGAGTAGCTGTATGTTTAACAGATTTTAGGTTAGTGTATGTCTGTATTACATCTTCATCAGCATGTGCAAAGTATCTAGTACCATCACCACCTAATGTTAGATTATATCCATTTTTAAACGTAGCATATAATGATATATATTCTATTTCTTTTTCTTCAAGTATACCATTTTCGAATGTTCCTAAGAGCTCTACTGTAAAGTTGTCTGGTCCATATTTTTTAAATGCTTTATATAAGAGTCTATTATTATTTCTCTCTTTTTTACTATCATTTATATGTATAGCAAATCTTTTGGTTATGCTCATATAAGTTTTGCCTATATAGCTTTTACTATTAATTCTGTTAGTTATTTTATAAATACTTCCAATCATATGTGTCTCTTATAAGTTATGAATGATAGCGTCGGAGTGGAAAGACTCGAACTTTCAAAATTTCACGGTCCCAAGCCGTGTGCCTTACCATTTGGCCACACCCCGATGGAGCAGATTACCAGAATCAAACTGGTACTAAATGCTTGGAAGGCATTTGTGCTACCACTACACCAAATCTGCATTGATAGTAAAACCTTATACCCCTATATATATTATACCCGTTACATAGAAATTTAAACAGTTTATATCTTATTGTACTATTTCTATTTATAAAACTTAAACAAAATAAGGGGCAGATAGTCTGCCCCTGTTAGAGTTACTTGTGTTAATAGAAGTTAGTTAACCCCCACCTCCACCTTTCTTTCGTTTCTTGCAAGCCATTAGGTCACCTCCTTATACCCAGGTAGATTCAACTGCTGTAATTACTGGAGAAGCTCCAGCCATATTTTGTGTCAGGTTAAACTCTACCGTCTTGGTTGATATAGTATTTGAGATATAGGCAAGTGTGGTTTCATCCTTTCCTCTAACTGTATACACTGGGCTACTGTACGTTGCGGCTCCTACGATAGGTGTGAAGTCCAATGTCAGTTTAGAGTTAGCCGCAAACTCAGTCATCTTTGCTTCTAATGCAATGAATCCCCAGTAGAGATTGCTTGCATCTGGAAGTTCTAAATGAATTAATATATCTGAAACTTTAGATGGTGGGAAGAATAGTCTACTATTTCCAAAAGCTAATACTTTATCTACACTATAGTTAGGTAGATAAGATAGATCGCAGGCTATCCAACTTGAACCATAAGGTCTATAGTATACACCTTTTAGGTTTTGTGTAAGGGCTGGGTATGGGTGGATGGCTATTGTATTAACATAATCATTAGTGAATACTTCTACTGGTAACTGTACTTTAATCCATACATCTGTAACTTCAGAAGCTTTCTCTACCCAGGCAGTTTCATTCTTTATATCTAAAGCATATTTATAGTCTACTGCTTTTGTATATTCATAATCTTGTGGGGGTGTTGAGCCAGCTGGTTTATAACAGTACCCTACACTTACAGACTCTGGTATCCATGCGTCTCCATTAGCATCTTCTGTTATTAGTTTATTAGTCTCATTATTTATATGTAATGTAGCTTGTCCATAAGTAGTAGATATATCTGCTGCTGTACTGATACCATCTAATACTGCCGTTTGACATTCTAAAGAATACATTGAGACTATAGTAGCATTAGAAGATAATGCAAACGTAGTTAGTAGTGCACTTAGTTGACTTGACAAAGCTGATACTTTAGATGATATAGCTGCTGCTTGCATAGTAAATACTTCAGTAGCTTTTGCTAATGTGTCTCCTATATCAGAAGCATAACTATATAAAGTAAGTATATCTGCTCTTAAGTTAGTGTTCATTATATTAAGTATGTCTGAATTAGATTGGCCACCATACTTTATAATTGGATTGCTTGGAGTCTCTAATATAGACTCTGTAGATTTAATTGACATACGTTTTTCTCCTAATGAATTCTGATATTACACGAGCCTTCTGTATTACTGGGGTATATGTAGAAGAGAATGCTGTGAAACAATCTGGGATATCTGTGTCGTAAGTAGTGTGGTGGGTATTCAATGTATTTTGTATAGTTCTTAGATCTGCTATACCCCCTCCTACTTGTGTTACCAATTTAACAGACTCTCTTGGTCCTCTATATCTGAAGTTTATATCTGGTGTATGAATCATAATAACCCCTTAATTAATATGTAACTCGTAACCATGTAGCTTAGGTGTAGTTGTTACATCTGTATCTTTTGTGAAATCAAATCTTAGTCTAACTGTATCTATAACTGAACCTTCTATTGTGCTACACTGTAGATTTAATGCTGGTGCTACTGGGATATTTTGTGCGTCAAATGCTGAGGCAGCTACTCCTATAGTAGGATTGTAGTTAAATAATATAGAAGCTGTTGTAGCTGATGGTATTGTAGTTAGTGCCCAACAGGAGTTATTATTTACTGGAGTGATTTGTCGTAGTTCGAATTCAGAAACTTTCTTCTGGAATCCTAATGTAGCTTGTGCTCTATATATAGATGAGTCTAATGATATAGGGTTAAAGTTTGTATAGAACCCGATAGCACTTTTATATATACCTTCTTGAAGTCCTTGTGCATCTAAATCAGTATTGTTTGATAGGCCTGGATAGTATATATAAATTTGTAATTTGTTCCAGCCTTTTTCTAATTTGTAGTTAGCTCTATTAGATAGTACAGTGTCATCTGATATAGTAGTCTTAGCTGTTGCCATATACTTAGAAGACATTATATACTTATCATTTAGATATATACTAAATGGTGCTGCTACTTTACTACCTACTAAAGCTGGGCCAGATACTAAAGCTTTCTTTCTATAGTATACTTTTTCTTCTGGTGCATATACGTAGATAGTAAACCTGTAATTTCCTTTTTCGGCAAGAAGATCATTCCCAGAATAATCTACAATTCCTATCTGTAAGAATTCTTTATCTCCTGTGGAGCCATCAGTATATTTAGCATCTTGCATACATAGCATGTTTCCACTTGATATTAATGTAGATGTATTAGAGGCTACTAAATCTATATTCTTACTATACGCTGGTGTAAAGAATCCATTTACTATACCTACTCTGTTTTCGTAATCATCTGGTGTAGGTATATGGTCTGAGCCATCATGATAGCTCCAGTCATAATTAAAGTATTCTACATAGACTTGGTTACTACCTTTTACTATACTCTCTGAGCCATTAACTAATTGAGCTGGTACTCCATTGAACCGATAGAACTTAATAACAGCATCTTCTGCTGTATAGTCGTCAATAACTATGCTATTAGTATCTATAGGAATGTTAGAGATGTTAGTATTATTAAGTATTAGGTCACTATTATTAATAGCTATCCAATTATTTTCTCCTGCCTTTTCAATAAAAGCTTTTATATTAGTTCCCTTAGGTGAGAACATTTCCATCTTTAGATTAGCAGTTATTATATTGGCTTTCACTAATGGGTTTATAGATGATACTTGTAATGGTAATGTGTATAAGCTTCCATAGTTATTGAAGCCTAAGCGTAGTAGTTGTAGTTTCTTTATACCAACATCCCCTCCGCTTACTGTTAACTTTATGTAAGAAGCTTGTATTTGTTCGAAGGAATATGTTTTATTTGTTTTAATATTTTCTGATATAAGTGGGTAGTAGTTAAGGCTATCATTAGACCATTCTATTTTTAATGATAAAGGTGTGGCTATTTCAATATAGATACCATCTATTGTGTGCATGTCTATATTTGGAGTGTTAGTATTTATATTATTAAGATGTATTATTGCTTCATATGAGTTAGTACCAAGTGATGCTACCCATACATTGTTTGTATTGTCATTAAAGATATTAGCTATTGGAGAGAATACTTTACCATTAGCAGATTCTTTTATTACCTCTGCATTTTGCATAGCATAGGCATATGTGTTATTCTTTGATTTAGCTAATGTAACGACGCCTTCATCTACATCTATATCTACTGTAGAAGATATCAAATCTATATTATCTACATTATTAAAAGTATCGAATAAAGAATATGTATAGTTATTTGTTACACCTGTAATAAGTCTATCTACTTCTTGCTCTAACTTTAGTGCTTTCTTTTTGACATAAGTTGATTGGGAGTCAAACATTTGATATGTTGTTAACATATTATCTGAAACATATACTAAAGAGTTATATAAGAATGTAAGGTCTTCCTTTATATCTTCGAAAGTTCTTTGAATATCCTTACCATCTTTTCCTCCTATAGTGTCATTGTATATAGCAGGTCTTAATTTAGTTAAAGGTTTTCCCCAAGACTTACCAGCCATCTTAGTAGATATGTTATTGAGAAGCACACCTATAGATGGAAAGATTCCTTTTTGTAGTAGGGTCTTTACCGTGTTATTAATTACTATTGTCTTTTGTCTAATTGATATCATCTGCTGGTAATCCTTTTATTGCGTAATAACTTAACACAGGAGATTCTGTTGGTTTATCTACTGGACGAGAAAGTATAGCCCTAAAGTAAATTATATTAGTGTTAGGTATTGCTATTACTGATTTTTCTATATCATTTTTCTGGGGTATTATTTCTGTCCAGTTAGTTCCATCTGGACTTACTTCATAACGGATCCACTTCTTAGAAGTATCCCAAGTTTCTGGTATAAACTCTCCTACTATAAGCGATACTGCTTTTACATCTTTACCAAAGTACATTGGTTTAGAGGTGAACACTGAAGTATTTGCATAAAGTCTTTTGTATATTCCTAAGTCTCGTATACCAATAGAATATCTGTATGCATTAAATATGTCATAGTATTCATCAATACCTACAACACTTCTTCTTACACCAGTACCTCCTAAAAATGAAGCTGCTATTCCAGCCCACATACCTATTCCAGGTATCATTGATGCCACACCTAACACTGTTTTTAAAGCACCAGTCCCACCAGTTGTACTTTCATAGGTATCTATCTCATCATCTGAAACTCTTGCATACTCTGTCCAATCATGCCTATGCCCCCACATACTGGTTTCTGTAGCTGCTGTTTTCTTTCTATAGAACTTATGAGCTATCTTTGTTTTGTATGCCTCTGCTTGAGTTAGTGTAAATCTTATATACTTAACTTTCTTTTTATTACAAGGAACTATTGCTAAGCCATTAGAACTCTTAACAGGTATACCTGTTTCATTTCCAATAGGTGAGTTAAGATTCTTATTTAGTATAATAGGTTTTGTTAATACGTTAGTCCAAACAGTACTATCCTCACCTCTTACTTCTACTGTATCTAATGAGTATGGTAAGCCACTGTCTAAGAATGGATTTAACTCTATCCATGTAATTTCTCTTTCCATATCAAATTCTATAGTAAACATTAGTGTAAGAGAATTTTTAGGTGTACCCATACAAGTATGAACTGTTTTATATGGGCCTTCTGGTGCTGCTGCTCCTGGGAATGCTATTTGTGCTTTCCATCCATAGTCTTTAGTTAGTGTATTCTTTCCATTATCTCTAAAGTTGGATTGCTCTCCAGCATATGCATACCACTTATCAGCAACGTAAGCTTCTGTGCTTTTAGAAATGTCCCCAGGATTTATTGATAAGATAGCTTGTTCTTTTCCACTATCTGAAGCTACATAACCACTTCGAGCTACTACCTTCTGAACCACAGGCACTACATATTTTTCCCACTCAAACCATGTAGATGTGTCGGAATCAAACATCCCAGTTATATTAGATGAGTCTTTCTGTGAAGCGTTTCTTAATACAGGTGTGATAGGTGTATTAAATTCTTCGTCTGAAGCTTTATACTCATTAGCATTTTCAAAGTCTTTATTCAAAACTTCTAAATTATTTCCAGGCATTCCTTCAGGTACTTTATCTTTTGATAATGGATGTTCTACTGAAACACTTTTTATCTTTGATATTAATTCTTCTTCACCATCTAACTTAAGTTGTACTATTCCTTTTGATGCTTCTACTGTTACTGTAGAATTAGTTAAGTCTATAGAATCTGTAGTAGTAAAGGAGTCTCCTACCCATTGGTAGGTTGGGTCTGAATCTGATATCCAGAGCTGTAGTTTATCTACTTTAGAATTTAATCCAGCTAATAGTTTTCTTAATCCTACTCTCTCTATACCACAAAGATTAACAACAGCTTTAGCAGCAAGTCTTAATCTATCTATCTGCTGGTAACCTATTGATAAGTCTGTGTCAATTTGTCCTAAAGGTAACTGTATGATATCAGTTTTTAGAAACTCTCCTTTAGTTGTTTCTATTGGTGATATACTTGGTTTGCCAATGTTATCGTAGAAGTTAGCATACTCATTAGTTACAAAAGCCAGTAATCTATTTTCTATAGAAAGTTGTCCTGTGTTAAAAGTATCTGCTATATTACTTAGAGCTACCTTAGCACGTTCTTTATTCATTGTTAGTGTATGTTCGTGAATTGACATTTGTTACTTCCTAATGTTTAGTAAGACTGTGTAGTCGTAGATTACAGGTGATCCTGTTATAACCTGATCTCTTAAGTTGGAATCCATTTCAATTACTATACGAGGATTCACTCCCAGAGTTTGATAGTCTACAGTTATTTCGGCAGGAGTATCTCCTAAATAGAATAAGTCATTTGCAAAGACTATCTCTCCAAATTCATTTATGTAGTACTCATAGACAGGATAGTATTTTTCTGGGTTACTCTTATCGTCATTGAATAGTTTTAGTGTTGGAGTAGTACCATTTACATAGTCTGTCATATTTCTTGTTACTGGGTATGATTGTGATAGTAGAGGAGAGAGCCCCTCTACTTGTGTAGTATCTAATACAAACTCTTCACCAGCTAAATACCCAGCTGCTGAGACTCTGGTTCTATAGTATGCAATCACTATATAAGTATCTTCTATATCTGTGTCTGTGATTCCAGCAGGTATCTGACTAAATCCAGCTGACTTCATTATGATTCTTGTTTTATTATAGTAAGAAGCTGTTGAGTCGCTCTTTGTAGAAGCTACCCCTACTACATCATAGTTAGATGGCTTAATAAGTATATCATTAGTATGGTCCATTGCTGTTCCAACAATGTCTCCTACTTTATGCCAGTATAAAGCAACTCTATTACCACGCTTACTTACGTCATCCCACTCTATAGGATACTTAGTAATGTATGTAGTAGATGAAAGTTTATGCTCTTCTATTATTTTTCTGGATATAGTATTGTCTCTTGTAGCAACAGTCTTATCAGTAGTACTCGTATCTGTAATAACAGAGCCATCAGTTTCTATATCTAATACTTCTCTGCTTACTAACTTAGATAATTGGTTCTCTGCTCTACCTAATATATCTGGGAAGATAAGTTTATTATTTATTTTTAGTTTTACTTCTATTGGTTTATATCCTGGGATTGTTTTTATTATCGTCTCGCACAGTTGCCAGTAGTCACTATTTGCCGCTGACGGAACATATGTAGAAGCTGGTGTAGAAGCAGAATTATGCCCACGGATACACGTGTAATACGTGCCATCAGTAGGGTATGCTACTCTATTTCCAAAGACATACGTAGATGCATTATTCCAGACTCCAGAGTTAGAGGAACTGTTAACTGTATATAATACATTTGTAGTATTAGGATCATAAGTAAATAGTTTTAATGAGTCGTAGCTATCTAATGTATTTTTTATAGTAGCTATCTTTTCTCTACTTATGTATGGGAATAAAGATAGCTTTGCTTTATGGTATCTGTCAGTTCCATTAATAATATCTTTTGTTTGCTTTGGAGCAATTGATATATAACTGTCGGGTCCTGGTTCTCCTACTGCTTTGAGCTTAAGATTATAGTTTGGAGCTTCAAGTTTTTTTAGATTATTAAGAGCTATTGATTCATCTTCTGATAGAGATACATAAAATCTAATATCAGTTTCATTACTATCTCCAGTATTCATAGTAGGTAGTAATGTTAACTCTCTAATCTCTCCTGGTAAATTAAAAGATTGTGATACCCAGTAGCCAGACTTAATAAATTCTCTGTAACGTAAATCTAATTCCCAGCCCCCAAGTATGTATTCATATTTAGTTAGATTAACAAGTTCCTCTGTTGGGTTAGCTATATGATATAGCTTAACTATTAAATCTTTTATCTTTCCACCAAGTCTATTAACTATTATATTTAAGTCATTATCTTCTGGTAGGTTGTAACGCAAATCAGATTGTATAGTAGTTCCACTTGCTGATGAATCTGTTAACACATTATCTTCTGATACTAATACCATATTCCATAAGTCTTGTTCAGCAAGATATGATCTTGGAATATTGTATTGCTTTAGTGTATAGTGTGGCTGTGCTAATGTTAACCACAATGTTTTACAAGCAATATTCTTACCACGTGACTGAGATAGATTAACTATTTTGTCACCTGATATTTCTGTGTCTAAAAGAAGTTGTTCTGAGTAATCTGTTGACAATTGTATGTTATCTATATAAGTTGTAGTAGTATCTCCAAAGACTTGGAACTCTAACATTAGTTTTTTGTAGGTTATATTATCTACTATATTAATAAACTTATTTACTTGTGCCCACTCTTTATTATATTTATATGGTTGAGATATAATCTGGGAAAATAAAGTGAGTACTCCAGAAGTAGCTGTCTCTCCTTTTAGTAATACTTTTACTGTAGTCTCTGGGGTTGTTTGTTTTAACAATAAACTTAAAGAAAGTAATCGTGGCATATCAGTTGTGTAGTCTGTTTGTATACCACCACTTAAAAAGATTATGTCTCGTGTAAATGTACAATTAGCAGTATCGCTTCCTGTTATAACTTCTAAGCATTGGCTTCCATCCATACCAGAGCCTGTTGCTACTTGAGCTGTAGCTGTAGTAGTTGTTATAGTCCACCCTGTAGTATCGTCTTTGAAGTTTCCATTTATTGGGATCATGCCTCCACTTGTTTTGTCGGTAACAAGATTCCCAGTCCAGTCTATAGCAAGTAACTTCATTGGGTATGGTGATAATGGTTTAAAACTTAATTCATTTATTGGTGTAAGATAATCAAAGTCTACTCTTAACCTAACAACAGCCCCGCCTTTATAGTTAGCTGGTAACCAGTTTATATTTTCTATGTTTGCTGCTATTGGGGCATCTGCTAATATAACCTCTCTCCAAAAGGAGTTATAGTTTCCATCTACTAATTCAGTTATACTATGTCGTGTTTCTGTGGATATACCAAGCATATTCTCTATTGATATCTTACACATTTTTCTATCTGCAACTGATATTGTTCTTGATATGTCACCTATTAGTTGTCTACGTAGTGACATAGATACTGGGTCTACCCATAATTTATTTTTATCAGTTGGAATCTTAGTGTTATCACAAGTATCAGTAGAGAAGGTTTCTGTTAATATATTTGTGTAATTTAATGCGCTTCTATTTACAAGAACTTTATTTCTAATAGTTCTTTCTACAGTATCTAAGTCTTTAGTTAGTTTAGCAATCTCTGCATTGTTAAGTGAGTTGGTAGCTTCTACAGCCGTAGATATATTATCAAGTTCTGCATATAAAGAAGTCAGATCAGTTATAATAGCCATTATAGTTTTGTTATATTCATTTGGATCAGTTACATTTGTTGGAATCTTAAATAACTTTTCTCCAACCTTCTTTAATAAATCCATTGGGTCTTGTGCGTTTATATTCAATCCACTATTATTAGCTTGTGTTATAAAGCTATTAAGTGTATCTCTTTGTGTAGTAGATATAACTGATTTATAAATGTCAACAAATTCTTGCATATTATTGTCCTATAGCTAATATGGAAACTACAAAGTCTCCCATATTTAATAGCCCATCATCATTCATTTTTTTCTTTACGTTCTTACCTGGTATAATTCTTAGTGACATACTCGAAGATGTAGCCCACCACCATTTAGTAGTGTAAAGAGGCTGTGGTCTATCTGGTATTATAACACTGGCATCATCTATACTATTAAACTCTATAGACTCGAATCCTATACTATAAATTGCTGGCGATATACTTGAATCATTTATGCATATATATTTAACGCTATCTGTAGTAGATGCTATTGGGAATGTTACATCTATTGTTTTATCAGAGTCTACTCCAGTAATAAATGGAATATATTGTATTGCATTTCCTATGTAATGCCCATTACCCGAGTTGTCTCCAGGTGTATACTCATTGAATAAGAATAGTTCTAAGTATTGTAGGTTTCTTGCATAGTATACTTTTAGCTTCATTGTTATTGCACGAATACCTGTTAAATCTATAGCTGAAGGAAACTCTATATAGTATGGGTAGGATGTGTATATTCCTTTGTCTTTAAGACATGCTATACTTTGTATTGGCTTGTCTACTGTTTTTGTAAACTTAACGCAACCAGTAGAACTTCGTGCTATTATATCATAGTAACCATAGAAGCCAACAGTAAGTTTAGAGTTTCCAGTATATGCAAAGTTAGAAGAAACGTAACCATCGTCAGCTTTGGTATATGGTATTTCTAATAGTTCTAATGCAGCTGTTACATCTGGTCTGTATGTAGCAAACTGTGGCCCATATGTTGGGCGTAATCCATCTGTTTGCCCTACTGTAAATTCTGTGTCTAAATATGTTTTTAGTGTGAACCCATCTGAAGACTTATACACAGTTCTACCATCTGAAGTTCGTTCATTATTAGATATGTTTCTTAATGTGTCGTTTACTATACTTACTCTTCCAGTGTAGGTTTCAGCTAATACATCCTTTGCCATTACAGGTCTTGCATCTATTAAGAATCTTGTGCTTCCACTTACTCCTTTTGAATTTGCATCAATAAACTCATTCATGCTACAGGTTTCTGCTGTAGAGGCATTTATACTGATAGTATATGTAGTACTTGGAACAACACTTGTTAATAAAACTGTTGCAGTAGATAGTTTACTTATTCCAGATAGTGCTACTGGTGCATCTATTAGTTGTGTTTCTAACATAAATACATCATCTATCATTTTATTAGTCCATGTAGATGGTATCTTGTCAGTTCATTTACAAAAGTTGGATAGGAACTCACAGCATATGGGAAAGATGAGCGTGTTCCCGAAGATAGTTTCGGGAAGTTAGTGTTATCTGCCATTAGTAATTCCTACCTTTTAATAAGCTTGCTGTAACTGATACTTTGTAGGTTCCAGTTAGTAACACAGTTTTTACTCCAAGGACTCCTACTATATCATGTATCATAGCTGTTATATCCATATAGATTCCAGTGTATGTTCTATCATTCCAGGTTATGCCAAAAAACTGTGGATGTAAAGTAACGTTTTCATTATATGCTGTTGGTCCTGTGTTACCCCCATCATAAGTAAAGGGTATATTAGTTTCCACATTTAGAATCATATTATTAAGGTCTACACAGTAACCTTCTCCATGATAAATATTAACATAAGTTGTAATACTATCTGCTGTAGAAGCTTGAGTTATTATTTTGTAATTAGAGGATAAATGTTTCCATGTATCTGGGTTTATTTGATTCTGTCCTCTAAGTGAATCTACTAAACAAGATCCTCCGGTATGCACCCCAGAACTACTTAGATAGGTTTGTGTATTTTGTATAACTGTAGTTATATCATTCCATATAGTAGCATCTACTGGGTTAGAGTTCTGTGAGTTTGGGTCACTACCATAGTAGTTCACAAATGGATGCGTCTTTACCCCATATACATTATTTCTAAGATCAGATATTGAACCTGTTAATACACTCATGTTGCTTTCCTAACTAATATAACATCATCTATATAAAGTAGTGTTGCTTCTCGTGCTGATTCTGTAATTTCTCCATAGGTTGGTTTTACTACTAACTGCATGGTTAATCTCATTGTAGCAATAGAACTCGGTACAGCTGTAACAGTTTTAGTTACATATGTCCAGTTTGTATTACTATTGTATGGTTGTTCTGGAAGGTCTATATACCCAGAAGAAACATCACTCCATACCCAAGCTGGTATAATAGAATCTATAGAACTCAGTGATGCTGTGATAGCTGTTGTTGTATAACCATGTAGGTATAGTCTAATGTTAGCTGGTTTATTATAATCATAAATATTTTTGGGGTATTGTATCCTATAGTAAAAACTAAGGTCAAAGTTTTTAACCCCTGAGGTTTCTGCCGATAATGAAACTACTTGCGTTAAAGCTACTGGCTGAGTTAATGTAACCATCCAGAAATCTAAAGCTGTAGGTAATACTGAAACTGCAGAAACTGATGTAGCTTTCATTACTGCACAGTAGTCTCCTCTATAAGGATGTTCTGTTGTTATAGTAGCTTGTTTAAAAGGCATAGCTACTAAACCAGATGGGTTATCTGGAACCACCCCACTTGCAGTATAAGACAATGGTATGAAAGGCCTTGTTGTTAACCAACTTCCTGATGTTTCAAAAGAAAAATTGTTTACTAAGTTATCTAAATATGACATAGTTACAATGTTACCTGTTCCTTTGAATTAGTTACTATTAAAACCTTAGCATGCAATCTGGTAGTTATATCTGGAACTACAAATCTTAGTCTTACTGAAGCTAATAGTTTACCACTTCCTGGGTCTGGATGGTATACCATTTCAAGAGGTGTTCCTTGTACTGTGCGCTTTGTGCTAAATGGATCTTGTAAGTAGTCTGTTAGTTCTGCTATACCCATTACAAATATTGCTGTGTTATTATCATCAAAGAATGTTTCTAATGTAGTAGTTAGCCCAGCTGCTGTTGGTGTGTATTTAAACTTTACTTGTAAAGGAAAGTCTACATCTACTATACTATGATAATACTTAGGCCCCGTTAGTCCAGATGTATTAGCATTACTAAGTAGAAGAGCTGACATTGGGTTATTAGTTACTGGAAATCCTGCTGTTACAAACCCTTCACTACGATGTAGTGCAAAGTCTCGTGAGTCTGGTATGTTTAAGTTAGTATAAGTTCTATGGTGATAGTCAGTTTTAACAGAAGCTAATGTTCTTCTTTGTACTTCGTATAATGCTTCCATTATAATATTAATACTATTAGCATCTACTATTGTATTACCGTAGACACTTCCAACTAATTCTAAGGTATCTATTTGTTGTGGGAAACTTGTTTTTCCTGATTGTATATTAGACATATCTAACAATACCTTTCACTCCAGCTGCTACGTGACTATCTACAATTGCTTGAACCTCAGCTTCTGTGAACTTCTTTAAGCCTGCTGTTCCAGTTAGTATTTCCTTTGGAACTTCTACTACTATAACTCCATTGAGCATAGCAGGTTCTCCATCCCAGGTAGATATATCAAAGTAAGAGGAAAGTTCTTGTAGTTGTGTTCCAGAAAGTTTTAGTCTTCTAATTTCAGCATCTTCTGGGACTCCTCCGCCCCGAGTTCTGGTATCTACTACTCTTACTGTTTCTATGGTTCCATTTGGACTTACATACAATTTAGCTAATACTATTGCAAATGGATATCTTGTTAAAGAACCAACTCCTCCAGCTTGTAGGTTTTCTCCTACACTACCATCTTCATTAAATATCATAGAGCTATCTGTTGGGAAGGTACTTACAAATTTGTTCTTATCATAAATAGCTTTTCCAAATACAGAGAATGGTAAGTCTTCTTCTCCTGTTGTATTGTCAGTTACACCAGAAGCTCTTATAGCATCTAATGTAATTGCTGGTCCTGATTCCCAACGCACAAATTGATTAGTATATCTAAGTCCTGTTTTTAGTTTTAGATTACCACTTGCTACTGGTGAATAAGCATATGCTGCTGAAGGTAATAAAAAGATATAAACTACAGAAGCTAATAGGTTTCTACTTTCTTTTCCATTATCATAAGTATGCCCATAGCTTGGGTTTAAATCTAAGTCACAATATTTTTGTAGGACATCATCATAGTATCCTCTAAAGATATAACTATCTTGAGTATACTTATAAGATACTTCTACTGTATCTTGTATGTCTATACTGGTTTTAAGTTTTATTATACCATTAGCCCAATCTATATTTTGTATAGTTTCTGGGAGAACTTGCGTCAAGTATGTTACAGGTGTAACTAATAATTCTTGTGTATTAACTTTGATACTACTTACTTCATAAAGCTTTCCATTATTAGTAGCTATGTTAAAGTCATCTACAAATGCAGCTACTTCATCTACTATAGGCAATCCTTTCAGTCCGTAGTCTGTTAGAGTCCCATAATCCGTAAATACATTTCCTATTGTATCAGAGAGATAAGGTTGTGCTGTTATTTCTGGGATAGTATATATTAAAACTATATCCTGTCCTACTACCCATCCCTCTTCAGTTGCTGCTTTGTCTAACCAACACTGAGAGGAAGCTGTTGTAGTATGTATAGATGTAGTATACTTTGTTTTTATTCTAAAGAGGCCGTCTGTAATTCTTACATGCCAAGCGTCGGTTTCATCAGCTACTGGTTCTACTATATTCATCTTAGAAGATATAAATGTAAACTCTTTTAAGTTAGCATCTATTCCTATAATAGTTTCATCTTCGTAGCGTGCGGACAATGCCCCAGTGTATAGTACAATATCTTTTACAGTTCCTGGAACATTAGCTGGTAGTATAGTAACTGCATTAGTTATAAGACAGTTCTCATTTGGTGTTAGAGGAGGTGGTGCTATCCAGGCTAAGTTTATCCCTGAGGAGTTAACAGTTTTGCCATATTGTAGATTAAAAGTTGACATTATATTCCTATTGAAACCTCATTTGAGAATATTACTGAGCCAGCCCAGTTATCATATATACTTGCTCTTATAGTATCTTGACCAGTTGCGTTACACGTTAGTGAAGCTATACCATTTCTATCTGTTCTTGCTTCTAATTCTTGTAGTGAATTGTTTCTGGAAATAAATCTTATACGTATACCCGGGTTTGTAGCTATAACTCCATCAGCTCTTGTAATACAAGCTTTTAGTTTTATTCTCTCTGTGGAACCTTCTATACTTTCAGCCATTAGTAATACCTTTGGGGTAAAGCTTGCTGAGGTATACATTATATCTTTTACACTAACACCTAAAGCTGTTGCTGTTTTGGTTAATGCTGGTAATGTGCTTGCTGTTATAGTAGCAGCTATTGCTCCAGCTCCAGACGGTCTCCATGAGAATGTTACTTCTCCGAGATAGTTTGTAATAAATGGATCTGGGAATGAATGGGTAATTTCTCCTGCTCCAGTAATAGAAGCTATTAGCTGAACACCAGCTACTGGGTTGTTGTCCTTATCTGTTATAGTAGCTTTAATTCTTACTGGGCAAGCATCCCCACTTATAATTGTTACACGTGTAGGAGATATAGCTAAATATAAATTTGCTGCTTCATTGTATGGTGAAATAGTTGGTGCTAAATATAAGAAACCATTTTCTATTCCAGAGTACATTGGATTCAATTGTATATATGATAAATCTGAAGTGAGTACTTCTGATAAATCTTGGTAGTTATCCATACTGTCTTCGAAAGATAGTGTGTAAGATGTAGCAGAATCTGTATAAGTATGAACATCTCGTGTTGTTATACCAAAAGAATTCTTAACTACATACCCTACGCCCACTATATCTCTTGGTGCAAAGTTGCTATTTAATAGAATTACATTTCCACTTACAGCTCCTGAAGTAACTTCTACTCTGTATAATCCCGATGTTGTCATCTTACTAACAGCGGGGAGTCTTAATGGGTCTCTATTTTCTATATCTTGATATCGTAGTCTTATTTTATTATTACGATCTACTACTACCATCTCTTGTTGGTTTAGTATTTCGCTTCCTGTAGGTGTTCTTGTATATGTAAACACAATAGCAGTAGTTGGATCTGTGTATGCAGCAATGTAAAGAGTTAATGTAGCTGAGTCAAAATAAAAGTTCCTATCTGTTGTTACTAAAGCAGCATCAGGAACTTCATATAAACTATCGTATTTTGTGCTTATTACTTGTTCTATATTTCCAGGAACTACAGTTGACCATAGACTTCCACTTCCAGATGTCCAGGTTCCAGAAGCCAATATAGTCATTGACCCACAAACCCTGGTAAGGTTTTCTCCGGCAGGCCCAGTACAAAAGATAGGGCCGTAGTGTGTGATGGCCGATGTATCTATAGTTTCACCAATTATATAACTTGTAGTGTACTCATATGGATTTGAAGTAGTTACTGTATGCGTTTGCTTCTTAGCAAATAAGTAGCGTTCTTCAGCTCCATAGTAATACCATCCCTTGTGTATCATAGGATACCATTTACCATCTGCTGTTTTCTTAATCTTAACAGCAAGATCATCCCCAGAACCTATACCTGGTTTTAGTATAGCTGATAGTGGATTGTTTGCTAAAGTTATTCCTGCACTGCCTGATTCGAATATTGTAGCCATGAAAGATCCTATGAAAAAGTTATTGGTATATTAGATAGATTAGGTAGGACTTCTAATTCTGAAAACCATTTTGAGTTTTCATTCCAAGAAGCTACTCCTAAAAGCATTGGTAAAGAAGAAGAAATAAATTCTCTTATATCTTGTAACACATCATCTGGGATGTATACGTTATCAATTAAGTTATCTGTGTTTAGTGGTTTCCAAGTTGTAATATTTTTTAGTAAAGTTATATAGTATGTTCCTGGTGTAACATTATAAGTATCTGGTATAATAGATGATACATAGTCTCCAGTAGTTGATAGAGTATAGTTATTATAAGAATAGTTAGCTGTTACTTTTCCTGATGGGCTTGTATCGTTAAGTGTTAGTGTCCCATTGTTAAAACTAATATTTGGGAAGGACTTTGAACCTATCTGTTTTCCATCTAAGAATATTACGTAGTCATTATTCCAGTTCTTCTTCTGGGAATAGTATATTCCTCCACTACCAGAAAAGGTTAGAAGTTCCGATGTAACATACTGAGTATCTGGAAGGTCTTTTATATATACATCAACAACATTAGTATAGCCTGAAGTTATTAAATCTACAACACTTGTCCCAGCCCATGTTAATACACTTATTAGTCCAAGGTCTATACCAATCATAAAAGGTATACTTCCAAGGTTGGTTCCATTTGGTGACTGTGAGAAAGCTTGTATACGTTCTGCTAAGTCTTTATTACTTTCATATTCTATACGTTCTATTCCAAAAGGAGAAGCTATATCATCTAATGCATTTGGAAGTTTTCTACATAATAGATCTTTAGTGTTTAGTTTGTAAGTTACTTTACTTGATAATGCTGTTGAGGTTAGGCTATTAAGTAATACTTGACTTTTATATATAGCACTGGTAGGAGTAGCTTTAGAAACTGTGAATATAGCAGAGCTCCCTAATGATATTATAGAGGTAGGTCTTACTTTTGTCCACTTTAGAACATCAGGAGTATCCCAAGAAGCTAAGGTATCTTCCCATAAGTATATAGGAGAATCTTCTGTGATAGCTGTTGTGTTTACATTTATGACACCATATGCTCCAGAAGTAGAAGTTAGTACTTTTACATTCTCTAAGTTTCTAAGGTATATATGTCTCGGAGGAGTTATAGAACTTTCTGAATCCCATCGGTCTAAGAACATCCCAGGATACCATACAGGTTCTACACTATCAAAGAAGTCTTTCTCAGTTAGTGCTCTTGTAGCTATTATACTATATGGTCCTGAAGATACAGATACAGTTCCTACACTATCATATGTAGTATCTATATTAGCAAACCATAGATATGAGTCTGTTGATATATCAAATGTTCTGGGAGATTTATTCCGAGCGGTTTGACTTACAATGTTTTCTATTTCTTTATATGGATATGAGGTACTTCTAATCCACCTACGAATAAGTGGCTCAATTAAAGTAGTTGCTTTGCTTCCTTTGAATCCTGCGATACCATCAAAGATTATAATATCATCATTAGTCATTATATATCCAGAGGTCTCTGCCATTCCAGTAGAGCCTGGTGTATATGTTGGAATTATGTTTATATAATTATAATGTGTATGGCTTCCTTCAGTACTTCCACTACTTCCACTTGTAGCTCCAGTTGTATATCCTGTAGTTAGTTTATTAACTAAGTCCATAGCAGAAGAAGAACTTGTGAATGAGTATGCTTTCCAATGGCCATGTCGATATGGGTAATCTGTGTAAGCTGTTCCTGTATATGCTGTATCAAAGTTGTGATAGTATACAACTCGGCATCCATGAGATGGTGATAGGTAATGTGAACCACCAGACATATATAGTCCAGTTGTAAAGGTAGAACTTACAAGTTCATTATAAAATGCAGATGCTCCATCTGCACTATTACTAAAAATAGATAATGCATATTGTGTTCCACGAGCTATGGTTGTTGTATATACATGATAGCAATGGGCTGAATCAAAGTAACCACTAACTGTTGCAGTGTTTGCGCTATTGGTAGCTGTTTTAAGTACCTGGGTTTCTGAGCTGGAACCTGCTGTTTTAGAATAGTTTATTCCTGTATTTGCACTTACTAATCCATCCCAAGTTGCAAAGGATATTGGGTTACCTGGAGCCATTTGGTCTACTGTTACAGCCGAATAGCCCCACAGTGGGCCCTCTTCAAAAGCTGATGGGTCTAAATTAGCAAATGGGTCTCCTGGACTTCCTGGGTCTCCACTACTTGAAGGTGTTGGTGTTATAATAGTCCAAGCATCTCCAGGGGTAGGTATCCATATAAGGTCTCCATCTACTGGAAAAACTGTCGTTTCATCTATGTTTCCAGAGATAGGTGTGCCTGTTAGCCACGGTGTTGGTAAAACAAATACAGTTCCATCTTCTGCCCATAATACAGTAGAAGTAGATGAGGTTGTTATTCCAGAAACTGTTACTGTGTAGTATGTAGTAAATCCAAGTAGTGAAGTGTTACCATCTCCTACTGGTTTATATTCTAATCCTCTATATGAACTACTTCCTACCCAGTCTAATACTTTTCCACTATGTGGATTTCCTGGGGTAGTTAGTCCATAGATTCCTGGTAGGTTAATGTTATTATAATCACTTAATACATAGCTTTCTAAAGTTCCGCTTGGAATCCAGGTATATGTACTTGGAGCTGAGGTTAGTCTATACCAGTTTTCTGAATAGCCTGGTGAAAGGAGTTCATAGAAATTCTCGTAAGCCATTACTTAAACAACCTTTCAGTAGCAGTTAGTCTAACTGGAGCCAATGTCCATATAGGATACATGCTGGCATAGCGTTCAATAAATGGGGAGATAGGTAAGTTATATTCTTTAATAACTCCACTTGGATTTACATATCCATCAATGCTATCATAACTTCCCACTGTAATAATTCCTCTTATATTATAATAGCAATCATAATCTGTTGGTGCAGTTCTATCTACGTAGCTCGTTGTCTTACTTCCTAACGTTTCTATTGTTACATATGTATCAGTAGATAATCTTTTCCTTTGAATCTCTATCCCAGTAAAAGTATTTACTTGTGCATAAAGCCAGTCAGTCCAATCTATTAGTATTCTACCTTTTTCCATTAGGGTAAATACTAAGACTAAGTCTCTATCTGGGTTGTTTAATAAGTATTCTTCGTATGTAGTCATAGTTAAGAGAAAGCAATAGGTATAGTGGTTAGTCGTGGTGTTGTTTCATCATTCTTAAACCAGTAAGTTATACTGCTCCAGCTTGCCTCCCCTATTAGTATTGGTAGTGTATCTTTCAAGTTTCTTATTATCTCTTTGTATTCTGGTAATCTATATGTATCAACTATATCAACATCATTTAGTCCTACTTCTTCTGGGTCTAAGTGTGACAAAGATACGTCTTTTATGTAAAGTATTCTATATTCTCCAGAAGCTAAATTAGATGTTGGAGCTAATATAGTGCTTGTTCCAGTTGTTGTTATAGTATAATTTGTATAAGAGTAATCTGCTACTACTCTTCTAAAGTTGGACGTATCTGTTCCAGATGGAAACACTATTCTATTAGTTATAATAGAGGGGTATATGTCTTCTTCTGGATCTATTAGTAGAGAGTTTACGTATATGTTCCAGCTTGGCTCCCAGTCATGTGTTTTAGAATGCCAGGCTGTATTATTTATATTAGGTGTTAGTTGCTCATTAGATATATAAACTACTTCTGGAACTTCTGGGATAAATATTTCCGTTATACCTGAGGAACTTAAGTTTATTGTATCTACTCCATTCCAGTAGAAGCTACCCATTAGTCCAAGGTCTCTTGCTATAGATACTAATAAACCATCCTTTATAGTGGATGGTGGTTTTATATAAACTGTTTTTATTCTATCTAACAGTTCTGAATTAGTTTCATCTGTTAGCCTTGATATATCTACTTCTAAAGCTCTCTCATCTATTAAGTTCCACAAGTTATATCTTACTGGTGTATGTATATTATTTTTATTTTGATATATACAAGGTTCTTCTAATTCAAATATTCTTGTAATAGAGGGATAGTAAAGTAATGTGGAGCCTGTAGTTTCTGTAGATGTAATAGTTCCAGCTATTGTATCTATGAACTCACTGCCTCCAGGTATCTTTTCCCATTTATTAGTTTCGTATTGAACCCAGATAGGTTCGTCTGGTTGAATATCATTTGCAGTAACTGAATAAGTATATGTAGAAGATGAAGCAGATATAGTTATGTGTGCTATGTTTCTTAAGTATGTCTCAATGCCATTAGTTATATAGACTGGGTCTCTCGTATAGAAAAAATCGAATAAGCTTTTTGCATTTCTAATATAAGTATAATCAGTATCGGAACTTGTTTTTATTTCTAATAGTAAGTCTTCACCAGAGGGATCTAACTCAGGAAGAGTCCATAGTAATCTTGGGTCTCCCTTTGATAGATTAGCCAGAGCCACGGAATCACCAACACGATCTACTATTTCTAATATGTAATCATGTGTTGGTATAGATTGTATTGCCCACTTATAAAGTAAGGAGCTGGTTTGTATGGTACTGGTGTAATGTATATCTTGCATTGATTAGATTATGGAGATTGGTTTACGGAGAAAGAACTTATCACCTTTGTTAGCATACTGGTCAACGTTAAGAGCGGCTTGGCCATTTACTTTTATTACTACACTTACATTCCTTATATCTGAGTGAGCATCCATTAATCTCGAAACTAATTCGTAGAATATGAAGCTTCCAATTCCTATTCCATCACCTACTGGTAGGTTATCTATATAGGCAGCAGCAGCTGCAGCTACTAAAGATCCTGCTGTAGCTGAGTCTAAGGTATCTTTGAGACTTAATTTAATAGTTAGGTCAATAGGTATTTCTTTAGGGGATTTTGCTATTGCTGATATTCCAAAAGCTACTGTATTATCTAAAACTGATTGAGCTTGATCTAATAGTGCCTGGCTTACTCTTGTATCTACTGAAGTTATAATAACGTCTATAGTTCCAGTGCCTCTTGCTAAAGGTAAAGGGAACACATCTTTTACCCCAGGAATTTCCATTAGCTTCATTCTAATAGATTCTTCTGTTGCTCCTTGTATTATACTAAAGGCTTTTGATATTCTATATCTATAGTTATCATCAGATTCTACAGCTGTTCCATTTACTACTGGAAGAATATTAGTAACTGTAACTAAAGCATTACCTAAGTCGTGTTTACTAATAGCCCCTATACCTACGTTGTAGCCAGAGCCGTCACCTAAAGCAGTTATATCAATATAACCATCAGCTCCTGATGCTAATGTTAAAGCATCATTAGTTGAGAATGCTACTCTGGGATCTGCCTCCGACCATATTCTTGTAAGGGCTGGGATTGTTACAGATGTATCACTATTGTTTCTAAATTGAACCGCCGCTCCCATCCCAGCAGTAGTAGCTGCTTTAGCTGGTAATCTTTTTATACCAAAGAGTTCACCTATGTTATCTAAGTTAGTTCCAGTAGCTGTTGATAGGTTTCCCTGATTGTATATATCTAAAAGTTGATGGTATAAATCAATTACTCTGGCAGAAGCTATTTTAATTAGTGAGCCAGCAACGCTTGACTCACTAAAGTTTGTTATGCCTGTTTCATTTTTTACTATAGTTTGTGCTTCTTCTACTAATTCTTCATAGCTTGGAATGGCAATCATACTAATTCCTCATTTCAGTTACTGCCCATAGGCTGGGTAGCAACACTTCTTATATTTCTTGTTTGATCCACATGGGCAAGGGTCATTACGCTTAACGTTTAAGTCAAGTTCTGGCCCTGGTCCAAGGTCTCCCATTGATCCTTTAAATCTAATATCCTCCCAAGCTCTTACCCATTTATCTACTGACGTTTTATAGTCGTAGTTTGTTCTTACGTATTCTTGTCCTGCTTGCCCTTGTTCTTTTCTGTAGGTTTCATCTTCTATTAGGCGGGACAATTGTTGTTCCCATTCATAAGTATTAGTAGCTACATAAGCTCCAGCTGGGCACTCTCTTGCAAAGCGAGCATAAGGAGCAACCTTACTACCTACTATAGGAATGCCATGAGCTAAATGCTCTAAGTACTTTAGGGAACTCTTAGCCATATTAAATGCTGTACAAGCTATTGGTGCTAATCCTATATCAAAATGTGTTAGCATCTTAGGATAGTTGTCTAACCCAACAGCTGGAAGTATAATTATTCTATCTTTAAATTTTTCTATCTCTGGATTTAAGCAGAACCGTTGTACCATCTCTGGTGAAGATTGTATGGCAAACTTAATATGATCATACTTTCGTAATATATTTAACACAATTGGCCATAGTAGGTTTATATCTTTTTGGTGAGTATTACCACCACTCCACCCAACTGTTAAACTCTTGTCTCTATTCTCTACTTTAGTTTCCCAGTCTCTTATATCAAAGTCTACACAGTTTGATATTACATATGTATTCTTATTAAGAGCTAAATAGAAAGCTGCAAGTTCATGCGTAGTTACTGTGATACCATGACAAGAAGATAGCCCACGTTCTGCATTAGCAAGTTCCTTAGTTCCCTTTTTATATACAGGGAATGCAGGAGAGTCTGCGTGTACACCATGCAGGTAGTCATCAACTTCATAGATAACTGTCTTACCTTTTTCTCTTAAGGCATCCATCATATCAAGAACTTCTGGTCTGTATTGTCTTTGAGCTAATACATAATCATAGGGTTCTATTTCTGCCATGCTAACTTCATTAATTATTTTAGTCATAGCTCCGTGTCTTTGTGCGTATTCTAAAGGATACTGTATTCTTAAGTAGCCACAAGCACTTTCGTCAGCACGGAATCCAATGATCTTTAGACCATTGAATTTGTTAGAGTATTGCATATTGTCCTCCGTCGTTATACTTTAGTTATTGTACTTCTAATATTCCTGTTGTTATATCTAACGATGCTGTTATAGCATAGTCATGTTCTGTAGAGTGATATGTTACCATTACTAATAGCTTTGTTGCAGATAGAGGAGATACTCTTACGTTGATTTCATTTATAGATAAGAAGCCATCATGTGTTAGCGCATTAGTTACCATATCTTCTACTACGGCTCCTGTGTCTGGTATGTTAGGATAACCAATGACATCTTCTAATGGAGTTCCACATTCTGGTTCTAATTCAAAGTCTCCCTTGTAGGTCTTTAGTCTAAAGAGTATATTATCTACTATGACATCATCTCCTGTAGAGAGTGCCAAGTCCCCATCATACCCTATCTCTATATCTCCATCTGTATTTAGATGTACATCTTTTAACATATCTTATACGTCTCCAATAAGGTCTTTTAGTTTTTGTAATGCATCCACTTGTACTGGAGGCTTTGGTATGAATAATGGTGTTGTTCCAAAGTTTACTGCTAAAGTCATTAGTAGGTTCTGTAAGTCTGAAGCCATAATAGTGTAGTCTTTATCTGGTTCTATTGGAACCTTTCCAAGACTCTCAGCGGCCTCCTTGAGGAATCTTGATAGTGGAGCTACAAGCTTTGTCCATTCTGGATTAAGTTTACCCTCATTGAACTCTAAGCCTGTTGGAGTTGTGTACGTAGCATTTCTCCCAGAGTTTGTTACCATGGTAGGAGAGTCTACTGTTATCTGTCCAGTGGCACCATCTATTATAATACAAGCATTCCCTGCTTTCATTACAATAACATTATCATCTGTTACATCTACTCTTGCTCCAGATATTTTATTTACTAAACCTACTGAGGTTTTAGATGGGTATTGTTTTTCTGTTACTATCTGCTCTACTTTATCCATTAAAGCCACCTTGTAGGAGCTATAGGTTTTCTACCTTCATCTCTATAACTTTCTTTTAATGCTATACTATCACTTATAAAAACCCCAGAGATGATTGGTTTTGTAGGATCTCCATCACAAAAAGAAATAGAAACTAAAGTTCCTACTTCTGGGGCAGCAGTTTTTATTCCGTTAGTTTGTACAGGCCATGGTAATATAGTAGATTTAACTATCCTGCTATCTGTATTGTTTCTAATTGATACTCTTACCATATTAGCATCATTAAGAACTTCTGTTATAATGCCTTGGGTATTTATTGCAACAGAGCCTATGTTTTTTTGTATGTGGTTTTCTACTGCTTCACGAAATTTATTCATAATTTAAATCTTTCTATATTAATTATACATCGTTAATGCTAATTTGACTACCTATTTTGAGGAGTATTTTGGCATTGCTGCCCATTCTATTATAGCACCATGCTTATCAAGGTCAGCTTGAATAGATCTATTAGCTGTACCTATTCCTCCAGTAAGACTTTCATTATAAACATAAGTCTCTGGTTTACCATCTATTCCACCAACTACTGCAAAGTGCCCACTCTTATATGCTGGTGTTCCTATTCTAATATGTACTACCATTCCAGGATGCAGTTGATTTATAGTAGTTGGTCCTATATTACGAACTACATTACCTGTTCTCAAGCTTGCATTCTGCTCTACTGCTGATGGGTGAGCATCATTACTTTTACCCATACTACAAGGTTTATCATATCCAGCAGCTCCCATCATATATAGTAAATCATGTGTATATCTTCCACACTGTCCAGCTGCGTATTGTCTTCCAAGGTTAGAAGTAGTTGTGAAATTTCCACCTACATTACTAACAAATCTTGAACGTGTTTGCAATAGTTCTCCACCCCTTCTTGTATCTATTGGTGAGTAATCTAATTTACCTTGAGCTTTAAATAACCCATTCTCACTATCTTCTGTATCTTCAGTTGAGTACTCCGGTGCTTCTATTCCCAGACCAAAGATAGCTCCAGCTACTACAGCTTGTAAAGCTTCTACACTAAACCAATGCCCCATAGCTCCACGTGTAACTCCAGCTGTAGCCCACTTATCAAATGCTGAGTTAACACCAAAGGAACTAATGACATTATCCCAGAACCCCTGTGGATCTCCTATTACACATCCCATATGCCCGTTAATTCCAGCAACATAGTTTCTTTTATTAACTGTTAATGGCATCATGATAAGGCATTGTCTGGATATAAGGTATCTATTAATCCAGTCTACTATAGAAGAAGCAAGTATATACCAAATACTCATCCTTGTTATATTTTTTATAGTGTTAGATTTTGCTATAGTTTTATTGAATACATCTTCTATACTTGTAACGCCTGTTTGCTTTGCTATTCTTTTTCCTACAAGATCTAATTCACTTTGTACTTGTTCTAATTTTTGTGCTACTCCAGGCTGTCCAAATTCTCCATAGGTAGCACCTAAATCTTTTCCTGCTATTTGTTCTGCTTTAACTTGTATTTTAAGAGATTCAGCTGTAGCTCGTAGCTTAACCCATTTAGCTACATTAGCCCCTACAGTATCTCCACTCATACCAGCTTTCTTTAGCATATTAGTTAGTTTATTAGCTTCAATGAACTCTGATATCTTGGCTTTCAAATCTTTTATATTCTTTACTATAGCTCCTACATGTTCATTCTCCTCTAAAGCGTCTATTAACTTAGTACCTGCACTTGTTTTTTCGAGGATGCTTTCAATTATTTTAGTAGACTTCCCAGACTCAATTAAACTTGTAAACCAATCTTTGGCTCCAGCTGCTCTTGCTTTTCCACCCTCAATAAGTCCTAATACTTTTTCATTCTTTATTTTACCTGTAGCATTATCTATTATATCTCTGCTAGTAGCGTTCATTAGAATGTTTTTTTAGTCGTATAGACGTACCAGCAGCTACTCCAGTTCCCCACTTATCTAATTTTAATATGAGGCTAAGTATATATTTAGCACACATTTCAGGGGTTAGAACTTGTGATAGTTTAGATGCAGTTTGTTGAAGTAGTAATGCTGCTACTGCTTTTTGTCCAGCCCTAACTCCCCAAGCCCATGTTATCTGGTCTCCTGAGTCTACTGCTGATACCATAAGGTCTGGAGAGATAGTAGTTATCAATCCATTCTCAGCTGATATATGTTGGGTAACTTCTTTTACTTCTATAAGTCCTGCCATCTCTGCATCAGTATCTGCTATGTAGCATCTATCATAAGGTTTAATAGATGGGTCGCCAGCTACTATAATGCTACCTTGGTACATATCTTTTACTACTTCTTTTAAGGAACTAATAGCATAGTTGTTATCTGGTGTTCTTGATAGGTTACCTAAGACTTTACCCATTCCACCTATAATCCAGTTGGTTATAATATCACCAGCATCCATAGCCCCAGTAGAATACAAGCCGCTATTAACAGTTAATAGCTTCTGATACTCTGGTAATATATCAGTGTCTAAGTATGCCTTCATTGTATAGTGTTCGTGGTTATCTCTTGTAGCCCAGCTATTACTGGTTCCCTTAGCCTGGCATATAGTATAGATATCTTCTGAGCTTGCTATTATTTTATTGGCTATAAGGTTTATACTTGAAGCTACTATATGATATTGTTGGAAAGGCTTCCTTAAGAATACAGTTTCTGGCGCTTCTATTATACTCTTTACAAAGTCATCTGGTTTTGCTTCTACTCCACTGGTTCCAGCATTCATAGCTATAGCTTGCTTTAGCATAAACTCTGTTGTGTATTCATAGTTTAATGGCCAGTATGGTTTACCATAGAACAGTGTGCTTTGTAAATCAAATGGATATACGGCATGAATATAATCTGGAGCTACTTTGGTACAGGTATCTATTACCTTCCAAGCTGTAGCTTCATCCATGTTTAATCCAATCAGGGATTCTCCACCTTTGAATCCACGAGACAACCCAAAGATATCATATGTATCCCAGAGAGAAGTATTAGCTATAGACTGGTCTAACTTGAAGGCATCTTCATCAGCCCTATAAATATTAATACCTATCTCCCCTACATCCTTAGTTGCTCCATATGTAGGTCTTCCAAAGTGCTCTATACCATATGGATTGTTAGCATTATACCCGCCCTCTGTCATCCACTCTATTACATTAGTAGGAGACATAACAGTTAATATAGCTTCTCTTGGTTCTATACCTGCACCTAACCATGTATAAGATCTGTATGGTGCTCCTGATTGCTCTAACTGATTAAGTAGTTCTATTCCATCTCCTAATGCTACTACTGTTAGATTCTCTTCTGGTGCTGGGACTTCTGTTATAGTCCCGTTGAAAACTATAGGCAAGTTATTAGGGTTAGAGCCGAAGCCCATTCTTACATGCACTCTTGCTCCAGGCTTTAATAATAAACTGTTAGCATGCAGGTTCCACTTATCAAGTATGTTGGATATATTCGGGAAGAGTGTACTCTTTATTCCTCCAAACATATACTCTATTCCCCATTTATAGTTTATACCTTCTAACAATGGATTCTCTGCTGGCATTTTAGTAAGGTAACCAAACTGATTTGAGAATGTAATAATAGCTGTATCTACTGGAGACTTTCTTGTCTTATGAACATCTATACTTTGCACTGCTGTCATACCATACCAGTGATCATACATTCTCCAGAAGCGTAGCCATCTTCCACCGTCTACTAATAGTAGACAGTAAGTAGGAAATGCCCTTAGTAGTCTTCCATAGTTAGAATAGTTTCTCATATCAAAGAACATATCTTTTCCATCTTCTCTATAGAAGGCTTCTGATACAGGTGTAAAGTCTGAACCTTGCCCACTGTTTAAGTCATTTAATCTATCTGCTTCTTCCTTCTTATCAATGTTAGAGTTTGCAGTCATATCTACTGACCAGGAATTAATACCAGCAGCCGCTGGAATAGATGGTTCTGGATTTATAGCAGCAGGTTCTTTAGCTTTGTTCTTATCACCTAACCATGCTAATACTTTTGTTAAGTTGGTTCCTGCTTTAGTATTTAGTGTATCTGTTATCTGGGAAAATAATCCCGTCCCCTCTTTGTTAGAAGCATATGCACTCTTACAAACTTTTAAAACATAACCTGGACTATTATACGCAGCAATACAAAGTATCCATACTTCACTGGAGGATAACTTACCCCCAGCTGCTGCAGCTATAGAAGAATAGTGAGACTGTAGATACCCTAAAGAAACATCTATTATAAACTCTGGGAATCTTCTGGGATCGTTTTTGTCTACTTCATCATTAGAAGCATAGTTTGTTTTTACCGTGAAGTCTAACCAGTCATTACCATTTCTCCAGGAGTATACACCCCCACCTTTGTCTTTAAACTTATTAGAAGACATTCTACGTAGTTGCCCAAGTAGAGTAGCCGTAGTCATTTGTCCTAAGCCATAGGAAAGTCCTTTATCATAAAGAGAGATACTTGCTGCTCCACCTTCTTTTGCAAGTAGGGCTGCAGCTATTCCATATGGTACAGCTGTCGGTTGTTTCTTCCTAACGTTTTCTATTATCTGTGAATACTGTGAGATTCCTTTTTGTGATAGGTTAGCCTGTAATGATTCTGTAGTAACCATACCATAGCCAGATCCAGAGGTACTATTTATTAGAGATATTGCTCTGTTGTATTGAGCTTCTGCTGCTTGTGTTTGGGCTACTAAATCTTTAGTAGATTTTATCCCACCCATATAAGGTATGGTAGTTTTAATACCTTCCCTATCCATTATCTCCGTGTTGTCTTCACCATTACTTCTTACAACACTTTCTATTAACTCTTTACCATATTGACTAAAAGGTACACAGTAGAAGTCTGGGTCTGCGTAAGCATTAGTATTTAAGTCTTTTATTATTTCATAGTTTTCTCTTAGTACAGGGTCAAAGTAAACTCGTAGCTCTTCAGCATCCCATTGTCTATAACCTTCTGCTGACATTTGTACCATCCAGTTTCTTAGTTCTGGATAGGTAGGAAGCTTCATATCTGGGTAAAGTTCTAACCCACGAATCTTAGTGTGGAAGTATTCTGAACGTAGAATATTTTTCCCAGTAGCATCTGATGTTCTTTGTAAACCTTCAAAGGTGTTACCATACCATTCTGGGTCGTCTAAAGCTTTTAAGTTTTCTCTGTTTCTAATAAGAGGATCAAAAGCTACAAAGTTAATTTCGAATTTATGTATCCCAGGAAATCCAGGGTCAGTAGATATGTTACAGTTTAATGGTAATACAGTTGTAACACCAAGAAGCTGAAAGACTTCATTAGTTATATACATATAACCAGCAAAACCTTTATTACTATCTATACCTACTCCTCTATAAGTTCTTGTAAGATAATCTAATTGTTCAAATAGTTCTCTAAGTAACTTAACATCAACTTCATCATTAATGGTTCCATTAATAGTTATAATAGTATCTCCGCTACCAGTAAACTGGTGAGAGGATTCTTCTCTACCTTTTATAACTTGCTTAACTACATTACATGTCATCCCAGCAGTTATCTGCTCTATGTTCATTGTAGGTATTTCTAATGTTTGCCATTGAGTAGTTGCGCTCTTAGTTAGTTTCTTTTCTAACTTTGCTAATGTGGCTCCTATATTTGATGATGATTGTTTTACACTACTAATTGATTTCTGCCATACACTATCTTTTAGTATCTCTGTTGGGAATGCTACGTAGTAGTTCCCATAGTTACGTTGAGCATCAATAGCTTTATCTACAAGTTCTTTATTTGTTTCTACGCCTCTTTTAGTTCCAGTCTCTGTAGCAAGTATAGCTCCATAGTCTTGAACCATTTTATCTAACTCCGCTTTACTTAAAGGAGTAGATGTTATCTGTATATTATTTCCAGTTCTTGTTAGCTGTACACCTTTACTTGCTACTTGTACATTAGCTGCTTCTCGTTGTTCCGGTCTAATAGAAGTATCATATATTTTGATGTTGCTATCAGTAGATGCTAACTCTGCATATCTTAATAAGAATCTTGAGCTTTCTACTTTCATTAAAGCATAAGACTTATTATATATCTGTGGTCTTGATTGTAAATGTTCTCCTACGTAAGAATCCACATACTTTGTTTCTTGTGCAGTATAGTTTATTAACTTACCAGTAAAACCATTAGCACCTTCGCTTAATGTGATAGTTGTGTTCTTATCATAGTAAGCTTTAGGCTCTATGTTAGATACCCCAGATGATGCAATAGCTAATAGGTCTGCATCTTCCATCTCTCTTTTTAATATAGCTTTTGGATCAAATAGAGTTCCATAATCATATAGAGTTTTTAAGTATCCTTCTGTTGGTATAGCAAATTGGAAGTAACCATTCATCTTAGGTGAGTTGGTTATTGTATCTATTAGTAGGGGCTTGGTATCTGTATGATCATTACACCATTTTATGAATAGAGGATAGCAAAAAGTAGAATCAAAGTTTGGAGCTAATCCCATATAAGCTCTCCAGTCAAACTTGGAAGCTTGTATAATTACATCTAAACTATTAGGATATCCTGGGGTAGTAGCAATTTGGAATGCTTCTACTGCTATTGCGTCTGTATCATAAAGGTCATTTAGTTCTGCATTTTCTATTGGTAGAAATGGTGTATGTTCTATCTGTCTTATCAAAGGTAATACTACATTGTTAATAGCATCACCATTGGCAGCGGTTAGCTTTATCTGAAAGCTACTTTCTACATTTCCAAAACCTTTAGCTAAACTACCATGTGCTCTTAGTAACGGGCTTAACTCTACCTGATTAACTCTTGTCATTGCTATACTTTCAGGTGGAATCATAAATGGAACCGAGCCGATACGCATGTAACCAGGATCTATCTTAGCTTCCCATTCTGAAGTAAGTTCTTTATATGGTATAGGTAAAGGAAACCAGTGTGGCTCTTCTTGGAATAGTTCTGAGTCATATGTTATGGGAGTCTCTTTTTCGACAGCCTTGTAATTTCTAACAGTTTTTTCTTTGGAAGGTTTCTTAGCTACAGAGGGAATTTTAAATACTCCACCAGTCCCAGGATCGTAGTAGTCAATCATATTTTTATCAGAGGTTCCTGGTAAGTGAATGTCTGGGTATATCCAAGCTTTAGCTTCTTCTGCTTTTGTTATAGTTACTTTTGCTTTAGTATCTACTATAGGAGTTTGAAGAGTAGCTCCAGTTGCTGGGTCTATATATTCAAGTTGTCTTGATGCTAATGCTTTAGATGGTTTTACATCTGGGTATATCCAAGCTCTTGGTTTTTCTTCTTTTAAAGTTAACCCAAGTTTTGATATGCCTAAAGAAGCTAAGTATATTGTTGCTTCTTCAGCAAGTATCTCTAACTTTTCTATGTTTGGTAGTGACTTAGGTATTTCTATTTTACTTTCTTTTGATTTATATGTTACTGTCTTGAAAGTATTAGTTAATAGTTTAGCTTTAGTTTCAATAGGCACTTCCGAAAGATTGTAAAGTTTAATCCCATTAGTTATATTCTTATTTAGCTCAGCATTGTAATCATTACCATCAAGTTTAGCAGGGTCACTACCATAGATACTAAGCATAACCCAATCTCCAGTAACTCTAAATCTTTCTGGTTTAGGTATGTTAATAGTTGTCTGTGTTTTACCTTCTGGGTATGAATAGTGAACAACTTTGGTTGGTTTTCCATTTTTAGTTTCTGCTACATGAGCTAAGACAGTTTTCTTTGGTTGTGCCATTTAATAAGCCACGCCTCTCTTGTATGTGTTACTGTATATTTCATCTTTTCTACTTCTTGAAATATCTATGTCATTAAAGTTAACATTCATGTTTAAATTCATAGTGTTTGGATTTGCTGGTTCTGAAACTTCTGATACATGTGTAGTAGCTTCAGGTTTTGCCTGATGCTTTACCCCATGATGTATATGATCTACTGCTCTACCTATTGCTTTGAGCCCTGCGCCTAAGGCAAAGTACACTGGAATAGATAGTAAAGGAGTCAGCCCCAGTTTACCAGTCTGCTTTAAACTTGTTATGATTTCCTGGTCTACTGTTTCTTCTAATAAACCCTCTGCTACTCTGTGCCAATCTTGTGCTAAGTTTGCTATAGCTGGTTTACTCATTAGTGTAGGTTTAGAATCTACCATTCTATATAAAGAATTTAATACCTTTGCGGCTCCAGCTCTAATAGGCTGCGACTGCATAGCTCTTCCTACTCCAGCACTTACTAATCTATCAGTAAGTGGGTCTGTAATAGCATAAGCCATACCCCCTAATTTTTGTTCCCAACTACGACCGGTGGCCAAGGATACTACCCCAGAGCCCAGTGCAGCAAAGTATCTTGCTCCTATAGTAGTACTAACTGCTCCTGAGTATGCAGCTGCTAATTTATTAGTTAAGTCTCCAGTAGCTGCTTTGTATGCAGTGTATCCACTATAGCCCTGCATTCCAGCCATGATAGCTATTGCAGTAAATGGTACTATGTTCTGTACTGGGTGTTTTATTGCCTCTATACCTGTCTGGTATTTCTCAGTAGCTGCTGCTATTACGTCTGTAGTAGAGTGTGGCTTGAATGGCATATGAAATAAGTTTTTGAAAAAGCTACCAGCAGCAGATTCCAGTACTTGGTCTATTTTATTTTCTCCCTCTCTCTTTATTACAGACTCTGCTACTTCAGTAGCTGAACGTTTCATATTTCCTGCTGCATTTTGTAGAGTGGGTTTGCCTATCTCTGCTAACACAGCTCTTCTAAAATTCTTGTTGCCATGTATAGCATGTAGCTCTCTTGCTTTATCTGGGTTTCTATTAGTCCATTGTATAATTTTGCTTAGTGGTCCACTACCAGCTGTGTATCTCATTTGTCTGAGGAGTCCACCCTCTGCTTTTGATACACCTTCTTCAAGTAGGTAGTTTTGTGCCTCTTCTCCTTTTAGGTTTTTAAATAGTTTTAGTTGAGTCTTTATATCTTCTAACATCGAGCTATAGTAGTCATTTGCCCCTTCAAGTCTACCTATTTTTTCTGGGCTATCTTTTGCTTTACGTATTAAGGCTTTGTTTTCCTTTATTATATTTCGTATACCTTTTACAGATTTTTGTAAAGTTGCCCCATGTGCTCCTGTAGTCATGTCTAAGTAAAACTTTCGTATGTCAGTTGATACTCCAGCTTCTATTTCGATACCTAATAAATGTGGTACTCTTGAGTTAAATCGTTTACTAAATCCAAAAGGCTTCATGCCCATCATAGCATTAGCATCTATGAATGCATACATTTGGTCTCTTTTGTTTGGTATTCTTGAAAGTATTTTTCTCCAACCAACAGCTTCTCCTACTTCATGCCCAACCAAAGCTTCTATATGTTCTGGATATTTTTTTGCAAATGAGCGTTCTATTAGAATAGCATTACTATTAGTTGATACTTCTGGGAAAGACAATGCTGGATTAGACTTGTCATCAAATAAGAAGTAGTCTATATTACCTATACCTTTTATATTAATAGAACTTTTCTCTAATTGTGTAAGGTCTTCTACTCCAAATAGTGTCTTTAGTGTAGCTGCGTCTGGCATAGGTTGACCATCAGCCATTAAAGCTCTACGTATTATCTCTGGGTCGGTCTGTATGTTATTTATAGTATCTATAGCACCTTCACCAAAGAGAGCTGCTGCTAATGGGTCTGCTGTAGATTTGAAATGGTAAGGCATCTGGAACAATTTTTTAAAGTACTGCCCTAAACCAGATTCTAAGTTCCTATGTAGAACTATATTAGGAAGTCTTGAGGCTACTTTCCTTGCCAGTTCCCTATCTGATATATTAGTTCTACCTATTGTAGACATTAGTTCTTTAAGTATATCAGGTTGACTTCTAAATTCGTGTTTAACTAAGTCAAGGGTTTCTCTATATTGTGATGGTCTTCCTCTTGAAAGCATCCTATTAATACTTACTTTAGCCTCTGGGTTTCTTCCCCCTAGTGTTTCTGAAAGTAAGTCTGGTTTTAGAAATCTTCTTCCTGCTGTTTGCCGAATTACCTTTTCTTCATTTCTACGAATAGCTTTGGCTGTTGCTTTTAAATATCTATTATTGGGCATAGACAACGTAGCAACAGGAATCTCCATAGATGGTAGACCAAATCCAGCCATCTGAAGTGGGAGTGGGGTATTAAAAGTTCTTGGTAGCCTGGCTGTAAGGTATCTTTTAGTTAGTGCTGGGTCTGTATTTTTAAGAGCAAACTCTGGGAATGTTCCCCCAAAACAAGAGTTAAGATAGGCTGCCTCTTTTTTGTTTACAAGTTCCTCTCCTACTAATACACCTGGATGTTGGAATAGTGCCCTCGTTCTTGAAGTCTCATTTGATAATGGTTGCAGTCCTGCAGGACTACCATGTATAGTCAGAACCTGTTGGTTCTGTGGTGTGCGTAATCCTACATGTGTTTTTTCCCCACCAACAAATTCACTAAAGGCATCCATTTCAGCAGTTGGTTGGTCATCTATAAATGGTAAATGTAGCCCAGCTATTTTTGTCATTTCTCTATCTGGGTCTAACGTGCCTATTCTTCCAAGCATGCTGTTCCTAGACCTCGCAGTTCCTTTTAGGAACTCTGAGGCAGCATACCATTCATTGTTTGAGGCATTAACTCTAGTGGGCCTAGCCATTTATATCTCCGATATAAGGGGTAACTTAGTGGATTATTTCTTCCAGGTATCTGCTATTTCTATACCTATTTCAATAGGTACATCTGGGAGCCAGGTCTTGGCAGCCTGAATCATCTTAGTTTCAGTTATTGTGGCTACTTGTTTTATCTTTTCTTCTGGAGCTATTACTACTATTTCATCATGCACCCACATTATAATTCTACATTCACCTTCATAGGAGCTTAGCTTTTCTAATTCAGGTGTAACTAATATAGTAGCAAGTTTAATAGCATCTCCATTAGTAGCTTGGATAGGCATATTAGTAGCTGCACGTTCTATCATCCCCATTATTTTTTTATATCTATCTGGGTCTGTGTTTGCATCTGCAGCTAAAGGAACAGTGTAGTATCTTTTTCTTCCAGCAAGGCTGGTTGTATAGCCTTCTTTAACAGCTTGCTCTTTTAAGTTGTTTAAGTATTTTTCAACTCTTCTATACATTGCATAGTAAGCATTGATAATCTTTTTAGCATCATCTTCTGGTATACCAGCTGACTGTGCTACTGTATAATAACTTGCTCCATAAGGTAAAGCAAAGGATATAGACTTAGCTACTGTTCTTTGCTCTTTAGTTACCTGTCCTGGTGGAACATTATATATAGCTGAGGCTGTCATTCTATGGAAGTCAGTCTCATAAACATCTTGCAGGTATGCAGCAATCTTAGGATACTTAGCTAATAGTTTATTGTAAGCTTCAGGTTCTTTATCTTTATCTGGGATTGAACCTATCTCCATTTCTTCGAGATATAGTTTTAGTTTAGTGTTAGCCTGAAAACCTTTTATGAAAGCATCTATTAGCTTTTGTTCACCAGAAGCTTGTGCAAGTATTCTAACTTCAAACTGTGATACATCTAAGATACCTACTTTGAATCCTGATTTTAAAGGTCGTATCATTTGTCTAAACTTATTATCTCGAGGAATGTTCTGGGCATTTGGATCCCTTGAATTCATTCTTCCAGTGTCTGTAAAGGTTTGCCCATAAGAGGCATGGACGCAATTAGTTTTCTTATTTAGAAAATCTGTGCCCCATTGCTTAGCATAGTCTCTCTCTTTAATGACTCCCCTGAAGTCCAGTATCTTATTTATTAATACAGCTGCTTCAGATTCTTTATTTGTAAGCTCACTAATATATCTGGAAAGAGTATTTTCGTTAGTATCTTCTACATTGATACCACGTTCTGATAATATTTCCTTAAGCTGGTCTGGTGATTGTATATTAATTTGATGTGACTTATAGCCTAAGAAGTCAAGAAGTTCTTTTTCTTTAGTAGCTATTACACTATTTATTTCTTTCTCAAGGTTCTTAGCATATGCTACATCTACTGGTATACCAAAATGTTTATGTTCTCCAAGTATAGGAATCATTGGGCGTTCTAACGTTTCCCATATATGGTATAGTTTTTCTTTCTTTAACTTTTCTTCATAGATATCTGCTAATGTTATTAACCAGCAAACGTCTCCTGCACAGTAAGCTATCTGGGTATTAGTAAGTGGGCTTTCTTCGTCTAAGTCTTGGAAGCTTTTCTGTAGAGTCTTGTCTACTACTATACCTAAGTCTTCTTCCATACAATCATCTAAGCCAGCTCTTTTATTTAACTTACCAGCATTAAGCATCTGCCTACCCATCATAGTATCGAAGTAGAAGTTAGTCTTAACATTATAGTGCTGTCTAAACCATGCATATTCAAAGTTAGCATTGTGTGCTATGCATCTTAAGTTTGGAAGTAGCTTCGCAAATTCAGTAGCATCTACTTTTCTTGGATCGAATACGAAAGATTCCCCAGGAGTTATAGAAAATGCTATTAAAAAGATACAGCCACTGTAAGCATCAAGTCCTTTAGTTTCAATATCTACTGCCATTATGTAATCTTTTTTTGACAAATATGTGACAGCTGCGTCTAACTTTTCTTGAGTAGCTATGTAGGTATACTTACCAGGCTTATCTGTATAAGAACTACACGAACCTACTAAGGAAATAGGTTCCTCTAATTGCATTATGTTCTTGAGAATAGTTTTTGGAACTGTAGTTTCTTGCCCAAAGTCTAATATATTATAAGATATATTCTTTTTATTCTTACGCATCTAAGCCTCCCCCAATTAATACCACTACTATTATTATACCACAATAGCGGAAAGTTAAACAACATTTACTTAAGGAGTTTTCCTGCTTCTTCATCTAAGTGCTGTTTATCAAACTTCTTTCTATTATCTTGCATTTGTATATTTGGGTTAGCTGGCATTGGGGATGCTACATTAGCATGTAAAGCTCGTTGTATAGATTCTACTATTGATTGCTGTGTTATGTCTTCGTGTGCTTCACCTTCTACTTTAATGGAGATGGAATTATAAAGGGAAGTTTGTTTAGATACTATATCTCTATTGGTTGTAGAAAGTGGCATATCTTTTTCTTCTACTTGATTAAGATTAGGTTTTCGTAATGCAAAGAAAGCTGCTCCAGCTGCTACTACTGCTAAAGGTATTGCATGTCTTGATAATGTTTCTCCTGCCTGGGAGAATATTTGTTCCGCCCCGTCTACTATAGAAGCTCCTATAGAAAACTTAGAAGCAAATGGTCTTGTTATTCTTGGAAGCGCAACGTTTAATCCTTCTTGTTCTGTTCCACCTAATACTCTTAAAGCTAATCTCTTTAGTTTTTCTGGAGCTGTGTCACTATGTATAATACTTGAAAGTTCTGTTTCTGATAGTTCTCCTAAAGTCTTTTGTGATCGTGCTAATACTCTTGCATTCTTTGGGTCGGCATCTTCCCATCCCAGATGTTGATGAATATTAGAAACTAATTCAGGTGAGAACTCATCAGTATTACCTAATATATATTTTAGTAATCCGAGTCCTTTGGTTAAACCTTTCTTTTCTCCTAACTCAGCTTGGTATCCTGGAATAATATCTGCTACTGTTTTACCTTTTAGAAAGTCAGGAATAGATTTATTATACACGGGTAACAAACCATAGTTGTAGCCTCTTGCTTCTCCTATAGCTGCTATTTGGGTTTCAGCATTTATGTATTTAGATTGTATAGGTTCTAATAAACTTTGTGCTTGAGCATTCATTCTTTCAGAACGGTCTACCATGTAGTTATTAAATTCACCATAAGTAAACATAGCATGCTCTTCTGCATTAACTGTGTCTCTTGCAGACTTACCCATTTGAATGGCACGTGAGCGTATCTCATCAGCACTCATGTTAGCATACTGATCTCCAGCTATTGGATCTATCTTCTTAGCATACTCTGTTCTACTTGTTCTCCATGAAGTAGATAGCTCATTCTGCCACATCTCTTCTGATAATGAAGTTAAGTCTTCATCTGATATTCCAGCTATGCTTTTCTGCTGTAATAGTCTTTCTATGTTCTCTTCTGCTATACCTGCAGCTCGTGCTCTTGTAGCTAACTTATCTGCTTCCATAGTTGGTATCATTCTTTCAGTTATGTTTTCTAAATCAGACTGAAACCTACTTGCAGATGAAATGTTAATACTTGCGGGATTGTTACCAAGAGCTGGTATGTTTATAGCTATTCTATTATTATAGTTTCCTCTTATATCTGCATTACGTTCCCAAGGAAATACTTGTTCTACTTCTTCCCAGTATTTTCTTAGTAAGGTATTCTTTTCCTCTGTTGTTAACTGTTGGCTTTTAGCTAAAGCTTCATAGACTGGTTTATGTACGTTCTCTATTTCAGAAAGTGTAGTAGCTCCGACTCTAAATACCTGTTCTTGAAGTCTTGGGTCTGTAACTAACTGGCCATATCTTTTTATTTCTTGCTGTGTAAGTTCTCCTGCCTGTGCTGCATCTATAAATGACTGCATACCTGTATCAACTAAAGCTGCTCGAGCTTTCTCTGATTCTAATAGGGTAACGTCAGACATTAACCTTCTACTTCTACGCATAGCTAAATCAGTTATAGTAGCATCGTAAGTTTTATCAAGAGCACCCTTATCAGTAAAGACTTCGAACTGAGTTTCTAATCTGTTCATTATATTATAAGCTGTGTCAGTTACTTGAACAGTTTTACCAGTTGCTATAGATTCCCCATAGTGAACTCCTTGACGTGTAGCTCTTACACCAGAGTCATCTAATCTTTCAAAACCTGTTACTTGCCAAGCTCTTCCTCTGGTTTCTCTACCAGTTACACCAAAGTAGTATTGCCCTGTAGTATTAAACTCTGATTGAGATAACTCTCCAATAGTATTATTTCCTATTATTCCTTTTAACTTATTGAATACGGCAGTAGTTGTCTCTACATCTTTTAATCCAATATGTTCTTCTATCCAGTCTTTTCCTCTAACATCAAGAGCCTTTGCTAAAGTTTGTAGACTTAACCCACCACTAATTTGCTCATCCATGAATTGTTGAGCAATCTTAGCTATGAACATAGTATCTACTTGTTTATTAAGTTTTGATTTTAAAGCTTCTATAACTTCTGGAGGTAAGTCTAATTCTGTTGCTCTCTGTATAATATATGGTAAGTCGAATCCCATATTATGTACTGCTATTGGTCCAGGTGTGTTTCTAAACATATGAGCTAAAGCAGTTATTCTTGTTTTCTCTGATGTAAGAGCTTCCCCAAAGTCTTTAGTATACCCGCCAGTATGTTCTAATAAGTTAGATGGAGTATACTCTTCTGGTCCATGCTGTATAGATCTTTCTGATGCTCTTAGAACTTTACCTACATCAAGAGTTTTAGTTACACTACCATCTTCTATGGTTTGAGCAGCTATATTAATAATACTATCAGCATCAGTTTCTATATCTAAGAATGTTACTGCTCCACCAGTTAGAGCTTTCTTTATGTTGCTTAAATGAGTCTTAGCATCTACTGCTCCAGTAGGATGCATAAACTTTAAGCCACCAGGTAGTTCATATATAGTAGCTCTATCTAATGCTGTTATATTAGGAAGATTTTCTATTACTTCTTCTGGGAGTTCTTTTAAGTTCCGAACAGCATACTTAGAAAGTTCTCTCTCTTCAGCATCTAATGCATAATACTTTCCACCAGCATCTACTAACCTACCTTCTCGAGTTAGTAAATACTTTTTAGTAGTTCCTATCTGTTCTTGTTCTAATCGTTGTAGTTGTTTCTTAGAAGCATTAGTTATTTGAGTTCTATTTCTAAATATTTTTATCTTTAGGTTTGTTCTTCTTGTAACAAGATTCATAAACTCTCGTTTATATTTCTTTATTTCTCTTGTTGTTAATGAACTTCTACCAGAAAGAATTTCTCTATTTAAGAATCCTCTTACTCGTTCTACTTCTTCTTCTAATTCTCGTAGTTCTGCAAGGTCACTATCTAAAGATTTATATAGAGTTTGTAGGCTTCTGTCAGAATTAAAAGTCTTAGCAGTCGATAGATCCCCCATGACTACTTCTATCCCAGATTCTCCTGTTTGCCAGTTAACAGTTCCTGGAATAAGTTCTTGAACAAATGGGCTTAAGTTACCTTCTTGAACTGCAGCTTGTAGATCATTCATATCTACTATAGCATAGGTAGCATTATCTATTGTTCTTATCTTACCTATTGCTTGTAGTCTTTCAGTTAAATCTACTTCTTCTGGAAGTATAGACTGTGCTGCTTGCTCGAAAGTATTATTCTCTGCTGGGATAATATCTTCGATTCCAAAGAAGGAGTCAAGTTCTTCTTCTCCTTGGAGCTCTCCAATCTTACTGGCTTCTCCACCTTGTGATATAACTTTTCCATAGCCATAGTCTATGTTATTTTGTATATCTAAGTTTTCAGTTGCAACGGAGAATGGGTCTTCTCCTCTTTGATATCTCTCAAAGGCATCCTGCACAGCACCTTTTACTAAGTCTTCTGGGGTATCTATGCCCACAAGTTTTGTAGGATCAGTTAGTGCTTGATCAGCTAATGCATATATAGTAGCAAGTTGGTCTTCAGTAGCTGTTGTTTCGTGTGCAAGTCCAAGTAGTTCTGATATCTTAGAGTAACCATATGCTTCAAACTGAGCTTCTGACTTTGGATCGTTTAGATTAAAACCTAAACCAGTTTTAAAGATATCTCGTATGCTTAAGTTTCCAAGATTTTTAATACGTCTACTTGTTAGAGTTACAGCTTCTGCTTGTGGCAGGGCTGTTCTTCCCAGAGCATTCTCAGATATAGTTTCATTAGCAAGAAGAGCTAAAGGCTCTAACTCACCTTTCATTACTATCTTAGCAAGGTCTAAGAGTTCTTCTGGTTTAAGGTCTCCTCTTATTCTAACTGCTACCTGATTTTCTCTGTGAGCTAAGTTACCTATTACATCTATAGGTGTACCCATAGCAATGTCATCATCTAATCCAGGAAGTATACCAGTTAGTTTATATCTAACTCTATCTATAGTTGTATAATAGGTCTTATCTTCTTCAAGTGCACGAACAGCTTGCCTTGTGCTGAATGTTTCTCTATTCGTAGATAACTTTGATAATGTTTTTGAAGCAGTACGTCTCTTTAGGTCATAGATAATGTCATCCATGCTTTGGTTGAAGCGTGAGCCCATCGCATTAACAACATCTTGATCTGCTATATCATAGACTCCAGAGAATACTTTCTTCTCTACCCTATTTACTGTAGGATATCTACCAGATATAGCTTCTAATCTTTTGGTTCTTGTCTCTAAAAAGTTTAATCTTTTTTGTGCTGCAGCACTATTACCATATTTAGTTTTCTCAAATAAATCTTTTGTGTTTCCTACAAGAGTTTCTGATCTCATCTCTGCGAATATAGATTGTATTCTTAAATACTCTGCTGTTTCTCTTTGATATTGTGCAGATCTTCTTACAAAGATATCTGCTTCTCTTGAACGTGGAGCTAACCCTGTACCATAGTTACCAATCTCATTACTTGTGAATGGGCTGTTAATACTTTCTAAATCAGGATATGCATTGTTAGCATCTTGTAATTCAAAGGAACCGAGGTTTTCATTTATTATTTTATCTTTTAAATCTGTTAGTCTATTTAGTTCTTCGAATTCTTTGTTTACTGCAGACTGACCTTGTCTCCATGCTCCACCAGTTCTTGAAACTTTCTTTGCTACTCGAGCAGTAACTTTTAATATTTCTTCTTTGTTGCCTGTTCTTGCTACTCGTAATATAGCTTCAGCATCGTCTCCTATTATTCCTCGGAGTTGTTTTAGTAGATAGGTATACTCTCCAGAGCCAGTGCCTTCATATCCTTTAGATACGTTGATGAGCATATCCATAGCTTCATCGGTTAGTCTACCTTTGAATGCTGCATCTGGATTAAAGGTTTCTCTAAATTGTGACATTATTGCGTCAGTATGTATAGCTTGTGACACAAATTCATGCTGAATCTTAATTCTTTTATCTAAATAGTAGATCTGCCTGTATACATCATCTGCTGTTTTTGTTGGATTAAGCACACCGCTATCTGTAGCAGCAAGATCCATTATGATTCTAACAAGCTCTCTCTTGTTAGATGTTTTAATATACCTACATTCTTGTAGATCTGCCACCATCTTTGCTATCTGTATTTCACTTCCGCTATTCATAGCAAAGGTACTTAACTTAATATCTTTTTCTTTTTCTAAGAATTCAATGGCTGCTAATACATCATCTCTATCTAATGTACCAATGTTGTTAGAAGTGAAGAGAGTGTTAACTCTTCTTCTAATACGATCCCATTGACTTTTGCCAAATACTGGGGCAGTTTGCCGACTGGTTTGCTTAGTAGCTGCAGCAGCTATAGAAGGGCCAGTAGAGATAGTTTCTCCTGCTGTTTTAATTTGACCTGCTACTACCTCACCTATTCTAATAGATATATTATCTAGTATAGGTTTGACTGCATTACGAGCTATCTCATAATTTTTTATTATGCCATCTCTTGCAAAGAAAACAGTTATGACAATGCCCCACTCTAAAAGTGGCGTAACATCTCTTACCACACCTTCTTTTAAAGTTTGGTTATCTCTTACTCTATCTCCGATAGCATATTTAGTTCTGTCGTAGGAATATGTTGGTTCTGCCATGGGTTCCTATTAGTGGGGTTATTGGGGGATATTACTATCCCCCTTGTGGTACATGTGTATTACTCTACAGAAGTTTTATCTTGTATATACTGTTGTAAGTATTCCATTGGGTGAAGTTTAGCAAGTGGTATACATTTTGCTGGGTACTTCAGTGTTTTATTTATATTAAATTGTTCTATTTCTTCAGCTGTTATCCAGCCTATAGCATATCCTTCTCTAATATCTGGATTGTAACCACAGCATATATATAAGTCTTTGTGTACTTCTAACTCTGGTAATGATATCATCATTGAGAAACCAGATATGCTTAGTGTCCTGTCATATTGTTTTTGTTGGTTTATGAATGGTTCTAATATTCTTGTCTTTACACCTATAGATATTTTATTAAGTGTAAACTCTGGATGGTTCTGTTCTAATAGTTCTCGTATGTATTGTTTTGGAAAGTAATACTCTAAGAATCTATCCAGTATAATTAGTCCTGCTAAACCAACAGCTCCAGTTTTTATATCTCTATGTTTAGATAGTCTATTAGAATCTGACTTACAGCGTTTCCATAACTTCTTAGAAAGAAGTGTATAGTAGCATGCCTCTAAAGGATCTATCTTACTTTTAGAATAAACTTCGTTATACGTCGGAATCTTGTTTTCCATTGTCAGTCTCCTCGGGTACAGCATTAGTTGCTGCTTCTTTATTAAGATCTGCAGCATGTCTACTTAGATATTCTTTAAACCATTTATCACGGCGTATATACTTTAACTCTGCTATACGGTCAAAGTTTTCTTTTTTAAAGATATCTGTTAGCTGTAAGTTATTAGTAATAGCTTCCAACTTCTGTAACTTACGAGCATCATAAGTCTCAGAACGTAGCTTCATTTTTTCTTCTTTACTCTTAGATCTTTTAGTCTTTCTTATCTTACCACCTGGGTTATGAACTTGTGTTTTCAATTGGAATCTCCTGAACATCTGTTATTAACTCATCCTCAAAGATATGTCCATCTACTGTTGGATAGAGTCCTAATCCTTTTAAATCAATTTCTTCTTTAAGAAATTCTGAGTAACCCCTAATATGTAGTTTACCTTCCCACGTGGGAGGGTCTATTTTAATTATAATATCCTCGTCTCCTAACAAAGCAATAAGTGCTTCGTTAGCATCTTCTACTTTTAGCATGTCATTAGTATTCTCTGCTAAGTCTTTTCCAGTAATTCTTATTTCACTTACTTCTCTTACTGGTTCGAAAGTAACATAGAAGGTTGAGCCAAAGCTTGTTTCTACTAATAAGTATTTAGTCTCCACTTAGATAACTATGCACTCCATCTGCTACTGCTTTTGCTAATAGGTTTCGTGTTCTATCCTTTAGCATAATAGATAAGTCGTGTGGATTGGATATAAAGCCAATCTCAACTAAGATACAAGATTTGCACTTTAGTTTCTGTGGGTACCTTAACATATAGAATCCAGTTTTATATCTACTGGTGTCGGCAATTATCCCAGTGCTATATCTCTTTAGTAAAGCTGTTTCATTAATAGTATCTTCTACTATCCAAGCAAGTTTCTTTGACTCTGGGAAATTTCCCCGATACCAAACAGAAGCTCCCTGTGGTACTTTAGAGGCAACACTATTTAGATGGCAGGAGATTAGTATGTCTCCTTCTCTTGCTAATGTGCGTCTAAACTTAGGTTCTAAAGTTTCATCTGTGTCTCTGGTAAACTTAGTCTTATATCCATATTTTCTTAGGAAGTGCCCCAGCATTAAAGCAAACTCCAATGCCAGGTTCTTCTCTTGATAGACTCCATTTACTGCACCTGGGTCTGAGCCTCCATGTCCAGGATCTATTACTATATTCATATTGTTACCACTGTATTCCAAAGTCTTTATATATTCTATAACGAATATGAGTTTCTAATGCTTTGTCAAAGTTATCTTGCGTAGTAGATACCACAGATACTTTAACTCCTCTTGAGCTTTTCCAGTAGCCTTCTTCTACAGGCTCATCTATAACTTCTACTATAGACTTTCCACTATTGAAGGCAGCATATGTAGCTGGTCCAGCATGTCCTATTACTAAATCACAGTTTGGATGCGTAGCCAATACAACCCTGTCAGCTATCTTCATATCTGGTAGAACGTATACCGGGTTGAAGTCTAATCCACAAGTATTAAATAAGTTTGATATATCATCTGACTCTGGCATTATATCCACTAAGGCAAATGCTCCACTTATTTTCTTCCTAAGTTCTTTAGAGCTCATTAGTATCTTCTTAATTTCTTCTAAAGATTTTTTAGATGGTACTACTGGAATTAAACTTCCTGGGTCTACGTCGTAGTTTACTCCCATATCAGAGCATATAGATACGTAATACCCCATGGCTTGATGCCATTGTGGTGGGTAGTCTGCATCGAATGTAGCATACTCTTCTGGAAAAGAAACAGAAGATGTAGGAACGTTAGCTTCTTTAGCTCTTGCTTTTACTAACATATCTATTTCTTTTTTTAGAATTCTTCTACGCTTAAGCTCTTTAGCTTTAGTAGTTACTATAGTAGTTGTTAGTTTGCATACGTGATCAAAGTTATCAAGTAACTCTTGTTTTGTAGCAACTTTTGATAAGACATTGTTATATACTTTATCAATCATCCAGAACTTGTATGCATAGTTTGTTTTATCTACATCATCTATTACAAGTTGAATTTTATATTCTGGAAAGTTGTATTTAAATTTATCTAATGCTGTAAGAGCATTAATATAATCTGTATCATTTCCTTTAAATTCAAAAAGTATCGGTTTCATAGTTACCTCTTCTTCTTAGTTAATGGTGTGTAATGTATTTTAACTGTATTAACTCCACCATCTAAATGTTGTCTTGTAGCTACTTCATTAACAGTTATAGTAGCTGATGAGTCTGAGAGTTCTATACTATATAGGTCATCTATTAATGTTATACCATTAGATACTACAACTAATATAGTATCCAGGTCAACATCTTTAGTATCAAACTCGTAACGTTGTCTCATAACTCTTTTGGCTGGCTTAAACATTGTTCCCCCTTTCTATCCTTTATCCTTGAAGCTGGCATCATAGTTGCCATCAGCATAAAGTTTGATTAGGATTCCACCGTTGCTTGGAGGTGGCATCTCTGCTTTGTAGGCATAGGTTTCTTCCCATCTTAAAAAGGATGGGCATACTATGCTCCATTGGGTCTTGTATTCTAAACAGCATTCTATAGGATTCTCCACTATACAGGCTTGAGTATTACAACTACTATTGTGTGAGTGTCCTTGTACGATAAAATTCATAAAGTCTGTAAATCCACTTACTTTGTTCAAACTTGACATCATACCGGCTTTACTTGTTCCAGCACCAGTACCATGTCTTGCATATAGTTTCCATTTGTTTCCACAGCCTAAGATAGAGCAGTAGACAGGTCCACTAAAGTAAGGGATGTTAAGGTATTTAGCAATTACCTCTGATGGGTCTATACCAGCTTTAGTCATGGTTCTTTTCTCATGATTACCTGGTAACATAAATAATACTTTGTGAGCGATAGGAGCAAGTAACTTGCATAACTCATCTATCTGAGAAGTCGGTGGTATATCCTGGTCGTAGGTCATACCTCGTCCATCGTCTAATGCATTCTCCTCAAGGTCTCCCCCAAAGAATGTAAGTAGGTTAGGTGTTTCCTCTATCCACTTTAGATACTTGGAAAACTTTTCATGCTTATGCCCACAGTGTCCAAAGTGTACGTCGTAAAGAGGAGTTATATAAACACACTCTTCTGTGTTATCAAACATATCATCAGGTAGCTGTACTAACTGATAAGGTTGAAAGAAATCTCCATATCTGGAAGGAGAGTTATAGAAAGACCAGTTTCTTTCTGCGAGTTTAAGTTCTTCTGTTTTAACTTCTGGGAGAAGTATGTACCGTTCACGTCCCCACCCATCTACTTGTTCAAACAGATTATAACTTGGATACTCTTCATCAAGTAAAGCTTCACTCTTGTTACCAAACTTAGCACTGATCTCATTAGTTAAGCGTGCTTTCTTTAGAAACAATATAAAGTTTGTTTTATCTTTAGCAGTTAGTTCTGGTGTGTCATCTGTTACACATGTAACAGGGTTTGCTTGTTTAGATCTTGGTCGTGGAGTAATCATCTCATCGTTCTGTCTTAGAAATCGTATGAAGTGATCTACTCTTCCCATAGTAGTGTCAAATCTATCAGCTAATTCTAAATTGCTTAGTCCTTCAGAGATAGCTAATAGAAACTCGGACTTACTTTCAGGCATCCACATTAAATATTGTCCTCCAATATATTCATCTACTATAATTATACCCACTTTTGCAAATATTATGCAATAAGTTAGTAACTATTTAACGCATTTATCAAATCTTGCTCCCTGTGATGTTTGATATCTACTTGAACATTCACATCATCAGATTGTAAGTTTCTATCTTCTTTGGTAGATACTATAATCTTTAGATTCGATAATCCTTTCCCAGATAGGATTTGATTAAGGTGATCTTGTATACTTGCACTATTACCATGGACTGTAGGAAGCTCTATATTCTTGGTATGAACTTCAGACTCTTCTACGTTAGTTGGGTATAGTCCAAAGTCCATAGGATCCATACCTTCTGCAACTACTGTTCTTGTTTTAAGTTCTTCTAAATTAACTTCAGGCCTGAATCCTGCCCAGTCTTTTCCTGGTAAAGTATGTGTCTTAAAGTACTCTTGTAGTAAAGGTCTATCTGGTATTCTACCTGCATCTATACCCATCTGCAATCCTAATAACCTTTTCTGGTAATTAGGAAGCAACTTAAATATCTTTTCTCTTTCTCCTGGAGTGCTCTGCGTAAGGAATCCTTGTATTAGTTCTCTTTCGTATTTAGGGAATGCTTTAATTGTATTGAGTAGCGGCCCCCCAGCTTCTTGCCCATACATAGTTGATCTATACTTATCTCTATAGAGTAAAGCTTGAGTGGCAACTGGACCTAAAGCAAATTGTTCTTTTCTTCCTTGCAAATCTTGTATTTGTTTTCGTAAAGCAAGTTCTTCTTTAGAACCTTTCTTATTAGCTCTTAATAATCTTAATCGTTGCTCTGTTAGGAGTTTAATCTGGTTCTTTCTCCAGGCACCTATTGCTTCATATCTATTAGATAAAGCTTCTACATCTACTCCTTCTTTTTCTTTAGCAATCTGAGCTGTCTTATCATAGAGTCCTCTGTACTTCATATATTCTAAGATATCGTAGTACTCTTCTATGTCTCTACGCTTTTGCGTTCTACCTGGCACCCATGCTTCATCAGAACGTGCATCATGAACCTGTCTTGCTAAAGATAATATACCACCAACAGCTGCCCCTACTCCTGCAGCTTTCCAACGTAAGGCTCTGCTCTTGAAGAAGAATGAAGTAAAGACTCCAGCTCCTACAGAAGCTCCTAATAATCCTCTTGACATAAATGAAGTGTAACTTGGTTTTATAAAACTACCTATTGGATCTTCCCACTTAGCAGAACGTGATCCATAAGTATCTCTTGCATAAAGTTCATAAGGTGAATTAACATCCATAAACTTTGTATTATGCACGATAGCATTTATTGTAGCAAAGTTATCATCATCTTCTATTTCTATATCAACTGTACTATCTTGATACGTAGACTCTTTTATTTCTTGTATACCATATAGGATATAGTCTTGTAAATATACTCTATGATAGAATCTTTGTGGGTTTGGTTTTACTTCATTGATATATGTACAAGTTGAATCAATAAAAGTTGATAATGCATCTTGTTTTCCTATACAAACACGATATAATGGTACTTCCCTTTGTATTCCCAATGTTAATATTGCTGGTATATTCCATAATTCTATTAGTGCATCTCTAAGCCACACTAATAAATCAAGAGCATTCATACCAATTGTATCATATCTACTATAACCTTTTTTTGTACCATCTCCTCGTAGTAATCCTTTTATAAACTCTGCTCGTAATTCATTAGAAGTAAGTAGAGTTTCTGGTGCGTGTTTTTTATCTTTAGCTCCTACAAATGTATCTACTATTTCTGCTAAATAACAATTACCTACTCTTACTGAAGTTACGTTTCCATTGTACTGTATACTAGGAAGCCCAAATCCACATTTTTCTACTAAAGTAGCTACATCGTCTATATAATCTATCTCGTTTGAAGAGAATGTAAATATTGTATAAGATAGTTTATCATTACTTTTTGAAGTACATCCTTCTGCTGCATAGTATCCTAGTAATCGTGCTAGATCTTTTGTTACTTGTAAACTTTTGTTTCTATAGCATTTTTTTGCACCATTATTAGATGGTACCCACACGCTTGAATCATTACATTTAAATCTTTGTGTATTTAAACTATATAGGTCTATATAAGTATCTTCTACATTATTCTCAAATTTTCTAGGTGTGTATACTACAAAGTCATGTTCTTTTATGTCTCCTGCTAAAACAAACTCTGGTATAGGGTTGTTTCCATATGGTAATTGTTCTACCCATACTCCTTTTTGTTTTTTTCGTGTTGGAAGTCCACCACGTACTATTAGGATTGGGTGATCATCTGTTACTGTTATTGGTATATTGCTACTAAATAATTTAATTTCTAATATTGTTTTACCTTTACTTTGTGGTTGTGCTGTTACAACTGATTTAAATTTACCACTAGAAGTTAGCAATTTATCACCATGTTTTATATCTTTTGCATGCTTTACTCCAGAGTTAGTAATTATTTGGGTGTAAGGAGCTACACAATGAATAGGTGTTCGTGAATGTGCTAACCTTTCCCATCGTTTACCTGCTGCTATCTCATGATTAGAGAATCTTGCCCATACTCCAGTAGCTGACCAGTCACCTTCTTTTTCTGTACCTATCCCATTACGTAGTAAGTCTCTGTTTACATTTCTACCATTAGTCAGTATAACTGCATGCTGTGTATTTAATACATCATCAGCAAATCTATTTAATGGATCAGCATTTACTAATGCTCTTATCTTAGAGCCTTTACGTATATTGAATTGTGAGAATAAGAACTCTGCTGGTGACATACCTTCTGGAGGTGTACCATATTCTTCTAATATTCTTTCCTGGGAATTTCTTATTCCTGCAAGTCTTAGAGGGTGTTCGTCTTCATTTACTGAAATAGTATTAGCATCTATTATTTCTTTTACTGTATAATTTTCTGTGTCTACTTTTGCTGATAAGAAATGATATGGATAGATGTTTAGTTTTCTCTTTTGTAATGTGGCTCTATGCTTAGCTGCTTGTATTCTATCATTTTCAGCTGGAGTTATTTGTGTATCACCAACTAAGCTACCTTTTAAAGCGTTGTATTCTTCTGACCAAGGTGAATTGTGAGTTGCATAGCCTAGCACACAGAAGGAGTTATCTTCTTCTATAGTCCAGTTATATACTAAACCTTCGTACGCTACTTCTTCTATTTTTGTAACTTGGCATACTAAGTAGTCTTCATCTATCCAAGCGTTTCTTGCTGACACTACTGGATATTCTATATTTGGTTTGGTGCCTGTAACCCAGACTATGAAATCATATGCTACACTACCCGACATTCTTAATCTATAGCTTGGTTGGTTACTATCTCCTATACCATCAGTCCTTGTACTTTCTCCTATAGAAGCTACAAAACCATTCTGTAATAGCATATCTCTTATTCTTAGTGCCAACTCTAAGCTTATAGTTGTAGCTTCTACTTGTAACTGTTTTCCATATTTTGTAGAATCTTGTGGGGTGATAATAGAGTAGCACCCATCTCCAGCGAAATATCTTTTTAGGAGACTTTTTTGTATCTCTGGACTTAAATCTAACGACCAATTAGGGAGTCTTTTCGTGGAAGAATTATTACCAAACAATTCTGTAAATACATTACCTATTAATTGATTTCCTATTGCTATATATCTACTATTATTTTCTTCTTTAGTATAATGTTGTATATTATTATCACATATATTTTTAAAGTATTTTTCTAAATATTGTGCTTCTTCTATTTCTTTTATATGAAGACTAAATACTATACCTTTATTGTCTCCATTAGAGGAGCCTTCTGCTAAGTATAATCCTATTACTTCTCCTAAGTCTTCATTAATAGGTATTTTACTAAGACAGAATTTATTACATCCTTGTTTTGTTTTATGTATCCACCCATCATCTAGTCGGTATGTATAAGGAAAAGGTATTAGTTTTTCTATGTCAATATTATTAGGTGAGGTAGACCTTTGTGGTATTGGATATAAAACAACATCTTCTACTTCTAAATCTCCTAAAGGTACCCATGTTCTATTATTTATTGGATACACATACTTTCTAAAATCTTCTCCATAAGTAGCACACCCCTCACGTTTAGCTCTCCATTTCATAGTAGAAAGACATCTTTTTGGTCCTTTTATAGCATAGATTGGGTGCTCTAATGTGGCTTCTAATTGGTCAAAGTTAAATGTACCTATATATAACTTTCTAAGTTTAGGTCCATAGGGTCTTGTAGCGCATCGTAGTACTTTTCTTGTAGTACCAGTATGGGAAATAACAAGATCGTCTATCTGTACTTCTGTGGCTAATTTAATAGAACCATCGCTCATTCTAATTTTAGTATCTGGTTTTACGCATGTATCAGCAAGTATCTCAAGTCTGGTAACTTTGTCATAGAGGGCAGCACGAGAAATCTCTCCCTGATCTACCATACTATCTACTCTATTTCTTGCCTCAGTTACTCTGCCTATTGTTTTGTCAAATCTTCTTCTATTAAATGTGACATTAGTAAGTCTAACTTGTGAAGGATCATCTCTATTTACATAGGCAAGCATACCTTTATTAATATTAGTTTCATGTAGATAGAAGTTTAGCTGATCTAAATGTGAATCAAATACTTGTCCAGAAGCAAAACGTTTTCCTGATAAGGACTTTATTTCTCCTACTACATTCTCACCATTTATATCTAAGATAGCATCTATATGTCCAGAGATTCCAAGTTTCTCATCAAAGATTTCTGTTTCTTTTGATTTTAGAATACCCATCCTATTCCAGGTATTCTGGATAGCTTTATGGATTTGAGTACCTTCTTCCATAACACGTTCGTTATAGAAGTTAGTAGGTTCCCTTTCCATCATCATTTCATAAACTAAATCATCAACAGGCTTTCCTAAAGAAGAGGCTCTTGTCTGCATAATCCTATTACGATGTACTCGTTCATATGCATCTCCAGGTAGTCTTACTTCACCTGTTTTTATTCTTGTGTTATGCGTTGCTATACCAGCCACACAAAAAGAATTATCTACACCTACTTCAAAACCATATACTATATTTACGCTATCTATTTCATTAATACTACAAACTCTTAGAAATACATAATCATCGGTTATATATGACCATGCACAACTAGCTATTTTGTAATCTGTTTTTATTTCATACCCAACTAAATTAGCAAAGTTTTGTGCGCTATGTCCACGTATAACAAGATGCCACGAGGTTTCTGTATTTATATCTTTTCCATTTAGTTTTGGTTTTTTGGATGGAGCTGGATTAGAAATTAAATTACTAACAATTCCAAAAGATAGAAGTATTTTACGTATTTGTAATAAAAGTATTTCATTTGCTAAACATAGGCTGGCTTTTAATTTTCCTGTCTTATCTAAGAAAATACAGCCATCACCATCCCATAACCCCTTTATAAGACTTATCAAACAATCATCTGGTAGTGACCAAATAAGTTCTGGTAGGGTTTTATCTTTAGCCCCTTTATTAAATAATGTGTATAGTACTTCTGAAACTATATTACTAAATATCCAAGCAGAAGCCCCATTTGTATTATCAATATCTTTCCAGCTACTTGTAGCATATGTGCTTATCTGCATGCTACCAGTAAAAGCTTTATTAAACATACCTTTTTCTGTATTATGCAAAGAAAATTCTGTATAACTTTTTCCAATAGAACCTTCTGATAGATATAAACCAAATAAATATGCTACTTCTGGTGTAATTTTTATAAATCTACTTACTCTATGTAACCCGCCCTTTTTCTTAGCCTTTTGTGCAGACTCCATCTCTCTTGGTGTAGCACTTATACTTGAGCAAATGTCCTTTCTATCCTTTCCAACGTATATTATATCTTCTTGTTCTAAATAGTTATAACACCTAATTACACCATCCCTTATATTACTTTGGGTATATACAAAATTAGTATCGTACTTGCTATTTGTTAATTGTGCTAAATCTAAAGTTGTTTCTTTTAATACTGGTTTTTTAGGAATTGGATAACCTACATACTCTCCTATATTTACATCCTTTATTTTTTTCCAAACAGTTTCATTAGAGTTTCTCATATTATTAGTGCTAACTAATACTGGATGATTTTCTGACATTTGTATAGTAGTTCCATGTAATGAGGCTACTTTTATTTCAAAAACTTTTTCATTCTGATCTATTGATCTGACAGCTATTTTTTTTATGGGTTTTTTATTTCCAAGGTGAGTAGTTATTACATCATCACATCTAATATTTATAGCCTTTGTAAATTGAAGATAGTTAACCTCTATTAGTGTATTTTCTGAAACGCAGTATGGGTCTCCTGTTTGGAAGTCGAGGAAATAATTATTCCCAGGAAGCCAAGAGTTAGCCATTGAGTTAGGTACTGGGTTGTATTCCTCAACATTTCTAAAGCGATGCGGCATGAAACGTCTACCAATTTCACTCCACATTCCACCAATACCACCAAGGTTTGCTTCCCAGAATCTACGTTCCCAGCTGTATCCTCTACTGGCTTCAGCTATTACTGTTCCCTGTCTTGTTCCAAATGGCATTCCAGCCATCCATCCATAGAGACCTGCGTATTCTCTGGATAGGTAGCCACCCATTTCCATATTAGATATTGTTTCTAAGTTTTCAAAGTCTTCTTGTGATGTTACATTAGTTTTATCGTAAAGGTCTAATAGTCTTGATTTAGTATAGTCTGCTCCTTGAGCTTTAAGAGTTCTATTTATTCTTTCAATATCTCTCTTAGCAATTCCTTTTATACCATTGCCTTTATCTTTAGTTCCAAGTCTCGAGGTATCAGTAGGAGCACCACCTGGAAGTTGCTCTATCATAAACTGCCCAGCTGGAGATACTGTTACTATGGAGCCAGCTGGAGCTATTCCAACATCTTCTGCTCCTCCACCAGTACCACCACCTAATCCAAGTTCTGTAGCAAGTCCAGTTTCATCTGCAGGTAATCCTCGTCCACCAGCTTTTATATTACGGTTCATTCGTTCCATATCTCTTTTAGATATAGAGCCACCTTTATTTTCTGGTAAATACTCTGGATGTAATACTCTTTGAGGTTTTATTACTCTGCCTATAGTTGCATTAACTAATGGCCCCCATAGAGCTTCTTTAGTTGCTAATGGTCCTGAAACTACATAGGGTCTATCTGGATTATCTCCTACGCTATGCTTGTTTTCCCACCAGTATGGGTCTAACATTCTTCGTAGTGGAGCTAATGGATGTCTTACATTAGGAAGTAAGGTATGTGCATAATAAGAATTACTATTTAGGTCTGCATTCTCTGCGCCCTGCCAATGTGAGTAAGCTAATTGGTATGGGTCAGGTAAGAAGTATTCTGGATTTTCTCCATACCAAGGAGTACGTGTGCCAAAGCTCCAGAAGCGACCTCTTCTAACTGGAACGTACCCACTCTCCAGTTGTTGTTTGGTTTCTTCTGGTGTATTACCTGATAAGTAGTTGTCCATTCCAGGATGAGTTTTATTAAACCTATCCCAGTTATGTACTTTTGAGAAGGCTAACTTTGCATTAGCTCTTACATTAGCTTTCCATTCATCTGGTGAAGTTCCTGTGAGGTTCTCAGATTCCCAGTTAAAGTATTTCCAGGCTTCTATTCCAGCTACTATTGGGAGTACTCTCTTGAATATTAAGCCTTTCATTATGTCTTTACCAGAACCTAATGACTCTGCTCCGAGTCCTAATCCAGTTTCTGCTAAAGGCTCATTAAGTCTTGAACTTAGGAAGTACCAGAACATAGAAGATCTGGTCATTGAGTCTGGTTTCTTTATGCCAGACCACCAGGCTGTAGTATATTGTTGAATTGCGTCTGATGTAGCAAACCTTCTTATCTTATCAAAGAAGGATGTACCTGACTTCATGGATTCATTTAAGGCTTGTAGTATAGGAGCGTGTTCTTTTATTATTAATCTCTGTGGAACATTTTGCTCTACAGTATCTGTAAAGGTATCGAATATACTTAGATGTTTACCCACCATGTTCTGGGAAATTTCTCGTAAGCTATCGGAGTGAAGCGGATCCGATACCATATAGTTATAAGCTTGTGTAGAACCATGAACTTTATTTTCTAATAAATCTTGGATTCTAACTCCATGATATTTAGCAGCTGCCTCATCAAGAGTTTCTTGTTCTACTCCTTGAACCCTTGCAAGTCTTTCTAAGAAAGGCATTGTCTTTGCAGGGTCTCCAGTTTTTTGTATAAACTCTTCCTGTAAAGCATTCCTCATCATATCAAGCCCTGTTATTGGGTCTCTGGTTCCTAAGACAGCATCTTCAAATGGTCCAACACCTTTAGCTGCTCTTACTTGACTTAGTACACTTTC